TTGAGATCTTATAAAAATTATCAATTGATGATATTAGTTGACTATACTTGTACATTACAAATATACTTACATATTAATATGTAAAAATTAAAAAATTTATAAGTATATCATTACGAATTATATCTCACCATCTCTTCCGCCTAAAATTATCTTTTTAATTTCTGGATCTACTGCATAATTTTCCAACAATATCTCATCAATTTCATCATTATTTAAATCAAGTAATTTAAGTTCAACTTTATAAGAGATATTAAAGTGTTTAGCTAATGATTTAAGATCATTAATCGGTGGATTACTATCAATAAATTTTAGTCGCTGTTCTTCTGTACCAAAATTAATTATGTAATTGTTGTCAAATTCTTTTTTAGGAAACTCTATAGGAGGTAATATTCGCTTGGGTTTAGCGGCTTCATATTCATCTATTAAAGTTAATATTTCTGGAGTAACGTTTTTGTTTTTTGTAACAGCCTGTCTAACACCTTTATCACTATCTTTAGCTAATAAAGCTAATGTTTCTTGTGGAGTATTATTGTTTTTTGCAACATTTTTTCTAACATCTTTATCACTATCTTTAGCGAAGATAGCTAATATCTCTTGAGATGTATTATTATTTGACGCAACTAATCTTCTAACGGACACATCATTATCTTCAGCCAATAAAGCTAACGCCTCTTGTGGTGTATTATTATTTCCTGCAACATTTTGCCTAACATATACATTATTATCTTTAGATAATAAAGCCAATGTTTCTGAAGATGTATTGTTGTTTTCGGCAACATTTCTCCTAACATATTCCTCATTATCTTTAGCTAATAAATCCAATGTTTCTGGAGATGTATTCTTGTTTTTTGCAACATTTCTCCTAACATATTCCTCATTATCTTTAGCTAATAAATCCAATGTTACTGGAGATGTATTATTGTTTGCTGCAACATATCGTCTAACATCTTTATAATTATCTTTAGATAATTTATCTAATATCCTTGGATCAGTTTCTTTTTCTGTTAATATACTTCTAAATTCATTATTTAAATATTTATAGGCTTGAATTTTTTGATTATATTGTATATCATGTTCCATTACATAAGAAACAATATCAACTTGTTTTTTAATACTTTGATATTTTTTAGGGAAAACAGATATATCAAAGTTGGCATCAACAGAAATAGCAACAGCCATAAAATGATTAAACTCTTCTAGAGACAATAATACTTCCATTGCATAAACAACAGCTCCTGCAGGAAAAGCTTCAACGTCTTTGATAATTATTTCTTTCACCAGATTATAACCAGGGATATTTTCTGGGTCATAAATTTTATCATTCGAACCAAACGCTTCCATCTTTAGTACCTTATTATCTAAATCTCTTTGATTTGAGTTGCAAAAGCTACCTTATATAATTGGTTATGTGAAGGTAAAGTTTTATCTATAAGATAATAAATTACAGCATTGAAATTTATATAGTTTTCATAATGAGGAACTTCTTGAGATGTTACACACCATCTTGTACCAGATCCAAAAGAACATGCTGCTAAATGAGTATCCGGTCTAATTAACACATATCTTTCATTTTCAAATAATTTTTTAGCTGACTCATCTTTTACTTCAACAGTTCTTCTAACCTTATTTTCTAGGTCATTAAGAACTTTCTTTAAATCTTCTAATGAATTAAACTTTGAAATATCCCTATATTTTCGGCAAGAGCTGGTAATTTTCTATCAAATAAATCAATAGAACGTAATAATTCTTCTTGTGATTCTCCGTTATATAATTGACGAATTATCCAATCAATATATTTTTGTTTAACTCTATTTTTTAAATCATCTATCTGAGAAGATAAATGAGGATATTTATTTTTTAAATATTTTACTGACGTAATCATGATCATATAATCCCATTTTTAAATTTTATAAAAATATCAATTGATGATATTAATCGGTTATATTAATACATGTAAATTACAAAAAATTCTATAGACATGTCATTATATTTATCAAATTACTTTCAAATTAAAATACTGTACAATCGTCTATAATGTCACCTGCAATTAACCGTAAATAATTGTTAATTGCAAATTATATAATGTTAATAATTGAAATGCTAACCAATAAACTACATCTAAATTTTATTGATCTTATACCAAAAAAACCATATCTTCGTGCTGGTGACAATTTACTTCATTTGTAGGAAGATTAATGTACCAATCTTTCAATTATCAAGTTCATAATAAATGAAAATGCCCCGCCAGCTAACATCCAAATAACAAAATCATTAACAGACCATTTGACAATTGGTGTAGATAGTAAATATACAATATATCCACAATGACAACCAACACAAAAGTAACAATCCAGTAGTTTGTATACTAATGTTCCTATATACTTATTTCGCATTAACAAGTTTCTAATACATGCCATTATACCACATGGGCCATCAGATTCCTTTATCAGAAAAGCCAAACCAAATACTGCTAATAACAACAAAACTAAAGGCATTTTACCAATTTTACCAATTATTTTTATATCAATTTTCCATGATAAAACATATATAATCAAATTATTCTTCTATACAATATTATCTACGGAAGAGGAAGAATAATCAATTCGTTTTTATGCTTCCAACTTTCTTTTATTCCATTTATACAATATCTAGCAGCTAAGTCAATAATTTTATGTCCTTCATATAAATCTTTGACATTATCACAATCATCATATGATAATACCCAATTTTTTCTTGAGTGTAGCAAAACCGCTAAATCGAAATGATCTGCTGAAGTCATCTTCTCTATATATAACGCATCTCCCTTGTGATAATACGGTGGATCCAAATACTTAGGGTCATCAGTATACATCTGTGGTAAATCAACAAAATGCTTATTGGTTACCGTGGTTCTGCCACATAACAATTTTCTACACTTCTCCATCTTTGATCGTATTTTTTTGCTATTATATCTACAATCAATAGTGTAAACACTTTTTTGTTCTTTGCCTCCTATTGGACCACTATAAAAAATACCAGAGAACGTCGTGCGATTAAAATAAATTGCTTTATACGCGCAACGCACCTCATCTGTCGTTTTCTCTTCACGCAACTTGTAAAATTGTTCAAGTGTCGGCGATTGATCAATTAACTTAAGAAGATCTAAAAACTGTATCGAGTCTATTGCAGAAATGATTTTCCAAAAGCAATAAACCCAATAATCCTTATCATTAGCATACAATCGAATGTTAGGATACTTTTGAGCCACTTCTAAAAGAACAGACCCGCCTCCAACAAATACATCTGTGAAATTATCCTGATCGACTAATATATTTTCTATATATTTCATTAAAACGGGAAGCAATTTGTTTTTAGAACCCGGGTAACGAAATGGAGTTATTATCATAGCTTATTCTTATATTTTCAACTAAATGTTTTAAATAATTTTTAACAGATAATAGATAATACCACTATTGATGATTCATCATAGCAATTGATTATAGTGCAAACAATTGATCCTTATATTTTTCTAAATCTCTGTAATACACAGCTCTCTTATTAGCAACTTGCAGCTTTTCAAGTACTGGTAAAGCAAATAGTTTATTATCATGTAACATATCTAATGACACGATTGCTCTCACTTCCCCTTCTTTTTTCATGATATTTACCTTAACAAATGCCACATATTGATTTGGAGATAATCTATCAAAAATCTCTTTGTCGTAATGCCTATTTTTCCCATTTCCATATTGGAAAATCCAAGACTCTCCAAACTTTGATGCTTGCAAAGCTTCTTGCGTTTTCACGTGCAAATTAAAATTTGCATCCTTTAAATCAAAATCCCAAGACTTTTGCTTTGCTTTATAAATATTGAAATCCGGATACGATATGTTGGGGTATTTATCAATCAATGAATAATAAACAACTAACTCTCCAAGTTTTCCTATTTTAGAGTCGGCTTTTCTTTTTTCTGCATCCCATTGATTTCGTTGTACATATAGACTGGTATCAACAAGCTCGGAAAATTCAGCACATTTTCGTAAATCTTCCGGAGTAAAAATTATCTTTTTCATTCCAACACCCTTTTGATGTATATAACATCAAGGATGGTGTAAAATTTAAGAAAAATCATATTAATTAAAGATCTTCGTTCATCGCCATTGAAATAGAAAATCCATACACCTTATCCCAACGATCCTTTTCCCAACGCATAAGACCAACATTGGGGTTTTTTACTGGAACACCAAACCATGCTTCATTGTTTTCAGTTCTAACGAAGATTGAATAAATATTTGAACCGAAATAATTTATATAATCTAGTTTCGCTCGTAACAATATGACTCGCACAATCGCAGCAGGATCGTCAAAAATTAATGGAGCATTGTTGATCTGACAAAACTTTTCAATTGGAATCTTATCAGTAACTTCCTCTTCTTCTTCAACAAACTCAAAACCAGCATCTTGTACTATTTCCCCAGATTTGTCAGACGTTCTTTCGCTTTCTATTTTAGAATAACGCATAGGAACCTCTGAAGTAATGACCAATTATTAGGGGTTTTGTGGTATTATATACCATTAGCAATAGAAAATCAAATAAAAATAATAAGCGGATTAACTTTTCTAATCCGCAATTCCTCCCCCGGCTAAAGCCGTGGGTCTCCTTGCGAGGTTTTCATGATATCTAACAATACAAATATAAATAGAATAAAGTAAGCTGTATGTCAATCAGCTAAATGTCTCGGTTAGCCAAAGACAAACCACCAGTATCGTGCTGATGATAATTGACTTCATTTGATGAGGCCCAAAAATTCTTCTTCAGAAATTAATGTTATGCCAAGTTTGCGAGCAGCGACCGCTTTAGAACTTGTACTATTTGGGTCTGCAATGACTAAATAGGTCAAACCTTTTCCAACGGAAGACTTAACATCAGCACCAGCATCGGCAGCCATTTTCTCCAAAACTTGTCGTTTATTCTTCATAGAACCAGTAAAACAAACAGAGGCACCAGTTAGTTTGCCGATAACCTTAGTCTTGATCTTAACACCATTATTCAATAACTCTAGAATAATTTGCTGATTTTGAATCAATCCATTGGCTAACGATTCTGCTTTCGATGGACCAACACCAACAACCATTTCAAAATGTTGCGACTTGAGTTGACAAAACTTCTCTAATGTATCGTATCCAGCGTTCATGATTTGTCGAATTGTCGTCGCACCAATCATAGGAATAGATAGAGCACCAAGGAAAATATCCAGCGAGATTTCACTGGCAGCCCACAGATTATCATAGCATTTTTGAGCAGACTTCTTGCCCATTCTGTCAATTCCAGCAAGATCATCCACAGTTAACTTATACAAATCAGCAACGGTAGTTACCTTTTTTGTTTCGACAAGACGCTCAATTAATGTATCGCCCCATTCAAGAACGTTCAGTTCACTGATCCAATTTTTGATTCTTCCAACAACTTGTGCTGGGCAAGTAGCAGCGTTAACACATGTCAGATTTTCACCAATCATCACAACTGCTCTACCACAAGAAGGACATTTTGTTGGAGGCTTAGCAACCTTACCAGTTCCTTTAACAAGTTCTTCAATTCTGGGAATAACGTCGTTGGCACGGGCAACTAGCACTGTCGCTCCAATATCAAGCCCTAAATCTTCAATATAAGACATATTGTAAATACTAGCCTTAGTAATAGTAGCGCCAACCAAAGAGACGGGATCAATCACTGCAACAGGAGTTAAACGACCACTGTTGCCAACTTGCCAAACAATATCTCGAATAACAGATTCACGAGTTTCATTGTCAAACTTAAAAGCAATCGCCCCCAATGGGCGAAGATCTTTATCACCTAAAGATATTTGTTTAGCCATGTCATTGATATGAATAACAAATCCGTCAATGTCATAATCCAGCTTATTTCTATAATTATCCTGATAGTTTCTCCAATGCAAATTAACCTCACTTGCATTTTTAAATACCCAATAATCGGGAATCATTACTCCCTGTGCTTTTAGCCATTCAAATTGTTCAACTTCTGTCTTAAAATCTACATCACCAAGTGCCTGGTAAAATATGATAGATAAATGTTCAGAACCAACACCATCAAGTCTCTTTGAGACACCAGATGCAGCATTTCTAGGATTGGCTTTATCAGAGAAATGCTTCTGGTGCTTTGACTTCAACATAATTATTTCGCCCCTAATAGACCCATTAAAAGATGTGGGCAGTTGTTGTTGAACGCCGCTCATCTTTCTAACATTTGTAGTAATATCTTCACCAATATCACCATCACCACGAGTAATTGCCTGAATTAAAATGCCATTCTCATAGATTAGCTCAATTGACAGACCATCAAGCTTTTGAGTGACAAAAAGCTCGTCATTACATGCAACATCACTTGTCCACTTAGAAAACTCAATTGGAGTATTTACTTTATTAAGTGAACCCATAGGAATTTGATGTTTCGCTTTTAACCAAGCGGAAGCAACTGGAGCACCAATCGCTGTAACAGCTTTATTTGTTGGATCTAACAAACGAAGCTCATCACACCAAGCATCATACACTTTATCATTTACTTTGGATTGCCCGTTATAATAATGGTGGCGTGCATCATATATTTTATTCTCTAATTCTCGAATTCTATTCATAATTAATCTCTCTTATATACTTAATCTCTCTTATATACTTTTGGTATACTACAACGACTAAAGTAGTGTGATTCTCAGGCTACTTCGATAATTTTATAAGACACACCGAATATTACGAATAATTGATACACTGCGCCACAACCCATAATTTAAGATAATTAAGGTTGTTGCGTCAGTATGTCAAGCACCGCGCATTTTTTAAATTATACCGAACGTCAAAACCTCAAACGGGCAATCATACTGCTAACAGAATTACTATTGTAGTTCTATTTTAGTTTGATTTCCTTAGGACATTAAATTCTAAAATAAACTCTATTGATTCATGAAAACCTCGCAAGGAGACCCACGGCTTTAGCCGTGGGAGGAATTGCGGATTAGAAAAGTTAATCCGCTTATTATTTTTATTTGATTTTCTACTACTAATATAGTTTTTATTTATCCGCTCCTGATGGGTTTTTAGACTTCCTAAAAACCTGTGCAGATATTTATTCGCATCATGTCGAGTGGGCTTTCGAAAATAAATCGACCAATAAAGTTAATAGAAATAAGTCGAGATATATTTGTAGCAAATGTGGTTACATAGAACATGCAGATATTAATGCTGCTAAAAATATTAAGATAAATTACTTTCTCTCGTTAGCTGAAAAGAATAACGAGCAGGCTGTTGTCAATCAGCCAAATGCAGCCAAAACTGATGTTTTGAGCAGCAAGTCCACGACTTTAGTCGTGGGTTATTGACTATCTATTTTTGGGAACTCTTTGTTTGACAATATAAAATGGTGGAGAAACCGCTGTACTAAATTTACTAGCTGCTTCAAGAGCAGTCACGATTCTAGCCTCTGGTTTCTTGCCTTCAGTAGCATACATAGCACCAAGTGCAAAGTCCGCTCCACATCCAATCGCGTAATACGGTGTTGATGGGACTCCAACCTGAAAATCTGTATCAACAACGTACAATTTCCCCCTATATCCAACAAGAAATGCACCATCATCAGCATCATTATCGAAAACAAAATCATTAAGACTAAAACAATTCTTAACATTATCTATAAATGCCGTAGACATATATTCTACGTCATCTTCTACTTCTTGTACAGGAGGAACAAACTTGTAATGTAACAATTGACCCATTCTAAATGAATGGGTAAATCCTATTATAAATGGTCCGTTATAAAAGACTTTCTTGTCTTCTCTGATACAAATGCTAGTTCCAGACGATGCCGCACTATCTCCACCAATATATAGTGTTTGTTTGTCCAATAAACTAACAATACATGTTAAGTTTTTCATACTGCCCCTACTTAATAGTACTAAAAATAATGTTATTTTTTCTATTATTTTTTCTATTTAATAGACTTCTTCTGAAACTCAATAGTTCCACCTATCATCAAAGACCTTATGTTGCCTAGTCTATCACAAGCTTTAATCGCCAAAAGCTTTTATGGCATCATAAACTTGCAACTCGTCCTAATCTTTTTTATAATAGAATTTCATATATGAATTTATGATCTTATGCCAAGAAAACCACTGTGAATGATGCTAAGAATATCTGCGTAATGAACATATACTTTGCCATTTCTAATGTGTTTATATATGAATGATAATGCTTTGGTTATACTAGAAACGAAAACATTATCTTACCCATCGTCAAGACGTAATACTTGATATGGTCTGTTTTGATAGAATACGACCATTAGAATGGTCGTGCCTAGCCACCCTCATTTCAATGCCTTAAGTCTTTTAATAATTTTAGGTGCATTGCTTTTGTGCATTGGAATTAAACCGATGACCGTTTCGGATCCAGGTTCAACCTCTGTTAACCCGGCGTCAATAACAATGACACGATCTTTTTCTTGAATTTCTGTTTTAATCTTATTCCATTTTGATTCATCAGCCCCAAGAATGACTTTTCTAAATGAATGGTCCAACCATTCAGTTATGATGTCATATTTATCTCTAGAAAAAGGCAGCAATTTATTTGTATGTTCGTCTTTTTCGAATTGCATGTATTTCAATAAAATCATTTGAGCCGCATGTGCGCATTGAGCAGCAATTTTTCCAGCCCCCATTCCTAAAGATTCTCTAACAATCAAGTACATGATTATAGGATCTTCTTGGGTCGCACGAGCTAACACAGCTTCATGGGAATTATAATCTTTCATACAAAAAATGTAATCATCTATAAAGCCATGTCAAGCTCACACAATTTTTGAAATTAGTTCGTCATAACTATCACGCTAGACATTATATATGAGAATCATTAAAGTAATCTGTCTTCCAATATGGAAAACATAATATTCTGAATAGCTCTAATGAATTTGTCGCGGCTGAATATTGTGTTCTTGTTACATCACCATATGCGTAAACGTCTGGAGATCCAAAATTATACTTAGTTATTGGTCTACATGCAAATATAATTGAGCTGCCATTACCACCAAATAGGAACAATCTATCGTAAATTATAGCCAATTGTGATTGGAATATCTCACCTTTGATTTCTTGATCTATTTTTCTCCAATTCAAGTGATAATGTGAATCTGGACTTAGACTACATTTGAAAATCTTAGTGTTATATGTCTCTGACCCAGATTCTACATAGTCTATTAATGGCAAATCATCTTCTGTCATATAATAACCGACACGTTCATGATCAATTCCAATCAAATATCCGCTATATCCTACCGTTACAAATTGAGCAAAAGCCATTGCATATGGAAGTTCATTAGATAAAACGTTCCACCAACTAGATTCATTGATCAATTCTGTTAATTCAATATAATATACATCAGCAGATGGTAATGTCCCTAACAAATTAGCAGAAATACCCCCCAATAAATATACCACGTTAGCAATATAAGCAACTGATGACCCACATAATGCTTTTGGAAGTCTTTTACTATGCACATGCCAAGTGAATGGGTCATATACAGAAGCATAAAACACATTATCTGTTAGATGGTTTATTGTACTTCCGCCAAACAAATAGATATATCCATCAGTTCCAGTGATCAATAATTGAGAATGATATAGTGGTTGAGGTAAATATGAACCATGATTTGTCCATGTTAATGGATCGATTAATGGAGCAGAATATATTGTATCTGTAGCAACTCCATTATTTCCGCCAAATAGATAAATTCTGCCAGATATAATGGCTATTTGTGCCCCATACAATGGAGTTGGAAGTGTCGCGCCAGTATCTTTCCAATCAGTTGGACGACAAGTTGATGTTCTGAATATCTTATTAGAATGTTTTCCACCAAAAAGATACACGTATCCATCAACGATTGCGAGATGAGCATCTCTTAAATCGCTTGGTAGTTGAGTATAAGTCTTCTGCCAAAAAGTCGGGTCCGGTAAATTAAAATCAATAGGACCATTTGCGTTGATGACAGGATAAGCTACCACATCTACTAAAGGATTAGTCCCACCTTTAGGACCAGTATAATAGTATCCGTCATAGTCTGGGTAGCCATCTACCACCCAAGTTCTATATTCAACTGGAGAAGAATCTACATCTCTCCCCACCATTTTGAAGAGAACACTTGTTGCCATCATATATAATGTGGCAATATTACTTAACCTTTAGTCAGATCACCACAACCATTTGTGACTAAATTCTACATATTGTCTTTATTCATTCTTGAAAACTGTTTACTTTTACTTATACACTAAAAACAAGCTATCTTTGCACCTTGTGATCGCAACATACCACAAATTAGCCTCTTCTCCTTCAACTCCTGGTCCATATTTATATGTATTTGCTAAAACAAACACTCTATCACGCTCTAGTCCTTTAGCTTTATGTGTTGTAGAAAATATTACTTTTTTAGTATCATCAGCGTCATTGAACAACTTCTCAATTTTTTCCTTTAGTTCTTTAATTGTCAATGTTTCTTCACATAAATTAAGCAAGCAGTCTGCTTTATCAATACAAGTATCTGTACTCTTCTTTTCAGCAAGTAATCTTTCTATCTCTTGATTCCTCCACGTATTAACATACTCAATAAAAGAATTAATAGTTTTTGCTTTGGATTTTTTTATAAAACATAAGAGATTAGCCCCGATATCCTTCCCTTGAATGTTTGCAGGAATTCCAGCCTTCAAAAAGGACATACAGTGTTTTACTAACGGTGCATTTGTCCTAGAAATAACAAAATCTCCAGGTTTGGCAAGTTTTTGTAGTTCATGAATCTTAATCTGATGTACCATACCCTCTGGTGCTGTGTCGGCGGCATTAATGTCTGGTACAATCTCTTGTGCCAATTTAACAATTTGTTTTGGACACCTATAGGTAATAGACAGCGGTAACGTTTTGGCGTTTAGTTTATTAATGAAATTAGGGATCGCTTCGCTATCTGCCCCTCTAAATTGATAAATGCTCTGGGCAGGATCGCCGACAGCAATGATCCTACCTCCCATTTTACAGGCAGACATCACCATGGCGATTTGTGCCGAATTCAAATCCTGAGCCTCATCAACAAACACTACATCAAACTTACCAACATTTAGATGATATACAAATGGAAACCAAATCATATCATCAAAATCAATAACCTGTTTATTCGCTTTGCATAAAGACAGCGCCTTAATTACATGCTTAATGAATGCTTCTCGCGTAAGCTCAAATGTTTCGATTCCAAACTTATCAATTAAGTAGTCAATCTTATCTGGAGTATCAATAAGAAACCCCTTACAAAGGGAAACACACTTGCAAATACTCATATTAAGTTCCCATAAATCGTAATCTTCTCCAATAATAGAAGAAACAATCGTGGAACACTTGTTGTTTTCAAGCACTACTTCGCCAAAAGATTGCTTAATCGCCCTAAATCCTAGTGAATGTAGAGTCATTACATCTATGTAGGACGCGGCTCTCTGCTTTAATTCGTCCGCGATTGCTTTGTTAAAAGCAACCATTAAAGTTTTCTTACCACTAGGAATATATTTGAACCCTTCGACTATCGTGCTTGTTTTTCCGCTGCCAGCCCTCGCTATTACAACGGTATGACCCGTGCCATTATTTATGTCCATAAAGATATTTTTTTGTAAGTCAGACCAATGTCGCTTTAACGCTGGCTTGACGATATGAGAATTGTCTGGCTTTTTTACCGGAAACCTGTTTTTCTTTTTTTTAAACATTGATAAGCTTCTTGTTATATTCTAATATTTTTAGTATAAAGTTATTATTGAGTATATTTTTATATCTTTTAGATAGGTGTGAGTTAATATTAATGTTTACAAAAATATCATGCAAACTATTTAAAATTCTTTTGTATATAAGATAGAGAATTATGATTTATAGGAGTTATTAACTATTAGTTATTTATTTTACTTTGCTAGAATTGGCTTTGTTTATAATTACTTATGAAGCAACCGCAATCAAAATATCCACGAGCAAAATGATTTAATATGATATTATCTATGCAACTTTAATAAATATACTCAATAACTAGTGTACTCAAAGTTTATCAACTCTCTTTGCTGCCATATAGCTTGCGTTAGTTTCTGGAAATACAATTATCTCGTGTGATTTTTCTTTAAAAGAAATATCTAACACTAACGATAATGGTATTGCAGTTGTGCCATTTACATCATCAAATGTAACAAATCCAATGTCCCTATAATTTTTGAGGGTATTGATAATAGATGGCCTGAATATTTGGGGGCATATATCCTCGCCAATTTTAATAAAATTATACGTCCCAACTACAGTAAATCTCTCTACTGAAGTGTTTTTGCTATCTAGATCTACTACATATCTAACAGCAACATGTAATTCCCCAACATCCAATTTAATTGGATTAATGCTTTTTTCAAGCGGCTTAGAACGATAAGGGTTCATATATTATCCTCATCTAGTTTCACTTATAATCAATCACAAATAATCTTATAATGACATTGCAACAAATACGTCACCAACTGTTCTTATATAATCATTAATAATTTGATCGTATGATAGTCCTAGTTCATTGTGAACTTAACCATCGAAACCTCACAAGTAAAGACCCACCAGGTTACTCAGATATTTTTTAAATGCAAACTGCTCATTTATCATCCAAATCCACAACAACGACATCATATCCTGTTTCTTGTGTACCTGGAAATGACTTTATCGCCTTATCTAACTGTATTTCCTGAAGAACCCACCAGCCAAAATCATCGAGTTTTTCCTTTAACTTCTCTTTTTGGTCATCTTGACAATCTAATAAAAAAGTAATCTCAAGTTTTAATGCTAATTTATCTGACATATTTACCTTATTTGTTATAATGCCCTTACTATTCTTAATAGAAGTGTTTTTGTAATTGTAGTATTATCAATTTTGTAATTTCATCATGAGCTACCCGAATATAATTTTCACAAATTATACATTTTGAGTTATATGAATCGCCATATCTATAGGATGTATTACAGCATTAAGTGGATGGGACATATTTTGACGTTACTTTCCAATAAATTCTGGCAGCCCTAATGCACAAAAGATATTATCACTGGCTACTATAAACCATTAATTAGATATGACAACATTTCATGGCGAATTATTGTGTATTTAGATACACTTGAGCTAAAAACACCAACCATACCAAATGCCACATTAGTAGATAATCTTCATGAAAACCTCGCAAGGAGACCCACGGCTTTAGCCGTGGGAGGAATTGCGGATTATAAAAGTTAATCAGCTTATTATTTTTATTTGTTCTTGAAGATCTTAAAGGAATAAGAAAACAGAAAAAAGGCAAGAAATTAAACGGTTGGTTATCTAATTGGACTTTCTATCAATTAGAAAAACTTTTAGAATATAAAACATTAGCATTAGGAAAACAAGTAGTTAAAGTTGATGCAAGATATACTTCTCAAAAATGTTCTAATTGTAGAATTATTGAAAAGTCCAATAGAAATAAGTCTAGATATATTTGTAGCAAATGTGGTTACATAGAACATGCAGATATTAATGCTGCTAAAAATATTAAGATAAATTACTTTATCTCGTTAGCTGAAAAGAATAACGGGCAGGCTGTTGTCAATCAGCCAAATGCAGCCAAAACTAATGTTTTGAGCAGCAAGCCCACGACTTTAGTCGTAGGTTATTGACTAATGCATACTATTGTAGGATTATAACATTACTCAGCGGATGAAATATTAAAACTAGCTTATTGTCAGTATTTTGTTGAATTTCTCAGCATAGTAAATTGTTATTAGAAACGATTCACAAAGAAACTGATAATATGCCAGTGGTCTTCAAAAAACTCAGATTCCCTCGTATAGAACTCGCTAAGCGGCATCCACCACGCTTTATCTGTATCATCATTTCCTTTTACTTGTGGCAATGGACCAGATTTCAAATTAATCAAGAATGCATGTGTTATAGTTCTTCCTCGCAAAGAACGATCTGGATGATCGAAAACCCTCTGATCAATAATAGCTGATTCCAAATCTTCTTTAGAAACTTTAATTCCTGTTTCTTCTCTCAATTCACGAATTGCACAAAACTTAATAAATTCATGTTGAGTAAGAAATCCTCCAGGTAATGCAATTAGTCCCTTCCCAGGGTTACCTCTGCGACGAACAACCAATACATGTCCGCTCTTTATTACAACTGAATCAACAGTCACAAAAGTAGGGGGAAATGGAGCACCTTCCCAAGCAATGGAATATTGCCTTATAAAATCAAACTCCTCCTTAAGTTTTGCAAACTCAGATGTGGTTTTAAAGGCTTCCATATAATTCGCTACACCTTCAGTAACATGTTTTTTATATGCAATATCATGAGTGAAATATAACCGTCTAATCTCTATAGCACGTGCATACTTGTCAATGTTCTTCATTGAAATGAACTTCCACTGAGGAAATAGCTTAAGATAGAAAGAGCTCCTATCATACTCATTACCAATTAAAGCAACGCTATCAGATCCATCTGTTTTTTCATATACTTTTTGCTGCAAATCAGTAATCCAAAGATTATCGTTGTAAAGATAATCTCTCATATAGATTGCATAGATTCTTTTACTGTCTTCAGGTGACAATGAGGAATAAATCATCTGGGCTCTATTATCCGCAGACCACGGATTTTTAATGTCTGGAGCCTTATTGTAACTGCCTATAACTACAATAACCTTATCTGCTCGCCTCAATGCTTCAGCCAGAATCTCTTTGTGTGCAAGATTGAATGGTTGAAATCTACCAATAAAAACACAATATTCGAAATCTTTCATAACACTCTCCGTGTTAGTTATAATTTAGACATGCCAGAGATTCTCAAACATATATTAGATCTATTCCATCTAATATGTAAGTTTCGTATACTTATAATTCTACTTAAAGCTTATTTTCAGCATAGCATAAATAATTTCAATATACTATATTTAAGCTAATTTCTCAAACAACTTCATATCACCATTGCAATACACTTTTAGTTTTTCTAACCACGCAAATGATTTTATTTTGAACATTACAGGCATTTTTGTCTTCTTATCGTTTGATCCTTTGCAAACAACACCTTCAAAAGTCATTCCCTCTAGTGAACTTTGCTGCACTTTATCTATAAAGATAGAGTTCACATAACCTTCATATAGAACTTTGGGAATATCTAAATGACCAAATAGTTTTATGAAAACCTGGGGATCCAATAATCCTTCTTTGTATGGATTCACATCAAACAATGTTACAGTTTTTGTTTCAGAGTCTACATGGCGCCCAGCAAATGAACTAGGACCATAGTATTCGAAAAAACAAATAACGTTTCTCCATCTATTATCTTTAAATACCATGGCAAGATCTGCCTCATATTTGTCATGGATTAATGTTACAGATTCTCCAAATTGTTTGTCCTTATCACTAATAATATGATTTCTGGTGCCAAACTTGTAGAACCCTCGTTCTTTAGACCATTCAGCTCTTATATTGCTGCCATCTAGCTTATCAAAAGCGTAAATGTACAAATCACTTCTTATATCTTTGGTTATTGTTGGATATGATTTCATTTTACCACCTTATTTATAATATTACGGACCTGAAACAATAACGCTGCTACGTTTTAGATTATGGAGTAGTCAGCATAATTATTTCTTAAACTCACCATAACTAGTTGATTCAATGATTCTAATCAATTGCTCAAAATAATATTTAATCTTTTTCCTTTCACAAGAATTATCGAATTTGATATCAAAACCATATAACATTTCGTATGAAATAAAATCAATCTCCTTAATTTTTAGTATTTTACACGCCCTTTTTATCAAGATATTTGGCGTAGCAAAATCTTCCACCAAACATTTCTCTTTTGCTATATTTAATACTTTAATTTGTAGATTATAGTAGTACAACTTTCGATATTTTTCTATCTTCTCTTTAGAAAAATTCATAATCTTACAGTAATCAAAAAACGGAATATTACCTCGTTTATTATTGCATTCAGAACAAGAAACTGTTAGATTCGTAGTATTAAACGTTCCGCGCTTGCTATTAGGAACAATATGTTCCATAGTTATTTCATCTGGATTTAATATCCTATCACAATAGCAACAAACATATCCGTCACGTAGTATTACGCTGTCCCTAATTCTTTTTTGTCTACGTCTTTCTTGCGCTCCCATAAATTACTGATCTTTGCCTAAAGCTTGATTTATATTTTATCAACAATATTCAAAATATAATATAATTTTCTATAACTATTCTGACATGCGGCGTTTGACCATTTCGATATTTATAATTATATGTCAATTACAACAAATACAATGCTGGTAGTTTTCTTGACATAAGATCATAAATTAGATAGATTTATGGCTATTTGTCAAAAAAAATCTGCTATCCTTTGGCTTGTGGAGTAGTCAGCATGTTGAGTTGTTCTTCCTATTGTTAGGTGAAAATCAAATTGTGGATATCTGCTTAATCCATATTTTTCTCTCAAATCACATAAATAATCACATTTAACTTTTAGCCAGTAATATTCTCCATTGTCACGTACTCCAGGCTCATATTCGAATTCGATAATTTTATTCTCATCAAGTCTCCATAATTGTTTATTAGATATACGCTCGCCCCTAATAACTGATATGTGTGCGCCAAATACTGGTCTAATTAATTTCCCCAAATAGGGGAATTCTTTATAAAATAAAGATGAATAATATCTACAAATTTCATCGTCAGCCATTACAACTAACCATTTTGATGAATCTCCAAGATGTGATGGCGGGCTATATACAAGCTTTCCTAAAGACCTAAACATTATTATATGATAAACTACTAATGTGTTGTTTACTAATTACTTTCATCGGTCAGCCTTACCATCAAAATAGTTTTATTCAGAATAAATAGCTCTATGGATCACTACATGATTTATCATCAATGATGATGCTTAACTGACCACAAGCTGCGCCCGCCTCCACTTCAGCACAATTCGCAACAGCAATAGCATATTCAAATCCATACTCTTCTAACTGTTTCTTAACCTTATCTGTAAATTCCTTATTCATGATATTCTCCTCAAGCAATGTTAATACCAGCAACAACACCGTTACCCATATCATTATTATCTGATATTGGATTTGGATTAATTGGTGACAACTTAATGAAAAACTTATCAGGATCGAATATCCTTATGTTCTTTTGCTTTAGCAAAATCATACTCTGGATTTTTATCCGTTACAAATTCAACCTGTTCTACAATCTCTTCTGCGGTTAAAGGTCGCCATTTCTTTAACTGACCAGTATCGCAAAATTTGCATCTAACTGGGCAACCACTCATGCAAGAGACTCCAATCATCCATCTTTCAGATCTATCTCCAAAATTGGAATCAAATAGCGCATTTTGATGTCTACCAATAGCATCTTTGGTGTAGAAAGGAAAATAAGTATCAGTAACCTCTACAGGGAAATCATCAATTGATAATACCTTCTTTTAAGAATTTGTACTCTGATTCATCATTGAAATCTACCATTAAAATATAATGCTCGAATTATTTCATGATATTCTTAGTGTGTGTTATAATTTAAGCACTCTCACTTAGAACCTCAAACACGTATATAATACGTTCTATCTAAATTAGAATATAGCAATAGCTTTTGCAACCTCACACCACTAATGTAATTTTTTTTAATTAGCTGTCAAGGCGAGTGTATTTTTAACTAAAGAGTAGGAATTTTAATTTCAAACGGGACTTGTAAGCTAAAGCATAGCAGTCTTCTTGCTACAGAGCCGCAAACTGGCACTTATATTTCTTCACTTTAGATAACTATCTTTAAAATTATATTCACTAAATGTATCCAATGTGTTTTATCTACAATGAATATTGTTAGAATTCTACATATTGATTACATTAATACTATATTAATTGTAATAAACTGATTGTAAGTTAGCGTCTAAATATGTATCTATCAAATAGATTGCTTCTTTCGCTTGTGAAGTTGCATCACCAAAATATGAGTTATCACAAATCTTAAGCAAGAAGTTCTTAATATGTGGCAACGAATCTTGCTGTACTGATCCACTTTTAATTGCTTCATCCACTCCCATTTCTAATATGCTTTCTATATAGCTTTGCGTTTGCCAAGTTAGCTTAGTATATTCTCTACAAATATTAATAATATCAGAAATATCAAGCGGAATACTATATTCATCTTCTTTGTCTTTGTTTAGGGTAGAACTATTTAGGCTTAAAACTTCGAATTCATGTGCAGTCATGATACAACTCCATGTATAAATAATAATCAGAAAACCATAATATCAAAGAATATTAACCCTCCTATAATAGAAACTGCCTGTCTCACTAATATTAGATATTATTAATATCTTATCGCCTAAAAACGCTTATTTATAGTTCTTGATTTTGTTTATTGCTTTATCATAACCTGCATATTTCTTCATAGATAACATCAAATCCGTAAATATTAAATAATTCCTCTAATTGTTTGCGTACTTCTGGATATCTTTCTGACATATCTGTCACTGCATTCTCCCCGTCTTGAATCTCATAGAATATATCTTGAAGAGTATGCAGTCCACAAATTCTTTCTAAACGACATAATTCTTTAATCAAGTCGTCAATGTTTAGTTCTGTAGGATTTATTAATACTGAATTTAAAACTGAATCAGATACTATATTGTTTTTTATAATTCTTTTTTCGAAATGTATAAGAACATGATATCCTGCAATATATTCAGGTACCACGTTTATAATATCTTCAGACAACCATTTTACATGAATAATAATTCGTCCTGGCACATGCTTGTTATCAGCAACCATGTCCACAAACCATTCTTCATTTTCAAAATCACTTTTTAATAAATTAATAGCTTCCTGAATTTCCATAATAATCATCAATATAGAGTTATATACCTTATATAGGTTGTGTAAAATTTTTTGTTTGTCGCGCCAAATATAACCTTCTTAGTTCTTCTCTTCTTAACTCGTCTTGTCTTTCAGACTCCTCTCTCCGTTTTTCTTCCGCCGGAAGACCTTGAGACCATTTGTCTGCTGCTATTGGATCATTTTTTAGTCTATTTAATGCTAAATGATATCTTTCTATTGAGTTCGCAATACTAGATCTAGGAAATGAACCAGTCTGTTCTAGCTTCTGATCTTCTAAAGCATCCAAAAGAATATTAGCATTAATATTAATATAGGTATCTGGTATTCTACTGTATACCATGTTCCCAATAATACTATCAATATAAGACGCATCAACAAAAGGTTTGTACTTATAGGTATGATTTACTATCGTTTGTAAATAATCTAATATTTCCTTAGCTTTGTTCTTACCAAAACCAATTGGTCCATTCACGATTTGTGTTAAAAACCCAATAGCGTCTCCGGCACTTACCTCTGCTTGAAAAGAAATATCTCCTGCGTACTTCTTAAATAACTTATCACCAATCTTGATTATTCTTTGAATACTCATAATTAATATGTTGTAATATTAACTGTATTAGTGCATAGCCCAGTAAACTTTGTATAGTATTAATTGGTCAATTACCACCAGCGCAATGCTGGTAGCTTGCCTCTAGCTATTCGAGATATTTGTCTGATTGACACACAACTTAACGATCGCCAATCCATCCGCCAGCACAAGGATTGTGATTTTCTTGGCAGAATATCATAAAGCATCTGAAATTAATATAATTGTTCATTATATTAATTCAACATATTATTGTGTTCTATGCTAATTCGAAGTGCAGCTACTGTCATTAATGAATCCACTCCACAGTTTCTTATTAGAAATCTAGCTACACCATGTATAATAGACAATTTATCCGAAAACTCTACATTAGGATAATCAATTACAGCAGATAATGTTTCATATACTTTATTTGCAGATTCTTGGTTATCTTCTTCAATTATTGGCTCCAATAAATTTATTATTGCTTCTGTCGCTCTACTGATATCGCCCATATTACACCACTAAGAAAATATCAAAAAATCTAATAGACTATTAAACTATTTTGCCAATTACTACCAACACAAATTTGGTACTTTTCTTGGCACAAGATCAATAAAATAATCTATACCATTAGTTGTAGAATTACTTTATCTAACTTAGGAAACCATAAACAAATAATCAGCCTCCATTCCCCTTATATACATTGTGACTATGTTTACAACCTTTAACCACATATTGTGATGTAATGTAAAATCATCGAACTTCATAATACATTCCTACATATTCATATTATGAATACCACTGTTTAGTATCGACTAATCTTATTCTCATAATATCCATATTTGTGCCTAATACAAATATTATAACTAACAGTAGTAACAAGACTATATTCATAATCAAATATCGTCAATTTTTGAATTGTTTTTTCATATATGCATTAGTTTTAATCTTACATATATGAACATTACCATCAACTACGCAATTGCGCGATCATCCATCATATGATCTATGTATTGCCAGTTACCATGCGATTATATGATCTGCTCATATTAAAAATGAAAGGGCGGCAGAAGTTAAAGAAAACTGGTGAACAAATGCTAACATCTTATTGCTTAATGCTTAACGCTAACTGTTCAGTGCTTATTAGTCTAAACGCTAACTGCTGTCCAGTAACGGTCAATATCATAATCCTTAGTAATATTAGAAATTCTATCCAACACCACATTGGATTTCTAATTAAATAACCAAAGGCTATTTCCTATAGAGAGGGGTCCCAGCTTTACAATAACCTCCGCACCCTAGTCCTTATGACTGCATAACAGTCAAAAATTATATAATAATCTGATGATTTGCATCTTCAACAAGATTGTTGAGCTGTTCAAAACGATCCTGAAGAGATTTAACATTACGGTCTCTTTCTGCTTCTGAAAGATCACAAACCCACAAAATTTCTTCGACTCTAGTTATCTTTTTACCAAGATCATCGTCCCATGTGGATTCACGATTCTTTTCTATTCCATCACGCAAATTAAGTAATTGATAAAAAGAAATAACCCCCTTTAATTCTTGCAAGGTTCTAATTGCCTTGGAAAGAGTCATTTCATCTTCTCCATCTTTGATGGTGGCAGTTGCATTCGCAGTCGCAATGCGAGCCTCAAGATCAATTAATTCTTTAGTTAATTCAGACATGGCTGCAACTTCATCCGCAAACCTAAATGCCGGAACTTTATCTGAAATATAGGAAACACCAGCTACAGCACGTGCCCTGTGTTCAGCAATGAACCCCTTTAACTTCTTTACTCTACGCAATGCTTGAGCAATAGTAATTCTTTCAGGCATTTATTTTACCTCATGTTTCGTACACCAATATATATAACCACTATGCGGAGACTACCAAAGTTACGCATTTTTAAATTTAAAAACTAAATTTTTTTATAAAAATCACTGCAATAACATCCTATAAACTAAATTACGCAATGCCAGATGTGTCCCATAAAACTAACGAAGCAACCAAAAAAACCACACTACTAAAGTAGTTAGAATATATCAGTTTTCCCATATATCACAAATCAAATCTATGAAGAAATCAGAGTGTATTATAGTAGATGCATACTTTCTTTTATAGTATTCGCTATCTACGGCTTTTTGACTATCTAATTTGTCGATAAGTTTTAGTTGTAGATTACGACTATATTTCCCCGCACAATTTCTAGAACAGAAAGGACCAGCTTTGCCTTTTTTAGCTTTGTCCCTTATCAATCTGGGGCTTCTCTCAAACTCCTTGCCGCACCAAACACATTCGAACTTTACTTTCTTCACTCGTCTAGCATCATCTGCCGAATGCTGATCTCTTGGAAGAATTCTCAGATTATCTAAACTGTTATTATCAATATTACCATCTATATGATCCACTGTTTCTAGATTTGGATCTAACTTACGACCTAACTGTAATTCTAAAATCCATTTTGGATAAGATACGGTGCGTCTTTTACCATTACGTTCTACAACTATTACGATCATTCGGTTATCGATAGCTCTACGGTAAGGACCATAAATTTTTATCGGAGTTTCATTCGACATATCGATATAACGATATATTAGTTGTATTCCAAATACAACATTAATAGTTAAATTTCCATCAATTCCAAATGATTATATACCTGATTTTATAAGAGGCTGCTGGGACGAAGGCGTGTCTTTATGTTTAAGCTAAAGAAAAAATAGATATGTAAAAGCTAAAGCACAATTCAATTCTGCAAGTAAATATTTTATCTATGATATGCAAAACATACTGCACAATAAATTCAATATAAAATCATCTATTAGTAATGTTAAGATGCAAGATCATAAAATGAAAAATTGAATTATAATAAGTGAAAAAAATCAATTATATACAATAAGTATATCTGGAAACTATTGCCAACTTTTTGTTGATAAAATCTATTATTCAAATAACCCATTATCTCTAGAAAAGAAAAAACCACAAAGCAAAACAAATATCATTTTATTACAAAATAAAATCAACCGTTAGATAGACTACTAAAGCACGTATTAATTGTATTAAATCAAGAATTAATAAACAAAAGTAATGTAACTAATGCGGCAAAACAATTAAAAATTAATATAAACACACTGTTAAATAGATTAAAAAACAAGGTATAGACAATTTAGTCATAAAAAGACAGAAAGTCATTTTACCAGATAATGATATCTTGTTAAGAATGTTGGAAACAAAAACATATATAGAAATTACTAAAGAGCTGGGCACAACAACCACAACTAATCAGTTACCACCAACACAAGGCTGGCGGTTTTCTTGGCACAAGATAAGAAGCAAAAGTTATCACATAAATTCGTTCCCACCCCAATGATCTTACTTACTTAATTGCTGAATATATGATCTGGATTTATTATCTTTTTACGGTCTTTAATGACTGCACATTAAAAAAATTAATGCTTTTCTCTATAATTACAGTAACAACCCAATATCATATTAGCATTCCCCCGTACAAAAAGCATGAAGCATTTTTCCAGCGAAAGTCACAACGACAAATCCTTTGAAATTATCTCCATCATCAACCGCCTTAGATGAGAAAACAAATTGAATGGAATTGTCTCCTATAACTTTAATAGAGTGTATTTCCCAGTTTTCTGGTTTCACAACATCACTTCTTAGAAATTTAGCCATTCCATCCGTGTCTTCTATTAATTCCCAATATTCGCCATACGGGGCTATATTCATCATATCTGATACAATCTCTTCGGCATTCTTCTCTATGTAAATCGCCAAAGCTTTATGCATGTCTTCAAAAGACATACCAAGTTTTTCCTTAATTTTCTTATCAATATCTTCTGGTTTATCTTCGTAAGAAATATCTAAATCTTCTAATTTTTCAACCATCTTAAATGCCCCATCACAATAACTATATAAAATACTATAATATTTTTAATATACTAATCCTGACAAATAAATGAAATGTAATACTATCTAAGATCTAGGATTTGCCTTTGTCGTACATACTAGAGTTGAACTAGTGTGTTTATCAGACTACCGTCCTAAACCGTTTAACGAACGTAACCGACGGAGTCGCTCCGATAATAACTATACATTTAACACATTTAGTTAGAATAATTTTTTCTCTATATTTGAAAGATATGAAACAATACCATCTTCACTAATCTTTTTTTAAGAAAAATCGATAACAATTTGTTACACAAATAAGTGTATGTGTACAAGAGTATTATTTATAAGTACCACTTAACATATCTCTAAGATCTGACAATACCTTTAACCTATCTCTTCCTGAAGCTTTAAATGTGTCTTGTGTATCTTTGCTAATTGCAATTCCAGTAAAATCGCCTTTGTTACTTATTACTAAGGCAACTTCATGACCACAAGTATCGAACCAATCCATTAGCTCTAACTCATTCATAGCTATACTCCTTTGTAGATAAACCTACAGTATAACTAATTATTCACTGAATTCGTCCACACATATCAATTGTTTTTACTAAGTTGTTGTGTTCTAGTACATGCGGTCTAATCAAAGAAGAAGTATTATTTACGTCGTATTTCTTAAATGCTTAAGATCTTTATATGTTCTAACAACGTCTTTAACATATGGCGGAATAAAATTCCATTAAACCATTATTAATGGATTTATATTCTACCAGCATACTAGCAGCATACTACTTAACAAACGATAATATCAGACAAAATTGCAAACATAAATGGGAACCGTCCCATAATGTCGGAGTTGACCCGACCAAGCTATCGGTTATTATAAATGTAATGCTTGCTGCATTCTGATATTATAGGGTTGTATAGAATTGTAGTACATTGTTAGCTAAATTCACCAACACTCTACTCTATATATTGTATCATAGTTGTATGAGATATATCAAACAAATATATTATCTAGCATTACCTAGTTTTAATAGGTTAGCATGCAAATAAAATACGCTAGAAGCTATTCTGGTTTGAACATTCTGGTGGGTCCGGAGGGACTTGAACCCTCAACATTCAGATTAAAAGTCTGCTACGCTACCATTACGTCACGGACCCATGTTTTATTGCAAACATAAATGGGAGCAGCCCCATAATGTCGGAGTTGACCCGACCAAGCTATCGGTTATTATAAATGTAATGCTTGCTGCATTCTGATATTATAGGGTTGTATAGAATTGTAGTACATTGTTAGCTAAATTCACCAACACTCTACTCTATATATTGTATCATAGTTGTATGAGATATATCAAACAAATATACATAATATATTAACTTGGTCGGAATGAGAGGACTCGAACCTCCGATATCTTGTACCCAAAACAAGTGCCATAGCCACTAGGCGACATTCCGATACTGATGGACGCGGATGCTGATAATCCATATATCATCCGCCACAAAGGGCATTAATTTGTCATTGATCTGGTCACCTTTCGGTGTGGCGCTGACTTATGGAATCGAACCATATAACCTAAAAGCATCCGATTTACAATCGGAAGATCCTACCACGGATCCGGTCAGTCAGCATTAATTTTTTAAGTTGTGTGTATTTACCAGCTAAATATTAGCCAACGATTAGCTATTATATCATTAATAGGATTAATAATCTTTCTTTATTTCAACAAGAAATAAATATTAACTGACAAAAATTAATGTAGATTTTGCCAAAATGTAATCCACATTAGCATTCAGTTATCGTAAAATTAAACGAATTTAATCGAATAATTTTATACCTCACTAACACTAACTATATATCAATATGCCCATACATAAAATATTAACTGACAAAAATTAATGTAGATTTTGCCAAAATGTAATCCACATTAGCATTCAGTTATCGTAAAATTAAACGAATTTAATCGAATAATTTTATACCTCACTAACACTAACTATATATCAATATGCCCATACATAAAATATTAACTGACAAAAATTAATGTAGATTTTGCCAAAATGTAATCCACATTAGCATTCAGTTATCGTAAAATTAAACGAATTTAATCGAATAATTTTATACCATAAAAACTATATATCAATATGCCCATACATAAAATATTAACTGACAAAAATTAATGTAGATTTTATTTTTACCAAAATGTAATCCACATTAGCATTCAGTTATCGTAAAATTAAACGAATTTAATCGAATAATTTTATACCATAAAAACTATATATCAATATGCCCAACTTTCTTTCAACTTTCTTTCAACTTTCTTTCAACTCTCCATCACCATCACCATCACCATCACCATCACCATCACCATCACCATCACCATCACCATCACCATCACCATCACCATCACCATCACCATCACCATCAAATTTAACCACTGCCGTCACCCTGTCAACCATGCATCATATTTTTTTTATTTGCGCAGCCACTTCTTATAAATTGTTGCGTCGTACCCACACTATAACCTCACTTAGTCACCAGTCAATCCGTTTTTTTTAATTTTACGATTAACGCCGCCACTACATAAGTAGGTACTAACTATTTATATCACCTTTAAATTTAATAATATTAATCTAATATGCAAAATTATATTTAGATCCTATTATGCTTTTTATCTTATGCAAATAAGATTACCAGTTTTATGCTAGTGTTAATTGACTAATTGACTAACAGAACAATATTTCGTCATTATTATATGGGACTAAATAAATTATTAATGTTAGCAAGAAAATATCATATTAAATATCAATTGTTATCAATGGCGGATATACATATTGATATGTCAAAAATATCACCTAATGCTATAAAAGCCTGTAAAATGCTACAAGACGCTGGGTTTGAATCATATTTAGTTGGTGGAAGTGTGCGCGACCTTCTCATGAATAAATACCCAAAAGACTGGGACATAACTACTAACGCAACTCCAGATCAGGTTAAAAAGATTTTCCCAAAGCACTTCACATTAGGAGAGAAACACGGAACAATTGTAGTAATTCTCGGTCCCAATAAAGAAGATCAACTTGAAATAACTACGTATAGGATTGAAGGAGATTATTCTGATGGTAGACGCCCAGACTATGTTGCCTTCGCAAATAATGTCGAAGATGATTTATCAAGGAGAGATCTAACTATTAACGCCATGGCTTATGATCCAATTAATGATAAACTAGTTGATCCGTATGGAGGTCAACAAGACTTATTAAATAGAAAAATTAAAGCTGTGGGAAACCCTAATAAAAGATTTGAAGAAGATGGATTGAGAACTATGAGGGTAGCTAGATTCGCTGCCCGTTTTGGATTTGATGTAGACCCAGAAACTCAAAACGCTATTACTAATCACCTAGAAACGCTTAAAAAAGTTTCTAAAGAAAGATTTACTGCTGAACTTCTAAGTACATTAATGGCTTCTAAACCATCCGTTGGATTGAATATATTGTCACAAACAGGCGCTTTAGCAGTAGGGGATCCAATATTAGGATCCACGTTAATTACCAGTACATTCCCTCTAATCGATGCCAATAATAATGTTAGCTTAGAAGTTAAAGTGGCACTATTATTACATAAACTTAGCCTACAAGAGATAGTAAATACATTAAAAAATCTTAAATTCCCAAACGATAAAATAGCAATGATTGCTTTTCTTAAACTATCCGTTCAAGAGTTCGAAAAATTCGTTAATAATAAAAGTCCGCTGGAAGCTAGAAAATTCTTTTCTTTTATCAAAAATCATGCAATTAAATCACCAGTTCTAGGTGGATATGAAAAATGTTTATCAGAATTCCTATCATTTGCCAAAGCTCTAAATGTACCAGGATTACAAGAATTGAACTCCATGATACATGAACCATCATTCACTATAAAGGATTTAGATATTTCTGGAAATGACTTGATACAAAATCTAAACATAAAACCTGGACCTGAAATCAAAAAAATTATAGACGCTCTATACAATAAGGTTATTTTTAACCCGGAACTAAATGAAAAATCTAAATTGCTTGAGCTTGCAAAACAATTTGAAAAGATATCTGTTATGCAACTAAACTCTATAATTAGAGAAATATAATATTACCTCTTGAAGAGGTTTTTGAAAATAGAATAAAAGTTATCAGAAGCCAAATCTCTACCAGTATCGTGTAATGGCGCCAAATCATCTAAATCAACATGAGACCAATCAATACCTTGAGTCTGTGTTGCACCTGTCGTAGTAGTAAAAGCATATTGCCCAAAACCTAATAGGTTTGACTGGGATAGTTTGTGATCACTAATCTTCCAGCAACCACCGCTATTACCACTTATGCACCTAAATCCACCCGGAATAATATCATATACTCTACCTATATGACGATACCATTTTGTTTCAGGTTTGCCTGGTTGACTCCTATCAAATATGATAACATCTCCTATCTGTATATCATATGCCCCTGACCTGACATCTGCCGCCGATCGCCACAAACCATTGCGTTGTAAATCTGCTACAATCTCTACAACACCAAGCCTATAACCATGCGGAGGAACTTCACCAGGCAATAATGAATTCTTCAAACAAAATGAAGCACCAGCCGCACACCAATTACCTTTGGTAAAATTAATATTAACTTCTTTACCATTAATTTGTCTAGTGCATATCGCAAAATATTCTCGGATTCTAGGAGATGTATACGTCCCAGGTTTATCTTCTCTAACGTTATTATTTAATTCGTTCTCTGCAAATGCAACACAACGCTCTCCTAACGTTAGTAATGGGTTTTGCCATTTATTCATTTTCCCTCGATTTTTATTCAAACACAACTTTAATCGTAGTAGTATATCAGTATACCTTAAATGGACCACTAATATAAAATGAAGCTCCAGTGTAATCTACACTGAAACCAAATTCTTTTTTAACCTCGTCACTATGTCTTACTTCATAAGGAGCAATTGTATTCTGTCCATCATACAAATTCAATTCTATTAACTTGGAATTCATATTACTAACATATTCCTCTGCTTTAGATTTAGAAGAAAACAACTTCGATATTTCATTAACGCGATATTCATACTCACCAGTAGCGAAGAATACAATATATACTTCATTCATTTTGTACCTATTACGAGAATCAAACTCCTCATTTTTATGAAACTAATTATTTAAACTGGATTGTGCGTCACAACTACAGTAGGACAAACTAAATCTATTAACCCTATCATTCCATCATGACAGCAACATTAGATCGCTTTATAAACTTACAGATTCAATATTTGAAACCCACAACTCTTGATCATTACCAAATTGTACAAATTTATCAATTACTTCAAAAACTGAATCATTGAACCCCCCAATATTCAAAATATCTTTTCTAGAATATGTTTGAATTGTCGAATATGGTTGAATATCAATATTCACTAATTTAGCCGAAGGATTCCTCTTCTTAAATATATTCCATTCATACATAGTTGCTGTAGAAGCATATTTTTCTGAATCCATATTCGACTCGTTATCACTTATATAGATTATAAGGTCGCCATTAGCGCCATTAAGATTAAGATTTTTTAATGGAAGAGAACAGTTAGTTCCGCCACCACCAAACTTAGATAGATATTTGGCATTTGTCATTATTGAATCCATAGGATTCATCTTAGCATTATGTACAACTACGTCAAATGGAATAACTCGCGCTTCTGGATTTTTACGAAGAATTGCTGCCGCAAACAATGCTGCAACATCAACGCAAAGCATCTTGCTAGACACTCCACCTAAACGGTATCCTGTAATTGGATAACTCATCGATCCAGAAACATCAACCATTACATATACCTTTCCATTAATCTCAGGAATGTTATCACACGAAATTTCCGCAGCCTTCTGCAAAGCCATGTTTAACTTCATTGGAACATTGTCGTCAATGTTCTTAAAGGCTGTGAACAATTGGTATGGAAATACCTTCGACCTATGAATTTGTTCAGAATCAATTAGTTTATCAGCAAGATAATTGACCAAATTAATGTCTTCCAATACGCCATGACGTGCAAAAGTATTCAAGTTCATTCTGATTTGGTTCCAAGTAGCATTATAAGCAATGCTCCTCCAATGATCCTTTGTTAGCGGCAAAGCCGTCAACATTTGAAAAGGTACATCCGGAATCTCTCCATTCATATCATTCTTGAAGGATTCGAATTGACGAACCAATTCGCAAAGGTCTTCCTTGTCGTAATCCTTGCCTAACAAATATGCATACATAGCATTTCTGCTCTTATTCGCTGGACGTGGGTGTACCAGCTTGATAATATCCTGTAGAGAAGGATCATTACCAACATTCGCTCTGAACAATTGCTCATCAGTTAGATTTTCAAGATAAGCCTGTATCAACTTCTTTGGGCGAGTACCAAAAGACTTACGTCCAGTAACTCCTGAACGCATAATCTGTACGAAATTACGCAACATCTTAGGATTATCAACAACCTTTGGAAAAATCTTGGTCAGAAGTTCTGATGATCTGCCCGCAACCAAAGTCGCAAGAACAGCAGGCATGTCCTTCATCAACCCCTTCTGTCTCGAATACACAGCTAGTTTCGCCAGAAACTCAGTACTAACTTTCTTCGAAAGTTCTATGATCTTATCTAGTTGCTCCTTATCTGAAGCATAGTAAGTACTATTGAAACATCCAGTCATAGCATATTGAGCAAGTGCTCCCTTATCACTAAGGCTATATGCCTGCCCGCCAGAATTATTCACTGTATCAGTTGCCTTAGCAACCCTATCAGAATTAGAATTTGTCGTATTAGAGAATAGTTTTTTAGACGCCATGGTTAGTCCCTTTGATTTGAAAAATGTTTCAACAAACGCGACTTCATCGCCGCTCTCGTGTAATTTACTCACGAATTATGCGGCGTCAAGAGTAACGCGATTTTTATTTATAGCCCCGGCTTCGATCCGAAAATCGAAATCATGTATACCCCAACAGTTTTCTAAAAACCTTCGATATAGACGCCAATTTTAATGGCTTATCATGAATTAGATAGAAAGTATATCTACTATATCAAAGATTATAAATCTTGATTTATATATCAAATCAACTTAATTTCCATATTCTAATCTAGAAATATTAGATTAATACTTCAATTATTTAGATGTGTTCCATAATTAATAAAATTAATCAGTTTTATTTTTTAGAAATACTGTTTAGTATTGTGCCGTCATACAATCCTAATACTTGGGTTTTTCGTATCTTTTCTTGATTGTATCATTCTGGTGTCAACATAGAGAGATTTTCTACAGAAATAGAATCTACCTGTTCTGGTGTAATCCTGAACTGACGGAACTTTCCAACAGGGCACATGTTGCGCAACTTATCCTTAGCAATTGTCAATGGGTTCCGATTACGGGTCTTGTAAATTCCAGGCATCATAACCCTCTTCTGAATAACTAGTCCATATAAATGGAGAGTGTCAGTTTCCTCATGCAGTTTCACCCCATTGATATACTTACCATTATAATCAGTGAAACGATGATAACCATCATCTATATCTTCAATTGGAGTCGAATCTATTTTATCAAGAGAAGACATAAAACTCTTTAGACATTCCTGTTTCGCCTGAACTTCAAGATCATTCTCAGGAATATATGATTCAAGAACAGCAACACTTCGCAAAAGTGCATTCTTGTAGCTTATATGAAATACAATATTATAATCTGCAACTTCTCCGCTAGCAGCACGATATCCCTTAATAGTCATGAATGTTGACGAAGAACGAAGCTTTCCTAATTCTGCGACAAATTGTTGACGATCCATAATTATCTTTCCCTTCTAATATTGAACTAACAGACAACAAAACGTGCCGTCTTCAGTAGTGCGGTGCGCCCGTTTCGTGATGGGTGCACGAGCCGCAACGCGCCGCGATTAATCCATTAATACTTTACAATAACCACTACACTGGCATTCTAAAACAACTTTATTTTCTTGTACCATTTCAATATCATCTTCGTCTTCAAATTCTACTGATAATATCAAACCACACTCTTCACATCTAAAAAGGAATTTACGTATACTGGTTAACATAAATAAATGCTTACAGATTGCTATGTTGCAAATTATAATATTTAATTCCACAACACTTAGATTCAAAAATAATATTTGATTCAGAAAACAAATTCTATAATATGATTTATTTTACAAATCATACACAACATCCATAAGAGCATATGTATCATAGTAATAATATCGAATACTTCTGGTATATAAGGAATATAACATCATGATTTGGTTGGCAAAATTAATACGAGATATCGATTCATTTTACAAGAAAGCTATGAATCTATCAAAAATAGCAATATCGCCAGAAGATGCTATCGCCTTAAAAGAAAGAGAAATACGTGAAAGACTTTTAAAACAAAGAGAAGAAAAACAAAAAGCAAAACAAAGAGAACTAGAAAAGTCTCAACCTCTCAAACTATATTTAGAATTAGTAGACATAGTTAACTCCGGAGTAGAAACCGGGAAAATTAATACTCAAGACATTGACGTAGACGATCTTTTGCTTATTGCTGAGGAATATAAAGAAGCTATCAAACTTGATGCTGGATTTGCCACAGTTTATCAACATATCAGAATATTCTTAAAGAATAACGACGTTATTGGAGACGAACCTGATGAGGATGAAGATTCTGAAAATGTATTCGGATCAGAAAACAAATTAGAAGATATTCTAAACGCTATCATTAAAGATCTTAAGGATAGAGCAGGGGGCGCCGACTTAACAAAAATAAAAGATAGTGATGAAGTAAGAGAACAAATTAAAGCAGCTAGAGATAGAAAGACACAAGAATTATACGAAGAAGCTGGAACCTCTGCACTTGAACAAGGTCAGAGTGGAATAGGTGGACCAACATATAATCCATATAGGGAAACTGGCGGTGAAGACGGTCCTAAGTTTAGATCTGGATTCCATGAAGAAGATGTTAAGACATATAAAAATTGGTCTAAATCCTTTAAGGATGAAGCTGAATACTATAAAACAACTCTATCAGAAGATGCTAGTGAAGATATTCATAATAATACCATTCAGTTAATTGAAATTCTAAACCATTTAGCTCCACTAGCTACAAAACTAGAACAGGCAAATCAACAACTACTTACAGTCCCAGATGATAAAGATGCTGCCCTAGATGTTCGTATATTAAAAGAAAAAATTAAACCACTAATTGAAACTAGAATAAAACTAAAAGCCAAAATCAGAAATTATTTCAGAGAAAAAGATGCTAAAAACTATAAAGATCAGCTTAACGATCCAGAAAAGTCAATAATTGAAAAATTAATACTTAGTCAAAAGGCAGCGCTATCTGAACTTAGTGCATCCAGGGATATAAATAAACAAAAAGAAAAAGTCCTTCGCCAAAATCTTCTTGCAATTCTTGAAGGTAAAATTCTTAAGAATGTCAATGGAAAAATGCGACGTGTTGCAGTCCCAGGAAGGTTAGTAGGAACGTTACCTTCTAAAGAATTATTACAAAGATATTTGGATGAAATTGAAGCCGCTAAAGCTGAAAGAATACCCATAGCTAAGGCAGAACAAGAAAAGTGGAAGGCTAGAGTAGAAAAAAGATTACAAGGTGATATAGCCGAATTACTAAGGCAATTAGGACAAGCATTCGCTAATGTAAAAATGGGTATTAAAAAAGATTTAACTTTCAAAATGACTATCGAAAGAATAAAAAGAGAAAACCATGGCGAATTCCAGCCACTAATAAATAGTCTTGCCAAAGCCGCAGGAAATCAAGAAATGGAAAGAAAAATAATTGCTGGTATCCGTAAAAAAGCTGAGAGATTTGCAAAAGAACAGGGATGGCTTGCAGTATTCAATGCTGAAGCACAAAATAGCCCAATAATTATCGAATGGGAAGCTAATAAACCATTATATGATGCTTATAGAGCAGAAGTTAAAGAACTCGATGAGTATCTGAAAAGACCAGAAGCTGATCGTAAAGCAGCAATACAACAAATAGAAAAATTAATTTTCACCGGAAAACAACTTGTTGCACAAAATTTTACTAGATATGATTCGCCAAATAACGTAGTAATGCAGATTGTAAACTCTTTACAAAAGATATTGGGAGAAATAATAAATGAATAAAAAATTAAGAAAACGCGCCTTATCTAATATAATAAAACAAGCAGAACTAGAAAAAAAAGCTCAAGACATTTTGGATGAGGTCAATAATACCGGCATCACTGATCCTATCGCTAGAGCAGAACTAATATTCGATAAAATTATCGATAGCCTAACTCCAGATGATATTGTCGGTTTGGATGAGGAAATTAAAAAATAAATTCATTAATGTCCTTACGAGCTTTATTGCAATAACTATCTGAAATATCAATACCAATATATGTTTTATTGTGTTTAATACACGCCATTGCAACTGTTCCAGATCCTACAAATGGATCTAAAATAACATTCCCAATTGTTGATCTTACACACCTTTCTGCTAATTCCAAAGGAAATGGCGCCGGATGCCAACTTCCCTTCCTCTGTGGAATAGTCCATACATCACCAAAAGAATTAACCTTCGGAGGTAATACGAACTTTGGTTTAGTAATCAAATAAATTACTTCATATGTCGGCAAGAAATACCCAGCATTAAAGTTTATTCCTCCAGCCTTCTGCCAAATTATTATTTGTCTTACTGGTAAACCAGCAACAATCTCTGGCCTTTGCTGAAATAAACCATTCTGAACTCTCCACTTATGATTGTAGAATATCGCTCCATCCTCTTTTATTAATCTTAATAACTCAAGCAATATGCTGTGTTGCCAATCACAATATTTATCCTCTGGCATATAATCATCATGAGAATCATACCCAATAGACTGTAATTTAGATTTGTTCCATTTGCCCTTCCAATTCTCAGTATTATTAAACGTCTTCCTTATATGAAGATTATAAGGAGGACTAGTAACTACTAAATCAACAGATTCATCTGGCATTTGTCTCATTACTGACAGACTATCACCACAAATTATTTTATTATGAAAATCATCTGGATAAATCATTTTAGTTCTGTAATAATACTCAATAAATGAGGAACAACTTTTGTAATTGATCTAACTATATAAACCGAGTTTTTAAACCCCAATTTTCTAATTGAAACAGAATCATCCCCTGGAATTTTGAAATTATATTCTAACCATCTATCTTTAGATAGTAATCCGGTAGATGATAACCAAAAACAATAATCCCTTATTACAGAAATACCAACATACTCATAATTCTTAGTATAACGTTCGCCATCAGTTCTATTTAGAAAAACTACAATGTCTTTATTGAAATCAAAAGATTTGCAGAAATCTCTTGGAGAAAAAATTCCGTCTATAACCAAAACAGGATTTTCAACAAAAGAAGCTGTTTTACTTAGAACACTTATTGACCCAGTAAGATTATCTATAATTAAATCAGGATTATCTCTGATCCTTTCCATTAAATAAGAATGATATTCTTCATTGAATTGCTCATTAGTTCCACTAAAATTATGTGCACGAAATGTATCCTTAATCCAGTCAACAGCATTAATGTAAAACAGTCTTGTTCCCGACTTAGAACACATCCGTATTAATCCATTAGCTACGGTAGTTCTCCCAGACTTTGGTAATCCTATAATAAAGATTTTCATAGTGAATTTGGAATTTTTACGTTCTATATATCTATATAGCTATTAATCTCCATTCCTTACCATAAGGTGCTTTCACAATATAATCAGTATTTGATACAATCAAATGTCTTTTTATATTTGCTCCACGCAGGCTCAGTAATTATAGAATTAAATTGCAAGTTTTCAAATTCTACGCGCAAAGCATCATAATTCTTAATTCCTTCAACCAAAATTATATTATCAACTGGAACAAACATAAACTCTATAAGTTGCCTGTTTATATTAAAATTAGCCCTATTCTCCTCAATTGAAAAGAATTTTTGTAAAAGTTCTATATTACGAATAGTATCTTCTACCTTTTTTGGTTTCAATAAAGCAGGAATATTATCTGACTTATCACCATATAAACACTTCCATACAACATAAGGATATGATGGAGCAGACATAAACTCTTTTTTAATTGGATTATATACTCTACAATTAGCATAGCCTTTTTGAAGCAATTGAATATAATCTGAATCGTTACTGACAACAGTAAGTTCTTCATCCTTCATGTTATCACATAAAGTAAAGATTACGTCATCAGCTTCATAATCTTCTGCTTTACAAACCGTAATTGGTAAATGTCTCAGTATACTAAGAATAGTATCTTTACATCTAAATACTCTATCTCTAGTTTCTTGTTTACTGCTACTACCTGTTTTAATTATACGGTTTCCCTTGTACTCAGCATATAAATCATATCTTAATTTTGGATGACCTTCCAAAACAAAAAAACATTTATCCGGAGAAAATTGCTCAATGATAAGTCTTAAATTTCTAAAAAAATTAAACACAAGAATATTATCTTCGTTCGGCTGAAACTCACATTTATCTTCTAAATAAGACCAAGTTCCACCGCATTCGCAATGAGGCTGATTCGATGCATGCAATAAGTAGTATCGATCACAATCGATACACAACTTATGCTCTGATGATACTTTCTTTTGACCAAAACCTACGCTAGCTCGCCATATACTATTCATAGCGTCTATTAGTAGAATCTTATCCATTATCTAAACTTATCTCAACTTAAAAGAGTCGGCAATAGATTGGCAATCTCCAGATAGCAGATCTATATCAGAAACAACCCCACCACAATTAATAGAATAGCCATAACTATCCTTAACAGTTAACCATGTGTGTACAACTAACGATTCCTGGCTATACTTGATATGTACAAATGGTTTCCCGTTCAATGAAGTAGATTCGGACATAATAATTGTAGATCCTTGCCGCCTTAACCCCCTTAATGTTTCTATAGCAAAAGCATCAAACGAATCAGTATATGTTTCTTTTGTTAAAAGAAACATACCTTGTGTAGATTCATTCTCGGCTAACAGAACAACGTCCTGACTATGTGGAAGCGGAACCTTCTCTTTCCAAGATATTGGAAGAGTAACTTGCCATGTGTCTCCAGATACTATATACTCAATCTTTTGATGTTCTACAACATCCGGAGCGAAATCCGTTCCAGCATCTGTAACGGGTGGAGTTGATTTATTTGGGCAACCAGTTAGATTTATTGCAAAAAATGATAATAGTAATAATATTCTTTTCATATATACCTTTCAATATGAAAGTGAGCAGTCCAATCTAACCTGCTCCATTTGACATGTTATGTTGAATTATTCACTATCTTCAATATCAGTTTCTTCGGCTTCGGCTGCCTTAGCTTCTATTTGAGCCTTTAGTTGCTCTTTTATAGAAGCCTTAGCAAGTTTTGCCGCATCTTTCTTTTGCTTTTCAGTAGCGCGCATAATTCCACCATGAGCGCCACGTGTAACATACCAATCAGGATGCTTACGAACATAAAAACGCACTAACGGATCTACCTCGCGCATTCGCTTATCATCCCAATTTAATTTAACTGCCATCATTCCCAATAACATTGGAAATTGCAAATTCCCTTCGCCAGTCCATTCGTTCAGAACAGAATCTGCCACCAAAAAAATTTCTGACAAATCATCTAGTACTGCTTTAATCGTATCACTACTCATGTTTTATATCTCCATTATCTTTTATTAAAAATCTAATTTTGTACGAAAAAACAACGTATGCATATACTACAATAGCAATTACTATTGATGTAATTAACGCCCAATGTCTTTCCATTCCATAAAATAATAATTGAAAAAATATTGTATATGAAACTATATACGTAATAAAGACATCAGCCAGAACATTAATTATCAATATTGGAATGACTAATAATAATCTAGCTAACGCTTTATTCATTTGGTCAATTAAGCCTTAGCGAAACGACCTCGTGCATCACGAACATACAAACGATTCAACTTTGCTCTAACCTTCTTTCCGGTGTTATTTTCAGTAGCATACACTTCACCTAACGCAAATACCATTGTTGTTGTATTAGCAACTAACTCATTCGCAGCAGCCAAAAATCTCCAGAATCATATAAATTCTTTTGAACTATCTTGGCTAAAGCTTCAATTTGTGCTGCAAGCTGCTTGACATCATTACGTGTTGACGAAACCATTTATTTCTCATTATCGAAATCATTTACAATTTAATCACAAAACTTAAGACCGCAACCCAAGAATATTTTTTTTAATTCCTCGTGCCACCTGGGTCGCTGCCTTTAATTGATGACAATATTGTGCTCACAACGTCAGCGGGGTCACTGTCCTTTTGATAGGAATACTGCATAATCTTCTGCAAATCTCCGATAAGCAATGACGCTTCTCCAGCTATTCCTGATAGGATACCTACAGATTTAGATACCTCAATGATGAATTGTCGATGTACCTCTCCTGACTTATCAGTCTTCAATGAAGTTCTAATCATATATGCTTCTTCTAACTGAGTTTCAAGTGCCGTAACCATTTCCTTCAAAAGTGTTAAATCTGCCTTTATTTCCTTAGACATTTCATCCTCCAATCTTTACTCTATCAAAATCAATCAATCTAAAATCACCCGCACCGGTCTTCATTATATTCCTGATATGAATATCATTGTGCCTTACCTTAGAATTCCTAATATTATTGTCAAATAATAAAACCTTCTCCATATCGAAGTCAAGCCCGCGCCCCATGCCGACTAGCATATCTTTTAGTACAGACTCGGAAAAATTCTTTTTAATTCCTAAATCCTCGTGGCTAATAATACTATGAAATACTTTTTTCTCATCCTCAGAAATTTTATTGAGTTTTTCCATAACATAGTAATATATAATAAAATCTTGTGTTCCAATATATGTATCACGTTGCCCACGATACAAACAACCGTGTTCATATACACGCACACATGGATCAGGTCTATGTTCTTGAATGTAAGATAATGTCTTTACAATCTGGTCATAACAATCATCTATATCTTGATCTGAATAATTATACAATATCGACAGTTTGATAACACGATTATTATCTTCCAATAATTCAAATACTTGACCATCGGCGCCATAACCAATTTCTGCACCTAGGTCATACTTCAATGGAATATTATACTTTTTCAGTAAAGAAAGAACTTGCATCCGTGTTAACCGCTATCACCTTGTCAAACTCTTCGTTTGTAAGATGATTACCACTATGATCTTGCCAGGCAAGAATAGCTAATCCAACGTTTTCAAAACCGCCATGATTTAAACTTAAATATGTTGGTGCAACAATCTCTGATACAATCCCTAAATAATAGATATGTCCTTCTATTTCTGCTACAGCACTAATACCATAATCAGTATCAGTACACAATATATATACGTCATTACCTAATACATCGTATTTAACGAAATCTGAAAACTCTTTCATTTTTATACTTAAAAGTGGTCTTAACTACTTCATTTGATAACTGCTAACCTTCTTTTAATTGTGTTTTTCCTAGCACCATGTGCAGAAAAAGCAATACCCATGTTTTTTTCATACAAACGATTTGCGTCAAAACACAATCGACAATCAACACAACCGATATGACGTGTCTGAGCTGGACATGGAATCCATTTAGTATCAGATCCTGGTAATGTATATACTTTTTCACTTAGATGTTCAGCTACAACAATAGCTGGGGCATATCCATTTTGCCTCGCATATTTCACTTCTTCGATAGAATCTACCGAAGCTAGCATAGATACATTCGACCAGACATCTTTGGTAACATGATCCCAACAATGGGTATACCCCCATACTTCATTGCCACCACGCCTCTTCCATCGGACCACTGCATTATTAATTATCTTTGCCCCAGCAATAGTCCGACAATCACCAGATACATGTAACCTTAGATCTCTTCCTGTTGGAACTTCCCCGCCACCATAAGCGTTATCAATCTCGCGCGCTTCAATACGAGCAATCTGTAACGCCGAAACATTATCTACTTCCTTATCCAATCGATTAATATGCACCCCCAACGGACCCAGTTGAGCATAGCAGCCTTCGTTGCGTAATTGACATGTAAGAGGACATGACCATTTAATCGATACATACGTTGCATCGACCTTCTTAGTTCCTCTGATCTTCTTATTATTTGAATCAACTACATACTTAACACCATTCATTAAAAACTCTCCTTCATAACTGATACCTACCGTCTAATCACGTTACATGATGGGATTGTTCATAAATTAATTATATACAATAATCATAGAAATTAACTGTAGAAATTAACTGTAGAAATTGCGGTCATTTTGTTAATTTGCTGAAGAATAAATGTACCAAATCTTATTCTCATCGTGAGCATATACAACAGAACGTCCAAATTCTCCCCAATTTAATTGAATAACTGTTCTCGCTGTTAACTTATCATACCAGACTTTCTCAACCATAGCTAGTTGTTCCATCTGATATACACGAATAATATCTCCTACTTTAACCATATTAATCACTAATCACTAGAATACCCATAGTAGATAGTCATACAACAATCGTTGTATACACGTATAATTTAACCACAATTCAGCAACGGTCAAGTGCCTATTTTTTAAATCTGGTTTCATCGGATACAGCCTACATACAGACCGGATACAGACCTCCGTGAGCCGGGGCGCAGTACACGTCAGACCGGCGTTCTTTCTCGCAATTTCAGGGCGCGATTCCATGCGTCTCTAATACTCATACCTAAAGCTCGTCCCTGCTCGTAGCATGCAGCCATGTGAAGCGTGACTACGTGCGCGGTCCCGTCGCCGCACGTAATGCACGGCTCGTGGTCTCCAAGTTCGTATTGCTCATGCTCTGTTCCGCCAGTCGGTTCGACAGGCTCGTGAGCCCCGCATTGGAGGCAATGCCAATACAATTGTGGATTCTGTTTCATTCGTTTACCTCGCTACGTTTTTCTTTCATTGACTTTCTAAAAATAAACACCAAGCCATTAACATAACTCCGTCATTAAACTCTCCAGATTTGATCTTCTTTTTGAATTCAGATATAGGGATCCAACTACTTATAAGTCCAGTGAATGATTCATATGGTTCTAATTCAGATTCTTTTTCAGAAAAATCAGAAACTAAATATACATAACACAGGTTCGTATTTTGTCCGGGAAAAGGTTTACATTTGCCTAGAAAAACTAAATTATTTGGGACTATTCCCGCTTCCTCTCGTAATTCCTTAATCGCAGTCTCATAAGGTTCTTCGCCTTTCTCAATCATTCCGGCAACAAATTCCACATTAATTCCACGAACAGGGTGTCTATATTGTTTAATGACAAGAATTTTATCATCTTTGATAACTACACATGTTACAAAATCTGGATAATCAACAAAATAATATTCTTTCCTTAGAATCTCTAACTTTCCATTATTTCTGCGCTCAAATAACAAATCTTCTGATTTCAACGTCATATACTTATTACTAAGTAAAATCTTAGTATCCAGTATCTTAGGTTTAATCTTACACATTTTACTCCATAAAAAAGAAGATGCGGAGTAACTAGTTTTAGGCGATAAAAACCCGAAGGTGAATTATCTGTGTAAACTAAGTTGTGTTCCGCTTTTGTATAGCACTATTGATTTCACTTATATTAATGTTAGTTAATTTTCATGTAATCATGTGACTAATTACATCGCTGTCTTTGCAGCGAGCTTTTTCTCTTGGTAGAGACTCCAAGCAGGAAAGGTTTTCTGGGGGTAAAACCAGTTTTCATGAGTGTTCCTTCTCATTAGCAGATTACCATTCTGCCGCGCATCATTAATATATCCTAATATTGACATGTTATTATGTATGTTTTACTCTTACTACTAGTAAACATTTGTTCTATCAACAATTATGCGTGTAGGTTTTGGCATAGCATTTAAATGTTTAACAAAGATCTTTTCTCTTCCCATTAACATCGCTTTTATCAAGCGATGCATTCCATCAGCAACATACCAGTCAGGTGTTACTATTATAGGATAATCCAAATCACACTCTACTACACGTTTTAGATTGTCTACAAAATCATCTGATAATTGAGATAGTCCGATCTCTTCTATCCAACATTCTTCGGTTTGCAAATTTCTAGATGCCTCCCACAATTCCTTAACATTCCATTCGTTATCGCCTTCACAAAAATATTGATCCGTTTCAATTCCCATTTAATTACCTATCACCTATAAATTAAGCATGAAAATCTCCGCTAGCATTTCGCCAGCCCGCCTCAAAAGAATAAAGCGTATTTGTTAATGTGTCACTACCAGCCGTAGTTATCGTATCTAATACTATACAATAAACCATAGTTCCATTTGGAATGGAAATATTAGTTGATGTTCCATATAGATCCGTTCCATATAGATCCCAAATATTATTGAAATTTAAAAACATAATCATATCTGTAATATGTTGCATCATAGTAATAATAGAATCTGAGAACCTAATTGGCATTACTGTATAAAGTTGAATCATCGTTATCTCCTATGTAAATAGGTAACAACTAGATATGGTTGCAATAATCATACATTACAATACCTGATGCAGTTCCACAATTTAGAGAACGCACACTACCAAACATTGGAATTTCTACAATTGCATCACAAAGATTTTGCATTGCTGGGGTTAATCCCGTTCCTTCTTCCCCGAAAATCAACAGTGTCTTTGGTTCCCAATGAAATTCTTGGATTGATACTGATCCAGAAACATTATCAATCCCTACAAATATGTATTCTTCCTTCAATGCCAACAGATCATCTACTGTTGGCAGAAATATAACAGGTGTATAATTATACACTCCTACAGCGGATCTCTTATCCCACTTTTTCTCACCAACATAATAGACAGCTTCAGCATTAAAAGCATTGGCGTTACGCACACCAGTACCGATATTGAAATCTCCAATCCAATGTTCAAAACATACAGCAAATGGACGTGCAGTCTTACGTAGACTTTCTCTTACATCTTCAGGAGAAACGCCCTTAAACTTGTCAATAACATTGTATTGCCAACAGCTATAATGCTCTCTACCTAATTTCTTAGCATCACGATGTGCTGCGGAATATTCAGACATATTAGGCGTCGTAGTGACCTTCTGTTTACTCATTTTCTATAAATTCTTGGACTTACAATAATAATCTTAATATTTTAATTAAAATATCCAAATGTATTCAGTCTTCATCTATTTTATCTTTCTCATCTTTATATCTATTAATATCTTCAAAAGGATCTGTTCTTGGACCAATTAAATAAAAAACAAATATATATACCACAATCAAAGATAGAAATGATAATATTATTTTTAATCCTGGGATAAGCATCATTTGTTTTCTTTTATAAAGAGATACTATTCATGTATCTTCTCTAAATTTCTATCAGGAGAATGTTGGATAGATATGCTACTTATTATAATTTCTTTGAAACACTCAAACAACATTCTCTTTTCTGAATCATTAATATTTAATGTAATTCTTTACGTTAAGTATTAACTTTTTCCAGAACTTTTTAATCTTGCTGAAAGTAGTTTCTTTTCCAAGACAGATCATATTATTATTCCAATAAATAATAGATTTAGCAAATTGCTCTGTTGTAAAGTCGGCTTTAGTACCGCCCTTCATATGAAGGAAGTTTCTTGCCATGGTATATGGTTCCATAGGTTCTTCATCATCAGAAATCATAGCTTTGATAGCGATGATTTCCCAATCTGCGTTAGTTGACCTATCATTATCTTCATCTAGTACTTCGGCACTATAGCAGACAATTTCTACTCGCTTTGCAGGTTGTTTGTTAGCCCGAGCTCTTAAACGAATATATGGGTCTTCATTAGAAATTCTTGGTTCAAAAACTGCTTCTATCTTTGTATCAGGACTAAGTTTTACAATACCAGAATAAAAGCAAAAACTTCCAATAATATCATGAACACCTGCGCCAGGAAGTTTCACAAGTATTATTCCAGGTTTATACCCAGGAATTATATTTTGTGGGTTTTTAGAGGCACTTTTTACCAAAATAGCTAAGTCATCCCATGTCCCACTGAAATGGGAAAAACCAGATTCATTAGTCTGACGTTTCACAAAATTACTACACGCTATTGTATCACTACTTGATATGGAATTATCAGCTATCATCTTTTGTCATAATATCTTGTCATGTTAGATCTAACAATCGTCTCTAGATAGTCTCCTTCAATATCACTATCTAAATTTTACTATCTGATTGCTTATTGTTTAAGTTTATTACCTCAGTACAAATAACCTTCAGGACTATTACATTATAGATAATCAGCATCATATCATGAATTGTCATTTCTCGTCCTATTAGATTTAACAATCATTTCTAGATCGTTTTCCTTAAGATCACTATCTAAATCTGACTCTCGATCATAATCTGACTCTCGATCATACTCTTTAGTAAGAATATACTTCTTATGCATACGAGCATCGTAACGATTACGAATTTGCTTCGCACCAACACGAGCAGCCCTTCTTGGATCAAATTGCTTACTCATCTTGCACCGTAAATTCTGTCCTTATCTGTCTTCGGATACCAAACTCCAAATTGAGTGTCATTAATAGTATAATAAACTTTCTTAATTCCTTTAGCTCTAATCTGCACTTGGCACATACCACATGGTCTAGCCATTCGCAAAGACTTATCTATCCTTGCAACTCTAGAGACATACAATGTTCCCCCAAAATCCATCTTTCTTAAGACTCTGCCTTCTGCATGAGCAGAAGGAATTGCCTGATAGTAACCTGTTGTTGAAGAATAAAAAGCACCGTTCTTAGAAAAAACAATGGTTCCATCATTACGAATACCAACTGCACCAACCCAAAAACCGCGCAAATCATTATCGCTATCTGGCATAGCTATTTTCGCAGCAAAAAGCAGTAGGTCCAACATTATCTGTGCTACCTATATTATCTATAATATCCATTAATTGCATGTCAGCAATCATAGAATATACATCTTCGTCAGAATATGAAACATCAGTATTTGAATACCAATCAGACATATGAATGTCGTATTTGTCATGTAGTGACCAAGATAATCCTCCACAACCAATTTGAATCAAGAATAATGGAATTATAATAACTTTCATTACTTCTCCTAATCATGATATGTACCATACTCATTGTAATGAATACAATGCCCAGCCAATACCCATTACCACAAACAACATGATAGTCTGAATCATACCATTATATAGTAGTGTGTGCCATGTATCTTCTACATTAAGGGACTTATTCTCATCAATCTCTTTCTTTGAGAAAGACTTCCATTGTGTAATAATTCCCACCAACAACGAGATTCCAATTGCTGAAACTAATGACAATTGGTTCACATTAAATTGTGGGCAAACAAACCAAGACCACAATAGCTTAATTGTAAGCCCTCTCACTATCATTACTCCAATAACAATAACTAATCCAAAAACTGCCTGAATCATTTGTGCCTCACTTTCTGTCTACTATCCTACGGAAAACACGTTTTATGATGGGTCAATTTTAATAATTACCGCCGCCCTGCGTCGACATTTTTTGCTCGTTCGTTATAATGGACATCACATTCAGTTTTGTACCAGCCATTAACTCGACGAGTCATTGCGTTTGAGTTACCGCATATTTCACAAATATTAAAACTTAATGCCTCTGCTAACCCAATAGCTCCTTCAAAAAAAGGAGTGTATTCAGAAATATAAAACCTTAACCCACCAAACTTTTCTTTAATCTGTATTACATATATGCCTTCTGCAATAGACGGCTCCATATCTGTAAGTTCATTTTCTATAAGAATAGATAACCTTTCAATTAAATTGAACCACCCCTCATTACATTCAATATATGGTAACCGTTTATATAAATTAGGACAGCGCCCCTTCATTTTTGTCAGAAATTCATCGTTATTCATTTATTTCACTCTCCATATTGTTTAACAAATTTTGTTAGCCTTTAAGTCCGTTTTCTATTATGAATCAAGTCTTTGACTACTTCTTTTACTTTATGATACCAAAAACAAACTTTCTTGAATGCAATGCCAATGAAAGGCACCATCATAATTAGCATTAAAATCTCATCAGCACATATGTGCGGCATTTTCAATAAATACCCCTTACATCCACAGAATTATCTAATCATGCTCATAGTAAATACGAATTAGAAAAATCTTTTCATTACGAATTGTTACAAGGATAAATTACGTCCAACTGAAATCCATTATTAACTAAAATTCGGCTTGCTATACATATTACTACCAAGGATTAGCGCAACTATAGCAAAGGATCTTTCCATCACCCTTTTCATCCGGTTCAGCCATTGGTACAAATGCATTGCACTTCCTACAAAACACTCCATCATCCCTAACAGTTTCAGAATTAGGCTTCTTAGGCTTTTTGTCCTTATCACATTCACAATCATCACAGTGATCACTATCACAATCACAATCACAAGAACCAGAACATGATTTTGTTCCAGAACCAGAGCATGCATAATGATGATTTACTTTGGTAGATGTTTTAGTCATGATATTATTCATAAATTGTTTCCAAACACTCTTATCAGATTTATTCTTTGTATAAGAATTATTATATTTATTGCTAATTGCCATTTCAATACCTATATATCAAGAATATATCATTTAGCAATCATCTAGCTTATAGTTCAGCCAACAAAGCAAATTAGCTGCCCTAAAATTATTAGACATTTGTCCAAGACTAGGATACCATTGAACACATTTTTCTGTACCTAACATTTTTATCGAAAGGTTACTAATATCAATTGAATTGAATTCAATATTTAGATTAATAGGGGTATTATATTTGATACTTATATCAAGCAAAGTAGATATGGCCTCACCCATTCTTGTTCTATCTTCTTGGGAAATAGACTTACTCATATCTTTGTGAATCCTTTATTATACAATACCAATGTATATTAATTACATACGACATGATACGATACGATTCTACTCACTTAGAGTAGATAATCAAACAGTACAAACATATCAAACTTAGACGTCGTCATCATCTACATCCGACATCATATAACTTGCTAGCAAATCTAGTAGCATAGACCTTGCTCGCAAGCACCCCTCATCACCTGGGTTTGCTGCATTCCTACAAGCCTTTGGTCGTATCTTGTATATACGACACTTCACACTACTCATTAGTGAGCCATCTAACATAACACATACATTGAGAACTTTATCCTTAAAGGGACCGTGCTTCATTCGATTCCACTTTGTTTTCAATGCGCCGGGCGGCATGTACTCTCCATCAAGTACGTGTACGTCTACGCCCTTAGTTAAATGTTTAACAAATTGTTGTGGCAGCCTAGCCATCTCTGCCTCTGTGAGATTACAAAAATAATCTTGATTATCTACGTAGCACCAACAACACGCTCCGCACTTTGTGCAGTCTAATTCATCAGCCTCATCGCCATCAGTTGACATACGTGTTCTACCAAACTCTAATTTATCATTGAACTTATTTCCCATTATTTGCTCCTGTCCCCTAATTCTGTATATTTATACTGGTATATATTAATATTTACATTGTAGTCATTACTAAATAATAGTCAAGCACAGTATATATTTTTATAAATTATCTGAAGTATCTCTCGACAAACTCACGGGGATATTTAATAGGGGGAGTTAGTATATAGAGGTTACTATATATGATAGTATATGATAGTATATGATAGTATATGATAGTATATGATAGTATATGATACTACACGATACTACACGATACTACATACCAAGACTAGAGATAATAAAATATATTACTGAAGCAAAACTTATTACAAAAATTATAGTACATACAGAACTTATTATTTCGAATTGAATAGAATTTTTTTTCATTATCACTGTCCTTGTCTAAGTTATACTAGCATAAAGTAAGCAACACATACATTGGGGAAAACATGATAAATTCTGATTCTGAAGAATTATTTAGTCCTCTTATTTGGGTTGAAGGAATCATTGGTGCAGGTAAGAGTACATTTTCTAGAGAAATATCTAGTAGGTTAAACCTACGATTAATTGAAGAACCTGTTGAAACAAATCCGTATTTAGAAAAGTTCTATCAGAATCCAAAGGAATATGCTTTTGGTATGCAGATGTTTTTACTACATAAAAGATATATTATGCAACGTTTAGCAGCAGACGAAGCTACAGGAGTAGGTGGTTATGATGGTGCCATTTTGGATCGTTCTCTATCTGGAGATAGAGTGTTTGCAAAGTTGCATAATGAAGCTGGAAATATAAATGATTTAGATTGGAAGACATATGAAATGGCTTATAATTATATGTGTAGAACACTATTACCGCCGACTTTATTAATCTACTTAGATGTACAACCTCAAACCGCTTATGACAGGATGAAGACCAGAAACAGAAAAGCGGAGGCGGGAGTGACCCTAGACTATCTTTGTAAATTGCGCAAAGGATATCAAGAAATTCTAACGGAGGCAGAGCAAGCCCTACTGCCATGGGCGCATGCAATGCGAATTTTAAGAATTCCGTTTGATTTTGATATTCACTCCTCTCTAGAATGGGATGCGATTGCTTTAACCGTTAAAGATAGCTGTAAAATTACATAAATAATTAATCAAAATAAACCTATAGTTAGTTAGTTAAAAACTTAAAACAAGAAACAAAAACAAACAGAAACGTGGAGGCTTGAGTGACCATAGACCATATTTATAAATTCCGTAAAGGATATTAAGAAATTTTAACAGAGTAACGGTAAGCCCTATTCCATTGGCTCATGTAATTCGAATTTTAAGAATTCTTCCTCAGAATTTTATGGAATTGCTTTAACAGTTAAAGGTAGTTGTAAAATTACAACATAATTCCAAATTGATATCGTAATAGTAAACTATTATTCAGAAACAACGATATCAAGTATTTTAAACTATCCTTACGTTTTTTATATCCATCATTTCATCAATACCTTCTTGATGACAATATTGAGAGTTGCACGCTTTTTTAACCACTTCAATCAATGGTTTTTTAATATACATATCTGAAAGACCATACACAGTTTCAATTACACACGCATCTGTGTTTACACCGCAAACACGATAATGTGTTCTAGGAATCCTCTTCTTTTTAAGAAATTTATCAATAACTTGAGATCCATCGTCACCGTATTTCACTATAGTAAAAGCTTTATCATATCTTGCTTTCTTAACCACATCTGTTAATAGATTTACTGTAGCTCCAGAATTGTTATATTCAACGAATATAACAACAGCATTTAGCTTAATGGCTTTTTTGATTTCTTTGACACAATAGGACTGGGTATAATCAGAATGTGCTGCGTCAAATTTGGTTTGCATATCAATGATCAAAAGAACATAACTCATCGAAACAAACCTCTACTTAAAGCAGATATGGCTTAATTTCTTTTAATATTTATGTTTGTTGTGCGATTAATTTTCGATAATTACGAATAGCTTACCATAGCAAAATCACGAATCTAAAATGTTTTTCAAAACCAGTAAGTTCTACTGAAAGAATTCCCAATCATCAAAATAGTTATTAACTATTTATACCCAAGTACAGATTCAAGAAATGTTTCTAGCGCAGAATCATATGTTATCTTAGATTTTTCTAAGGTATCTATATACTTACACAGTAAACTAATAATTTCTTTTTCATCAATAGCGTGTTTACGCGCATATTCTTCAATCAATTGTTGAGAACTCTTTTTCATATTGAACCCCCCTGTAGTACAGTAATTTTATTTGAAATTGAATAAAGGTACTAAAAACAAACTTATTGGTAGTCTCACTCGGACTCGAACCGAGACGTCTATAAGGACACTTGCTCTTGAGGCAAGCGTGGCTGCCATTACACCATGAGACCATAAAACTATGAAATAATATAATAATATTGATATAGCAAAGTATATCATACTAGTCAATCATGAAATTATATCACGAGTTTTGACAAATGGTAGCACCTAAGGGACTCGAACCCTTACGCCCGTAAGGACACACAGTCTTAAGCAGTGCGCGTATGCCAATTTCGCCAAGGTGCCATAATCATAATACCTATTATATCATCAATATAATGGCTTTTTATTTAGTTATTAATCTTCAGAAGAAGCATCTGATTCATCAGATACTTCATGTTCTTCAAAATTAGGTTCTTCTTCATAAGAATAATCACAAGAAGAATCAAGTGGTTCAAGCTCCCCGTCATCATTCTCAGTCAGATGAGTATATATTACTATCTGACCATCAGAATCAGTTTCAATTTGAAATCCATACGGGAAAATTTCCTCTAGCTCTTGTTCCAATTCATCAAGTGTCATATTTGACATATTCACGATCTCCATGTCATATAACTACTATATGATCAGTAATAGTACAATAAACGCAGGGGGCATTCATAGCCCCCTGCGTTTATTATTGCTCATCAACTCTCACATAAGTGAGCCCGTCTTGAACTTACGTTCGTGGTTGATCGCAGCTATCGATTTTACACTACTCGTTTGTAGTCTTGCGGCTAACACCGCCACCCTTGCCCTTTGTAACAACAAGGGTACCACCTTCTCCAGCCATACCACGAATATGAGCATGGATTCGGTTTGAGATCGTCTTGTGTTGCTGCGGAGTTGCACCAAACTCCGTCACTGCAAGAGAGACAAGGGCTGGCATCGGAAGAGTTTGACTAGGAAATCTGTCAAACACCGCATTGACTGCATCAGTGAGACGTTGCGGGTCTACCTCATTCTCGGCAACCCAAGCCGAAAGGGCTTCTGCATACTTTGCCGCAGAAGCAACAACATCAACTGCACCACTCGAATCGCGAACCGTGAACTTATCCATTTTTCATTCTCCTTACAAGAAACAATTCTAACCTTAACCTCGGACCATCCGAGAGTTAATTCTTATTCAGAATCCTTTTCAGGATTCACTACAACTGTGCCATCAACAGTTGCAGCATTAGTTTCAGGAAGCTTCTCAATTCCACCATGAGCGCCACGAGAAACCTTTACACCAGGATAACTGTCAAAAAGAAACTTAAGCGTTGGATACAACTGCGGACCAGTCATGCCAATCTCTTCAGCCAAATCCTTAGCCAATCCTGTGGCTGTTACCTTCTCACCAACTTTCAAAGCATCGATACGAGCCGAAGCTTTTTCAAAGATGGCTCGAATCTTACTAAGAGAAATATCAATATGACTATCAATATGACTATTGTTCATTTGTTTTTTTCCTTTCTCTTTATCTCGGTTTTTATTGCGACATCTTATCGCGTCGCCTCACTATGACGCATGCCCCGTTTCATGATGGGATAGCCCATCGTTACACCCTAACTGTAATCAGACATTACGCTGCAACCACAATTTAGCAGATTTTCTTGCACGAGATGGAATATCTCTTGACTTAGAATTAAGAATATCTTTCATTACAAGAGAATTAATTTCCCAACTATTTTCATCTCCCATGAGACCTTTGATCCTAAAAGGAATCTCAAGCAAACGACCCAATGCAATATGACGAGCAAGACTACGCTTGAACTCATCAACTGGATTCAATACAGAAAATTGATACCTAATAGTCTTACGATCTTTACTCAAAGAGATCACAAGACAACCAATCGGAACATAATTCATATCCCTTAGATACATAACCCTACGATTTGACTTCATCTCTTTCTCCTTTAATTGAAAATTAATTATTAAAACTACACTGATTTGCAGTATATTCTTCTAATCAAATTAATACAAACATGTCACCTTCATTTTATTTTTTAGAGATTAGATTTAACCAATGTTTACGTATGTGTCAAGAATTTAATTCTGTTGGTCATTCAAACCACTTAATTGGTGAAGCACCGTTTTTCTCTAAAAATTCATTAGCTAATATAAAGTGATTGCATCCCAAAAACCCATTATATGCAGATAATGGGGATGGATGTGCAGCTTCTAATACAAGATGTTTCGGGTTAGTAAGCAACTTCTTTTTTGATTTTGCAAAATTACCCCACAACATAAATACAATAGGTCTATCTTGTTCGTTAACCAAATTAATTGCATTATCAGTAAACGTTTCCCAACCAAATCCTTTATGAGATCCTGCTTGCCCCTTTCTAACAGTTAAAACTGTATTAAGCAGAAGAACACCTTGAATAGCCCATGGAATTAAACAACCATTAGGAAATTTATAATTTGGAATATTATAGTTTGCCTTAATTTCAGTATAAATATTATTAAGACTAGGAGGAATTGATACTCCTGGCGCAACCGAAAATGCTAATCCATGAGCTTGGTTTTCTCCATGATATGGGTCCATACCAACTATAACTACTTTGGTATCATATAAAGGACATACTTTTAATTTCTGAGCTTAACACGTTTAAAAGAATTATATTTACTTAATTTATCTTATGGATTTTCTTTAAGAGATCATTTGTAAAATTAATCATGATATGGGTCGTAAACATAATCGGCTCTTGGATCGACATAATCATTATAGTCATCTGGATCGTAATCATCATTGGATGATACACGATCAATAATACTTTCCAAGATATATTTCCGTTCTGATTTTGTCAAGAACGGCTCCCAATCTTTTCCATTTTCATCAATTACAGATTCAATTTCTACGTTTGACTCATCTGGCTCACAATCTTCTGGAAAAGAACGATATCTGCCAGGATGGTAATATGCATTACCATCTACATTAACATAAAATGTTACAGGCTCAAATTCAAAAATATTATTACCATAAGACTTAAGATCATCTTTAGTCAAAAGTTCGCCAGTTCTCTTATTCTTGAAACGCTCAATTTCATATTCGAAAATTGTACTTCCAGAATAACCGCCACGATTAGACATGATTTTTATCCCCTTAATATTGAAAAATATTTTGAGATTTTATTTTAATATATTCGTGAATTAGTTGAGCTTAATTACCCGATCAATCTTGAAAGAAAATCTTTCTCTTTGAGAGAGAATATCTGTGCTAGCCCTTAGCCAAAAGTGCTCTCCATCATCGCAAATTTCATCAACAACACCAATAATGCATCGTCCTTCATGAAGTTGAAGACCAATAATTTCATTAACCTTAATATTAACTTTTTTAATAACAGGAAATAGTAAGTATGAATTAGAATCTTTTAAAATATTATTAACGACCATAGTGTACCTCTATATGTTGTTTAATTTAACATTTTATAATTCTCTCCAATCACTTTGCCTAGATGGATGGATTTTCCGCGCTCAATTCCCAAATTATATGCTCTAATATTAATCTTGCTGTGCGTAGCAGGAGTAACTGTACGCAATTTATACTGCATACGTGCCACTGATTCTGCCTTTGTTACTCTATTATCTAAACATTGCAAAGCAGTGGAAGTATGTTCGTTTTGACTTGCCGAAAATCTTTGTTCCTCATTCAATTTGTCGAGCTGGTTTTTAATGCCAAAAACTGCTCCTTGACAATATGAATTTGCATAAACACTACCCTTCCCCGCGCAATGAGAACGTGACAATCTATCGATTTCTGTAACCAACCAAGCAAACATATATTTTACAATTGCGATATCAGTTTCGGTTCCTACCAATCGATAACGAGATATCTTTCTGCCAAGATTACTATAAGTTACATCATTGAAAATGAAACAACCATAATGATTTGCAAGACTTGCGGCTAGATCTCTCTTCCAAGGAATAATTCTACCAGACTCGTATAGAGTATCAGGATCACATTTTACAGGAAAATCTGTTAGATTGTTAGATAACTGAAGCTCAGCCTCTGAAATTCTATATTTTGCAATTAGTTTATCTGCCGCTAAAGCAGCAGCAGTAGCCTCATTAATATTGGAAGACCTAGACAATGCTCGAAGCTGATTAATCTTCTCGATAATAGTACTCATATTTTACTTGCCTTATACAAAATAACAGTTCTCTGAATTTTATGTTAATACTTTACAACGAGTAATTTCAGTCTGCTTAGTTCCCTTATACTCTGTATGTTTCTTGACTGTCCCTTGAATACTATACACCTTTCCTTCCTGTATTGTTTGAGAATGGATAGATTTTGTCGTAGTCCAAGTTACGATATTACCTTTATCATCTATAAAGATGAATTTATTTGTAATTCCGTATTGACTATCAAAGCTAAATCGTTTCTGTAACGTTAACGTGAAATTTTCTCTTTTTCCTACTTCGCCAATATGAACAGATGCAGGCGTCTTAACTTCATGCGCCCTATGATAGGCTGGAATTATGCTAGCAGCAAAACCAAAGCAACGATACCCTACCATTCCAGACCTTGCAATAGCTCTAATATTGTGTAGGTAATCAGAGATATCACATTCAGAATCAGAAATGTTTTCAGCCCATTCAGCAGCTTTCTTCGCTACGTCCTTATCATAATCATTTACTATACTGAAATCAGTATTTTTGAACCCTTTTGGGGGCAACAGATTTCTTTCCACCCAAACAGCGGTAGAAATACCGCCATTAGTATATGCTTTCGATTTTGAAAGCCAACCATGATCCCTGATACAAGCAGATGTTACAGATAAAAATCTCTCAATATGATAAAGATTATCTTCAGATGATCCATTACAGCTACCACAACCTTCCATAAAGGTTAGCAGTTCAGCAATAATATTTGCCTTACTTATAATATTGTCTGGAGAATTTCCTCCAAGAAAGTCTTTTATACATGTTGAACCAACCTGGATGACCTCACCAGTTGTATCATTACGAACTAGATACGTATCCTTTCGATACCTTTTTATCATACAATGGTGACAATCAGGACCGGCATTTCTATATTGCTTTGGAATATGGAATTTATCTGAAATTGAACGAATGATATTCTCTCCGGTTGGTAGATGTTGCAGCGTGGCAATGAATCGCCAACCTTCGAATGAAACATCCATCGGACCGGAAATATCAATAGGGATAACCAACAAATCTTGTTTAAGATAGGTTGGTTCTTCATTATCTTTATATAGAACTTCTCTTGTTTCTACATATGCTTTACCCCAAGCAAAGGAGATTTCCTCAATCCCCAATTTTCTGGCGCGCTTATTTAGTTTTTCTATTTGAGATTCAACATTTGACTTATTTGATGCAATAACTACGAATGAACGAGTTTCCATTTGAACCTCGCTTAATTATTAACATTTAATCTCGTTACTCACAATAATTAGGCGGCTACGTTTCATGATGGGTAGCGCCTGTGGCACGGTTCTTGCATCAACCTTTGGTAGAATAAACCGTTTCAGTTATTGCTTTTTTAGATACTCCTTATACAAGGCAACAGTACGCTTATTAATTGCACTACGAGCTTCTTTACTATCTATAATTTCCGCTTTACCTTCACGAAAAATATCTTCATGCATTGCAGCAAGAATCTTTGACATCATAGACATATTATGTCCAGGAATTTTATCCAAGACATGCTGAAGTCTCATTGCAGTTACCCATTCATTTGCAATAGCATATCCCACAGATAAAACCTTAGGTTCCGTACCTATAACTCTAGGAGAAGTTGATGCAAGATATACTTCTCAAAAATGTTCTAATTGTGGAATTATTGAAAAGTCCAATAGAAATAAGTCGAGATATATTTGTAGCAAATGTGGTTACATAGAACATGCAGATATTAATGCTGCTAAAAATATTAAGACAAATTATTTTATATAGTTAGCTGAAAAGAATAACGAGCAGGCTGTTGTCAATCAGCCAAATGCAGCCAAAACTAATGTTTTGAGCAGCAAGTCCACGACTTTAGTTGTGGGTTATTGACTTTGGTATGCGACCATGATCCAATAGAATCTGTTTCATAATGTCAATACAAAGACTAAACAATCGTTCACCTTCACGAGAAGTAGGAATACCATTGTCTGCCATTTCAAGGTAATCGATCAAGTAATTGAAGGCATCTTTCTGAAATGAATTCAGATTTCCTACAGACACTTCTTCTACTTCTTCAAGAAGCTTATCTACTTCTTCCTGTGAAATTCTAGTCATTTTGAATCCTATCTAGATTTTTGCACAAACAATGATAAGTATTACCGTCATCAAACTTAACCATAATCAATCGATATTGTCCTTCTCGCGAATACCCTTCTGAAACAATTGTTCCAGATTTACCGATCAATTGTCCATTTGATCCCCTTGCATATAAAACGCGAGTACCAATTTTAGCATCTTCTAAATTCATTTGATATTATATAAATATATGCAATCTTACAACGGACATTACCATCTTACTAACCAAACATACAAAACAATTATACTTTCTACAGATATTTGTTTATATTCCCAAAATAACCATCCAACATTTTTCTAAATGCTAACTTACTATCAAACGATTTAATTAAAACCGATTTTATTAGTTTAAAGTTATTACGGTATGTTTCAAACGCAACCTGCATATCTTCTAAATTCAAAGGAGGAACTTCGTTTTCGATCTCTAGTGATTGATGATCTGGAATAGGAATACCGAAATCAGGACCATCATAAGGATTCTTTACCATCTCTGCAACCCCACCGCTATTTGCGAAAATAACTGGTAATCCACAACTAATTGCTTGTGGTACAGTCTTTGTTGCTGCATCTCTATAAGATAGATCAATGAATCCATCAGATGAATTTAGAATGTAAGCAATATCCTCGGGATTAGAGAGATATCCAAGACTAATCATATTGCTAGGGAGCTTTTGTTCTAATGTTCCAATTAGTGTAAACAAAATATTTGAATTAGCCTCGGCGAACTTAATGAAATCGCTAAGTCTCTTTTCCTTTCGATTCCAATTAGTTGCACACGCCGTCATAGAAAATTCATGTTCCTCTGGAAGAACATCACATGGCATGAAGATACTAGGATCAACCCAATTTCTGACAACACAGTGATTCTTAAGTGGCAATCCACCATGATAGAAGTATTGTTGACGGCTATACTCAGTAATGAATATTACCAAATCAGCTTGCGTTGCAGCCTTGTTCAATACTTCATTACGATATTGCATATCTTTCTGCCAAAAAGGAGCACACATCCTTTTTATAAGAGGCTTACCCAAGTTCAGAACAGATTCAGGAAATACATCATTTGTTATGATAACATCAGCATCTTCTGCTGAATCAACAAACCTGAAATAATAATCACCAGCTCTTTCATGAAGATAACGCATAATATCATTCATTACAGGACCACCACCACCGCGATGGATTGGACGCTCTGTTGAATTAGAGCAATCATACATCCTGCATGGATTGTCCCAAAATATTTTATCTTTTATGGATGATAACATCATTTTTTGTATTTATTCTCTAAAAATAAAATTATATATCCTGCTCCGCGACATAACATAGTAGTAACTACGACTCTAACAGCATATTTTAATTCTTCAACTAAAGTCATCGTCCCCTTTATATAAATTAGTAGTATAAATCTTATTTATGACATTATGCTAATAAATACACCAACATTGAGCTGGTGGTAATTGACATTATAAGATAATATTTCTATATAAACGTTATTTACTAAAATGGAAATAATCTGGATGATATTCCATAAACTTTTTACAATAAAATTGACATACATCCAGACATTGTTCACGACATATATTATCTGTATATACGTCATGATTAAGAGCCCATTCTTTTCGTTCATACCTCATATTTGGTCCAACCTTACCGATTGGATTTCCTTTTTGACGCATATAAATTACACACGGAAAATGATAATCTCCAGCAATCACTGAATCATCTAATACCAATCCGCATCTATTTAACGATGGATCTTTAATCCCTCGAATTGGTATTCCTTGTATAAAATTATTAACCCTAAATTTAAGTATGGGATGTCTATTTAGCAACGCGCTATCAATTTTATTAAGTCCCAAAAGAGGTTGATTCCATTGGGCGGCAGAGATTATTCTAATATCCGAAACACCCAATGAATCTGCAAAATAAATTGTATCAATCATTGATTGAATATTGTCTGGTGTTAGTACGATACCTACTGTTACATAAGTGATTTTTGACAGAATTTCAATATTTGAAATAACCTTTTTCCATGAGCCCTTGATGCCCCCTGACATTTTATCACCAATATCAGAACAGCATGCATCTAATGATATTGAAAAATCATTAGCTCCAAGAGCAACTAATTCTCTATATAATTCTGTAGATTGTGAACCGTTAGTAGATATAGCAATTCTCTTAATTCCTTTAGAATTAGCATAAGCTACAGCTTCACGAATATTAGGATGAACTGTTGGTTCTCCTCCAGAGAACCTAATATTTTCTAATGGCTGACCTTCGCACCAATAATCGATATTTCTATAGATTTCTTGAATTGAAAGCTGCTTGATTTTACGTGAACCATAAATATCCTTTTCAAGTCCAACACAATATGGACATCGGAAATTACAATATTCCGTAATAATCATTTCACCGCGTTTCATCTGTGAAAACTCAGATGTGTTTCGAACGCGCTCATTAGATAATGTATAGAACCCAATATCCTTAAGATCTTCCATATTTATACTCAATAGGGGCTTACAAATTAATCTTTTTAGATTGTAAACCAGGAATAATTACAGGAGTAGGATTACCACTAGTAGGTCCTGGTTCGCTAGAACGGAATAGACCTTCTGGTAGTCTTATGGCTAGAATTTCTGCTTCTAGATCTTCTACTCTTCTAATTAATGCCTTTAAACAATCAAAAACATTTTCATGAAAACGAATTATTTCTACCTCTAAATGCAACATATATAATCTTGCCCATTGTCACCATACTTACAAATATCGTCACATTTCATGATGGGTAGGCTTACAGCCAGGGTGTAACTATTAAATAATATATATTATAAAAATCAACACATCAGACTACTTGCATTATTCTATTAACAGTCATGTTAATATAGTAGAAAAGTAATAGGTATTATTTATGATCTTCTGCCAAGAAGACTATTAGTATATTACTGATGATAATTGGCGGCACCTTTAGCAGACTTTTATTATGTTTTTTTGTTTCCTACCCTGTGAATAAACCAGTATGTCTAAAGGCTTCAAATAGTAGCCAACCTTCTGCACCATCAGCGCGAAGTTTACCCCATATCTTCAATCTATTAGTATATTTGGGCTCATTTTGTAAAAGATAAATCCATTCAACTAAATATTCAATAGTCTTTAGTTGTTCTTCTGAAAATTTACGATTCATAATGATAAATTGCTTTTTATTATCTATAATAATTTTAACTATAGCTTGTTTTATTAATTATTGAAAGTTGATTGTAAATAAACATTAAAGTAGTTAATTATTGTTATATGTGATACCTTATTTTTATTACTACTCTCATATGGTCGGAGAGAAGGGAGTTGAACCCTTCAACGGAGCTTTATAAGAACTCCTGCCTCAACCGGAAGCACTCTCCGATTAATGATAATGTTTGATGCAAACAACGTTTTTATATATTTAATTTTTATCACTTTGTATATAATAATGTAGTAGTAATTATTATTACTCTCATATGGTCGGAGAGAAGGGAGTTGAACCCTTCAACGGAGCTTTATAAGAACTCCTGCCTCAACCGGAAGCACTCTCCGATTAATGATAATGTTTGATGCAAACTAAACAGAACAATTAACACATATGAATTACTTCAATGTGAAGATAGTCACACAATAGCGCTAAACAAAAATAGTATATCCTAGTGAATATAGACATCTTATTAGCTTCCATAGCTATATATCATTCCTTGGTTATTTATTAAGATTATATGTTTCAGAAACAAGTTTTACTTGCCAACGACCATTAAGTTTTGGTTCAATCCTTTCAATCAAAGGCTTCATGACAAATCCTTCACGAATCGTTTTGTTATCAACAAGAGATAGCCCTTCTGCATAAGGATACATTTCCTCTTTATTAGTCCATGGTCCTTTATAGATTTCAGGAGCATATTCAAGTCCCAAATCTTTAACTATTGACAAGCTATCTTCATAGTTAAGATAACTCATTTTAGACAGGTCAAATATATCAAAGAAAAATAGCCTAGTATGTAATGAGCCATTGACTATTTTAGCGCCATATCTAAAGTTTTTAATTTGCCCAGCACATTCTGCAAAAAATACCATCATTGGGTACTTCGCAAGTTTATTTTTCAAATCATATCTATTAGCAGCATTCCACCACATATCATTATCATCTTCCTTCTTATAGTAGTTTCTTGATTTAACTACTAAATTAGTGCCATCATGGCAGAATGCGCTATTACTTCCATTAATTTTTTCAAGTAAAACTATCTGTTCATTCGGAAGAAAACACTTAAGATACTTTCGAACACTCTCTATATCATAGAAAGGAATGCTCCATCCCTTTGGGGGGGATGCTTGATTAGTTCCACGCATCTTAACTTTTACACCATTGAATTTAACCTCATCATCAACTTCTTCAACCCACTTTTTTAGTCCGAGAAGTTCAACAATAGAATCCCCTTCTTTCAGTGAGTCGCGATAACGATCGATTGGATGCAGCATTCCTTGCGAATAAATTCCTCGAATTTTCTTCGCCTTAATGATACGATATTTTTCAGGAACAGAACCAACGGGAAACTTAGCCCCGATTTGGCGCTGCTTAATTTCGCCATTTTCATCTTCATACTTCTCATATTCCATTGGACAAAGGAAATGAAAGTCTTCCGTATCCGGAACAATCGTATCTATTCCAAGATATCCGATCAAATCACCTACCTTCAAATCTACAAGATTTGTTACCACCGGATAGTCACCTAATACGGTAACTATAATTAGGCGATCCGCCATAGGATGCTTCTCTACTTTTTCTATTCTAACTACTTCTGCCTTCCAATCTGACATATTACCCTCGTTTTTTATTCTTTGCTATTTACATAGCCATATTTATATTTCTTTATATTTCGTGGTAAATAGTCTTTTAGTAAAGATCAAAAATCATTCGTAATTTAGTTAAAACAATTAATAATTGTATTATATGATAATATTAAGAAAATACAATTAATTTAATTAATCGTTTTGCAAGAGATTTAAATTGTAAAAGAGTTAAATTCTCTGCAAAAAGAGAATTTTCACGATAAATACTATACCTTCTATCAGAGTAAGTTACATAACAATTAGAACGTTCAAGCATATAACAGAGATAATCGACACTATTTTCTAATTCTGGAAAATTTTTTAATACATCCCAATTCTCACCAACTTCTATACAAATGGTAGAAGGTACATAACGCATATTACTCCACCCTCTTTTAGAGTAAGCAGATGGATGATATATTTTTCTGCCTCCCCTAGTTTCATAGTGAAAAGACCTGCCACGTAAAACAGGAGGAGAGTCACCGGGAATCAGCTTTATTGGATAATATTTAACATTACAATATTTTCTAATTTTAGTTCCAACAGAAAATAAATGAAACATCTTATATCCTATATTTTAATTTAAAATAAATAAACTCTGTCATCCATTATTTATTAAACCTATTAATAATATTATTCTGGAATATTTTGGAAAAACGTGAACAAATCAGTATCATTAAATGATACTCTATTTGGATCTGTACTACATATAGCATATTCTTGATTTACAGCATCAATATACATGCTAAATTTTCCTTCTGATCCCATATAAAACTTATTCCAAGCATCGTCAGTAAAGAATCTCTTGAGGTTTAATTGACTAATGGCAAGATTATCAAATGATAGTGTCAAGTTCTTTTTCTTAAAAAAAGATGGAATATATCGGAACCAAATAAGCTTATTATGCTCAATAGCTTCTTTGTTATGAACATAATGAACACTGCCTTTACCATATGTCTTATATCCAAGAATAAGCACCTTGCAGTGTTCGCCACCATTAGCATTGACAAATTTAATAAGATCATTAATTTCATCAATGCTATTGATGCCCATTATAAGATGAAATACTATATTAGAAGTCATTGAAATAAATGGTGCGATATCTGTTTGATATTTTGTGCCATTATATGACACCCCAATACCATAAATCAATTTATCTTCAAGAAGAGTCTGGATCTCTTTTGCATATGACTTGAAGTGTTTTTGATTTACAGTAATGTTCGCAATCAAACCACGATTCTTCAATTCCCGCAAAAAAGTGAAAAGATCAGGATGAGAAAGCGGGTTTCCTCCACCAATAGAAATTTCTACTCCAGCAGGCAAACCACTGATAACCTCCAACAAACTGGTTAGATCAGCATGCTCACTAGATATATTAGATTTCTCATGACACCAACTACACCCACCGTTGCAATAATTTGTAATCTTTACATCAATTGACTCAGGATGAACCGGAACTGGCTTGTCATTAAATTCTCGAACTTTAGTTCCGTCATCATAGATAGAAACATAAGTATTACCGTTAGTATAACTATTAAGAAGATTCATCCGCTTTATTCTGTAAAAATATTAAATGTTAGATTCTATCATTAGAATGAACAACTCAGACTTATTCTGAATATTTTTAAAGTTCGACAATGCGGAAATTAATTTCTTTTATAGCGATAATCTTATGACCAAGGTATTTACTATGGGGCTTATCTTGATTAATTTCTTCGTATACATCTTCTAGCTTAAAAAGCAGTATAACACCTTGTTCCATGCGTGTCAATGAACCGAATTTATTTCCTTTGTAATCAGTACAATTTGTGCACAAATCATAATTTTGTTTGGTTAAATTATGTCTTTCAATGATTCGACAGATTGAATTTTTAATATCATCTTTGTTAGGAAATTTCTCAAATAGCTCAACCAAATTAGTACCATCAATTTCTAGACGATACTTATAATGAAACTCCCGACCAACGTCATAAAAATTAGGAGGCGGATAACTATTGTCATTTCCGGTAAAAATGTATGAGTCGGGATTGAAAATACAACTCTTTAAAGTCTCATAGCTTGTAAAAGCTTTTCTACTATTACCAATAGACTGATGATCAATATAACCTTCAATTTCAAAGATTACATCATTACATCCAGTATGATCCATAATAACATCGCGAAGCATACGAAGTTTATCTGGGTCATTCTGACCATCAACAGCACAATAGTTGGCTTTAGTAAGCGAATCATTGATTCGTTCCCAAGCACCACCAAATTCCCCTCCAGTCAAAATGATATTACCATTATCATCGGGTATAATAGTATCCAAAATTCCACTGCCATCCGCAATGGAAATTGAATGGCTACTAGATGAGTTGGTCTCAAAAATACCACGCCTAATATTTTTCATGATTATTTATATAACACTATAATTAAATTATAATTATTTAACCTAAAATCAGCAGAAATCCTCTACCTTTAGGTGGAGGATGAATGCTGCTAAAAATTTTAAAATCTTTATCAATAGTTCGTTATATATTACAGTAGGCAAGAAATGTATAGAACAGATAAAACTAACAACGCTGTTTTTTCTCTATGTTATCATTTTATTTCTGTGGTAAAATATCGCCAAAAAGTATTCATAAATGATGAGATTGTAAGTGATTTGAAATCTATTGTTTGCCATATTGCATCTGATTTTGATGTTGAAATTATTGAACAATCTTGTGGAGACGATCATTTACATATTCTTTTTAGAGCAAAACCAACTTTAGATATGACAAAATTTATCAATATTCTAAAAGGAAGATCATCCCGTATGATTAGAGAAAAACACAAAAATTTTCTAAAGAATAAATTATGGGGTGATAATTTTTGGAGCCCATCTTATTTTTTAGCAACAACAGGTAATGTAACCCTGGATATACTTAAAAAGTATGTTGAAAATCAAAGAACATTACAAGAAGACTAATATGTTAACTTTTCAATATAGAATATATCCAGATAAAGCTCAACAGCAAAAATTATGGTTGCATGCAAATAAATTAAATTGGCTGTATAATTATTTTCTAAATCAGCGCATTGAGAATTATAAGAATGGTATTTCTATAGGACAAAAAGAACAACAATATGAATTGGTTAGCCTGAAAAAAAGTGACCCAATACTTGCTGAAATACATTCTCAAGTATTACAACAAGTACCATTACGATTGCACCGTACTTATGAAAACTTTTTTAGAAGAGTTAAACAAAAAGGCGAGGCTCCTGGTTTTCCTAAATTTAGGAGTTGTCAAAACTTTTTTGGTATTTGCTATCCTCAATCTGGGTATTCCTTACAAAAGAATGTTTTTGTAACCAAAGTATATGGTAAAATTGCTTTTGTTAAGCATAGATAGCTTAAAGGCACTATTAAACAAGTTTATATATCTACTAAAAATAATAAATGGTTTTTGAATATAACCACTGATTATATTCAGGAGGAAATTAAACCACATGGAGAAATTGGCATTGATATTGGATTGAAAGATTTGGTAGTCGATTCAAATGGACAACACATTAAAAATTGTGGTCATGTTAGGTATTTTGACAAAAAAATAGAAGATCTTCAAAGCAGAATAGATAATAAAAAGAAAGGATCACGAAGGTACCGTAGATTAAGACGAGCGAAGCAAAGGTTGTATGATGCGAAAGTTAGAAAAATCAATGACTTTCAGCATAAGGTTTCTAAAAACCTATCTCGTAAATATGATACAATTTTTGCAGAAAACTTGTCAGTAAAATATATGTCAGAAGAAAATTATACGAGATTGAATAAGGCAATAAGAAATGCCAAATTAGTGCAATTCATAGGTTTCCTTGGTTATAAGGTTAATAAGTTGGTTTTAGTAAACCCCGCTTATACAAGTAAAATGTGCAATAATTGTGGTAAAATACATAATCTGAAATTATCAGATAGAACAATAAGTTGTACATGTGGAAATAGTTATGACCGAGATGAAAATGCTGCTAAAAATATTCTTTGCTTGGGACAAGCCATCGTTTCTAAACGATGTACACAGTCGGCAACGATTGTGGAAGCTTCTGGCTTTAGCCAGAAGTAGTTCACAGATTTAATTTCTCGTTTTAGGATCTGAATCACAATGTTGTATATAAGCATATCCAGCCATTGTTATACGATAAGAAGGATGTTCGCCACATTCAACAATCTCAATCATCCCTTTTTCTAAAAGACCCTGTATTGCATCTTCATATGACTGGTCATCTAAGAAATAAAAATCATCTCTTATCACATTCGGATCATTTCTTTTCATACCTAATCTCCTCTATTTGGGCAGGTACAGGAGTTACCTTATGATCCGGTTTTGTTGGCTCTTCGTTTAGATCCAATAATGCCCAGTCATTAGCTATTATAGTTCCTGCCTTTATTATTAAATAAAACTCTTCATTAGATAATTCCGACATTAAAGATCGTATATCTAGAAGATCCATCTCTTTTGAGATGGCAATAGCAGCTTTGTGTATGTAGTATTCGAAGTCAATAATAGTGCCCCCCATTAGGTTAAGCTACTATTTCTTACACTCTGATACTACAATATTGGTTGTATTTATTCAGAAATAGCCGTAGCTGCTATTGCCGGTTCAATACTATAATTACCTCCCTTTGGGAGAAACCAAGCAATTTGTACTCTTGCTTGCACTTTGCTTGGAGCTAAGCCCCAGACAAAGCCTTTCTCATCAACGATGAGGAAAATGATAATGTTCTTCATCTTCTTCATAGTTACTTCTCACAAGTTTATGATGGATAGGCGTGGTAGATGATATTGGGATTTCTTCAGCATAATCGTAAATCAATATATTACCACGCCTGTCAATCCCTACTTGTGGACCATCATTCAAATGATGCGCCCAATCCGGGATTAATTTATATTGAACAGGGTTAAGATCATCAAGAACAGAAACAGCCCTCATCATCAAAATATTATCTTGAACCAAACGACAAGGCGCATAATTACTATTCCTGTTATGTCTGTATAAGAAACGCTCTCGCTTGTTTGCCAATAAACCAGATTCGGTATAAGCAATCTTTAGAACTACATTTCCTCTCCCCCAAACACGACGTTCCTTTCCAGAGGAAACATATACCCAGCCCTTAGAAGAAATAATACTTTCAATCTGAAGGGCTTGCATATACCATTTGTCGTAAAAAATATTTGTTAACATAATTAAATTATGGACAACTATCCTGCCTAACATAAGATGTTGGGGTACCTTTAAACAGGTTTGCAAGATAGTTGTCACAATCAGATTCATTGAGGCAATTGCAAACTGCATCATTAGCTGTTAATGTAAAATAATAGCAACAGCTATATGTTACTGCGCAATTAGGATTGTGATATGTGTTAGTACATGTAGTCATAGAGACGCACATACAGTCTGCATCCGGATATGTCCGATCTGCACAACACCATATAGTTGGACAACTGTTGTTTTTACAATCACTTGCACAAGTCTGTGTTGTAACCCACTCCCCATTTGAATTGCATGTTTGCACAAACTTGCCATTGCACTGTTGTGTACCTGGTGAACATTCACCAGCACACATTCCATTTATACAAAGATAAGCACACGTTGGATTTGACTGTAAAATTCCATCCTTATCACAAAACATTGGAGTTTTATCGTTACAGAACAGATCACCAGGGTTGCACCTGGCATCGTTTGTAACGATTGGCTCCTCATTTACATCAGGAACAGTATTCACATCAGGAACAGTAACTGTATCCTCAACCTTAGTATCTAGTTGATCTGGACCATCTGTCATAGTAATTGTTTCATCACTAGCATCATTAGGAATATTCACGTCTGGTGAAGACGTTACTTCACCATAAAAAAACTCCCCACCACCACATGACGCCAAACATACAGATAAACAGATCAATGATAGATTCTTCATTTTACTCTCTAGTATGCTTACATATGCTAGGATACATAAGCCTAAATTGCCTTAGCTCTTCTTTTTTCTGTTCAAAAGCCAACTTGAATTCAATTAACTGGTCTTCTAGACCAGAGAGTTTAGATTGAAGTGCCAGAATTTTATATCTGACATCTTCTAATCGTTCTTCGTTAATGGAAAGCTCTTCCTCAAGTTTCTCTTCAGTAGTGTATATAGGCATTTAGTTACTCTTTATTAGTTAATAATACTAAGATGCCATCTTATTAAGAGAATGCTGCTTTTATCGCAATTTTCTAATAAAACTTGCAACCGTGCCATCATCAACCATTTGGTTGTAGATGCGCAAACCATCATCTGTAGCCGCAATCTCTTTAACTATTTCGTATCCACGACCAATCTCAAGCTCAACAAGCTCACCGTCCTCCAAAGTCTTTTTGGTGTAAACTTTATCTCGCGTCGCAATAACGATGCGATTCATCTTCTCTCCAGGTTTGCTTATCTTCCCAGTTACTTGACATTTGAACATTTCTGTATCCCCTTATATGATTGTCTCAGTCTTCATATTCTAGTCTAAATCTAGACCTACGAACAATCTCAATTTCTTTCTCTTCAACAGGTGTTGGAACAAACTTTATCAAAGATGATGATCTACAGATATATGCATCACCTCCAAAGTCTACCACAACAGCAGAACGATGGTTTCTAACTTCGCATATAATCTCTCCTAGCTTTGTACCAAGCTCGGAAAGAAACTTGTCACCAACATACTTCACTTTATCACCTGGCAAAAAACTCATTTATATCTCCTTATAATTAAATATTCTAAATTTACTCCTTGTCCTGACTTTTCTTACGATCAGAAGATTTATCAATAGCGATAGGAGTTGTCGTTTTTCCATCCTTGCCAGCCTTGCCAGAACTCTTCTTTCGACCAGCCGCTTTTTCAGCGGCGATTCTAGCACCCTTGTTTTTGAGACGCAGCGCACGAGCTTCATCATTGAAGCGTGGACTCTTGTGTTCAAACCACGACTTGGCTACTTCATCGCCATCTTTCGCCAGTTTACGAACAAAATTCTTGAAAGACAATTTATCATTGCCTTTCGCCACACTAATCCTTCGAAAACGCCGCTTCAATACAAGTGATGCTTTGATATTTTTGATATTTGTCGCCATGTAATTCAATCCTCTTTAACTCTAAAAGATCTATATCAACTAATAGACATGCCTCAGTATATACCCATCTTTAATTAAGAATTCCAATTTGATACCTTGCGTCAAATTCATCAACGTTCCATCCACATGATTCAATGAATGCCTCTACTCGAATAAGAAAGTCATTCAATGTCTCGTCCTTGTCAAGACCTTTCGCATACATCTTTCCAACTTCTAGGTCTACAATCTCAAACGGAATCTTATTAGAAACCATGATTGATCTCCTTTATAGTTTCTTTATCCGTGTTTCATGATGGGTGCGGTAGATTACAGCACGACTGCAATAGTAGATTATTTCTTATGAAAAAGTAGGCCACCTACAAAATTTGATACATTGCGTTAAATTCATCGACGTTCCATCCACAGGATTCAATGAATGCCCCTACTCGAATAAGAAGGTCATTAAACGTCTCGTTCTCGTAGAGACCTTCAGCATACATCCTTCCAACTTCTAGATATACAATTTCAAACGGAATCTTATGTGAAACCATGACTTCTCTCCTTTATGGTTCCTTTATTCGTGTTTCATGATGGGTATAACAGATTATAGTATGACTGTAACAGCAAATTATTTCTTATGAAAAAGAAAGCACCCAAAAAACGAAAAAGAAAATACGATGATTACAGTTGAGCCAATTACTTACAATTGAACACACACCTATATATTTTAGTTACCACCCTAACTATTATCATAAACATCTTCATTGTCTCGATATTCAACAGCGAACAGATCACAAGGATCTCCTTCGCCTGATTCTAGGCTACAACCAATTGAATTCAAGTCAATTGCAGCCTGTTCGTACCACAATTCATCTTGGTACGCCTCTTTTGAACCAATCCCTCCACAAACAGTACAAGACCTTTCGTATCTGTTTTTAGCAGAAGTACGAATCTTGGCATGACGAATAGAATACTCACGACCATTCTTGATAGACAAGCGCATAATTCGCTCAAAACGAGCCTTATTGCGCTTTCTGATCCTGGCCGATTTGTGACCAGGAACCGTGCCAGTACCCCTACAACATGGACAATAATCAAGATTAGATGAAGCCAATGGCATGTAGTATTTACCGCTAGGCGTCAAAGCGAATACAGTTCCTAGAAAGGTCGAACGCTTCTGAACATTACCTTCATTCTGCCAATCTTCAGAATCCAAGTCTTTACGAATGTTTTCGAGTTCTTCTTGACTGAAGACAGTTTCCATAATTAACTCCCGTTTAGTTTTGATACCATTAATCTTCAATCGGGTCCTTAATGCCACATTTCCAACAATATGACTCGCCTTCAGATACCTTAGCGCCGCAAACCCTACATGGTACATAAATCTTCTTATAAATTGTAGATTGTTGTGTTGTTTGTTGCATAATTGCAGATTTATCAACAGTTGGTGCAATAACTCCCATCAAAGAAACGTTTATTGCAACTGTGTTTTTCCTAGATAGATTCAACCAAATCGTATCATACTCTGCAAGAGCATTAAGATACCCTTTAACCGTCCTCTTGTCAATGTTTGACTTGATAGTCAAATAGTTATTATGCATAACATGAGTGGGATTATGCATTGATTCTTTGTGCATCACATTAAGAATTGTGAGTGAAGCAGCTTTCAATGCGTCATGCTCCTCTTGATATAGAAAAACATTGCATATTGCACTTTGCAAGTGGTTCTCTTGCAATACCCAAACCATCATGTAAGTCGTCCCTTCGTCTTTAAACTCATTCGAATTGTGTCTGTGTACCAGTACACATACACACAAACTCTATTAACTCTATTATATATCTGTAGATCTGTACAATACAGTCAAATTACAACAGTAGCTTTTTCAGTCTCAATGAACTAGATAAGAATCTGAAGCGAAGTAAATCCATATCAATTTATTACATTCATAATCATTACTTTAATATGTCACAAAAACATGTGACATCATTCATGGCGTCCCCAACTGTCAATCATGTAGTCTTTTGCGCGCCTCTCATATTCTTGAACCTTCGCGCGGATGGAAGCTAGTTGCTTCTCTCCATCAGCAACCAATTCAGGATGAGTTACCTTCCATTCATCTATCTTTTCCTGAAGGTAAACTTCTGCTCTCTTAAGAAAAGTCACAAATGAATCGGCTGTCTGAACCGCAAATACAGACGCAGATATGGCAGAGTCTTCAACACCATTTGCCATATTCACTGCACATTGACCACACGCAGTTTCAGGAATCTTTGGACATTGCTGCTTTGTTGTACAACCGAATGCAGTAAATGTAATCAAAAACAAACAAGCTGACTTCATATACATGATCGACTCCTTGAATGGAAACTCCGTACAAATACAATCTTTGAATATAAGTCTAATATTGCTGCTTGTATCTCTTACGATAAATACGGACAATCTTTGACCTTAATACATCCTGTTTTGTAACAAGAATTTCCTCGCAGGATGATGGATGCCGGGTAATGTACCCTTTAAACCATCTAACATCCTCTGGTTCCATATAAACTGTACGAAGATCAACTAGAGAAGTAAACTCTACTTGACCATGATTGTTTCTAAACCATAGTTCTTTACCATCAACTACCAGCTTGATTCCATATACTATGGATTTTGAAAGTAATTTTCTAGCTTTCATTTTTTTTTACCAGGTGCTTCATGACAGAATCGAACTGCCTTCTGCTGAATCCGCCGATTTATCCAATAATCTAATGAAACAATAATTAGACATACATATAACTATGTATCATGTTGTCATCCATCATTATCATGCGTATATGAGTGATCAATATAATACCACCAACACAATATCACGAGAAACATATCAATTTGTATTTTTTTGGTAAAATATATTCAAATGTATTCCTGGCTTATTATTTGGAAGAAGCTCATGAGAAAACCAGGGAAATCATTAGCTTCTGGTTACGCTTGATATTTTTCTTACAAGCATAGCTTCATAGAGAAACTCTCCTTCATTTCTTATGAAATTTCCACGACTATCAAAACATCTTTTTACTTCTTTCTCAAACCATCTAGGAAACTTCTCTTCCTTACATAGTTGAGAAAGCCATTCGTTAGCTTTGAATTCACCATACTCTTGGTATACGTATCTATATTTAATTAGAATGTCCAATATGTTCATGGTAATCCATTATTTTGTGCGCCAAAAACATTTTCCGAATTGGATAATGCTTCCTTTGTACGTTTCTTTGCACTTGTCACGAATTGCCTTAAATGAAGTTCCAACCCATAGCTTCACAGATACATTAGACCCTGGTCCTTCAATCGTTACAAAACAGCAACACTCTCGACTAGGAGAATAAATAGGTGTGCCATACTTGGACATTGTTCGATTCCTTTTATAATTAGCAATGTACTCATACTAATTGCTGTATCTTATTACATTGCTAAATATCACTTCAAAGGTCTCCCACAGTGTAGACTCCAACAATGAGTTGCGTCTACATCGTTCATCTTACCACAATGTGGACATGGAATTTCTTTTTTATCAGAAACTTGATCCGGCTTCCCAATTCCATTGTCCAGTCTATGATAGACTCTTCGTTTATATATGTATATACAAATCCAATTATAATGATTGAATCTTGCATCACTTCCTATGCTATCGAATTTATCAATAGCATCATAATAACTGCCACTATCTAATAACTTTTTGACCTCGACGTAAATTTTATGTTCCTCCACATTTGAAGGATTACCAAAGTCATTCTGAATGAACCAATAACTGATTTCATCAATAGCTATGAATATGGCTGATTCTTTTGTATCACAGACAAAAAAACGATTGTTTTTATCGTCCTTAGTTACAATTTCCATAATATACACATTATCAATATCAATTGGTGAAATGCTCATCATTTCCTCCAACTTTATCTGTTTAGGATAACGCAGTATCCTAAAACTACGAATACTGATAATGTTATTTCACAAATTACATTGATATCAATTCCAGTCATCATATGACATTTTGATTTCAATATCCACAGACACTTATGCCATTTCAACGTGCAGACTTACTATTCCGAACCTTAAAAAGGTCCAACTTATTCTGAAGCTTTTGGGTCTGCTTCTCCAATCGCTTCTTTTGATTAGCCAATTGTTGTTGGCGTACAATCTGTTGCCGCAAAAGTCTACGTAGCAACTTCAATTTCCGAATCTCTTGCTTAATTGGTTCAAAATTATTATCACACATAGAGTCACCAGTAGTAGTTACATCGACCATATAATTAGACGCCTTCATTGTCTTCTCCCTTGATCTGCTATCTTGAACTTTGTTTATAAGACAATCCTAACGATTATTCTCTTATTTTGTACGCCAGAAACATCTTCCGAATTGAATAATATTTTACTTTGTACGTTTCTTTGCACTTATTCTACAATTAGAAATGTATCCGCACTAATTGATGAATGTTAATACTTTAAGGGTCTCCCACAATGTAGACTCCAACAATGAGTCGCGTCTACATCGTTCATTTTACCACAATGTGGGCATGGAATTTCTTTTTTGCCAGAAATTTGTTCTGGCTTCCCAATTCCATTATTCACATGCTTATGAAAAACTTTCTTTCTATAGATAGATATAAAAATCAAACTCTCATTCAAATTGAGAGTACCATTGTCTTCTATATTATCGAATTCATCAATAGCACAGTAATAATTTCCATTGTCCACCAGTTCTTTGATCCTGGTGTAAATTTCATGTTCCTTCACATTCGAAGGATCATCAAAATCATTATTTTTGAACCAATTGTTCATTTCATCAATAGCAGCGAATATTGCAGACTCTTCTGTATCATGAATAAAGTGATTGCTATCATCACCGCACTCATCTACAACCTCCAGAACATACACATGATCAATTGTGTAGGTATCCATTTTTTTCTCCAACTTTAGGTGCTTCGTAGCAGAGTCGAACTGCTTTCTACGGATTGAAAAGTAAATCCGCCGATAGATACAATAGTCTAACGACACAATAATACATATAGCTATATTATTACAAGCGCAGCTTCATATGAATTACCATTTATCTATAAGATAACCCCAACGATTATTCCGAAAATTATGTTCCTTTACTTTAGTAAATAGTAGGATCTTCTGTTCCACATTTCCAGCAAGGTGTTTCACCGGCATTCAAACCTGTCCCACAACACTTGCACGGATGGTCATTCTTGTTCTCGACTACAAAAGTTTCTTGGTGAAAATAGTTGTTTTCACACTCTTCACAATCGTCACAATCACAATCGTCACCATCACAATAGTCACAATCACAATCGTCACCATCACAATCATTACAAGAAGAATTCAGCATGTCTGACTGACTCTCATGAACATATACAGACCATTTCGTATGAAACTGCCCAGATTCATCTAGATTGAAAAGGTACCTGTTGATACCTTTTTCCTCCAACTCTCTGGCAATATCTTCTGGTGAGTCTGTCTGACCAAAATGTAACCCGGTTGTATATGAATTCTTATTCACTCTAATATACCCATAGTCAGACGGATCAAGATCTTTGATAGGATTTGCCTTCTGCGAATTCCCCTCAAATTCCTCAAAATAAGAGGAGGCGTCTTCTTTTATACATTCAACACACGACAAATCACAGTCGATGTCTGAAAAATGATATGAAGGTGTCCAACCATATGAATCAGGTTGAATTCGAATGAGCTTTGAACAGTGATCACAAACTGACCACTCATCATCCCACTCGCACTCAATACCCATTTTTTCAAATAGCTTGCCAACTCTATTTGGCAAGTCACTTACAAGCTTTCGCGTATGCGTATTGTAATCATAACTGGTGATTGTATTCCAATCACCAGTCGCTACTATTCCGCATGCTGGAGTGTCATATCCAGGTTCAGCATAACCATGATGGTGTAGCCGAATCCCTTCAATTCTATTCTCAACAGAAATAGAAATAGATTTCGCCATATTCTTGGCGATATTCAGAATACGTTCTGCTCGAAGAGCAATGTTCTTGTTTCGTTCGTCAGAGTTCATGTTTTCGCCTACTCTTTTGTGTGCCCATCAAACCAAGGACCATACAATCTGGTCCTTCTCTTTCCTGCCGCTTTTGTGCAGGTACTTGAAGAGGTTTCCGGATCACTGCAATGCTCTTTCGCCTCTTCAAGAGTAAGTCCACGCTTTATTGTGATATTCCTGCAACTTTTGAAAAAAACTCGGAAAACTTTGTATGTTTCCATTGTGTACCCATCAAACCAAGGACCATACAATCTGGTCCTTCTCTTTCCTGCCGCTTTTGTGCAGGTACTTGAAGAGGTTTCCGGATCACTGCAATGCTCTTTCGCCTCTTCAAGAGTAAGTCCACGCTTTATTGTGATATTCCTTCTACTCTCGAAAAAAAATCTAACGACTTTGTATGTTTCCATGTTTTACCTGCTTTTATGGGTGGCAGAAACTATTTGTAGACTTGTTCTTTCGAACATATCGCCGCCAAAAATTATTGATCTTTCGGTCCAAATCAGATTTGTCCCGAAACTCATATCTACCATTTTCGTCCCAAAATTCAACAAAATCATCTACACTTGGGTGCAACCAAGAATGACAAGATGTCTTGCGATTCTCCTTATTACATTTCAATAACTCCATACGAGTCACACCACTAGGTGATTCAGAGTCGAAAAACTTACCATACTGGTATGCAAACGCATGTGTATCATTGGAGTACAATGAAACATCCTTATATAGGATGTACGCAATATACGCCCAACGATAACAATCCCCTTTGTTTATCTCTGATTCCATACCAACCATCTCTGGGAAAAATTCACGAGTAATCAACTTCCCATCGATTTTACCTGGAAGTTTACCTGGAAGTTTACGCATGAATGTTCTCCTAGTTTTATGGTTTTGCTATCAATATGGTTGATAACAATTCTTCCATTCTTCAGAAGAATTGTACCAACAATACCACGTTCTATTACCACTTGGAGAAATTGTCTCGGCATACCAATTATGTTTATATACCAGTTGCAGCATTAGTCCAGATCCACTTGGAAGTGAATCCATACCATGCTGCTTTAGCATCCACTTTAGCCGTAAATGCACATGTGCAATGTGCATAAATAATTCGATCTGAGAAGAATCCATACCTTATGTTGCCTTCTCAAATTTAGAGAAATATTCAATAATTCCTGTGCGAATCGCATTCACAGTTGCCGCATTCCACCTGTAGCTTCTTGCATCATATTCCAGATTTGCATACGCAACTATCAAATTTTGATTCACACCAACCGTAAACAGGAAGTTTCGGACAGCTACTGCCTTCACTCCCCTTCTCGACGCCAATTGCTCAATTCTCTCTGTTGTCAACATTATTATACCTATAAAAGCATAAAAAAGAGAGAATACCTATTCATATCTTGGTCGAAGCGTTGGACGCGCTGGATGATCTTCCAGGCAGACGATTATATCCATGCCTCCCAAAACTGAATAAATGTTCCCATTACGCCTGTGCCCATACAAATCTTCTAGATATCTACGAAACCAATCAACCTTTTCAGGATTGATGGGTTGCAACTCATAATCCCACTTGTCCGGACCGGCAACCGAAATTGCCTTTACCGGAATTGAGGCAACAGGGTTACGGTGGTTGTACCACCAACCACCTTCTTCCGGTCCGCCATAATGCCGGGTAATCTCATATGCATTCACATACATAAGAGATTCTGCACCGGGTTTTACATACCCTTCAGGCGGATAATCATCATCATATTGATGATCATAATCACAATCACAATCATAATCGCACATTATCGTTTCTCCATATCAGTGCGGTTCAAAAGTCTACACCTGTTTTACTCCACCGTTCCTGGAAACCAAACAAAACAAACATGTATAGACCCGTGAGGCGAACCCCAAAATGGCGGGAACCCAATCCAATAGTCCCCCTTTGCATTAGACGTGGATACCATAATCCAAACAAAGTTTGGACTGGTCTAGTCCCATACACACAATCTCTTATGTGTATGGGGACTGGTTTTACAAGAAAACAACATGATTCCAATACTAAACCAGCAAATATACCGGAATCTAAGTCTATGACAATGTTCAGAATGGTCCTGCCCATACTGAAACATTGTCTCTTACAACAACAAGAATCTCATCCATGTCCTCAACATGGATATTTTTTCCGCGCATGTATTCAAGGACATCCTCTTTCTTCTGGAGACAAAGACTGTCAGGAGCCTTGCATGAAACCGTAATATCGCCGTCAAACGATACACAGATAAGTACCATGATCGTTCTCCTTCCACGCTGAAAACTAGACATATATGTATAGACCAGTGGGGAGACCCCCAAAATGGCGGAGACTAAATCTAGTATCACTTTTATACATAAATACCATAATCCAAACAAAGTTTGGACGGGTCTAGTCCCATACACACAATCTCTTATGTGTATGGGGACTGGTTTTACAAGAAAACAACATGATTCCAATACTAAACCAGCAAATATACCGGAATCTAAGTCTATAACAATGTTCAGAATGGTCTTGTCCATACTGTCACATTGTCATCCACAATAACAAGGATTTCATCAAGGTCATCCGTACTTACGCCTCTTTCTGCACAGAGGAATTGAATTACATCCTCCTTTTTCTGGAAACGGAGGCTATACGGAGCCTTACACGAAAAGGTAGCATTATGGTCAAAAGACACACCGACGATAACCATGACAACTCTCCTATTGTTTGTAAAGTTCAGAATGGTCCTGACAATACTGTAATATTGTCGTTGACAATGACCAGAATCTCATCCGTGTCTTCCAGTGTAACATTATTTGTACGCAAATACTCAAGGATAGCCTCTTTCTTCTGAAGATCCTGAAGACAAAGACTGTCCGTAGCTTTGCATGAAACTGTGGCATCGCCATCAAGCTCATAAATGAGAACCATAATATCTCTCCTAGTTGGAATATAAACAAATGTTTGGAAACAGGTTCGACCGCCTATATGAGCTTTTCATTGCGGTTCAAAAGTCTACACCTGTTTTACTCCACCGTTCCTGGAAACCAAATATATTGTCTTTCAAATTGGAAGGAACACGGTCAGGCTCGATATCGATTCGACCGTTTCCCACGTATATTATACGTGTGCATTCTCCCAAGATCACGCATGCAAAATCTTGGGAATAAGCCTATCACATTCCTAGTGGGACCAGCCGGATTCGAACCGACATTTATTCCTTTACCCTAATCATTAGGGCAATGGTCCCAAAAGTACATGAACCTATAAGCTTCGGAAGAAAGGGGAATGAAACGGTTCTTATTCCATTCCCACACACCTACTATGTACTACTTATCTTCCCGCTGGTCGGACCAGCGGGACACTCCGCCACCCTTTCCCTTTCCAATATGGAAAAGGGCGCCGGATTCACGGGCTCCGGCACGGTCCCGAACATAATTCTGAACTTTTTCAGAAAGAATTCGGAAGTTTTCCGGCTGAACGTTCAGCCTTTGGAGCGAATAGTTCACCAGGGCAGGCATATTGATCCTAGCCCCAGGGAACTGATCGAAGACAGCATTGACCGCGGCTCCAACCGCTTCATTTTCAGTTTCCATTTCAGCTTGAAAAGCCAAAAGGTCCTTGGCAAACTTCGCACAAGTAGCATCGAGGTCGATGCTGCCGTTCCCAGCACGCACAACGTAAGTATTGAGGTTGATCGCAGTATTCATGACGAACTCCTTCTCTACGATGAATCTGGCGCTTGCCATGCTGAATCTTGACTCAATTCAAGATTCATTGACTCGCGCCTTCCTAGCACTTCCGCCCGAACGCCGTTACATGATGGGAACGTCAACCCGTTCCCGTTGCCTTGCCTTGCCTTGCGTTCGTCGCACCTTGGCGTTGTCTATGTTTCATGATGGGATCGTTATGCGCCGCATATAATAAGGTTTCGTAGCAAAAACTATGCCAACTATACTTCGGCACGATTCTTGCTACGCACGAACACATGACCAATTTGGCATATACTTTGCTTCTTTGCAATATACATGCCGTTTTGTATGGCACGATGTTTGCACTTTGCAAACGTTATGCCACCATATATCGTGACACTACATTGCCATATATTGTCATATATTGCCAACAAATATGGCACGAAGTTTGCACCTTTGCAAATGTTATGCCATCAATCGTGAAACTACATTGCTATATATTGTCATATAGTGTCACGCAAACATGGCACGACGTTTGCACTTTGCAAACGCTATGCCACATGATAATTCACCTCTTGTGAAAAGAGGTGCTGGTAAGTGCGGGCGAATAAAAATCCGCCATAGTTTATCGTGAACTAGATAACGAAAAACTCTTACTGAGAGAAAGAGGTTCAATCCTCTTCTTCACCCCAGTCCTCGTTTTTCCAGTTTTTCATAGAATCCTTATGAGCTTTACTCATGCGTCGGGGCTTTTGTGCTTCGCCCCTTGCGACTGAAAGCGCAAAAAGATTGCGCCGACGTTTACGCGGTAATTCGATTCTAAAAGACCGATCGCCTTTATGAGTAGCCATTTATCTACTCCTTTTCAAACAAGATTGGGACGCTAAAGCGCCCCAACACTACACCTTACTTCAAGGAAGTGACGGTTACCAGAACGAACCACAAACTCACTCAAATCGATCTTTCTCATGGGCTTACCCTTTCCTTCAAATCCTGTTTCATGATGGGCTGATGTACAATCAGCCCCGCGAGAACGCCACCTTGGATTGACGCACCTTCACGCCGAATCCAAGGTTGCCGTTAGACGGATGGCTCACTTTATGCACAGCCATCCGCGGCTTCTCAAAAAGACGAGAAAACGATTCATCGCGGCGAATAATATCCGTCGCGTGTTCGGGGTTAGCACACCTGTTCGAATGTACTTCCCCGAAATAATCGGGGGGAGACTCAAACAGTCGGCGGTCAATCCAATCAATCGCCCTTTGATAAAGGGCAAACTCCTTTTCCAAAGCTTTACCCTGTTCATCACGGGCAACCTCCCCCGTGCCACGACGAATCGTGGCAACAAAGGGATATTCCACCTTTCTCGGCTTGTTCATGCCCGTATGGGCACTAGCCAAGATATGATCAAGAACGACCCTTTTCAATTCAGTCAAAGCTGGCGTGGGAAGCAACTCCCCACTTTCCAGCTTCTTTACAATTGAAGCCGTCGCGTAAGACACTTCCGAATCCGAAGCGAGAAGGTACTCACGATGCGCTTGAAAAAAAGCAAGCGCACTAACCTTTGGAGAATTGGCTTTGTGCAGAAGCCTACGCGGTGTCATGGCTAACTCCCTTCCTTTCCCTCTATCCCACTTCCGTGTTTAATGATGGGAACTACTTGCTCCCACCAAAGAGCAGTCCGACGATCATGACCAGTGCACTAGCGCCGACCGACCATCGGACAGATACTCCTTCAAAGTACTGTGCCATGATGGGAAACTGTGGGATCAGGAAAAAATTGATGGCACAAAAAATGCATGCGGACAAAATCGCCCAAAGTACCAACAGCTTCCACATATCCGCCTCCAACTGTTTTATGATGGGTAGAACGTTCTACCCTTATTGCAACAGCACATTGACGTTCACACCTTACTAGGTGTTTCCTAACGCCCGTCAAGTTGCGTTGCACCACCCACAATGTATTGTTTCATGATGGGATCGTTGCAATACATATAAAAGATATAACTTGGCATGCTTATTGCAGACGGTTCTAACGTAGCACGCGAATTGCTACGTTGCAAAGCTCATGCCATCATATTCACGTGCAAGTATCGTACCATATACAAGTTATGCAAGTATCATACCATATGCAAATATCATGCCAAATAATTATTCATTAGTTTCATTGATATGATAAACTTGGATATAATGAACTTTTCGTGAAAAACTTGGCTGGTATATCGTTTGCACCTTGCAAATTCAATGCCAACCTGAACAAAGAAACACAAAACTCCCGCTCATCAATTAGATGGCGAGATCAATTAGTAACGGGTTAGTTACACGTTGCGCTTACTCAACCAAGCAGCGCAACTGCCTTCACGGATGAGACGAACAATCTCATCCGTCAGAGGTGACCCGACTTCGGTATGATATCCTTGCATGGCAAGGATATCAACCTCCCGAGACGTAATCTCGGGAGAATACGTATTCCTTTCGAATTCGCGCAAGGCTTCACGCGCCTTGCGCGCGTTTTCCCGCGTTCCAATAAGCGCGGACTCAGCCCTTTCAAGGGCTTTCCTCGCCCGAGCTACGGCTTCTCGGGCGAACGCCTCATCCTCGGCTGCCTGCACGCAGGCAGCCTTGAGCCCTTCTAGAGTAGGTCTTATATTCATTTTATGCCTTCTTCGGTGTTGTGTTAGCGGCACCTTGACGCCAACTATGTTTCATGATGGGACGCGAACACCTGTTTTTCATGGCACACACTTTGCTACTTTGCAAACAATATGCCTACCAAAACACAATGCAAGCAATTGACTTGACAATTGCTTGCACTTACTAGCACGCTTCTTGCTTATCCTCCGCCCCCGCACGCTTCGTAGCGCGCTTCAAGCTCCGACCAGTTGTCGAAGTCAAGAATTCTTCTAATCTCGCGAGCCCTTGCATGCTCAAGGGCAGCTTTCATGGCGAAAACTCGCCATTCAGTTTCGGCGACGGTAGCATCATCTACCGTGCCTTCGGCGCGCAATTCACGCGCCAATTCCCGCTTGACACGCGCATCGATGACGAATTCATCGCGCGCATGTTCCGCGGTTACAAGCGCCGATACAAGTGACCGACGCATCTTGCTGGCGCGGCTTCCCACGCCAGCCGATCCAAAGACAACTGCCCTACCATGCCGGTTGGCATGGTCATCGGGCACAACATTAGGGTGACGAATCTCGAACATAATGATCCGGCAGACGTCAAGCAAGGTACCTGTCGCCATATCTGGCATGAGGTATGCCACGCGATGGTCCTTAGTTTGACGAAGCCAAGCAATAAAGCCGTTACAATAAGCGCGCAATTCCGTTGAAGTAGGATTCCGCCGTTGCGGCATCCCCTTTTCGTCACAATAAGCAATCTTTCCGTTGATGGCGGAATGGAATTCATCCGGTGACAACGGAATTGCGGAAGGGAATTCAGCATTAGCTGAATTCCAACCAGACTTAGACTTACGTGTCCCTTTACAATCAGAACACGACTTAGACTTCACGGAACGCGGCTTAGTTGTAGTCGCGTCCGCGGACGAATCTGGAACCATTGCGGAGATAGAATTCTCCGCAATGTAGGTCGAAGCCAATCCTGCGAGAAAACTATCAACAATAGACCTAGACATGGCCAACTCCCTTCTTTCGGGGGTATTCCCTCACTGTTGCGCCACAATTGTTTCATGATGGGTTTACATTATAGGTAGGTTGAATCCAACAATAATGAAACGAAGACGGTATAGCAGTTGCTATTAGCAAAAACCATACCTGTTCTAAAACTGAATTGGTACTAATCATGCTATAGCAAAAATAATGCCACCTCTCAAAGAGACTCGGCACAACAATTGCTCCTTACAATATTCATGCCAACTACTTGATATTCAATATGTTTTTCACCGGACGACAATCCCTAACCGAACTAATACTATAAAAAAAAGATAAAAAGTAGTTTTTGGTATAGTAAAAACTATATACTTTACGGACTTTCGTTATGTTCCTGCCGTCCGACAATTCCAGAACATATTAGAATCTGAAAATTATAACATTACTGTATATTACAAATAAAAAAAATATTCCAGAATATAAAAGAAAAAGAAAAATAATGAATAACAGTATAATGAGAAATAAAAATAAAAACTGGATTATTGATTTTGGCATAGGAAATGCTACTTGCAAAGAGCGTACCATCGTCGATTGAACTATTGGACGATGGCATGAGTATTGCTAATTGCAAGGAATATGCCAGTGAAGATTCTGAACAAGAGCCGCGTTGGCACGCGATTTGCCCCCCAAATAGGGGATACAAGCTTAAAAATTCAATGAAATAATTAATAAATCTTATCAAAATCAGTTTAAGACAAATCTAAAATAAGCTAAAGACCGATTTAACATGGTTCATAACGTGTCATTTGAAGGTTACAGACTAGTTCAAAACAGGTAATTAGAACATTAAAAGGGACGCTTCCACACTATTTGACACTTTTTGACACTTGAAAACACCAATTTTAAATTTTAAATTTTCTTATAGTTTCTTATAACATTATATTAATAATTTAATGACACTACATATATGGTCATTTTAAAATCTACTGATAATGGGGCATAAATATATAATTGGGATTATGACATGTACAGAACAAAGATATTGATATTTGTGGTAGGTATATTGTTAAATATAATATGTGGATGTCGGGACGAGAATCCGAGGTATCATTATATAGAGAGGGAGAAAGTAATTTACGAAGAAGTGATAATGCCAGTCTACTTAGATGTATTATTTAGTGATAAAGAGGAGACAGAGATAGAGCTTGGGTTAGACAGATGGAACAAGACACTTAATGGGTATATGAGGTTTGAGTATGCTGGTGAAATGGATATGGAGATATGGGCATTGAAGAAGATAGTAAATGGTGAGGCATATGGAATTTTCAGACTAAGTGAGGGGGATGATATATTAAAGAGGGCAGACGAGAGTAGGGAAGAGGGGGAGAAGGTATTAGGATTTGTAAATAAAGTAGGTGGCAGTTATATGTATTTAGCCCCTACTAGGATGAATGAAGGGGACATATATTACATAGTAATGCATGAGGCAGGGCATTTACTAGGGGCACGACATACGAGTGAAGGTATAATGAGGGGGAGTTATATAAGGGGGTACAATGGATTATGTATAGACAAGAGTGCGATAGAGCAAATAATAATTGGTAGGAATTGGGAATTAGATAGGATTAACTATTGTGTTAAAGATTAATGAGGGGACATTTAATATTGGCAGAGAATTCTACAAAGATAATCTGAGATTTTACATTACATTAAATTTATTATAATTATTTACATAAAACTTAGTTATCGTATATAGTGATTTTACGGAATTTACATCTAGTATAGATCTGGATAGGGAAATATAATCTGATTATATTAGAATCTTGATACATGTATAGAAACAATTATCTAATGGATTTATGGATACTGAATTATTTTTCGGTAAGTGAATGATTACAGAATGTAGTTATTACAGAATTTTAGGTTAAAAAAAATTAAAATTTAGCTCATATAATACGTCACAACATATTTAGTAGAAGTTATCAATTTTAAAGTTATAATTTTCACTACATAGTTTTATTATTAATGAAGGAGACATTTATTTTAAGTATGACCAGCACTTAAGCTTATTGGTTGACACACGGACTTATTTTACGTTCCACTTTTAGCTGGAGCAGAGGTACTGAGGCAGAGGTAAAGTTATTGAGGCTATTCTTGGCAGAAATGACATTAGGTATTCATTATTTTGTGTTGAGACGGCGAACATACAGTTATCGCAATTCGTTTGATTATTTATGTTAGGCTCTAAATTTGGATTATAGTATGTGCAAATGATGAATGATGATAGTATTACAATCAATTTAATATTAATGTTTGTAGTATTCGATTAATTTTGATACTGGGCATTTATTGGCAAAAAACATAAATATATGCAATGATTATATATTATGGAGAGCGACTTGATTGCAGATACAGGTATAATATGGTTACAGAATTTGGAAATAATGAAGTGAATATGGGGCAGTTATTATTTTGGTGAGTGCCGCCCGAAACTCCCTTTGGTTCATATGATATGTTACAACATGTCACGGCACATCATACAGGGCTAAGATTTAATGAAAGGTTATAGTAATTGGGGTTAAAGTTATGTATTTCAAATTAGAATATATCTAGGTATTATAATTTTTACTATAGTTTTAGAGTAACGGAGTATAAGTTTAGGCAGTATTGTAGTCGAACGGTGTTTGCAATTTTGTGGGCGAAGGGAGTTATTTTAGAATTTTGATTTATTTTAAGTTTCGATATAACCAGATATTGTTTTTTTATTGAAACACGAGGATAGTTTTAAGTTTAGCCATTGCATTTTTATATGCAGGTGCAAGATGAAGCGTGTTGGATATTTGATTTATTAAGTTATTTTTCTGCATCTGGGAATTGAGGATTGATAATTCTAGTAAAGTTATGTTGATAATTTGAATAGAGGCAGTAAACATACAGTTACAGTTATCGGAATTAATGCGGATAATTTTCTTTATGTATATATTTTATACAATTTTTTGTAATTGTATTTTACAAACTGGGCAGATCATAACATAGTTAGGTACAGTTTTAATTTTTGTTGTATATTATTTGGGTTAATATTTGGGATACCATTTATAGTAATCATTTTAATATGAGTTGTATATTATTTTGTTGTATATTATATGTGTTTATATTTATGGCACCATTTATAGTAATGGTATTAGTCGAAGCCGTTGATATTTCTTTCTTATATTTTGCTGACCATATTTTAGTTTTATTTATGTCATAGTAGAAGCGGACGTAATATTGATATTGCAATATAGTATAGTGGACCACATTTGGAATATTCTACCATCACCGTAGTACATTACACTACATTTATCACATAATATTATTAAATCCAATTGATTATATGTTGATGTTGGGCGTAGATCCGAATTATAATATGGGCAGATAATGATTGATGATTTATCTATATTTGAATTACAGTATGGGCAAATCATAATAGCGTTGCAATCAATTTAGTATTAAATTTAATTAAAGTTATAGCAGCGGACATACAATTAACACAAGTAAATTTGTTTTTGTTTTACATTGGGTTTATATTGGGGATATTATTGATAATAACGGTTTTAGGATAAGTTATTTGTATTTCTTCTATACATTTTAATGACCATATTTCAGTTTTATTTCTATTATAATAGAAGCAGACGTAGTATTTATATGGCATAATGAGTGTTCAGGGGATTCGATTAAAATTTAAATATGCTTAGCAACATATTACGGCACATCATACAGTGCCAAGATTTAATGAAAGGTTATTGTAATTATGGTTGAAGTTATCGACATTAAGTTATAATATATTTAGGTATTATAATTTTTACTACAAGTATAAGTTTAGACGTGGTTGTAGGCGAACGGCGTTACATTATTGGCAATTGTTTTTATAGATGCTGGGAATGCGAGTTATATATTGGTTTTATTGAAACACTAGAATAGTTTTAAGTTTGGCTATTGCATTTCATTTATTTTTCTGTTTCAGGGAATTGAGTACCATAAATCTAGTATTGTAGTTTTTAGTATGAATAGATAATAGAGACAGAAGACATATATTTATCACAATTAATACAGGCAATTTTCTTTATGTATAGATTTTCTATAATTTTTGTAGTTGTATTTTACAAAGTTGTATTTTACAAAATGGTCAGATTATAACATAGTTAGGTACAGTTTTAATTTTTGTTGTATATTATGTGGATTTATATTTAGGATACCATTTATAGTAATAGCATTAGTCGAAGCCGTTGATATTTCTTCCCTATATTTTACTGACCATATTTCAGTTTTATTTATGTCATAATGGAAGCAAACCAAGTGTTTAAATGGTATAATAGTGGTCCAGATTTGAAATATTCTACCGTTATGATTGTAAAACACATTACATTTATCGCATAATATCATTAAATACAATTGATGATTTATGTTAGATTCTAAGATTGAATTACAGTATGGGCAAATCATGATAGTATTACAATCAATTTAATATTAGTGTTTGTATGGTTCGATTAATTTTTAATACGTGGTTTTGATTAGCAAGTGATAATTAAATCAAATTTAAATATTTGCAATTTATAATAAAGTAAAAAGGGGCGGTTGTTATTTTGGTGAGTGCCGCCCGAAGCTCCCTTTGGTTTATATGATATGTCACAACATGTGACGGCACATCATACAGGCCAAGATTTAATGAAAGGTTATAGTAATTGGGGTTAAAGTTATGGATTTCAAATTAGAATATATCCAGGTATTATAATTTTTACTACAGTTTTCGGAGTATAAGTTTAGGCAGTATTGTAGTCGAACGGTGTTTGCAATTTTGTGGGCGAAGCGAGTTATTGGTTTTTATTGAAACACGAGGATAGTTTTAAGTTTAGAGATTGCATTTTTAGGGAAGATATTGATAATATGATTGATATTAAATATGCAGGTCCAAGATGAAGCGTGTTGGACATTTGATTTATTAAGTTGTTTTTCTGCTTCAGGGAATTGAGGACCCATAATTCTAGTAAAGTTATGTTGATAATCGACTATAAACCAATACGTCAACGAATCATATTGAACAAATATTGTAGTTTTTAGTAGTTCATTATTTTGAGTAGAGACAGTAAACATACAATTACAGTTATCACAATTAATGCGGATAAATTTTTCTTTATGTATAGATTTTTCTATAATTTTTTGTAGTTGTATTTTACAAAATGGGCAGATCATAAGATAGTTAGGTACAGTTTTAATTTTTGTTGTATATTATGTGGATTTATATTTAGGATACCATTTATAGTAATGGTATTAGTATAAGTTTTGGGGAGTTCTTTTGTACATTTTACTGACCATATATTTGTGTGATTTGTATTATAGTAGAAGCGAACAAAGTGTTTATATTGTACGATATTAGTCCAAATCTGAAATATTCTACCATCATGGAGGTATATTACATTACATTTATCGCATAGTATCATTAAATATAATTGATTATTTATATTATATTTTAAAATTGAATTACAGTATTGGCAAATCATGATAGCATTACAATCAATTTAAGAGTTCATGGGATTAGATTAAAAATTAAATATATGACATTGAGTCGCCCGGAGCTCCATTTGGTTTACATGATGCTTAGCAACATATCACGGCACATCATACAGGAGCAATATTTAATGAAAGGTTATGGTAATTGTGGGTGAAGTTATCGACATCAAGTTATAATATATTTAGGTATTATAATTTTCACTATAAGTATAAGTTTAGACGGTATTGTAGGCGAACGGCGTTACATTATTGGCAATTCTTTTTATAGATGCGGGAAAGGCGGGTTATATATTGGTTTTATTGAAACACTAGAATAGTTTTAAGTTTAGCCATTGCATTTTAGGGGAGATATTGATAATTTCATTAAGATGAAATAATTCTATTGTTGATATTTCTTCTCTATATTTTAATGACCATATTTCAGTTTTATTTATGTCATAATAGAGGCAAACGAAGTGTTTATACGGTGTAATGGTGGTCCAGATCTTAAATATTCTACCATCATTATGGTACAACACATTACATTTATCGCATAATATTATGAAAGATACAGTTTTAATTTTGTTGTATATTATGTGTATTTATATTTAGGACAACATTTTTAGTAATAATTGCTGAAGATTCTTATATACATTTTACTGACCATATTTCAGTTTTATTTATGTCATAATAGAGGCAAACGAAGTGTTTATACGGCATAATGGTTGTCCAGATGCGAAATATTGTACCATCATTAATGTACTGTACAATACAATACAATACAATACAATACATTACAATACATTACATTTACTGCATAGTATAATTAAATATAATTGATTAGTAATGTTATGTTCTAAATTCGAATTACAGTAGGGACAAATCATGATAGAAGCACGATCAATTTAATTTTATTAAACAATTTATTATAGTTCATAGGCAATATAGGCTGAGTTTTACAGACATGTTTAAATAAGACGTGACCTATTTTATATTCGGTAGTAGCATTTGGGTGATCTGGTGGTATATGTATAGCTATTTGTGTATAGTTATTATATGTATCGATTTTATATGGCATAACAATCATTTCATGATATTTATATTTACGATCTACTACATAATGGAATTTTTGTTTACCGCCTTGGAACTTAATAGGGGTTGGGCACCAATAGACTCCACGATTTACATCTTGAGTTTTCATAATTTTACCGCACAACGGGCATAATTCTGTTATTTGTTTTCTTATCATTAGGCAACTTTCATTGGTAAGTCATGATTAATATCAAAATTATTTTAAAATATAATACTGCAATAACAAGGTAGTTTCTATAAAACAGAAGTCAATTTTATAAAAATAGCGGGTATATTTTTTAATTTGGTGACATTTTCCGTTGGTGATGAAGTTTTAGGTATAAATTTCATATATTTAATGATCATTTGCAAAATAAATTATCACCAACGCAGTGTTTTTGGCAATAGGTATGGACATTTTATTATTAATAAAATCGCATATTGATATAACATACGGGAGATATTATGCCTTTATTTTCAATCATCAATACGCCGGTGGAATTTTTACAATCGAAATCATGGATTACGAACAAATTTTTTGTTAATTTTGGATACATTGAAGATGGTCCTGGAACAGATTTAAAGTTCTCAAACAGTGCTATGGTTACTACGCCGATAGAACAGAATCCGTCATTAAAACAATATTTTAAGCCAATTAGCGATCAATACAACCTAAGTTCTTGTGTTGCGAATGCTGTTGCTGATTGTTTTGAAGCACAGATGGCTCATAGGAAGGGTTGTGATCCATCTAATATAGAAGATATTTCCAGATTATTTATTTATTGGAACGCCAGGAATCTTTCCAATCCACCTACAAGTAACATAGATAAGGGGTCACAGATCAGGTTAGCTTTTGACAGCATGGCACGTTACGGAGCGCCGAGTGAGAAGACATATCCATATGATTTATCGAATGTGAACGTAAGACCACCTATTATTGCATATCGCGAAGCTATTAAACATAGGATTAGTAAGTTTTACAGAATAGACGTGGGAGGGATTAATAGAATAGTTCAAATCAAGCAAGCATTATCTGCTGGTAATCCAGTTGTATTTGGGACTAAAGTAGCGGAGAGTTTTAAGTATGTAAACAGTGACGAAGTAGTGGTTAATCCTGGTGGTGGGTGGATAGGTGGACATGCTATGTGTATAGTGGGGTGGTCTGAAGACAAGCAAGCATTTGAAGTTAGAAATTCTTGGGGATGTTATGATGACAAGACAGAGATTTTGACAAATGATGGTTGGAAATTATTTAAAGATGTAACGTATAATGATAAATTTGCGACATTAAACTCTGATACGCATCATTTGGAATTTCAAAAAGCATCAAAAATACATGAGTATGATTTTAGCGGCAAACTTTATTATTTCAAAGATGGACATATAGATCTTGCAGTTACTCCAAATCACAGAATGTACGTAGGAGACTATAAAGACAAAGACGACACATCATGGAGTATTAAAAGAGCTGATGAAATTTCAAAGCCTATTTATTTTAAAAAAGACGTTATAAACATTGTTCCGGACGTAAGTCACTTTAATATTGAAGACAAAACAGTTGAAGCTGATACGTGGTTAGAATTTATGGGTTATTTTCTATCATGTGGATACAATTGTGAAAAACATAATAAAACAACTATTTACGAGACAATTGGGTTAAATAAAGATAAGATTAATCATTGTTTGAAAAAACTTCCATTTAAATTTTCTAAAGACAAAAAATCTATAAATCACAAAAGTATAAATAGATGGCATTATACAACGAAAGAATTATATAAATATCTTTCTATCTTTGGAAAAGAGGATGAAAAATTCATACCACGCTATCTTTTAGAATTATCTCGTCGTCAAAGTAAGATTTTACTAGACGCTATGATGCTTGGTAATGGCACAAAAGTCAAAGGAAAATATATTTATCATACTTCATCCAAACAATTAGCAGATGATATTCAGGAGTTAGCTTTGCGCTGTAATTTATCGGCAGATATAAGAATTACAAACAGAGTTAGATCAAAAAATAATAAACACGCAGAATATAAGATAAAAATTAAAACTACAAAAACTATGTCACAATTCAATAATGAACCGATTCAGAAGTCATATACTGGTAAAGTTTATTGTGTGACAGTACCAAATGGTCTATTATATGTTAGGAGAAATGGTAAAGCAGTATGGTGTGGAAATTCTGATTGGGGAGTTAATGGATATTGTTGGATGGATAAGAACTATATAGCATCTAGCATAACTTCAGACATTTGGGTACCAACTGTTTAAGGAGAGGTACATGAAAATCTTTCATGTTTTATTATTAGTAGTAACTCTAATTGGTTGTGCAAACTGTAGTCAAGGCGGGAATGAGCCTTATGTTAGGACTCAGCCAGGGGTTGAATATTGCGATGATATGTGCAATGTATTAAAGGATAAAGATTGCAAAGGTTATTATGAAGATATTATAATAAACTGCAATGATGATCCTATTTACTTTAAAACAATGAATTGTGATATAAACGGGGTGGTCATACTAACTTGCACTCAATTTTGTGAATATGAGATGCGCAATTCTGTTCAATTAAATCCTAAATGTATAGCCGACAATTTAGTTACTTGTGATGAAATAGAAGATATTTGTAAATAATCAAGAAAACACTACAAGCATTTAATTTTGTCCAATTTTTATCTTGAAAAGATAAATTAACTAAACCATCTGTTGACATAATTATAACAAATTGTAGAGTTTGATTTTATCAAATACCGATTGTTGTTTGTCGTTGGAGAAAAGCATCAAATGTTTACGTTGTGATAATTTTTGCAATTTATATATAATAGTTTTATTTTGTTATAATTTATATAAATTTTGTGTAGCAAAGATATAATAGTTTCTATTTAATTTACGATATACGTAGAATAGTTTATTTGAATGTAGAATCTAATTCTTGTACATATTCTTTACGATCTTGACAAAGTCAAAGATTTTTATTAACAGGTAGCATTTCTCTATTGTAGATTAGGCGCTTAAAGTTCATTTATTTGAGTTTTTCTTATAATAGACTTATTTAAAGTTACCTTTATACACATATCTAAAGTCAGACATCATTGTTAGCATTACTTATTTTCATTATCAATTTGAAAATCGTTCAAATTTATAGGAAGACATCTTTAGGCAAGAACTAAATATCGTAACAATCACAAAAACGTTGCCAATGTTTTAATTTTGTTCAATGTATTTATAAGATAGGGATAATCAAGCGCAATCAATCTATTATTTAATACTACTTTTTCTGGTATTAAATAATCTTTTTCATATTTATTTTTAGTAAAATATACGATAGTTGTATTACGCATCACATAGTTTACATATATTTCATATCCTAAAACTGGAAGATCTACTTTTTCAAATAATTTCTCATTAGATAATGATGATATTTGTGAGAATAAATGAGTTGGAGGATTTTCAAATTTAATTTGGTTAGTATCATAATGATTACATACAGACTCTATAAATGAAAATGAATGTTTATTAAGTATTTGGCATTTATCATTAAAAAAATACTTATATCTCATATCTTTGCCACAGACAGGGCATTTATCATAAGATTTAAACATTAAATAAACTCAATTTATAAATGATTTTGTACTTTTATTTTGATAAAATGATACACAATGTGTGATAATAAATGATATTTAATCATAAAAACGTAGCATATATCTTAATTTTCCTGATTAATTTATCAAAATTTGATATATCTGGATCAAACCAAGGCACAGTATTATAAAATAATTTACTATATGGAATTCCAGTAGTAATTACACCAGCATTTTTTCCTTTTATGATAATAGGCTTATTAAGATATATGGTTTTAGTATTAAAATCCCAACGTATTTCTTTAGTGCTAGAGTCATTATATGACATAATGAGCACTTTATCTATATTAGAATCATATTGAATAGTAAATCTGTGACTAGGGTATTTATTACAAATTTTTACGTCGTACAAACTTTTATTGTTAAAAAGACCGAAATCATTTAAAAGTATATCTCCGCATTTAGGGCATTTTGATGGTATTATCATAATATTTATTAGTAACTTGATATAATATATATTGATTTTATAGCTACTTTAATTACATTTAATCATAAGAATGTTATAAACAAAGACACTTTAGATTTTAGATTTTTTAAATCTGGGAAATCGGGATCTATTATTTTAGATACGTCTATTTTTGACATCTGTTTGTTATTTTTGTAACAAACAATTTGACTTTTCGTATTATAATAATCTAAAAATATAAATATATCATATTTACTGGTGAGAGACATTTTCAACAAATCAACTTGTTTAGTTTTTTCATCTACGAAAATTTGAAGGCAGTGATTTAAGCCCGCACAAGTTCTTTCTATATAATCTGATGTCTTATCAACAAATGTTATTAATCTGTTTTTTAATTTATTTGATCGCATTAAATCGCCACAAATAGGGCAATACTTAGTGTCTTGCATACATAGCTATATAACTCGAAGTTTACTCGTCAATTACCACAAGCACAAGGCTAGTAGCTTACCCATGGATAAACCTAGATATTCGGCTGATTGACACGCAATAAAGGAAAAGTTAAAAAAACTTTTATGTAAAGCTTGCATCATATCTGAATATCAGATAAATCTATATTTTATTGGCATAAAGTTGTATAGATAAATAAAGGAACTTTTTATGAGCCACGACTCAACTAATTTATTAGATTTAGTAACTGCATTTGAAAAACGTGCTGAGTTAGCCTTGTTTAAAATTTCTGAAAACAAGAGAGATCCTAAAGCAAAGGTTAGAAATCGTGGAATAGTTTGTGTTCCTGCTGAAAGAGCAAAAGATAACAAAGATCATTTCCCAATTAATAATATTGATCAAGCAAGGAACGCCATTGCTAGAGTTAATCAATATAGCAAGGTACCAGATTGGTACAAAGGATCACTTCAGTCATTGGTTAATCTTGTAATACGCAAGGTACATTCGAAGTATCCATCAATTGAGATTTCTAAAGATGCCAAAAAACCTGGCAAAAATTAATTGTTGTGCTAAGGAGAGGGCTTGATCACTACACCATTACAGGTATTAGTTTCTTAGGCTAGCGCGGCTGCCAGTTTCGCCACGATATCATATTAAATTGTCATAGTGCTTAAGAGTGGATTCGAACCACTACGTCCTTTCGAGCATAAGTTTTTAAGACTTCCCTGGCTACCAATTACAGCATTACTCCTGGTTAAATCTAGAGTCTGATATACTGGCGCGTGTGCAACCATTACGTCTACATAATTTGTATTTATCTCTTTAACCATCCTATCAACTTTAGCCTCCATTTCTGGAAGCTCTCTTTCATAATTCCACATTATATTTATTATCCAAATCCAAAGAATCTGCAAGTGGATGGTATAGTAGTGCGTCTGCTGTAGATCCATCAGAAAGATTCACAGTAATTGGTGAACGCCCATATCCACGTGGCTCAATATCATTCAACCACATGCGTATCATTTGATTGAGCAATTCCAAATTCATAAACTTTAACCACGGACGGGCTATCTGTCTGTTGAAAATATGACAATATCTTACTAAATCTCTTAAAGAAAGTTGGATCTGGTTCGTGAGTTACTTTTAAGATTTTATTTGGTTTATCTTCTAGTTCACATAACCATCCGCTTCTGCCTCTTATTGGCTTACCAAGTTTAAACAAACTCCACATAGCGGTTCGTGCCGTGCTCATACCAACAATGTATGTCGTAAAAACTGTCGCGCAAGGACGGACATTTTTTAAAAATCATGGATCTTGGTCTTCGATAATCATTCGCACACCTTGATAGATTCCTCGATTACAAAAAGTAAACTCTCCTTGCAATTTATGACAATCAATAAGTCGTTTCCCCTTCATCACATCCTCGAAATCAGACAGAAACATAGAATATTTGCGCCAGTGTTTAGTGACCTAAACAAAAATGAGCAGACCACTTTGTAGGATAACATCTAACAAACTAAAATGTATCAAAAAAAAAACATACAAATCATTCACTAGTACAAGACTGATGATTTTCTTGGTATAAAATCATTTTCCAAACCATTTATTGTGAAGTTTTCCTATGAGAAAATAACATAAGTACTTAGCTTATTAATTAACCTTTCTCTGGTTTTAAATTTATAAAGAGGCAAAAGTGGAAGATCTAACTTGATTATGTTATCAGCTTTACTGTTCCATACATTTACTTCTGTTTTATTTTCATCATACTCTGTCATAAGACTATAAATTCTATCACTATCATATACAGATAATATTTCGCGTTTAATAGTTAAGGCTTTTACATATCCATTTGAATTAAATTCCATGTTATTTGTTAGTATGTAGTTTCTACATTCGCTACAATTGCTGGTAAACACAAGATTTTTAGTCTCAAGATACGTTGAAAATTTTTTTTGATCTGACACTATGAATTTATTAGTTTCTATATAAATCCTTAATGCCAAAGTAAAAGAATACGTTATCTTTAAAGTAGCATCTAACACTCCATGATTTATAACTTGCTGAATATTTCTTATTTCATTATTTTCTAAGCAACAAATCTTAGCGGTTGTCTTTTCACCGCAGGAAAAACACGGTCCATTATATAGCATAAAGTCTTTGACTGTAAATCTTTTCATTAACTTATAATTATCATTATATTATCGCGAGATGTTTTCTATAGCTAAAGCAAATTTAGATCTTATGATTTCGCGAAATATCTTAAATACGCCAAAATAAACTCTTGTATATCACCATCTAAAACACGATTACAGTTGTTATGTTCAAAATCAGTTCTATGATCTTTTACTAATGAATAAGGTGAAAGAGTATAAGTTCTAATCTGGCTACCAAATTTGGCATCCATTTGAGACTCGATGAACTTATCTTTTTCAGATTGTCTTTTCTTCTTTTCGATATCATATAATTTTGATTTTAACATCTTCAGCGCAGTTTTCTTATTAGAAAGTTGATCGCGCTCGGTTCTAACCAATATATTAATGCCTGTAGGTAAATGTTTTAATCTAATTGCGCTAGCAACCTTGTTTACATTTTGACCGCCAGAGCCGGAAGATGTTTGTGCGGTGATTTCAATATCTTTATCTTCTATTTTAATATCGATAGTATCTTCGATATCTGGTGTAACAGATACTGCTGCAAAGGAAGTATGACGGGCATCTCCTGCATTAAAAGGAGAATTACGGATTAAACGATGAACTCCATTTTCTCCTTTAAGGAAGCCATAAGCATATGGACCATCTATTCTATAAGATACGGAATCTGTACAAATAGAACTATGTTCTTCTGACGGTTTATTATCTAATATTTCCACTTTAAAATTATAAGCATCTGCCCAACGCAAGTACATTCTGGACATCATTGTAACCCAATTAGCGGCTTCTAGACCGCCAGCGCCCGCATTAATTGTCAGTATAGCCGGGCTATTAGCCATTGGATCTGTCATCATTTGACGAAACTCTAAGGCTAACAATTCATCATAAATCTTTGCAATATGCTCTTGTTGTTCCGGCAATTCTTCTGGGAGTTCTTTTGCAATTTCTGAATAGAAATCGATGTCATCAGACATTTACTGTATTTTTGTGACGAAATCAGTTAGGCGCTGGCGTTCTTTCATAAGGGCGCCAGCTTTCTTTGCATCACTCCAAATATTATTATTTGATATCTGTAAATCAATTTCGTCGATTCTAGCTCTATATTTACTAAAATCGGTCATACTATTTATAGACTTTATCTTCTCAACACAGTATGCAATTAATTGTTGTGCTGTTTCCATTGGTTTATAACTTTGGTTATAGGTTATAATTAAAACTTATTAATATAGGTGCAGATCTATAGCATTATAAAGACATTTCCAAAACCAATGATGGAAGATATTATTATGATTATTGTTACCAAACACATAAATACTATCTAATGACATTGGCACTTATATAATAAGCTTTACAGTTTAAAAATTAAGACATCAAGACCCAGTTATCTAGACGTGAAAACAATTTATCTCTATATTGAATATCAAAATTTGGTCTTATATTCAGTTTAGGTAATACTTTCTCAAAAATTTTAGGTCTAAATTTTTTATCTTTTGCTTCTTTATCAGTACGTGTGTAGTAAAGTAATACGGTCTCTTCATTTTCGTAGTCTATATTAACCATATAAATCTTTTCTACGTCATTAACTTTTCTTGATAAAGAAAACGCCTCATTAGTGTTTACTATTTTTGAATTCGTTCTACTTAAATGGTTTGTAATTATTACATTTTTATCATCCATGTATAGATCAAATATGGGAGAACATCTATAATAACAGCCGCGATATAGATCTATATACCAATTTTTACCAATAAACCCCTTATCGTTGCAAAGATAGAATAAATATATTTGTTTCTGTAAGGCTTTTTGTTTTAAAGATTGAGAGCTGAATCTTATATCTATTTTGCTATCACCGAATTCGATATCGATATATGACCCTGCGAAATCAGGGTCTTCTGATTTAAACGGTTCAAAACTATAAACTTTATTTTTTGCGTTAAAAATAGTAATACCTTTAAAACACATAGAATCTATCATTTGTAGATATAGAGTCAAATGTTCGCCACAAATCGGACATTTTGAATTAAAATCCAAGAAATTATTAAAATTCATTTATTTTATTATTGCAACTGGCATGGTCTATAATATGTAGATTTTTACTAATTTACCACTAGTCAATTATCATCAGCACAAGATTGGTGGCTTATCCTTGGATATCAATGATATTTGATTGACTGTTTGTTCTACATTATTCTTCTTAGTAGTTTATCATAAAAATAAAGAACTGATGAGAAACTTTCTGTAACTTGTTCTTTCTTTTCTAAATTTATATAATTATTATTAGCTGAAAATAACTAGAGTAGATACTCTTGTTTTTAACTTATCTTTATCAAAATCTGAGAAATTTATAAATGGTATTACCAATGGTTCACTTTCATAATTATTGATTGGGACTATTCTTGTTACATTATAAATCCAATCACTTTGTACCAAATATCTATCAATAGTAACTGATTCAAAATACGCACGGAATGGATATATTCTGGTATTGATGCTAAAATTTTTATATTCTCCAGATTGTTTTAGTGACTTTTCGCACGTTAAGAAATCTGAATTTATAGAATAAAATGTTTTACAGTTTTTATTAGTACATCTAGATGAAATATGTGGTTTGAACTGCTCAAATATTCTTAATGTTTCGTTATATTCGGCATTATTGGTTTTATTTGGATGAAATGATATTTCATTAGTTTGTATATCTATAGAGCCCACAGAATCAACAGAAGTAGATATGGATGTGTACTTTATATTAAAGACCAAATGATTATCTGTCAGCTTAGAATTTATTAAAGATGAAATGCCTGAATAATCTAATATAACATAATTTGTAAGTCTAGATTTTAGCGGCTCTCCACAAAAAATGCATTGTGTCCTGAATGATATAAAATCAGATATATTTTCGAACTTTTTCTGAATCACGAAAATACCAAAAGTTTCTTAATTCTATTTAACATATCATATGGATCTGAAACGTCATTAGATATCAATGGTAAACTTATCGTTTTAAATCCAGTATTTTTTTTAGTATTGTTTATTGGTGTATACTCTGTTTTGTCTATTGTATATACATTACGTATTTCATATACATTATTTTTATCATGTTCCAACGTAATTAATTCAGAATTCAAAATTGCTTCATCTATGCGTCTTTCATTTATATTAATCTTTAGCATTAGCGTATAAGAATACCTGTAACAATACATACAATCAATTGAGTGATCACACAACATTATCCCATTATACAAAGTATATTGTGGTTGAGTAACTCCAGGAATGAAAGCAAAAGGTATTTGCTTAAATCCGTATACAAAAGTATTGTTCATAGGTCGAGTAATAGAAAACTCTATAATAGTATTAGAGTCTATATTAAATACTAATCTGTCGCCATTATACAGATCTACTTTAATATTTCTTATTTTGCTATCAGAAAGAGGTAAAGAATGTGAATGATCATTTTGTATATTCCAACAAAACAGAGATTCTGACATAGAATGTCCACATATCGGACAAACTTCACGATATGGATATGCATCACTTAATTTAGTAAAGATTTTCAGCACAAATTATGACTCGTAATATTCTTCAAATACTTCTTTTGTTAATCCGGAATCAATCAAAATTGGTCTGCCATCTTTAGTTCCCCATGAAGAAATCCTAGCCATATCTCCTGGCATAAGATTAAATTTTTTACCAATTTCAACTAACTCTTTGTATATATCGCTATTAGATATAGCGTCAAAATTATCTGGTTTCTTTCGATATTTATGTTTTGAAACCGATTTTAGCCCAAATTTAACCGACTCACCAAAATCATTGAAATCTAATCCAGTCATTTTCTTGAATTGTTTTTCAGTTATCTTCTCAAGATATGCGACCTCAATCCAAGCATAATTCTGTGCCTTACGAATTACATTATTTAAATACTTGGATTTCATTTTAGAATTTGCTTCTACTTTATTTTGCGCAATTCCTTTATCATTCTTAGCTAATTTAAGTACTGTTTTGTTCGGAGTCAAGTACACGATTCTGCTCGATCCAGACGATAAATGTTTTAGATTTTTCTCGGCATACTTCTTTCGTGCGCTATATGTATCTAATTTTTGAAGATTTTTCAAAATTACATCGGTATTTTCTGAGTTTTCAGGCAATTCTTCCTTCTCTGCGGTCGCCAATGACTCATATATGCTAGCAAATCTAAGTATTTTATTAGCGTTCATGTAATAAATACTTTGTTAGTAATATTTCAGAAGATATATCATATTCTATGATAACAAAAGAAGATTATCTAAAATTGATACAGGAAGTGTTTGCATCAGAAAATGAAGATGATCTAGGTATAGATTCCGAAACATCCACAAATGTCGAGCTAATTAACAAAAATAAAATAGATGCAGGATTAACATGATGCTATTTTAAAAGTTATAAGAACAAATAAAAAGATAATTATAGGCGAGTTTATGGTTATAACGAAATCTATTTCCAGTCATATAAATGAAAATGTATATCAAGACTCTTCTACTAATGATATTAATAACTCAACAATATATACAATTATAGTATATGAACATAAAACCAAAACATTAACAGGTATACCTTGTAATATTCAGGTAAAAGTAGATTTATCAAAAGATATAAGATTCGCTAATAAAGATTGGATAAAATGTTTCAATCGTTTTGCAGGAAAATTAAGTGAAAAAGAGTTCGTAGAGTTATTAAAATGGATGCAAGCAATTACAAAATTATCAGCATTCATCTAATAGAACGTCAATAATTTGTTTATTCTTGCTATGGTCTCAGATTTAGAGACAAATTTTATTAGACTTGTTTCTATAGTATTAAAGTTAGGAATGTATACAGAAGTTTTTATGTCATCCTTATATCTTTCTGTTCCGAAATTCAATATACTCTTATTAGTAATATAATTATTTACTAACTTAAATAGTCTATATCCATCATATCCATCAGTAATATGTGTTGATAAATCAAATGATTCTGAACTTATTGTTAAATCTGGTAATTTTAATGGTTCTGTCAGATTTATTTTGAAATAATTAGATGAGTACTGATATGATTTGCAATGATTACAGAATTTGTATATTTTATACATGCCGGTGTTTGCATTAAAAGATACAAATCTTTTAAGAAGAGACACCGGAATATATTCTATTTTTTTGCTGTTTTTTCTATAAAACTCTATAAAAAATGAATTATCATCTAATCCAAATGAATAGCCTACATAATATGATTTTTGATTTTTATCTATGGAAGGAATAAATAGACTAATCAATAATCTTCCATCTTCATATCTATGTTTTTGCTGTTTTCGTGAATTAAACGTCATTGACAGAGTGTTATCACACAATGGGCACATATTCCTATAAACTAAAAAATCTCTCAAATTCATTACTATTTCCAACTATTTACAGTATAAAATAATCACTACAGACAGAAATGCAACCCTGTTAATTACTTTAATTTATACGCATGCCAGTATAGTATATACTAACTCCCCCTATTATATTCCCCATACGTTTGTCGAGATCCAGTTCGGAATATAAATACAAATATAGCGCCAAATCACGAAAATTTGACGCTATATAATGAAGATTATTTAACTATTTATTCAATAAAGATTCTGGTGGTGGACCAGGTTGTGTCATATATCCACTAGCCACTTCTTGCATATAATTAATTAATGACATATACTCTTTATATAAATCGCCAATTAGCTGACCATTATTGTTCATAGTATATAAATCTCCGTATTCTGGCTGAAAGTATGGGAGCCACAGCATTAGGACTTCGCTTTTGGATATATTCTTTTTTGATTTGAACATATATGTGTCTGCGGCAATAGCATTATACATTCTATTTAATTTGTCTCTAAAGTTAATAAGTTTTGCTGCAGCAATACGGTCTGTATTAATATTTTGTTTGTTTTGTTGTATCAACGCTTCTTCAGGATTCGATTTAGTAGCATATTGTTGGTATAAATTCCAAGCAGTTCTAGTTCTTGGTCCGAGAATGCCATCCACATCACTTTCACTCCATTCTCTTCCATTTAATTTATCAGATAATGTTTTTTTGAAATTAGGGTCTCTTTCAGTATAATTTAAAATATTTTGTTGAAATGACATAATTTTAGGCTTTGTTTTTAGATTGGCATCAGCACTGTATGGATCTGAGCTTGTTTTTTTTGATTCTGCTAATACTCTACGCATGGCACTTGTTTCTAGCCAAGTATTTGGTGGGTTTTGTGTCATGTTAAACTGATTACGCACCTGTTGCACTAAATATCTTCCTTTATCTGCCAACTGACTTAATCTAGTGTTTTCTCTTGGATTAGAGATTACTAGTTTTGCAGACATATCGTCTAATCTAGTTATAACTCTTTCCATCTTAGGGACGAATGATTGTGCAGTTTTTGAATCGGATGATTTTTGTGCTTCTTGTAATTTTGCGTAATAGAAATTGAATAACGCATCTATTGATTGGGCTGGTTTGGGAGCTGGCGCTGGTGCCCCGGCTGCTTGTTCAGTAGTTTGCTGTGTTGATTTTGGTAATGTGGAGTTCGACATCAATTTTAAAAGATTATATTTTTTCATTAATGAATTTTTATACGATGGTACAATTCTTGATAAATTATCAATTGCTTCTTTTAACTTTTCTATATCAATATTAGGGTCCTTCAAAATTGATGAAGCTCTCATAGCTTCTTGTGAGTTTTTTTGATCTTGTGGTACTAGTGATAATATAGATTGTGCGTATTGAACTAACTCTTTGAATTTATAAAGAAAGTCTAAAGCAGTTACTGGTCCTGTGTTACCGTATTCATCTACCATAAACACACTCTGAGTACTCTGAGCAGATTTTAAAAAGTCTTTTCTTTCATCATACAATGATAATCTCTCAAACAATGCGGCTTTTTTAAGAATCATATCAATTTTTTTCATCATTGTGTACCTTTATTCATAGACACTACATTCTATACATCATTATGCAATAATAATGCAATTATTTTCTGTTGATAAAATTTATATTGTTGTACTCATTATCAATATTAGGATTATGAACCCCGCTTGTATCTGCACTTTGTATAGCAAAAATACCTCCCAATTGTCTAGGAAATGGATATGCAATAGGAGATGGCAAGTTAACTACATATTTAGAATGATTATATCTGAGAAGCTGATGTATTTCAATACGATTGATAGGAACTGTAAGACCTGGAGGTCCAAAGTTATTCTTTTCGATGCTTGCCAGACCATGCTTGACAAAAATAACAACATCCGCATATTCACGGTTCGTGTAGTCATGGAAGTCGGACCTAATTACTAAAATTCTATATTGCAATAGATGTACAATAGTTGGATAATTAGGGTCAGCTACAACGCGGGCATCAAATTCATCTCCAGTCATAGTTTCTGTGATATATAATTGTGATTCTAATGTAGCTTTACTAACAGCATCTAAATCACCATAGGTAGTACCATATCCATCGATATTACCATTACAAAATATTATAGCTGGCGGGAACATAATTATATGATATTTTATCACCTTGACTCGTAATTGTAAGTGATTATTCATCATAATGAGAAAAATATGACTAACGAAACAACTCCAATTTTTAAGTTTGCAATTCGAGAAGATTTAAAAGATAGCGAATTCGATTTTCTGCCACAAAAAGCCACACCTCGGTCATCAGGATGGGACGTGCGTGCAGCAATAAAATCCCCGTTTATTGATATAGAATATGGTGAGATAGTCAAGATACCACTGGGATTTAGGGCTTTTTGCCCAGACGGGTGGTGGTTAGAGCTTAAACCGAGGTCTTCTACATTTGTTAAGAAGAGGTTGCATTGTCTTTATGGCACGATTGATGAAGATTATGAGGGTGAGCTAATATTAGCCGCACAATTTATACCACATTTGATAGGATATAATAATACTATTGCTGGTAATTTTGACAAACTTCGGATTATGTTTGGAGAAGCATTAGGTCAGATAATACCAGTAAGAAGACAAGAGATGATTGTTGATAGAGTGTCTAATGAAGAATATGACGCTCTCTGTAAACAACGTAACGCTGAAAGAGGAGCTGGTGGGTTCGGCTCTACAGGTAAATAAGATGTCAAGATCGTCAGAGATAATGATAGAAAATGTATTTGAGAAACTAAGCTCTAATGAGTTTGTTCCGCTAACTACTTTGGAGCAAAACGAAGCCATCAAGAAATTTTATGAAGAACACAAAGAGATGCAGACAAACCTTGTTAGAGGCGTCGGAGCAAATCAGTTTAGAGCTGATGAACCATGGATTCAGACGTATACTGGCAAACGATTTACGCCGACAAATCCAATTGTAGACGATATAGTTATAGAAGATATTGCACATCCACTATCTATGCAATGTAGGTTTAGTGGACACGTAAAAAAATTCTATTCTGTTGCCCAACATTCTGTATTAGTGAGCTATGTTTGTGATAACCAAGATGCTTTATGGGGACTACTTCATGATGCTTCTGAAGCTTATTTGGTTGACATACCTAGACCTATTAAGAAATCAGGCAAATTTGATAACTATTTGGAATTCGAGAATATCATGCAAAGGGCAATTTGTAAAAAATTTGGGCTTCAACCTGACATGCCAGAATCTGTGAGAATGGCGGATGATATGCTATTAGCCACTGAAGCTAGGGATCTTATGTCGCCAATGCATAAGGATTGGATTAACTTAACAGATCCTCTACCATTTACAATAACGCCATTATCTCATGATGATGCCAAATTATTGTTTTTAAAGCGTTTTGAAGAATTGACTGGTACACCATTTGTTTTCGAACCTTGTGAAAAATAATATAATGCAGACGATATAGATATCTTATGACAAATATTATTCCTAATCAGAGATGTAAACTATGTAAGAGGGTAGCTGAAAAACATCCGAAATTAAAATGGGCTGATAAGGATTTATGTTTAGAGTGTTTCAACAAACCAAAGCCTAAATTTTATTATGACGTTAAGGTAGAAGTTATGTTGCCTGCTATACTAACGTATAGAGTTCTAGCTGAAGATCCAGAAAAAGCTGCTGCTATGATTAAAGGAATGCACCCAACGTCAATAAAACACAGATTAATAGGCAGAAAAGAGCTCAAGTTAATAGTTTATGAAGCGGGCTGTACGGTAATTAAGTATATGAGAAATTTATTTGGGAAATGATATGTTTGATATTTATTTAAAAAGAGTCCAGATAGGGGACAGAAAAGGGGTAGTTACTACTGTTACAATACCGTCAAATGTTCCTATTTGCGAAATAAAGGGCGATATTATAACATTTGATTCTCTTTCTAAATTAGAAAATCCAAATGACGCCTTACAAATTGGTCCTGATATCTACATAGCTCCATCTGGTTCAATTACCGATTATATTAGACATAGTTGTAATCCTAATTGCATGTTACATGTAGTTGGGAACAGAGCAATTATATATTCAATGTATGTAATAAAAGCTGACTCAGAAATAACATATGACTATTCATCTACATCTACAGAAAGCCTAAATACGTGGGAAATGAAATGCACTTGTAAATCGTTTAATTGCAGAAAAAATATTAGCGGATTTCAATATCTAGATCCGCAAATTCAATTAGAATATAAAAGAAAAGGTATTGCTGCTTTATTTATTAGGGAGCCAATATTTTTGAAAAAGTAAGATAATATGAGTTTATATTTTTTATTTGGCTCCTTATAAAGGTAAGATTTGTATCTTGAAATTTCAAAAGAAGATATCGACATGCCTTAATTATAAGGATATTAAATTTTATTTGGAATACTTAGATTCCATATTTTAGAACAGAAATAAAATCCAGAAAAATTAGAAATTATCATTAGCATAACACAAATAAAAATATGGGGTATAATGTTGAAAACAAAAGGTACAAAATATGTCAGGACTTAAATTTTATGTGGTTGATACGGAGACAAGTGGATTGCGCGCATCGTACCATGAGATTACAGAAATAGGTATAATTCGTGTCACAGATAGAATGCAATTACATAGGTGTATAAGGTGTGAATATCCGGAGAGAGCTAGTTTTGATGCTTTGAAGATCACAAAGAAAACAACAGCAGATTTAAGTAAAGGATACGATAAGGCTGCGGTTGTAGCAGAATGTAATAAGTTTTTTGCAGAAGATGGTGCTACTCCAGCAGCAAGGGTTATAGTTGGTCACAATATTATTGCGTTTGATAAAAAGTTTTTACATGCGTTATGGGCTGAACAAGGACAAGAATTTCCTGCACATTTGTGGTTAGATACGATGTCATTAACCAGACAATTTCTTAAACAAGCAGGAATAAAAACCAGGTCCATTAATCTTCATGCGTCCTGTGATTATGTGGGAGTTAAGAAGCTGTCAGAAGCGCATAATGCTAAGATAGATAGTCGAAATAACTATCTACTTTACAAAAATTTGATTGAAGAAAAAAAGATAGATTATCTACCATTCATAAAATCATTTCCACATACACTTTCTATATCAAATGATAATGGTGGATTAGACCCAGATTTATTAAATTTATGAAAAGTCCAAGTATAGAGTCTCTTTACTCAACATTACATAAGCATATGTTAATGGTAGAATCTTATACAGAGGTTCCAAACATAACATTTATGTTTAAGGCATGCAGATTAAAACCATATTCTTATTTTTTTGAAGAAAGAAATAATAAAATTGCATTATATACATGGTGGTTTGACGAATTTGGTAATTCGTTTAAACTGTTAAAGAGTAGAAGGCTTCAAATAATATACGGTGATTTAGCATTAGATCGAGACAAAATTGTTTGTACCGATTTATACTATGGAGTAGACATAAAGAAAATAGCCAAGATAAGTAAATTTGCGTACATAAGCTATGGAATAGATGAAGACCTATATCAAGACTGTGCTATAATATCAATGTTGGGAATAGACAATTATTTCAGAACTTATTTGTATCTATATGGGTATTGGCAGCAGGTATCTACATTAACTTTAGGAATAAAAAACATAAAGACAATTGCTAAAAATTTAGACCTAAAGTATAATAAGGCGCTTTCAAATACAGAAAATATTAAACTACCTTGCGTGGAGGCGCAAACATGGTTAACTTCTTTACCAATTCGTGATGATTTCTCTCACACCTTGGAGAAACAATGTAGTATTGTTTCGTCCATTTTTCAAACAAGTTGAAAGGAATAAATACAGTATATGTCAAATCGTGATAGAGTAGAATTAGAAGGTAACGTTATTGATTCAAACAAAGGTAAGTTTAGAGTAAAGATTAGCGACACATATGTTGTTTTGTGTACGCTTAGCGGGAAAATTCGACAGAATTCTGTCAAGATTTTATTAGGTGACAGGGTAAAAGTTGAAGTGTCAGAGTATGACACAACTCAAGGAAGAATTACATATAGAATGCAGTAATTATCCTAATTTTTCGTTTATATCGTTGAGAAAATTATTAATTCTATTCATAATAGATATACGTTGAGATTTGCTGTTATGATCTGTGGTTCTTGGTGTAGCTGAAGCTGGCGGGGCTGGCGGGGCTGGCGGGGCTGGCGGGGCTGGCGAAGCTGGCGACGTAGTTGTGATGACACTGTTTGGTTTAGATGAATCGATTTTTTCGTACAAACTAATTCCAAATGGTTTGTTGCTGTGGCGTTCTTTTCTAGCCAAATAAGTTTTGCCATTACTTAATGTAACAGTTATTTCAGACCCGTATGGTCTATCCAATAATGATTTAGCAGCAGATGTAGCCTCATCAAATACAGCAGGGTCAATACTTGCTGACCTATATCCTGGTGGTGGTCCATCGCTTTTTACTGTATATCCTCTTATACCAACGCCTGGATTGAATGTCAACGCTGAAGATAGATGTCTAGTATTTAAGGCTCTATCAAGTGTTGTGCGAATCTGTCTGCCATTTTTATCTGTAACAACCACATTACCATTATCTACTCCGCGCAACCAAGTAATATACTCTTGTTGATCTAGCCCATGAGGCGTTGTACCTATACCACCCTGTTCTGGCTTATTGCTATCCACACTAGTCCAAATACCATAATAGGCTGCACGGTTTTCTGCTCCTGGCTCTGGTTGTACAATTGATTTTGCAAATCCATCAACAGGTTTATTTGGATCCATTCCCTCTTGTGACGCTAATTGATCACTAACTCTTCTACTATATTCTATAGTAGCTCTAGGATCGCTAATTAGTCCCGAGACTACTTCTTCTGGAGAATAGCGTCTTCCTTCTATTGTAACTCCAGTTCCACTTAATGGTCTTGCTGGCACTTTATTTGAATTCTGATGAATTAAATCTGCCATCTTGGCAGTTGGTAATTCCATTCCAAAATGCCTAGCAATTCTTTGGGCAGTTGGTGGTGACGGAGATACTCTAATTCCGTCAATAGTAAAAAAGTCCTGCATTACTTGAAAAGTAATTTTCGTACCATCTGGACCAGGGACAGTAATTGGAACCATTTTAGGTTTTGGCTGTCTTATTGCATACTGATATATTAACTCATCTCGTTCTTTTGGTGTTTTAGCTTGAGAATAGAGTTCTCTAAAAGATTTTGTCTTTGTATCCTCAGCGGCTGTTTTTGATTTCAATACATTCAACGCACGTTTGTGTATTAACGCTCTTTTTTCAGATAAAGTAATCATGGCTATATTAATATCTCAGAAATGTTAAGATGCCCTCATCACTAATTAATGCAGACAATGTAGCATCTTTAAAAACATCTTGTATTCTCATCGGTGAATGATTTACCATTACATCATTGGCAATTAACCTGATTCCGTGACTATAATCGGCATATGTATCTTCATGACTCCAGTAATTCATATTTTGAATCGGAGTTCCATCAGCCTTAAACCAACCAAATATAGCGACCCTTTTATTTGGATTATTAGGGCTGAGTTTATTTGTTAATATGACGTCTTTTTTATGACCAGCAGTTAGCATTGTATTATCCATACCGATCAAAAGTTTATTAATTCGATCATTATGAATTCTAATTCTATCCATACTCATCATACTAGAATCGTATGGTGGACCCCATGTTAATTTATTAGCATCCAACTTATTTATTGCATGTTGCCAAATATCAGTAACCATCTTTCTAGTTGGAAGAGAACAATCGTACTTATCTGCTATTTTTTGAGCAGTTAAGGGATTCATTGGCATTCTTATATAGTCAGAATCATCTCCAATAGATAAATAATCTGGGCTAACCATATAAGTTATGGTATTTCCATTCGATGAAACAGTAACTGGTATAAATTTTCTAATAAAACCAGGGATATTGCCACTTAAAAAAGAATCAAGTATATGGTCTTCTCTAACATTTATGGCGACAGACATATTGCCGCTAATAAACTCAGAACCCGAAATAGCTACTGGTTGTCTATCTGGTATTAGTGCCATTTTATCCTGCCAATCATATTAACTACCAACATATACATGCCAAGATAAGCGCAGGAGTTAATCTATAATATCTTTTATGTATACAATTATTCATGATATAACTGATAGTTTATCAACATAATAATTAACAGAGCCAATTATATTTAAGCTATCACAATATATCATATATTATAGAAGATTTTATGTCTGGAAGCGTTATGCTAATTTTACAAACTTAATCAATAAATTTAATGTACTTTATTATATTATATTATTTTTATCTTTATTTTTTACGGATTGACATTATTTGCGTGTGTGGTTATATTCTATTTGTCGATGTTTATTCGATTTTATAATAAAATTATAAATTATTTTGTGTGAGTATATCGTTGACGCATCAGGAGAATTATTTATGGACTATGTTATAAGAGACGGGTTGGTATTTGACGACGTTTTATTAGTTCCGAAATACTCCACCATAGATAGCAGGACTACCGGTGTAGATGTTTCAGTTAAGATTAAAAATGTCACATATCTTCACCCTATAATTCCTGCTAATATGCAAACGATAACTGGACATGAAATGGCTCAGGCTGTTTCTAGAAGTGGTGGATTAGCTATTGTAAACAGATTTATGCCTTTTGAGTACCAATTAAATATCGCTAAAAAAGAAAAAGATAATTTGAATAATATTGGATTTTCGGTTGGTGTAAAACAAGAATATAAGGATTATGTTAAGATATTTAGTGAGTATGGTGTAAATATATTCTGTATAGATATTGCTCATGGAGATTCAAAAGGCGGTGTCAATATGACATCGTGGATTCGTGACAATTATCCTGAAGCTACTATAATAGCAGGCAATGTTGCTACTGGTAATGGAGCATTAAGGTTATGGAATGCCGGTGCAGATATTGTAAAAGTTGGAGTTGGTCCTGGTAGTTTATGTACTACTAGAATTGAAACTGGTAACGGAGTGCCACAATTAACAGCCTTAATGGATGTCGCAGAAGCCAGAAAATATCGATTACAGGATTCAAAATCTGCTTTTATTATCGCAGATGGTGGTATAAAGAATGCTGGAGATATTGTAAAAGCATTATGTTTTGCTGATATGGTTATGGCGGGGAATATATTTGCCGGATGCCTAGAAACACCTGGTACAGTTCTATCTATCATGGGTAAGACATATAAGGAGTACAGGGGCAGCTCAACGCATAAAACAAGTCATGTGGAAGGCGTAGCGGCAATAGTCCCAACAAAAGGAACATTCAAATCCATCCTAGATAAATTAATAGAAGGATTGCGCTCTGGTTGTTCATATCAGGGTTCTGCGAATTTACAAGAACTTAAAGAAGATCCTGAGTTTATTAGAATAACAAACGCAGGGTTAATTGAGAGTTATCCTCACAACATATCGGGTTAATAATGAGCTTTAAATTATTCAAGATAATAATTTTCTTTCTAATATGTATTATTACAATAATAACATATATATTAATGTTCTGGGCTTTTAACAAGCAAATATATTATATGGCTGCACTATGTGGTTTATTAGCAATATCACAGATATATTATCTATATCTGGATTATGTAAGAATATGGAGATCAAAATGAGTTTAATGAGAATCATTGCAGCTATTGTGACATTATTACTTTTAATTGTTTGTTTAATATTAATGGTTATTACTGCATTATCTGGTAATTGGTCAGCGGCACTTGTTATATTTATGATTTGTTGTGGTTTTAGTATTTTCACATACAATGATTACTTGAAGTTTTTTGTTGATAAAAAATGAACGAAGAAGAAAATAACTATTTGAAATTGCTGAAAACTATATTACAGTGCGGAGAAGAGCGCGTAGATAGGACTGGTGTTGGAACAATTGGAATTTTTGGAACCCAACTTAGATTTTCACTTGAAAATAATAAAATACCGATGCTAACAACTAAGAAGATATTTGCTAAAGGAGTTGTAGAAGAATTATTGTTCTTTTTGAGAGGCGATACTGATACTAAAAAGTTGGAAGCAAAAGGCGTTAATATATGGAAAGGCAATACTACAAGAAAATTTCTTGACAGTCGTGGATTAAAGAATCTTCCAGAAGGCGATATGGGCAAAGGTTATGGGTTTCAGTGGCGTCATTTTGGCCAACACAAAAATGATTATAACGGTCAATATTGCAACAAAGGTGTAGACCAATTAGCTGATGTTTTAGATAAATTAAAGAACCACCCAGATGATAGAAGAATTTTGATCAGTGCGTGGAATCCATCTCAATTAGATGAGATGGCTTTACCGCCGTGTCATTTATTGGCTCAGTTCTATGTTATAAAAGGGCATTTGTCATGTCAATTTTATCAAAGGTCTGTGGATTCATTTCTTGGATTACCGTTCAATATTCTAAGTTATGCTATAATGACACATATTCTGGCAAAAGCATCTAAACTTAAACCAAAAGAATTAGTATTCGTTGGTGGGGATACACATATATATAAGAGTCACATACAACAAGTAACTAATCAGATATGTAGAATACCTTATGACTTCCCAACTTTACAGATCAATAAAGATATAAAATCAATAAAAGATATTGAAGAACTTGAATGGAAAGATTTTATAATTGATGGATATGTAAGTCATCCTGCAATAAAGGCAGAAATGGCAGTGTAATAATCAATACACTAGAAATATATGCTTTCTATACATATTTATATTAAAAATATAATATCATAAAGTTATAACTATAAATTATAGTAACGCAGTTTGCAAGTGTCCGCATCATGAAAACCTCGCAAGGAGACCCACGGCTTTAGCCGTGGGAGGAATTGCGGATTAGAAAAGTTAATCCGCTTATTATTTTTATTTGATTTTCTACTACTAATGATATATATATCTGTGATGCGAAGAACTTATAATTTTTATTTAGATGCAAGATATACTTCTCAAAAATGTTTTAATTGTAGAATTATTGAAAAGTCTAATAGAAATAAGTCGAGATATATTTGTAGCAGATGTGGTTACATAGAACATGCAGATATTAATGCTGCTAAAAATATTAAGACAAATTACTTTCTCTCGTTAGCTGAAAAGAATAACGAGCAGGCTGTTGTCAATCAGCCAAATGCAGCCAAAACTAATGTTTTGAGCAGCAAGCCCACGACTTTAGTCGTGGGTTATTGACTATATATGATATAAAAATAGGTAGAATATTGAGATTTCTATTATGATAGGTATAATTTCTTCTACAAGTATAAATGGAGTTATTGGAATTTACAAAGATGGACTTGGCAAATTACCATTTCATTATCCAGATGATATGAGATACTTTAGAGAGACAACTCGTGGCTCTATAGTTATTATGGGACGTAAGACTTTCGAAAGCATAGGAAAACCTTTGCCAAAAAGAGAAAATATCGTAATTACATCGCAGAATTTAGAAGTTTCTGGAGTCACTTGCCATAGGAGTATTGCGTCTGCTCTTAAGGCAGAATCTGTAAAATTACGTGATCATGCTGTAAATATATGGTTCATTGGTGGCTCAGGCATCTATCAAGAAGCAATGCTATATGCAGACGAAATTCATTTGACATTAATTCCAGATTATATAGACGATCAAAACTCAATTAAATTTCCATTTATAAATCCAATAATGTTTGATTTATGTGGATACAAACAATTATCAGACCCACCAACTGATAAATTAATCTGTGCTATTTATAATAGGAAAAAAAAGAATAACCATTATGAAAAAGTCATTAACGAGACCAAACTTTTAAAAGATAAATAAATTTGTTACAGTTAACAGTGGTTAAATATTTTTTGTAATTCTATAATATTCATCAGCTATTTTTTCAATTTTTTTAACCTTTATACTAAAGGCAATTCTATTTCGATTAGTTAAATGTTCGTTCATGTTGAACGAATGAGCTTCTTGTTTAGCTTCATCAGATAGCCAAGATTTTTCACCAGGTTTTAATTTAAATGATGGTGTCGGGACATATACATAATTTTTGGGATCTTGATAAACGCCATCTTTTTTAATTTCTAGGTGTAGATGAGGAGAAGTGCCGGCCGCATTACCACTATCTCCTACAGTACCAATTATTGTATTTTTGCTAACTTTTTGATTTGGGTATACTGAGACAGTTCCCATGTGTCTATAAATAGAAGACAATCTATCAGAATGTTTAATATTAATTACGTTACCACCTTTTGGTTCTGAACTAACACTTACGACGATACCATCGGCAATTGGATAAACAGAAGTTCCACCTGGGGCTCTTAAATCTACACCATTATGAACTCCATTATGTCTTTTATCACCAACACCAAAAATACCCGAACATTCATAATGTACTTTAATTGGGTTCTGAAAATATCCGTTTGATTCTGGCTGTGACTGTTCTCCGTCACCATTCAAAAATTGCAGAAAAGTATCCGCATAACTATCTGATTTACTGACATCTGAAGATATTAGCGATACGATTTGTTGTAATAAATTGTTTACATCAACCATAAAAATATACCACATTATAGACATAAAACGAAAATAAGGCAGTCTTATGGCTGCCTTATTTTTAATACAATTTAATACTATAATATAGTATTATTGAGTTTCTTCGTAATAATATACGCTTATTCCATTTTGTATTAATTGTTCATCCAGCATCTTGGTGATTTCAGGAACCAAATTAACTAATATAGAAGATACATGTACTGAAGCTTTCTCATATTTAGCCATATCACTAACTTTTTTAAGACATGCTTCTAATGCTTTCAGGTCAGTAGTCAGGTTTTCATCTTGGAAAAGCATGTGAATTACCCAAGTATCACTTTGTACTGCTGTAGTCATAACTGCACCCAGCTTGTATGCACCTGTTTTTGTGGCAAACCATCCCATACTTTCTTGACGAACCTGTTTCCACTTTTTATCAAAAATTGTAAATAATGGATTTTCTGGTTTGCCTGCCATATTATTTACGGATAGTACAAATCTTAGACCGGCATTTTCCGGGGCTAAAATTGTCCCCTTTATAATCTTTGTTTTCCCAAGAGGCTTAAATCTATTAACTTCTGTTTTAGTGCTCATATTCTGTTCCTTTATCTATACAATAGATATATCAATACCAACGTTAATTTTTCTTTTCCACAGGATTCAAGATCATATTTTCTATTTGTTTTAGCATTGAATCCCGCTCCTCTGACGAAGAAATCTTGTCTAAATTAAATTCTACTGATTGAAGTCCAAATTCACTACCCATTATAAGGTTATCAGGCAAATCGTCCAAATATACACAACCATAAAATTTAGGATATCTTTGTAAAAAGCTCTGATAATACAACGACTGAGGTTTTCTAACACCAACTTCACAACTGAAATAACGTATTGCCTCTTTCCAAACCTGTGTATTCAACATCTTCAGATATGAATCAATAACCTTTGTGTGTTCAAACCCAACATTAGATAATAAAGCAATATGTAAATCATGATTATTGCTAATCTCAGTAAAAAATTCAAACATATCATGATCAAAGTTTAGAACATTCATATTCCAAGAGTGTAGCAAATCTTTTACGACTACAGATGATTTAATATGGAACTCACCTTCCAAAATTTCTTTCATATTGACTAAACCAGAATCTAGTAACCTTTGTGATCTACTTATACAAGCACTAACTTCCAAAGTAGATATATTTAGTCTTTCTGATATATCGGATATAAAATCTTTAAGGTTGATTTTACATAAAACATTTCCTATGTCTAATGCCACATATCTTTTCATATTTCGGATATTCTTTCGTGCAATAGTTTAATGTGTGATGAATAATTGGGAGTTATTATTTTATCATATTCATAATCTATATTGTCTGACGGGTCATAAATTGTTGTACTAAGCTCAAATTTCTCTGATGCTACACTATTTATTATACTATCTATGTCGTTGTGATCTACTAATACTAAACTATGTTTTCCATTATAGAAGGCATCTGCTAAAAAACTTGTCTGACCGCCACAAATAAATAAGTTAGAGTTTCGTAGATTACATGCATACTCTTGTTCATTTTTTATATCTTTTGTAAGAATATCAGGATAATACTCGTTGCCATCGTCACAAAATAGCACAGAATCATAATGTTTTCTTAACAAGCTTATTATGTTTCTTTGTGGTTTTATCATACCGGCGACCAAATTGTGTTCACAAATTTTTGACTTGCTGCCAACGGTATGATATGGTCTTATCCATTCAAATTGGTCTTTGATATTAAAATTGTTGGCATCGCCAAAATGAGAATATACAAAGTTATGGCTAGAATTATCTATCATATTCATAATTCTTTGGTTATTCAATGGGACTTTATGAAAAATATAATAATATTGTTTAAACAAACCCAAATTGTATTTTTGATATCGTGGTAATGCAAAATTCAACAGTGATGAACTACACTGCCACAAAGTAATGTTTAAAACATTCGCTATATAAGACGTAAAGTATTCAAGATCGCTAATTATCAAATCAGGATTAAATAGTCTGACCTGATCAAAATAAATTTCAAAATTCTCATTATCTAAAGAAATATGATTTGGTTTAAAAATGTTGTATAAGCAATCCAAAGTCCAATCTATATTTAATCCTATTGGACTAGATTTTTTGTACGCAGCAACCTTCAGATTATATCCTGAATTAGCTATAGCTTTAGAAAATCTTTCCAATTGAATTCTAGAACTATAGTTGTTGGATGCTGCATACAATATCTTTAAGCTATTCATTATATTTGACTAACATCTCCTTAAAGAAAGCGACTTGTTTCATAAACACTTCTTTAGTAGCTTTAGTATCAGCTCCGGCAGAGTGCGCCTTGTCATTTTTGACACCATATTTCTTTATAATGGTACTTAAATTATAGTGATCCGAGAAGCTTCCCTTACAATAGTCTTTAAATAGTTCTATGATCATTGTATCCAAATATCGTCTTCCAAAAGGATATGTGTCTCGTGAGTTGCACTTAATCCATAACTGTTCTAGACGCTCCAAGTCGAATGATACATTGTGACCAACTGCAAGTCTTTGTTCAGCAGGGACGCCATCTTCCATTAACCAATTTTCAATTTCTACGATTACCTTGTTTGGATCGCCATATAGTTCACGACCTTGTTTTGTTTCATGTCTTAGATCCTCAATCTTATGTCCATTAATTCTTAAAGCTCCAGCTTCAAAATTATTTGGATTGGTTGGCTTTAATAGCCACGTCTTTTGAACGTTGTCTTTCAATCTGTATAATGATATCTCAATCACATCATATAAACGAGAGTCTAATCCGGTAGTTTCAGTATCTAAAATGTAAATAGAATAATACATAAAAATTCTCCTAAGACTGCGCCTAGGTGTAAAATAATCCTAATAATTAGCCTGTCAAGACTGTGAATTTATTTTCTTTTTTATTTCGGTCTTCAGATGATTGAATGAGTTAATGCCTGTTTTATATTGAGCTATTAGGAAATTGACTCCGTCTACAGATCGTAGAAAAGACTTCTCTTTTTTAGTTAATTTTGCACCCTCAATAATAAACACTACTTTATTATCTTCAAATATCTTCCAACGCTCTCCATTATTTGGTAAAGAAAATCTTTTTACTCTGATTATTTTCTCAGTAATATCATCTTCCTCATGATAAAGATCATATTCGAATTTACTGAGATTATACTTCAAGTTTGGATCTTTGAATTCTTCAACAACATAATTAGTAATAGATGATTCATTTGGTAATGTTTTAATTGGCATTAATTTTTCCCTTGATGTTTTATGTGGTTCAACAGATAGACAAAATTGATGTCTGTATTTGTAAGTGATAATCATTAGTTTTTTGGTTCTATATATTTCTTCATAGATCGTAATAAATTGTATTTATATTGATTTTTATATTCTTGTAACGTTTAGGTGAAAAGTTTTCCAAAAATTTCTATAAACAGCATTTATTACATATTTTACTTGCAAGCATTATCAGCAGCTATTATTCCTGTTACTGCTGCTGCTAGTATGCCTATTATACCAGCAGATTCGCCAGCAACAAACATTCCGTCCACATCTGATGATAGATTATTGCCTATATTAATTTTAGGAGACATAGGAATAATTGTAGGTACATAAAAATAAGCTTTTGTTATTATTTCTGGAATAATAATCGATAAATCTGTGATCGCTTGTTTAAGCCAGCTATATTCTGGAATAATGGAAATTTTACTTTTATTTGCAAATAGAGCAGAAATTCTTTCCTTTATTATTCTATCATTAGCTAAAACAAATGTTAATTTTCCAATTCTATCTGTTTGTTCAAATCCAGCATTTGGGAAATATCTATTGCCTATTATATTAAAGGATACCTTATCAGTCTTCCATCTGTTTTCATTAGATCTAAAAGCCGATATAGCCATATCTAAATGATCTTCTGGTATAACAGTGCCATACCAATTGAACGGACCAACCTCAAGAGATTCATCATCTTTAATAAGATTGCACGAAGATTTGTTAAGATCCTTTAAAACATCAGAGTTCATTTCCACTCTAATTCCAAATTTAGCTATATCATTATTATTGACAATTCCAAACTTGTTATACAATTCATTTGTCCATCTCCAACCGCTTCTACCAACTGCTAGAATTATCTTTTTGCATCTAAATTCTTCTTCTCCAGTTGATACAACAAACATAGCATTTTTCTTGTACAAACTTTGTATTTCATTATCGAACGAATATTTAATGTTTTTATTTTGTTCAATAATTTCAGACATATATTTAGATAAAGCATGAATATCTTTAGGACATATCTGATAATGATCATTTAAAAATATAGAGTATTTATTTTTTCTTAATCTTTTTATAAAAGAGGCTGATGGAGACTTATCTTTGATTAGTTTAAATGTATTAATATTGGATAGGACATTATTGAAATAATCGTATGCATATTTGCACTTTCTCATTCCAACTATATCAGAAACATTCAACAGATTATTTGTGTAAAGTTTTCCATCACTATTGGGAAGGCAACCTAGCCATCCTTCTAGTTGACGACGACGTTTCATAGGAGGTCGTCCCAAATCAAATAGTATAGTCTTTACATTTTTATGTTTTTGAGCTAAGCGCAAGGCTGCAAAAGATCCGGCAACGCCTGCCCCAATAATACCGATGTCATAATTGTTCATGCAATATACCTGCTACAGACCTCTGTAACGAATATTATATCATGACCAGATTATTATTTTAAGTCTCAACGCTATTAATTAGGTCATCAATTATATCAAAAATCGGATCTTCATAAGGACGATGTCCAGATTGTATTTTCTTTACTGCCTCATTAAATTGATCATTGATATTTGGAAACACCCACATAAAATAGTATGATGAACTCTTGAATTCAGATATAAATGAATTTTTAGCATTATCTAAATAAGGGTTAAAATGCATCTTCTCTGATAGTTTTTGAATCGTATATAATGACGCCATATATGCGCGGCGTTCAAAATACATTCTAAAATAGGATGGCAAAGGAGTTAAGCTTAATATTGTAAGAATAATTGCAATCTTCCAACTAAAAATAAATAGTGGTAACGCAACTAATAACAATGAAACTGGGAACAAATATAGAAAGTTATATACAATTGGGTTGAATCTTTTTGAATCGTATATATGTACGAGCTCATGCAATAAAATTATGATAGAAGATCGTGGTCTACTATTTACATACCTTTCATCTGGAAAATAAATAGTAGACCCTATAGTAGTAGTATATTTTGTTATGAAACGTTTATTAAAAAATAGAATATAGCTAAGTAGTTTCATAAGAATAGAATTATTCTTATACTTTATTTTTATATTTGGAAAATACTTCTTAGCATATTCTACTAAATTTAACATTTTATAATTCCACCCAAACTTTTGGCGAATCATAAGGCATTTCATAGTTACTTATAGTTGTATAATTAGCCCAATTTGGATCTCTAGAATACGAATCCAAAGCTGCTTTTACAGCAGCCTTAAGTCGGGGTATATATGAATTATATACCCTATCTATTACTGGTTTCATAGCTGGATTATCAACAAGAGAGCCTGTAACGTTTAAAGATATACTATCTATTACCCATCCAGACTTCTCTTTATGAGCTGTCATGGATCCACCACCTCCAATGGTAACATCACCATATATTTCGTTACCCTTCCTCCATTCTGCATCTCTTTTGGCTGTTAAAGCAGTAGCTAGCCTATTTTGTAAATTAAATGCTTCCATAGATTTTGAGATAGTTCCAACAATAAAAATAGAAATTGCTGATGAATCTGCTTCCCCGGCATATTTCCTAAGTTTTGTTTCAAATCTATCAGCTAGTTTTATTAGTCTATAAGTGTAATTCATGTTGCTCCTTATTATTATATAATCTAATTAATAGATATGTTCCTATTTTATTTTGAAGATCGTTTAAAAGTATGTTATTTTGTATCGTACAGAAAGTAGATATGAAGTCAATTATCATCAGCATAAGCTGTTGGTTTTCTTTACATAAGATAAGTAAATATTCTTTTCTGCTAATCTTATGTTACAATATGTAACATAAGATCCTGTGCTACAATTACTATATAACATTGATTAAACCTGACTACTTCACAAGATAAAACATTATTGTTGAACATATTGTGCAGACGACGACTAGAGCTATTGTATTAATAGTTGTGTTATTATCAAAATCATGGGGTGTTTTGTGATATTAATTACCTGAGATGCATTCTCTATTAGAGTATACTAAACTTTTAGTATATTTACGAGGTTCATGTATGCCAATAGTTTATCCAGCACAGATTGATACTAATATAACTTTGCCCAAAGTTACTGATAATTTAACCCCGGTTACTGGATCTGTATATAATCGTTTGCAAGAAGCGGTTATTGCGATAGAATTAGAATTAGGCGTTAAACCAAGTGCAACATACTCAACAGTTAGGTCCAGATTAGATACGTTAGAAGGTATTTTAAGTAAATTGAAACTTAATCTACAATTTGGCGGTGATATCGAAGTGCAATCAGATCCAACAATTCAACATGTTATTGGAATTAGGGGTGAAATTATTTTAGACAATTTAGAAAAGCCGGTTGGAGGTTCATTGCGATGGAACGGATCATATTGGAATCAGACGCAATTATATCAAGATGATATTTTACCGCCATTCATGGTTACAATAAATGGTCCTGCAATGGCAGAAGTAAATCAACACATCTCTCATCCTGCATTTGTATCTACATACAATTTTGACCCACCAACATCAATTTCGTTATCTGATACCGAAGGTCATTCACAGGTAATTCCAATAGCTGATAGAGCATTATTTTATAGCGATTACGAATTTCAAAAAACAGTATTCGACGGATATGTAACATTTACACTTACAGCAGAACACCATCAAACCACAAGGACCGCTGAATATACTATATATTGGGGGCAAAAATTATATTGGGGAGTTGGTCCTGCTGGATATACGACAGCATCTGATATTAAAAATAATTTGGATGGATATGTTACTAATAGTATTGCTGCAAAATTTAATGTAAATGCTGGTGCAACTGAAAAGATTTATTTCGCATGCAGGGCAGCATATGGGGCAGCTACATTCTATGTGGGCGGATTCGAGGGTGGTTTCACATTAGTTAGTGATGCAATATCGTTAACAAACGATTACGGATACACTGAAAATTATGCTTTATATGAAAGCGATAATCTTGGACTTGGTAGCACTACTGTTACTGTTAGCTAAGGGATACTATGGCATCTAAATATTTAACTTGGACAGGAACTAAATGGGAGCTTGTTGAGGGTTCTGCCATCGGTGAAGGGTCTGGTCAAATAGGACCAACAGGACCAATAGGACCAATAGGACTAAGAGGTCCAACAGGAGATACTGGAGCTACTGGAGCTACTGGAGCTACTGGAGCTACTGGAGCTACTGGAGCTACTGGAGCTACTGGAGCTACTGGTGCTACTGGTCCTACTGGCGCTACTGGAGCTACTGGTGCTACTGGTCCTACTGGTGTTACCGGTCCACAAGGACCTATAGGATTATCACAAGACTGGATATTACTTCCGGACGGATATTATAATCACGAGCCATTAAATAATGATGAGATTGGTATTACTGTAATAGACCAAGATTTAACACAGTTGCTACTTCCATTTACACCTATAAGGATGTTTAATACTAAGGGTGCAGAAGATGCTGACGGATATACAGAATTAATTACGGGCTACACATCTTTAACTGGTCATATAAATCTCGTAGATAGATACGGATATCTATATATAAGAACAGTTGTATTAGATGGATATACCAAAAAATTAGAAATATATAATAGACCAGGATACAATATTTCTAATTGTATAGCAACATCTAATCCTTACACTATCAACGATATTGGATCGAGTATACTTATTAATGAATATGGCGGATCCGGAGTAGGAGGTAGTTTAGTTGTAAACTACTTTGCAGATGGGTCGGTTAACGTAAGATTTTATAGATATGCATTAATAAATGAAGTAAATCTAGGAACTTCAAGTATATTAATATATGGAGAATCATTGGAGCATAGTAGTGGAATTGAAAATATTGCTAAGCTATGGTATGGCCCGAAATCTTTTGTTGTTCAAAAAGACATATTAGTTGACGGATATGTAAATGCTGTATCAAATACATTATTTAATGATGCAACAGGATTAAAGTCAAAATGGATCGGTCCTAGAATGAGAGCAGTAAGATTTATAGTTGAACTAGCAACAACAGAAGCACCGTCAACATATATGAATTTAATAATAAATACCAATAAAATCTCTACAAGTAACAATTTTTATGGTATACAAGTAGTATCCGCTAATACTGAGTATTCAACAACAGTAGATATAAGTAAACAAAATCTAGTTAAAGCCGGAGATATTATCGAGGCAGCACAATCTCGATCTAGAGCAGATCCTGGCAATACAAATATGACAATGAATGCTTTGTTTGTTATAGAGTGATTTAAGGAACAATATGCCAATAAACTTAATTTCTAAAATTAAACCAAAGAATGACGGATATTTTCCTGTCTGCGAAGATGTAGATATTGAAGGCGGATATCAGGTAAGAGCAAACATAGCTGATAGAAATAGAATACCAACACTTAATAGAAAAATTGGTATGTTAGTTTATGTTCAATCTGAAGCTAAATATTATACTTTATCTGGTGGAACTGGAAATGAACATTGGATTGAAGCTCAAATTGGTGGAGGAGGGTTTACACCTGGAGGAGACTTATCAGGAACCAGCACAAATCAAATAGTTATCGGATTAAATACAGTTCCGATACCACAAGCACTACCAATAGATTCTGATATATTGGAGGTTAATAAACCACTATTATTATCTAAACAGGCATTTGGAAGTACAACAGATGGCTATAGTGTATGGGTAGCTGACATATTTAATCCATATGATGGTGATGTAAATCCATATCATTATTCAAACTATGGTGGTCTAGTAAAAGTAAATTATGCTGACGAATATATATCTACACGTTATGACTATTCTGAGCAATTAATTACTGGAAGTAATAGCAAAAGAATTTATACTGTTGCATATTTTGATGGATACCTTTATGCTTCTGGAACTGAAAAAAATAATAACGAATGGCATTCAGCTATTTGGAAGATTAATCCTGCAAATGGATATATTTTAGACTCATCATTTACTGACAAATTATCTTACATATACTCTGCTGCTGGATCATTATGGTTAACGGTACCAGGTGGATATAGTAGTTATGAAGATTCTTCTCCATTGTATAAAGTAGACCCTACAAATTTATCAATACAAACATTGGTAGACTTATCAGAATATATTGAAGGGCAATATACATATTATTGTGGATTCACTTATGATTCAACATTAGAAAAGATTTGGTTTTCATCATCAGACACTGGATATATATTCAGAATTGATCCTACAACACTTAATATAGATATTGCAATATCTGATTATAATTTTCCTAATGGAATGGCATATGATCCAGATAATCATAAAATATGGGTAACATGTTCTGCTGTGGGTTATTATGCAACAAATAATTCTAACTGGATTCATATTCTAAATCCAATCAGCGGATCATTAATCACAACAGTATCTGATACAACTGAACTAATACACAATAACTTACTAATATCTTATGATTCTACAAATCATAAGATGTGGTGCCCATCCAGTAGTATACCTGACAAATTAGACCCTCCTGGCAAAATCAGTGGAAATAGAATAATAAGAATTGATGCTACTACGTATACTATAGATGGTATTGGGCAATTAAATAGTAGTATAAATAATTCTCTTATATGTGCTGGTGGATATGTTTGGAATATTGATAATCCAGAAGACACTGTAGAATATTCAATTGTAAAAATAGCACCGTCACAAATTACTGATATTACAGACCCAGACAATTCACCATTCTATACTGGACAAGATTGGGGGGGGATACTTGCCTCAATAGATTCTGGACGAATATCATATACATTCGTACAGAAAAACAGCAGTGTTGTGACAGATTGTACAGCCAGAGAGTTAATACTTATAAGAAATAAAGATGAAATAGTTCTCGCTCCAATTAATAGCGATATATATCTTCCTTTAACACCAGTTGATGGTCAAAAACATACTATTATAGATGCTAATGGGGGTGCAGGGCAACCATATTCATCTATTTATGTGTATAAACAAATTCCTTATCATTATCCGTTCCGATCTTTATTATACAAAATATATGATAATTATGGCGCCCTAACAGTTATATGGTCAGAAGCAATGAGTAGGTGGTATATAATTTCATATTACCCAATAAGTTCTACTGGTCCTACTGGTCCTACTGGAGATACTGGTCCTACTGGACCTAGAGGAGATAAATGACAACTGCATATATTTCTAAAATAATACACAATCATAATCTTATCACAATAGAGGAACATGAAGATTTAATGCAGCAAACAATTGATTCTGGCGCTGCTGCAGAAGAGCCTGAACCAGAAAAATCTCAGATCATTTATACTAAAATAGGCTGTAGTAGATGTGGATTTGAACTTATAGATGCAAAAGAAACAAAAACGACAAATGATGGTAAAAAATATAGGCGATGTTTCTGTTTTAGATGCGGTAATAGGGCTTGGAGAAGAACACCATGAAAAGATTTTTAGTAACAAGTATCGGTAGAAGCGGTACAAAATACATATCAAAACTATTTTCAGAATCTGGAATTTATTGTAGTTGGGAAAAATCCTTTACTATAAATAAACATGATATAAATTGGAATATTGGTAGTAATGGTGGCGAAGTATCTTGGTTAGCAGCTCCATATATTTTTCAACTACCTGCTGGAACAATCATTTTACATCAAACGAGAAATCCATTAGTATGGTTAAATTCTTGGTTAAAAGTTACACCACAATGGGGTCAACAAATCACAAATTTTGTAGATGATAATTGTGGATTTTACAGATGGTTTGATGGCTATCATCCAACAGTAGATATGAAATTATATGTAAATTGGAATAATATGATTGAAGCAGCCGCTCAAGACCCAAAATTTACGTATATTAGATATAAATTGGAAGATATTAATACAAATAAAATAATCGAATTAGCAAAATTAATTGAATCACCAGTTAATCAAACAGATATTTTACAAGCAATAAACAAATTAGGTAAAAAAGTGAATTCATCAAAAGATAATCCTTTGTATGTACCGGTAACATGGAATACGTTGCCTACTGGACCCGAGCTTGATGATTTTAAAGCTATTACGCTAAAATATGGGTATATTATAGAATAATTAAAGCTCACTATACTTTAGATTTTTGATTATTCTTTCAACCTGAGCACCAGGAAGCATGCCGCTATTTAACAAATATTTGTTTAAATATGCGGCTTCTTGTTTTTTACCAATCCAATATGCAGCAATAGCTAATTCGTCTATTATCTTCCAATCGTAACATGCTGATTCTATAAATAATCCATCTTGAGGCTTTGGTATATTACACCCAATTTTTGCATAAAAATACGATTTATGGAAATCATTAGATGTTCTACAAAAAGAACATAAATAGGCTAACGCTTCAACTCTTTTAGGCTGGCAATTAAACGCTTCTAAATATTTAGTTTCTATTTTTAGATTATCATGCGGATATAATGACTCGTAAAGTTTTGCCGCTTCTAGTAATGCTATATACTGTTCTTCGATCCAACCGCCCATTTTACTACGTTGTTGATATAATTTTAAAGATTTTTCTTTATTCCCCGCATCTCTATAGCTTTGAGCGGCATAAAACACATAACGTGAATTGTTTGGCTCAGCAATCAATGCTTTTTCTAATACCTCTGCATCTTTAAGATACTTGTTAGGGTCTTGTGAGCGAGCTCCATTAGCTCCAAAAATTATCTTACAATCATCCAATGGAACAGCAATAACATTGCTTGGTAACTCAAGATATTCGTGTAATACACCAACATATCTTGCTGATAATTTAGAACTAAATAATTGTGGTCGGCTATATACTATCGGTCCATGATTAAAAGTAATTGTATATGCTTGCTTATTTAGATTTTTGAATACATCAATATTATTAATTACAAGATAATCATCAGCGTCTATTATAAATATATAATCCGCTTTATTTTTAGCTAGTTCTAAAGATTTATTTCTATTGGTAGCAAAATCAAACCACTTATGCTTATGGAATTCACCAGGAATATCTTTAAGGCAATTCTGAACAATATATTCTGTATTATCAGTAGAGCCAGTATCACATATAATCCAGTAATCAATAAATGGTTTTACAGAGTTAAGACATCTTTCTATGCAATGCGCCTCATTTTTTACAATCATAGATAAACATATGGTCATGTCCTATGATATATCGATACGTTACTCATATTTTACAAGTATATATGCATCATAGCATATTAATTCGTTTAAGGAAAATATGGATACATTATAGTGAGCTGCTATAGCATTTCTTATGCTACCATTATTGTTTCCTACTGATAATTTTTCGCTGATATAACGAATTGGTTTTGTATCTTTTACGATAATATTTCCAGTAACAATTACTTCATTATTAGTTTCATCATATAATTGTATGGTTATCTTTTCGCCAATATTATTAGATTTAATATCAATTACAAAAAATAATGTACGTGTTAGTCCAGATATTATAGTAGGATAATCTGCCATATCAATACTAGTGCCGCCAACAACTCCATGGGTAACAGGCGTCATAGAGCTAACTATTGGTACTCGAACTGGTAAAATAGCGCCTGGTAATCCCTGAATACCAGGTGGTCCCTGAAGACCTTGGTCTCCTTTTGGTCCTTGTATTCCTTGTGGACCTGCCGGTCCAACTGGACCCGTAGGACCAGGAATACCTTGTAGACCTTGAATTCCCTGAACTCCCTGAACTCCTTGATCACCTTTTGGTCCTTGAGGTCCTCTAATTCCTTGAATACCGGCGGGACCCGTATCGCCTTTAGGACCTTGTGGACCTGTATCACCTTTAGGACCAGTTGGTCCAATAGGTCCCATTGGTCCCGTTGGACCAATATCACCAGTATCACCTTTCGCGCCTATTTTACCTTCTGGTCCCTGTAATCCTTGCGGACCTGTTGGTCCTGTATCACCAGTGTCTCCCCTTTCTCCAGTCATACCCTGTGGTCCTGTTGGACCTGGACTTCCAGAAATAGTAGCCACAGAATCGCCATCATAAAACATCCAACCAGATTTAACATTGTATCGTAAAGATGCTGTTTTACCATCTGCGCATTGGAAAACAATCTCTTTATCTGAATCGGTTCCATCACCAATGTATAATGTATTTCCAGGTATTGAATTTATCGGGCTGCTTAGTTTTGGCATGATTATCTCTTTACTTAAATTGCCCAGGTTGCTATGACTCTTATTGTAGGTTGAACTAATGTCCCAGGACCAGAATAATGTGCTCCAGTGAAATCTGGAGAACCAGTTACTGTCCAACCAACGTTATTTGTTCCATTATAACCCACCATATGATAATATCTGACTTGTGTTGTTCCTGATCCTGCACCAACAGAGCAATAAACTGATGCCAATTTAGCATTTGGTAATGATGACTTAACTGGGTCTTTAAACTCATGTTTTCCATCATATCTTACATCAGGTGCTGAAGAAGATACCGCAACATATGGAAGAGCTTCACCACTTAAATCAGCCATTAGAAACCCACCAATGGTATTGTGCCAGGAACACTTGGAGTTCCATTCCAAGGAAAAATAAAATCATCGCATTGCCAAAATTGTCTTGTTGAATCATCTGGGTATGTTGTATCCACATATGATCCTAAATTAGCTGCAGATATATCTCCAAACCACAAATCATATATTTGCCCATGACGACCCTTAGCTCCGGTAGTTTCCGACACGAGAGATATTGGATAAATATCATATTCATTGCTTATTTGATTTATAGAGCTAAAATTCTCTAATGTGGTTGCAGAGCCAAATCCCTCAGTGGCTAGATACAATTTTGATGTTACAGAATTCATATAAGAAGTAAGAATTGCATTGTCATTATATATATCTAATCTACATTGAGTACTTAAATTACCGATACTACTACCGGTTCTAAAAGCGACAATAAATGGATTTGTCCATCCACTTACTGGATTTTTTGGTTTGTCAAATAACCAAAATAAACCTGGGATACGTTGAGTTAGATATACTATCCTAGTACATTCTCCATCAGTACTCTGCATAATTTGCAACATAATATTGTCAGCAACGTTAGGATACCAATAGTCATTATTATTATCCAATACAATCTGTGTCGTAGCAGTAGGTCTATTTAATGTTGAGCCGCCGGTAAATCCGCTAAGTCCGATTACAAATCCAATATATCTTGTACTGTATGAATATCCAAAATCTATACAAATCTCAAAATTGGAAAATATTCCAGTTTGTTTTAGAACTATCCAAGAATGTGCAACAGAACCTGCTGTTCCCCACTGAATATCATCTATGGTATTCCACCTATCAACACCATCCATTCCTGCAGTGGTCTTGTTTGATGAGCCAGTAACAACCCATGGATTAGATTCAAAAGTTGTTAAGGCATTTTTAAGAGCCAAAATCATTTTTTTTGTATTAGTATGTTCATCACCAGTAGATGGTATCATTATATTTGGTTTAAATTGCCACGTTTTTTCAATTGTTGGTAATGCCATTATATGTTCCTCATACGCTTCTATAAAAATCTGTTTTGTTCCATGGTAAGACTATGTTAGAAAAACACATAAATTCTCTGGCGCCAACTGCCGGAAAAGAATCTCCAGAATATAATACGCTGGATGTAAAATACATATCATAAATTTCACCATGTCTACCGTAACACCCAGGAGTTGTAGATGCCAAACCTATAGGGGTTAATGGCCATTCACCAGTTAATTGATTAGCGTATATTTGATTCTCTCCAATTGTTGCTGAGATATAAGCTTCTGTTGTCGCATATAGATACATGGTTGATGAATTAGCTACACCAATTATGGTGGCGTTATCATTTAATTGAGAATATGTAGCAGCAGTAGAGCCATTCAGTGCGTTGTATAAAAATATACATGGATTAGACCATCCAGATACAGGATTTTTTGGTTTATCAAAAAGCCAAAATACTTTTGGAGTTAGTGCACTAAACGCAAATACTCTAGTACATTCTCCATCTGTACTCATCATACAACTTACATTATAACTAACAGGGACGTAACCGTTAATAAACAAATAATTATTTGGGAAACAGGTAATAACATCGGTTCCTGTCGGTGTTTGTGTAGTTACTGGTGAAGACAAATCAAATCCATTCAGTGGAGATACATATCCACAATTATAATAGGGGGAGGAATTTGGTTGTTTTAAAGAAATACACATTTCAAATTTAGTATTTATCTTTGGTTGTCTAAGGACGATCCAAGAGTGAGCGCTTCCACTAGGAGCCCAAACCAAATCATATATTGTTTTCCAATTATCATTTGTATTTGCTACTAATGTTCCAGTATCAGATGTGGCTCCGTTTCTGCCAGACGATCCGCTAACAGTCCAAGGATTACTATTAATAACAGAATATCCATCTTTGTCTTTCCATCCTGTAGGGTCAGTCAACATATTTTTTACAGTTAAATGGAAATTTCGCATATCTTCTTTATTGTCGTTATTACGAGTAAAATATACATTATTTGTCTTAAATATCCATGTTTTATCTAATGTAGGAATAGCCATATTATACCTTTAAGTAGTAACTGGTGTTGATTGATTCCATGGTAAGATTATATCTCCAGCCTGTACGAATTGTTTTAAAGTTCCGCTTGAAGGATATGTATCCCCATTGGCAGGAGTAGTTGAGCCGAACCAAATATCAGATAATTTACCATGACGACCATAAAATCCAGTAGTCATAGATGCTAGCCCAATCGAAGTAAATGGCCAAGCATTCGACAACGAATTAACTGTTGTTTGTCTTTCACCAACAGTCGCTGACACATAAAAAGACGTTGTATAATAACAGTTGGCGTTGCCAGTTTTACCGAACAAATTAGTAGCTTTTATGTATCCTCTTGCCGCATCATTTAATACATCATATGTTGGCTCTAATGTAGAACACATAGTATTTATTGCTGGATTCGTCCATCCGGTTACTGTCTCTTTTGGTCTATCAAACTGCCAAAAACATTTGATAACATTAGCCACGTATATCCATAATCTATTACAATACCCATCATCACTTATTTCTATATTTAAAACAGAACTAAATGGTGGCGTATTATTAGTTAACCACCCAGCGGATGCCAAATGTACCACTTCATCTGTAGCAGTTGGTCTTGTTAATGTTGATGGCGATGAAACATCAAATCCTGCGCCCAAAGAAGATATTAGGCTTAATCTGTAACCAGAGCTATCTATTATATTTAAGTCTATACAAAGTTCAATATTCATGTCATTTATTTTGCTTTGTCTCAATACAATCCATGAATGAGCTCCGCTATTCCAAACTAAATTTGTAATATTAGACCAATTATCAGCCGAATTAGCAGTAATAGAATTACTTGACGCGACAACTATCCAAGGATTAGATAATGTAGTTATTGCTCCAGACGAATCTGTCCAACCAGTACCAGAAGTCAATGCATTTTTTATGCCTAATAGAAGAGTACGATTATCTGTTAAAGCAACACCTGATGTAGCATATGCTTGATTTACTTTAAATCTCCATGTATGTTCCAGTGAAGGTAATGCCATAGTTCCTCATTAGTACGAATATTCTATTGTAGCATGTCTACATATAGCTACATTTGGACTTACCGACCCGACCAGACTTAATTGAACCTCATAATCTTTCATAGAGTTAGGAAAACCTCTTGTTGTTCCAGGAATTAAAATAGCAGTTACAGTAGTTGGTACATGATTATTTGTAAATAAATTAGTTCCACTTACTTCTATATCATCAGTTGTATTATATAATCTAATGTAAGCATACCCATCAGTAGCTAATATATCAGCAATAAATAACCATGAACTAGCATCTGTAACTGATGGATCTAATCTTCTAATAGATCCCAATGTAGTATAACCATTAGACGTACTAAAAACTCCTGCCAGACATGGGTATTCCCCTCGTAATAATCCGCCAGCAGTGCCAGTAGGACCAGTAGGTCCAGTTATGCCTGTCGGTCCTTGAGGTCCAGTGGGACCAGGATCGCCTTGAATACCCTGTATTCCTTGAATGCCCTGTACACCTTGTGGACCAGTTGGTCCAGTTGGTCCAGTTGGTCCAGTTGGTCCAGTTTGTCCAGCAGCAAAACTATGATATGCATATCCATCTGAATATTGCCAGCCGCCACCAATGTCAAACTTTAATGCAGCAATGTACCCATCTGGTCTAATTGCTTCTATACGTTTTTCGGTGCCAGTGTCGTCTCCAATACGGATAACATTTTCATCTAATACATTGATGCCACTGACTATTTTAGCCATAGTGTTTACTCACTTATATCTCTAGAGTTACAAATAAATTCTCAACTGCACAGGTGGCACTTGTCTCACATCTTATTGTAATCCAATCTCCTTCCACAACGCTGAATGAATCTACTAAATTCTTAGCAACGTATCCAACTATACCAGCAGGCATAGAACTATCAAGTGTCAGTGTTAATGCTGTATCTATCTTATTTTTTCTTACAGTTATAATAACAGTTTCACCAGAAGATGGGGGTGTTGAACAAGTTACAATTAATCTACTTACCGTTGCAGTAGGTGCATTGACAACATATGCAGGGAAGTTCTCACTTCCAGCACCAGTTTCAATAGCCATACTTACAATGTACCCGTCTAGAGGCGGAGAACTTGTCAATGCTCCATATGCGCCAACAGTAATTGCTGTAGAGCCCGCGCTTATAGAGTGAGTATGTAAAGCATCTGCATTGCTTCCATTACATAATTTACTTATATTTAGACCTGTCACTTGCTCTGCTACATGATATCCATCAATTGCGAAATTTTCTGTTATTGTAGATGACCCACCAGGTAAATCTATATAAGCACCAGTTTTAGAATTAGCTTTCAAATATGCTTGTGGTCCCATTAGATTTATGAACAAATTCATATTGGACCCATCAAGATATATGTGGTCTGTTTGTGCATTGGAATTGAATATTACATCTGAATTACCTAATATCGTACCAGCATCAATATGAACTTCATATCCATCTAAATTAAGAGATGTTGCTGAAGTAACGTTTACTTCATAGCCATCTAGATTAGTAACAAAATCTGTGCTACCAATTAATAACTCGTCTGATGTATTAGTTGACCATACTGGAATATCTATATTATTTAAACTATTTCTGGCTGCCGATCCCAATGTATTGTTAGGAACTCTAAGTGCTCCAGATTGAGCGGCAATATATGTACCTGTTGCCGATGGCGTGACTACTACTGTAGATGCCATCATTGGCAAGTTAGAAAGCAAGGTTAAATCATCACCATTTTGCACACTAGCAAACTTCCAATATCCATCAGATTCGCTCCAAATTATTGCAGAGTGGTCTCTATCGGTGATTCCGTCAGCGCTGCCTCTCTGAATTGATATACCAGTAATCAATGTTGGTATTGGGGCAATACCAGTGGTATAATTTAAGTGAATTACTCTGTCTGCGATATCTACAACTGTGCTATCAATAGATGTTGTGGTACCTACAACCTCAAGATTTCCCATAATAATCGTATTATTTGTGGCGGAGCCAATGACTACACGATTATATCCATCAGATCCAATCAAATATATGTCATCAGAATTAGTGGTGTTTCTAGCCATAATAGCTGCAACACCATTTGGAACACGTATCATACCATCTTGGGATGGATTTGTACCAATGTTAAAATAAGGTCCATACCCATCTATTCCAATATTAGCTCTATTAATACCTCCTAATTCAAATTGAATAAATCCAGGCTGTGTTCCACTGTTGCCGTTACCAGAGCTTAGAACCAACCCTCCACCTTGAAATGCTCCAGAAGTATCCTGTGCTCTTACTGTTAAATTTTGTGTAACACCATTAGTAGAATCTTGTAATATAATTGGAGATGTTAATGCATCGTCAAATCTAAATGATTTTGCATTTAACCAAATACTATCATTATCAGTTGGATAAATTGCATTATTTGAGAATATAGTTAATTTGGTTTGGTTTGCAGTCTTAAAAGATATATCTCCATTACGACTACCAGAACCAGATTGAAGAATTAATTTTCCACCATAACCAGAAACGTCTGTTGTATTTTGTGCCTGAATCGTTAATATCTGCCCATTACCAACTGTTGTTGTAGTTTGATAAATAATCGGAGTATTTGCATCTATTGAAAATCTGGCAAACGAATCTCCCAATTCTACAAATGACACGCCATTAACAAGAAAACTATGATAATATGTTGCAGCAACACTATTAAGTATGCCTTTATTTATAGAGTCACCAATATATATAGTATCGCCAATGCTTTTAATCAAATTAAGATTATTACCAAGTGTGTCTATAGAATAGATTGAATCGCCATTTTGCAATCTAATAGTTCCAGTAGTTGGGACATTGCTAAGTCCATGCGTTATATGGTCGCCAACCAGTAGTTCTTGTGTAACATAAACAGGATTTGTTATTGAACCAAGTTTTACCCTATTCGATCCATCTATCTGTACAATATCTACGTCTGCAGTATTAGATGCATTTCTTCCTCTAATAACAGAATCATTTGGATTATAATTAGGAATACGTATTATCCCTGATTGTGCAGGATCTGTGCCAACTGCCAAATATCCATCGATAGATAACGATCCTGTAAATACAGGAATAGATGCGCCAACAGTAGTTCCATCGCCAGATGTATTGTAAGCAAACTTCCATCCAGATAATGTTTCATCCCAGAATAGACAAGCGTGATCTCTAGGAATTAAACTAGAAGTATATCCTCTAACAGCCGCCAAACCAGTGATTTGTGGTGGTGGTGGAACTGTATCTAAATAAGGGGCAGTTGGAGGATGAATCCAATCATAACTGTTTATATGAAAGAAGTATCCATCTGTTGAGTTAGTAGGTTTTAAGAAATTCTCTACTGCTGATTGAACTATTCTATTTACAGTTATATTTACAAAATTAGCAGAATTATAAATAGGTGGGGCATACTTTGCTATTGAATCGGGTTGATCATTAACAATCCAATCAACATATCCAACGGCTCCTGGTGCCGCTGTATTGTAGGCTCTCATATAATATTGTATTGGCATCGTTTCCCCTAATTATGCTCTTGATAATTCTCTCCACTCAACAGTAGCAAATGCTCTTCTGTCATCAGCGCCTATTGTAGCTGTATCAACTCGTACTATTAGTTCATTAGTAGATGTTGTTATTGTTGTGGTCCAGCCAGTGCCATTATCTGTAGCTAGTGTAGACTTTATTTCATCCAAAACTAAAGTTCCAGATTCTTGATGAGCTAATATATCATAAATAAATCTTGCGCACGTAGGCGTTCCGCTTGTATTTACAACAAGGATTCTAACACACATTTCATAGGCTTTACCATTTTCAGTTGTTATATTTGCTGACGTACCTGGGATGGTTAAATCAAATTGACCACCGTTGATTTGATATCCATCTAATAAAATTCTAGAAAATTGCGCATCTCCAACTGATGCCCAGTAATTTAATGCATAAGTTTGTTGCCCAGAAATTCTCGATTTGGCAGCATAACCACATGCTGAAGCATATGTTGCGGATACTGTATTTCCATATCCATCAGCTATTCCGAACTCTCCATTAATAGTATTTGAATTTCCAAATACATGGGAATTATCAGCAGTGACTATATTATTCGACCCTATAACGGAAGAATTCTTAGAAGTTACGTTATTACTAGAACCTAACAAGATAACACTATCAGCCCCGCTTACTGTATTTTGTGTACCAGTTATAACAACTGAATATTCACCACTTACTATGTTTCCAGCACCAGTGATAATTGTAGAAGAACCAGATGTGGCTTGATTTAATACACCATTAATAACTGTAGAAAGACTACCCGAAGCAGTATTATTTGATCCGTTTAATATAGCAGACAAATAGCCATCGGCGGAATTGTGTATTCCATTATTAATAGATCCTAAATGTCCTGTAACAGAGTTAGATAAACCTCCAATAATGGATGCATAATAGCCATCAGCTATATTATTCGACCCGCCAAATATAGACGAATACGGCTTAGTTATAGAATTATAGCTTCCCCCCAATATGGAGGCAAATTCTTCAGAAATCGAGTTTTCTAATCCCCCGCCAATTATAGAATAATCAGCCGTAATTGTGTTTCTATATCCGCCAACTGATGTAGAATAGTTTCCTGATACACCAATACTCAAATTACTACTTGCTAAATTGACAATACCAATCTTTGTATTATCAATTACCGACTGACTAACGGGTCTATTAGCAACTATATTTTGTGATTCATAAAGAGGGTTGAAGACGATAGGTAATCTTGTTGGAACCCAAGATGATGACTGCCATATTAATGCGTAACCATCAGATGGTGTAATGGCAGATACGGGGCGTCCTTGAATACCTATTACTGTTTGATCTGTTTTTGTTCCTGAAAGATCTCTATATGCACTAAAACCAACTTGTGGCTCCCAATATCCGTCAATGTTATTCCATGTAAGATGATATCCGTCAAGCGGCATTGTTGATACCAATGGTCTGTCTTGCAACCCTATTACAGTCTGGCTGTAATATCCTCCAGACAAATCTCCACCAGCCGACCAAAAATCAGTTGGAATCAATTGCCAAAGATTATTTCTGCGTTGGTACAGTCCCTCATAGACATAACCGTCTCTTCTAAGGTACAGAGAACCGTTAAGCCTATTTTCTGTTGGATATCCATCACCAACACTAATAGAAACACCGCCATATCCATCTATATAAAATGGATTAGTAACATTTGGTGCAGGTGCATGTGGGTTGTTTATTCTCGCTTCTAGAATATCTAATCTAACACGAAGATCTGCATAAACTCCAAATGGAGCTATGCCCAACACTCTTTCTATTGTTTGCACCGCATTAATTAGATTATTAATAGCGATTGTTTTATCGTCAATAACCATTGATTACCGTTCCATACTGGATTTTACGCTACATCCCAATATATGCGTAAAGTTTAGTATACCACGGCGATTCAATTAATAATATAGACTATAAATTATGAGGGGAAAATTATTAAATTCATTGATATTGGGATTACATTAGCAACCCAATGTGTTTCTATAGAACTGCTACCACTTACCTGCACAGACAATACATTGGAAGAATATACTACTTGATAATAATATGAATTATGCAAATATGGCGGCACGATATTAACCGATTCAATATTATATAGTAAACCTGAGATAGTTCTTAATACAATACGATCATACCAACATGATGTATGACCAAAAATATCAGTTGACATTATATGTACTAGAAGCGAACCATAAACATTATCCCCCCAAGGTATAGATATTATATTTGTATAGCCGTCATCATACGTGATGACAGAACCAAAATAACCATCAGATGGTCCAGTTGGTCCAGTAGCTCCAGTTGGTCCAGTAGCTCCAGTTGGTCCAGTAGCTCCAGTTGGTCCAGTAGCTCCAGTTGGTCCAGTAGCTCCAGTTGGTCCAGTAGCTCCAGTTGGTCCAGTAGCTCCAGTTGCACCACTAGGCACACTAGAATCAATAACGTATTTTAGTCCATCCCATTTTAGATATCCTGGATTTGGCAATGATGTCATATCGTCCTCATAGCGGCGCCATATACGATATGATATCAAAAAAATAGTATGATCACAGGTCAGATATCAATTTTTTAAATTCATCACTGGATAATTCTACAGCGTTAGTAATTTTTTTTAATGGGTTTTCATGATCTTTAGCTTGAATAATTATTAATACCTTACCGCCATCTGTCTTTCTTGCTTCTATAAATGATTTATCTGAAAATTGAATTTTCATAAAAAGCGCTCCTATCTGTTATCACCTCAACATGATCTTCATGGATATAAACTGAATGTTCAGCATGAGCACAAATTCCATCTGCTTGAACCGTCCAACCATCATATAAAATTCTAGTGCCAGTAGTTCCTTGAACAAGCATAGGCTCAATTGCTATAACCAGTCCAGGTTGAATTCTTATTCCAATTTCTGGTTCAGATTTATTATCAACAAATGGAGCGGCATGGAGAGTATTCCAAGATAAACCATGACCACCATATTTCGTTATCACAGAAAAACCATTACCTTTAGCTGATTTATATATGGCGTTACCAATAACTCCAAGATGTTTATTTACAGATATTGCGCTTATGCCTTTGTTTAGAGCCTCATATGTTGACTCAATTAATTTAGTATGCCAAGCATATTTTGGCTTTCCATAAATGCAGGTAATAGCAGTATCAGCAATAGCCCCCTCATATGTAACACCAATATCAAATGTAACCAAATCACCATCTTGCAAATGATAATCGGAAGGAATACCGTGTACTAATTGATTATTTACAGAAGTACAAACGGCTGACGGAAATCCTTTGTATCCTTTGAATGTTGGAATGCATCCATTATCCACAACAATCTTTTCAGCAAGATTATCTAATTCTATTAGAGATAGGTTGGTTTTGTTTTTAACTTCCTGTTCTAAAATAACCAAAGCCTTAGCGGCTATCTTTCCAGCATATCTTTGTTTTTCTAGCCACTCATTATTTTGTAATGGAAAAAAGCCGTTCTTATCGAACAGCTCTCGTGTTATAACTCTCATATTACTTGACCTTCGAGCAATTACTTTATCAAACCGGATTTAATATTTGTAATTTTGGCAGCTTCTTTAATAGCATCTTTGACACTTGAGTAATCTATATAATCTTTGAAAGCAGGTGTCTGTAACAATGCTACTATCTTTTTATCTAACATTAACAGCGTATTATTCATTTCTGTAACGGTAGCTCTATCAAGAGTAGGATTGCCCATAGTATTAGATAAATATTGTCTTATCTGGATTAGATTGGTTATTTCAGTTAAATCCACTTTCATCTCACTTTTGCTGATGCTGTTGTGCTCCGCCACGTATGATTGCACCATTTTCATCTATTGCATCGGCTTCTGTTAAACCATATTTCATATATAGTTGCAAAACTACATATTTATATGACAATTCTGCGGTCTCATTTTGAGCTAAAGCCTTTTCTGCTTGGGCTAGAGCTACTAATCTTTTAGATTTCGCCAGCTCTAACGCCATCCTATCAACATCCTGCAACTTATCAACTGATTGTGTGGCTTGTATGTCTTTCATTTCTTCAACCATAGTAACTCCTTACAAAATTTCTGAAGCTAATGTAGCTAACTTGCTACGTTCTCCTTGTGTAAATGTAATATGTCCAGCCAGATCGGATCCTTTAAATTTTTCAATTACATAAGTTAATCCATTACTGGTCGCATCCAACATAGAATTATCAATTTGCTCTATATCGCCAGTAAGAATAATTTTTGAGTTTTCACCAGCCCTTGTAAGAACGGTTTTCACATCTTCTTTAGAAAGATTCTGACAGTTATGAGCAATTAATCCGCCCATAGTATTTCGAGATGAAGAACATACTATAAAATTATGATTATCTTCTACCTCTAAATCATATACAATTTCTTTCTCTGATAGTATATCTATACTATCTACTATTGTTAACCCATAATTATTAAATTTATTAGACCAAATATAACTACCTATTTCTGGATTGTTAGCACTATCATATATTTTATGATGTAAATCAGTATGTACATATGGAGAAATTATCTCGCATAATTTCAAATAACCATTTTTATTCATATAAATTGAATAATATCCTGATTTCTTGTATTTCATAGGTGAGAATTTATAATTACAATCTATACCCATTGATTGTAATTTTTGTACCATTCTTTTTTGAGAATCTTCGTTAAAGGAACATGTAGATATAGTAGCATTAACATTGTTTTGTACGCTACCACTGTCCATAAACCAAATAGCTAATCCTCGTGCGTCTAATCTATCTAAAATCCACTGGGGGCAAGTTGTTTTATTTTTAGGAAACTCATTAGGTAGAGCGAACATTTCACTAGAGAATTTAATATATGGTTTTTTAGAATATCCATTATTAATGATTTCGTTCGTGTTTGAATTAAACATGAACGCTTTCCATTTACAATATTCCTCTTGTTGTTTCCCGTGAACTACTCGCAATCTATATCTGTTAAGTCCATGATTTGATATATTCCCGTCACCAAGAAATGATCCTAATATTATTTGTAATTGATCATTATTAACTGATTTTAATAAGTGATGACCATCAGGTGATGTGGTTTTGATTAAATCACCCCTTTGTAATTTATTGGCTTCAACCCAACCATTTTCTGTTAAAAACTTATGATTTTCTGTACATTTAATTTTTCTATTACCACATGTTATTTGAAGTAAATCCCTTTCACCTCTATTCCATGCATTAATTATCTTTTTATATTCAAATTGATTGGTGTGTTCATTATATGATTTAACAAGAGGCAATTCTTTTTTATTGTTCCACATATCATAAAGAGTACCAATACGTTTTTTACCAGAGTTAGTTTCTATATTTTGTTCGTAGGGGAAACATTCATCTAATAGAATGATGGCATTAGGAATGCTTCTACCACGAATGTAAGTAATAGCCTCCATTTCAATTCTGCCCCTTTTTACATACATTTCTAATTCTCGACGCCAGTCGCCGCCATTTTTACTAGTAAAAAGTGTTTCAAAGTTATCCATAATAGCTTGAAACCAGGGCGCAAGTTTTTCTTCCATAGTTCCTGGTAAAAATCCGATATCATTACCAACAGATTGAATTGGTCTGTATATGATAAGCCTATCGTACTCTTTTCTATTAATTACTAGTTCTAGGGCAGTAGCTAATACAACTAAGCTCTTACCAGTTCCAGCTCTGCCAATTAGTGTTACCAAATCAATATTCTTATCCATAATCATATCAATGGCACACAATTGTTCCTTGTTTCTAGCAGAAAGATGCCAAGGATAAATCTTTTTAATTATCTCTAATTTATTCGGAGATGTTTGTCTGGCTAGAGCTATATCGTTTCCCGAAGAATCTTCGAAATAAGCGCACTCATTTGGATTAAGTTCTATACCATATAGAGCGGGGTTAATAATACCTTTCTTTTGTAAATCCAATGCTGCGTCATCATTCTTAATTGTTTGGATTCCAGCATATAGATCACTTAAAGAACACCTAGGTACTTCGTGTGCTATAGCATTTATTCCTCTAGATTTAGCTTTTATTCTTAGATTAATATCATTGCTTACAAGTATAACTTCTTTATCTGGATTATTATTATGTATTACAAATGTTGATACAAGAATTTGAGTATCAGGATAATAAGGGTCTCCAAAACCTTTATATTTATCTTCCATTAAATCATAATATGTGGCATCTACTTTAAGTAGAATGTCGTCGTCTAATAAGACGCCCTTGCTAATATCTCCAAGTTCAGTAATTTTGTCAAGTAATCTGCAGCATACTCTTGAGTTCTTTCCGACCTCACCGACCGATACTTTCTTTTTATCTAGTTCGTTAATAACTGTGATAGGAATAATTACATCACTATTTTTGAAATATTTATAAGCTGCAGGGTCATCAATTAAAACAGAGGTATCTAGTATGTGTATTTTTCTCATTATGTCTCTTGTTGTTCAAATATCGTCCAAAAATTAATCGTCATTTCCATATACAATTGTTTTTTGGGATCAAGTTCTCGTAGATCGCGCTTAAGCTTATATGTGCTTTTAAACCATTCTCCTACCAATTCTTTGTCTACATAAACCTGCATATGTCCATCTAAATCATCTATAACTTGAATTCCGTAAGTAGCTAATATACTACGTAATTTAATTCTTTGATCGATAGACAGAGATGTATCCGTAGTCCAAAATTCTTCAATTGGAACGCCCATTTGTTCTAACAAGCCTCGAAGAAATCTAGTTTTTTCCTCTTCTTCAACTTGTTTTACGTTCTCATTGTAATTGAGAAGGATAGTCCCTTGCATCTGCAATAATACCAATTAATTCATAGTGTTAGATTTTTATGTTAACCGCATTTGCTAAATTTCTTGCAAGCTGAACACTTCATACAACCTTCTTCATATATAATTGAATTCTCAGCACCACATTCTGGACACTTTTTTTCTGAAGCACTACTGGTTCCATCTTTGATGTATGCCTTCAATACTCTGGCTATAACACGAGAAAACGATGTCATTTCTGAAAACTTATCTTTTGTTAATTGTTCTACAACAAATTGAATAGGTGTACCATGTCTAATTGCTAGAGATAATGTGCGCGTAAACGCGCCATAATTTTTGTTTTCAAAGATGTTTGCAATGTCTTTTACTATCATTTGATCATCACCTTCGCCTACAACCAAGTTATAGGCAGTGATTCCGTCTGCATTCTTACCATTCTTAACTATCTTGCCAGACTTATATTTATTAGGAATATCTATGAACTTGGACAGCCCTCCAAAAACTTCATATGGAGCGCCATTGAGCAATCCTACGAATATTGTCCAAGCTTCTCCGTCAATCTTAGACTTTTTAATATGACAGGGCAGTTCTAATGGTCGTTTAGGCGCAGTATGAGGCTCTATATTTGCTGGGCGACCGTTAATATGTTTTGGTTTTTGAGCAGAATTTTCGCTTACTAATACACCTGCGCGACACCCTTCACGATATACAGTAAACCCCTTGCATCCAAGCTCCCAAGCCTTCATATATACTTCTGACACTAACTCCTTAGTTGCATTTGCTGGAAGGTTACATGTTTTACTTATAGAATGATCCACTGATTTTTGTGCGGCAGCCTGAATAGCTACAGAAGCGACCCAATCTATTTCTGTCGCAGTAGCACCCCAATACGGAGATTTTGTAATATCGTCATTACCAGTAACTTCCATCCATTTCTTTATACCAGGATGATAGATTGTAAATTCTTGCCACTTATCACCCAACGCATCAACGAAATCTACCCTCGCATTTTTATCCGAAGGATTTATCTTCTTGCGACGAACATAAGTCAACATGTACGCCGGCTCAATTCCAGAGGTTGTTCTGGTTAATGTAGATACAGAACCTGTAGGCGCTGTCGTAGTCAAAGCTATATTCCTTCTTCCAGTTTTCTTCCACATTGCCCTTGTTGATCTACTTACATCTTTCATTATGCTATTTAGATATGGATGGTCTTTCTCCTTGTTGTAATTAAAAACGGGGAAAGCACCGCGTTCTTTAGCCATTATACACGAAGATGTATGTGCAGCCACAGCCAAAGCATGATAAATATCGTATGTTAGCTTAATAGATTCCTCAGAGCCATATTTAATATTCATCATCGCAATTGTATCGCCAAGCGCAGTTGGTCCTAAACCAGTTCTTCTTCCACCAATAATAGCTTTTCTAATCTTATTCCATAGATTTAGTTCAACTAATTTTACTTCCATTGGTTCAGGATCTGAATTGACCTTTGCAAGTATTCTATCAATCGCTTCAATCTCAAGATCGACAATATCATCCATTAATCTTTGAGCAATAATTGCGTGTTTATGGAACAATTCATAATCAAATGCTGCGTCCTTAGTAAATGGATTTTTAACATAAGATGACAAATTTATAACTAATAATCGACAAGCATCATATGCGCTAAGTACGATTTCTCCACACTGTGGTATAGATATTCCAGAAAACCATTTATTGTTTTGATGTTCATTAATTTTTGTAATAACAGAAACAGTATGATTGTCATCTACAGTAATATTATACACAGTATGTTCGCCGCTTAATTCTTCTATTCTTACAACTTTATTATAAGTATTGCTAGACCCAGATATTTCTTCGAAATTTTCAGGACTGAATTTTATTGGTTTTCTAATTTCTTTAGAATCAGAATTTTTATTTATATAAATATTTTTACAAATTGTTGAACAAACAGACGATTCTCTATGCAAATGATCTATTTCAAATTCATTATTACAAACTTCGCATGTTCGTTTAACTAAAACAATACCATCTTCAATTCTGGCATCATAATTTTGAGATAACATATCACGATATATTTTAATAATTCTAGGATCTTCATTTACAAAATCAAGACCCAACTCAACCGCACATAATCTAGAAAGATTAATAATAGATTTTATATTATTTTGTCCAAATATAGAAAAAGTTTGTGGTAAATTATTGTCTTTAGCATAAGTCTGCCAATCTTGATAAGAAAATCTTCTTCCCAATAATTTAGTTAATTCAATTGCTTTTTCTTTTATTCTGTCTGATATGAACCAAGAATAATTTCTATTATTATCATCATTCTTAATGGGCTCTAAATCCTTAGTAAATCCTGGCAATGAATCACCAATTTTTAGATTTTTAGCCTCTTTTTGTGTTCCATCCAATAATAGATATTTATGGTCTGGCGTTGTATCTACAAATGAACCATCATCTAAATGAACTCTAACAAGTTTTTTGTTATAACCAGTTACTCTTGGATGGCGTCCCATTTTAATCTCAACCATTCCGGTTTTTTTATTCATAGAATAAACCGGTACGTCTTTGTTTTCATCCGCTAATTGTTTTATAGTTACGGCGTTTCTGCCATCAGCAACAGCAATTAATGTATTCTCAGAAAAACATGGATTTGTAGAGATAGACCCGTAACCCTCTTCTTCATAAATATCGGATGGAGTATTTCTTTTAACATGATCCCAGAATAGTAATCCTGGTTCTGCATTATTCCATGCAGAATCAACTATTTGATTCCAGATATCTCTTGCTCTGACTTTTTTGGTAATTTTAGCATCTTCTACACTCAAATCAACTGGCCAACGTAGGATATATTCTTCGTCGCGAGCTATTGCGTACATAAAATCATCGTATATTCGTATTGAATTGTTAGCACCAGTTACTCTCTTTAAATCACGTTTGATATTGATAAAAGTTTCAATCTCTGGGTGTTTTCCAGAAATCGTAAGCATTTCTGCGCCTCTTCTACCATTTTGAGCAACTTCCCTACATGTATTAGAGAAACGGTCCATAAATACACCAATGCCATCTGTTGTCTTGGCTGCATTGTTAGTTATTGCATTTTTAGGTCTAATACCAGATATATCAGCACCACAGCCGCCCCGGCGTTTCATAATCTGCGCAAACTCTTGATCTGCTAACATGATTCCGCCGTATGAATCTAATTGACTTGAATACACACCCTGAATTACAAAACAATTAGACAAACTCTGCAATTGATATTTATTACCGATTGCAGACATAGGGCTGCCTTGTGGAACAATATATTTGAACCCATCTAATAAATCGAATATTTCCTCTTCAGATAAAGGGTTAGGATATTTGTTTTCGATTCTTGCGAGTTCTTTTGCAATACGACGATGCATATCTTTTGGCGTTAACTCAAGATATACCCCTTCATTATTTTGTAGAGCATATTTATCGACGAATACTTTGGCAGCAAATTCATCTCCATCAAAATATTCTAAAGTAGCATCAAACACCTGAGAGTATACATATCCTGTCATAATTCATCCTTGCATAGAATTAAGATAACACAAACAACATTACCATTTATATTCTAATATGCTCTTTCATTACTGATAGAGAGGTATTAATCATTTTTATACAATTGATTCTTGAGATGTTCAGCTTCTTACAGATCTTGTTTATTGACATTGGTTTCTCCCCGTCAATACCATAAGCAAGATTAATAACCTCTTGTTGTTCTTTAGTTAATAAAGAAAATACAGATTTGATAGCATTTGTTAATTGATTTTTCTCAAGTTCTTTATCAGGACAATATGTTTCCTCAATCAATGTTGGCATTAATGCCTCTTTGTGTGGCGCATTATTCTTCGCAACCTTTAGAGGAAATCTAATAGCTGTATGTAGATTGGCGCTTCTAGATATTCTAGTGTCTATGTACTTATGCGCCCACCAAAAGAAAGATCCTTTGTTTGGATTATAATTGTTCATCGACTTAATTAGCGCTTCAAATCCTTCCTGATTAAGATCTTCATAATTACTAAAAGTCTTATAACGTCCTGTCTTCATAGTTACTAAATACTTGAACTTTTCCATACATAAAGCTTCATGTTTCTTTAACTTAACAATTATAGAACGATCCGCAGAATCTTTGTTCTTTGCTCTGAGATCAATAAGTGTCGTCATTAGGTCTTGGGCTTCTTGTTCTGTCAACATTCTTGTTCTCTCTTAATTAAAGTACTGATATACTGGAATATTGATATTGGTATAATAATACCATTTATAGGTCAATTTATATAAACGTTTAGATATTGACTATTCTACCAATTCGATAATCGGCTCAACATAAGATTTTAATATCTCTTCATTATTTTGATACAATATACATTTCAATATATTGTTGGTGATTTATGTTTTATTGGTAGTAATGGATGACATGTTAGTTAGCTGTAACCATTTCTTGCCCAGCCAGATCCTCCTTCTTTGAGTATAAAAGTAGCTCCTGGTGCAATCAGTCGAACTATCGTCTTGGGTGGCGATATGCCTTCATCACGACATTTGGGACATTCAGTTAATACCTCTTTAATAGAATGAACTTCTTCAAATTCACCATGAATTTCACATTTGTAAAGATATGTAGGCATAAATTTTCTCAACTTATAGAATAGTTAATATAACTTCCCCATTTTAATTGTCAATAGTCAAAAAAGTTATCTTTTTCTTTTTCTTCGATCTATTTTGGTTTGTAATTCGTGATATTTATCATATCCTAATAGATTGGCATATGTATTCTCATCTTTAGAGGCTTCTATTTGTATTTTTTTTGCGTCAGATTTGCATTTATCGATTAAATCTTGACCTGTTAATTCGACCACTCCCTTACCACCTAGAGATATCAATCTCTTAACAGTTTTGGATTTACAGTTTGGGCATGTATCTGGTGGATCTGCTTTAATTGAATATTCGTCTTCCCATTCATACGTACATGTTTCACATAAATGTTCATAAATAGGCATATATTACTCCTTACTGTCTGTAACTAATAAACGGTCTATTATTCTACACTCTATATCGTTTGCCCAATTAGACTTTATAAAATTCTTTTGTTTCTCGCTCTTAATTTCAAAAACTATAAATAGTCTACCTGTTGTTTGTTCATATTCTATTCTGACAGCCTCACCAATGATTTCTTCATAATTTTTCATGATGACCTCATCAGTTAGATACCATTTTATAGGTCTAATAGGTCGACTTTATCTGAAATGTCATCAGGGTCTTTCATAAAGAATTCAGTATCGTCTTCTTGTGTTTTGTCGTCCAATAACGTGCCATTTGCTAGATTTTTTATGATTCTTCCTTTTCCAAGCTCTCCATCTCTATTCTTGATCAAATGATAAATCATGTCTGGATAGCTTTTCTCTTTATCTCTTGTTTCAATTTGAATTGCTATGTTGGCATTTTGAAGAATTAATGCTGAACGACCAACTCTGTGTAAACCAATTTTTTCTTCAGCATCTTTGGTAGGTTTGGCTCTGTTAAGCTGTACTGCGCTCAATACTATGCAGTTATGAACTCTAGCAAATTCATGTATCTTCTCTGCAATCTTTCCGAGCTTAAGCCAATCCTCCATTTCAGCGCCTTCATACGACATTAAACCTAGATAGTCTATTACAATGATTTTTGGATCATAATGCGCTTTAACATCCTCATAAATAAGCTCAATACTTTCCATCGTAGCGCCACGAGGAATATCTATAATTTCAAACTCGTATGGATAATTCTTAATGAATTTCAATGCTTTTTTAAGTTTGGCAGCTTCTTCCGCATCTAACGTCGCATTTCTTATCTTTTTAGACGGATTTCCAGACATACGAGACAAAACACGATTCAAACATGGTTTGAAAGGCATTTCTAACGAAAAATACAAAATATTATTTCCAGGCTTCCATCCCTCTGTCATATTTATGTTGTTGTCTTGTAACCACATTTGAATAGCCATATTCATAAGGAGCATGGACTTACCAGCACCAGATTCAGCACCAATTAGCAAAAGTTCTCCAGGTCTTAGTCCATCTGTGGCAAAATCTAGATATGAATATCCTGTTTTGATGCCACGATCAAAATTAGGATCGTTTATCTTCGCATTATATTCATCCCTAAAAATTGGAACAGCTTCCTTAAGAGTCTTTCTCTCATAAGCTTTGATTTGACTTAGACTCTTAATCGATTGAAGTGTCTTTTGCATGTCAAGGGTGGCTTTATTGATATCAATACTTCCTGTCTGCAATTTTGCAAACTTATCTCTCATAGAGATTAATTCACGTTCTGCATATCGTCTCTTGAACTTTTCTAAGTCGTGCTTAAATTCCGAATCAACTATCTTTGTTTTATCAAGTTGTTCCCAGACATCTTTAATATGTGCTATTAGCTTATCATTTTTCCCCTTCTCTAATCGCTCTGTTATTACTCTTAATGTTGGAATATCTTTATAAGTTCGAATATATCCAACAATTAGATTAGCTGCATTCCAAGCGTCTGGAGAAAATAGTGCCGTGTCACATTCATTAACAAAATCCAATGCATGCTTCTTATTTGTTACAAGTGTTTTGAGAATTATTAAATCTAACTCTTGCAAATTCATTATTTACTCTTTCTAAAGTCTTCGCCAAGAACCGGAAATATCTTAAGATAGCCTTTTATTAAGCTCTCAATACTCTGTCTAAGTGTGCCTTGAAACTTTTCTATTATATTAGGACTATTCGTACACATAATAGTTGGTTGTTTATTTTGACTTCGGGTTCTGAACACTCCTTCAAGACTTCTAGCATACAGATCAGCCGCGTTTTCTGATGGCATGAATCTAGAATCGAACTCATCAATTACCAAAAAATCTACCATTGCTAACTCTCTTCTTGCAAGATATCTATCTTCACCAACACCTTGTGTAAGGACATTAACAATATCACTGAGCGTAGAATATAGACAAGAAAACCCCTTTTGACTGGCTTTCTTTAAAATGCAGGTAGCAGTCATAGTTTTGCCAACACCATGACCGCCAGCAAAACAAATAGAAACACCATTAATATATGATGCCTTTAAATCTGCTATATATTCGTTATATTTTGTTAATAATCTTGGATCGCCATGAAAGTCCCTTTCCATCTTGAGTGACCAATATTCTATAGGAATGTTACTCTCGGCATATCTGTTGATGGCGATCATTTTTATTGTTTTTGTCTTTTGATCGTCATCGCTATCTTCTATAACTGATAATGCTTCAGATAATTTCTTTTGAGGAATGGTATTAAGTGCTTTGGTTCTTGTGAAATCTAAAGAATCCATTATTAACCCTTTATCTTATTTAAGATGCTAGGATAGCCGTAATTAGTTTGTTTAACTTCACTAATGTTATGACTTTTTAGCTTTTCTGAAATAGCTTTTCTTTCTTCTTCTGCCGCCGCAATACGTAATTCTGCTAATTTAGCGGCACGCAAATCCATAGCAAACCTCTGTAAAGAATCTGGGTCATCATCTTCCGTGACAACTTTAGATGTTTCTATGGTTGGTTTTACATTTTTCTTAACACCATATTCATAAGTATTTTTAGTTTTAGGTTCCGCGGTATTAAGTATTACTTTAATAGCCATTATATCCTGCTCTGGGTTTTGTATTATTAAAATACTTTTGCCGTCTCTAGATTTCAATATATATTCTTTATCCCAAACTAGAACAACACCTTCAACACTTGTTCCATTGCGAAATAATATCTTGACTTCTTGATTTGGTTCTATTTGCATAATTATAATACTTTTTTTAAAATTGATAGGTCAAAACCCATATTCTCTACCCTAGAAAATGCTCGTCGCACTAATTCTGGCATATCTGACATATGATACAAAAAAGACAAATCGCCATATGTGTTAATTGGATATCCGATAGAAACAAATTGCTCTTTGTATTTATCTGGTAATTGAGTAGATCTATCTATGGTATTATTAACACTATTCTGCTTTAACAAAACGTTGAATTTATACTCATTAATTACACCTTCCACAGTCATAAAAGAAATGGAAGTTAGTCTGCGTTTTGCCCTAGTTACTTTGTTTAGATACACCCAATCAATATATTCTTTTAGAAGAACAGGATCAGATGTCAGTAATGATGCTAGCTTCTTAATCTGAAATACTTCAAAAGATTTTGAAGGAGATGGACTGTTGAATTTGAACTTATACTTCACGTTATATGTATCATGATACTTTTTACAAAAGTAACCCAAAATATGTGGAACTTTCCATTTAGAAGTATCTAAAGAATCAATCTCTTTGAATTTCTCAAAAAGTTGTTTGTACTTCTCATTTGGAACATCATTTAAATCATAATAATCATTTGGTGAATTCATGGTATATTTCTTATGTGTATAGATTTTGTTACGTTACACCATATAAAATATTTTATTTTGAAGAGTATATACTAAAATTCAAATTATCTAGTTACTTATTTTTAACGCATATATTGAACTTTATTGTAATTATACCCATGTTTATTTAAAATAATATACGGCACTATATACGGAATTTAGTTATAATTTGCGATAATTTTCATTTATAGTATCAGTCTGGGCGTCTACAGTCGTATCTTTTAATCTTCAGTTAAAATGTAATCACGAGAACTTACGAGGTCAACTTGTTTTCATTTCTTTGCATTTTATGACACGGAACCCTTTTTCCGATGAATAAATTTCCGATCTAATAATTGAGTGTTTTTTGAGAAACTTAACCTGGTCATAAAAATCAACTATTGCCGCAAATTTTTTACCAGGGAAAAATCTAATAACTCTTCCGATTCTCTGTAATGCGCGAATACTGCTTTTACCACCGCCACATAACACCAGTGCATTTAGCATGGGTATATCAACTCCCAAGTCAAATATTGTGCTTGCTAGAATAGCCTGTATTTCGCCTTTTATCAGCATTTCTTTAACTTCAATGCGGCGTTTAATAGAATCATTACCATATAACATTTCACATTTAATGCCAGCTTTTATCATGCTATCAAACAAAATCTGACCATGTTTAATATGCTTGAAAAGTACAAGTGGAGTGTACTTCTTTTCTAGAAGTTCTTTGGTTTGCTGAATAATTAGCATATTTCTGACAGCGTTATCAGTGATATACGTTTTGTAGACTGTCTGATATTGAGCCAAAGGCATGCTAATTGGAGGTACGGCTATAAACTTTATGATTGGTTGCGCCAATATCTTTTTATCAATCAATTCAGATGCTGATACATCTACTATTTGTTTACCAAGTATACCATTTATTAATAAATCTGTATTGTCATCCCTATATGGCGTACCACTAAATCCGTATATGTGTTCAGGGTCAATCTGTTTATGTATTGACTGTATAGTATCACACGTGACAACGTGACATTCGTCGAATATATGAACTTTAGTTTGTTTGAGTAATGTAAGTATCTTTTCTTTTTGTGATAAATCTACCTTTTCTTCGCAACTTATTTCATCATCTGTACAGATGTTCTTTTTATTTATATTCAGAGCGCTTCCAATTGTCCAAATACTGGCAACGTTTATTCTTTCTATTTTGCAAACACCATCACCAATATAACCTATTGGCTCTTTAAACAATATAGAAAACAGATCATGTGTCTGTTTAAGTAAATCAAGACCTATTACATAAATAATTGTAGGTTTGTTTAATTTTGCAGATATTAATGCGGTACACAGAGTGTTATGTGTTAGAATAAAATCATCTGTTGTATATAAATGATCTTTTGAATCTATTAATATACATTGTGCCTGTTTTTTACCAACAAATTCTATTTTGTCAATATATTTAAACGGTTTATATTTTGTTTTTTCGGCAAACAAATTTCTTTTTCTAGATAACCTAAAAGGATTTAATTCTTTTGGCAAAGATATAAAAACTGCGAAGATATTTTTGCCATCTTTATGAAGATTTTTATACGTGTGATGTGTTTGTTTGTTTTTTATAACCGCTTTACCACCCAAAGATTGTACTATAAATTGTACATTTTTAGATAATTGAGATGAAGAACTATAAAAAATTATTGATTTTCCATTTTTAGAGAAAAATCCATTAGTATCCATTAATCCTTGCAAAATTGCTAATCTAACATCAATACTATTGTATAAATAATCATTTGGTATAAATTTGTCTGAAGATTTTATTCCAATAAGATTATATGCTTTTAATTTAAATATTAACTCATTTGGTGGAAATCCTTTTTTGATTCTATTAATTACAGAATATTTACTTTTATATTTTTTAATAATTTTTATTGTTTTAGGAATTAAATTACGACAATTATTTATAACTTCATCACTTGAAGATAATGATAAACTGTATTCAGAAGACAAACATCCATCACCTAATAAGACTCCCAATAAATATGGATTAATAGTTACATCTCTTTTATTAAAATGGACAGGTTTTACCATTGGAATTGAATGGTTTCTGCTATTATTTTTATTGTCTTTTAAAGGCTTTATTGAAGATCTAATATCTTGTAAAGACTTAACACTTCCACTATTGTGTTTTCTTTCATCATAAGTACTTGTATACCATAAATGATCATTACAACATTCAGTTGATGTTCCATCAGAAAAAGATACTTTGTAAATATCTTTTTCCCCTTGTGGGAAAACACTTAAAACATTTTTTGGATTTCCGTCAGAGCCAATAACGCACATGCCTGGAATAATTTCCCCCATAGTTATCCAACCATTAGGCGTTAATATCTTTGCATCTAATGGTTGAGCCTTACCAGAACCAGTACAGGCTCGCACAATACCATTGCGCGAATTGCAAGCGGAATCAACAATTCTTTCCTGATAATCTCTTGGAACCATATTGATATTATTTAAAACATCAGACAGATCAATAGGTTTATTAATTTGTAATGGTGGTCGTAAATCTTCAATATCCAAATTAACATGTCTTTTATTAATGAATTCTTTAATATCTTCTAGGAGTCCTAAAAAAAAATAACCTCTTTTATCAATAAGAAATGTTCTACCAGACCACCCATTCTTGTAAGCCTGCGTATATTCTACACCAACTTTTTTATAAGAAAACTCAAATAACAACAATTTAAATAATGAAGAATCTTCTAATATTATCTGCGCATACTTATTATTATGTATTATGATTTTGCCTTTTTGCATTTTATATTAGTTTTCCCAAAATAAAATCAAATTATATAGCACTTTCTATAATTTTTTCTATTAAACGTTTTGTTATACTCTTATAGATAAGTGTTCTTATTAATTTAATTAAATGTGTCTAAATCAAATATATCTTGATTTCACTGCCAAAATCATAATAAAATTCATGAAAACCTCGCAAGGAGACCCACGGCTTTAGCCGTGGGAGGAATTGCGGATTAAAAAATTTAATCCGCTTATTATTTTTATTTGATTTTCTACTACTAATTATATATATATCTGTGATGCGAAGAATTTATAGTTTTTATTTATCCGCTCCTGATGGGTTTTTAGATTTCCTAAAAACCTGTGCAGATATTTATTCGCATCATGTCGAGTGGGCTTTCGAAAATAAATCTACCAATAAAGTTAAAGCTCATCAAGATTTATATCAGAAATTACGATCTCTTTATCCTGATATTCCTGCCAATATCCTACAAGCTACAAGAGACCAGGCATTAGAGGCAGTTAGAAAGTTGAAATTCAAAATTAAACCGAAAAAGAAACCATATTCTGCGGTTAGATATGATGTAAGAACCATTTCTCTTCGTGGTAGTCTATTAACTTTCTCTTGGTCAGGTAAGAGAATCAGAACCCTAATTAACTTACCTAAATATTTTCAGCAATATCAAAACTGGACGATGAAGTCTGGAACTATTGGATATGATCAACAAAAAAAGAAACTTAAAGTCAGCTTAATTTTCGAAGCTCCAGATACTCTTCCTATTCAAAACTCTAATCGAATAGTAGGAGTAGATAGAGGATTATATAATATCGTCTCGTTGTCGGATGGTCAATTATATAATGCGAAACAAGTAAGAAAACAAAAACGAAAGTTTCTATATGTTAAAAGACAACTTCAAGCAAAAGGCACTCATTCTGCCAAGAGAAAATTACAGAAAAGGTCAGGACGAGAAAAGCGGTTCAGCTTGAATATTAATCATATTATTTCGAAATGGTTAGTTAATCAACCTTATGATATTTTTGTTCTTGAAGACCTTAAAGGAATAAGGAAACAGAAAAAAGCAAGAAATTAAACGGTTGGTTATCTAATTGGACTTTCTATCAGTTAGAAAAATTTTTAGAATATAAAGCATTAGCATTAGGAAAACAAGTAGTTAAAGTTGATGCAAGATATACTTCTCAAAAATGTTTTAATTGTAGAATTATTGAAAAGTCTAATAGAAATAAGTCGAGATATATTTGTAGCAGATGTGGTTACATAGAACATGCAGACATTAATGCTGCTAAAAATATTAAGACAAATTATTTTATCTCGTTAGCTGAAAAGAATAACGAGCAGGCTGTTGTCAATCAGCCAAATGCAGCCAAAACTAATGTTTTGAGCAGCAAGCCCACGACTTTAGTCGTGGGTTATTGACATAACGTATTTCTTATATTATCAAAGGCGTTAATGTGAAAATTTTTGTCGTTTATAGCTTATTTTATTCCGAAAATTTTCTGGAAAAATCCAAGAAAAGTTGACTCATGCGCTCGCAATGGTTCGTCGGCAGATTTATCTATCACAGCAGGCTCGGAATGTAAATCCAATTCTATTGGAATAAGTGGCACTTGGGGTATTCTTTGTTTTGGCTCGTGATGTAAACCTTTTGCAAATGCTTCTAATTCAGCAGCGGTTCCGCGATATTGATTTCTATCAACTACGACATTAATTCCTGGAACATGTAGAACAGTATCGCCAACAGCACATTGATCGCCAGACCTTTGCCAAATAGTCCACCCAACTTTCTTCCAAACATATGGAACATACTTATCTGGATTCTTAGTATAAGCGGCAAGCCACAAAGGATAACGTGAAAGTTTATTTACTATCTCTTCATTTGGATACCACTCACCTTTATCATTTTCTCTTCCACCATGCTCATCGAAATACGGTCCGCCAGTATAGACTATTGGTGTAACATTAGATAATTTTTCCACAGTTTCTAGAAACGAGATATTCCAATTAATAAAGTCTTCCTTGGACAACGTATTTTTGTTATCTTCTATATCCAGAGCCAACATATCTGCCGGGTCTAATTTACCAACAGTAGCAACAAAATGTGTTGCTTCTTTTATAGGATCATTCTTAGTATGAGCAAAGTGATAAGCTCCTCTGATTAATCCAACTGATTTGATTCCATCCCAATTAAGTTTAAATCTTTTTTGCATATACGTTTCACCATCGGTTGCTTTGCAGAAGGCATAAGCGATTCCGCTATCTTTAACCTTTTTCCAATTAATGAAACCTTGAACATCAGAAACATCAATTCCTTCCAACATATAAGTCATATTTATCTCCTTTTATACCAAAAATAATGATAATAAATCTGCCTGATAGAATAAATTCTCCAGCAGGCAGATTTCTTCTAACAGTATATAGTTCTATATTTTGCAGCAACGAATACAATTGACAATATTATATTGTCATATATTGATTACTTTCTACGGTCTACTACACCAGTTACGAATTTACCAAACACAGATGATTTCGCCGCAATTTTATCTTTCACTTTCTGTGCGGCGGATATTGTTTCATTTCCATTATCTAAATGTAATGTTAGATTTCTGGAATCATCTTTTGATTTAACTTTAGCTTGCAATTCTTTTGTTTCATTCTTTAATTGTTCTATTCTGGATGATGGTAATCCAAGTCCAGAAAAAATAGAATATACCTTAACAACATTATCTGGCAAATCTATACTATAAATACCTTTAAATATACCTTTTGGAGAACCGCATAAATCGTTAATCATACTTCCGGCATAATCAATGCTTGATGCTGGTATTTGTGCCCATACATTTTTATTAGCAGCAACAATATACCCTACATATTTAGATTGTTTCAGATCAAACCCTGTCGCTAATAAATTGTTAGTTAAATTATTTATTACAGCTTCTGCTATTGCAGTGTCTTCCTGATAATTTGTAACATCAAACTCACCATATATTGTTAGCCCCTCACTGTCTAAGAAGATTTTTGAAAATTCCATAGGATCAAGACCCTTGACTGAAGAAGCCATTGAAGATAGTGTGTTAAATGTATCGATTGGTTCTACAATAGCTTTATTTGCTGTAGGGTAAAAATCTACTTGACTTATATGTTGATAGATAGATTCTATCTTAGCGTTGTCTACAATAATTAAATTATTGACCTTTTTTGTTTGCGTGAGTTTTGCTAGCTTCGACAATGTTTCAAGGGCATTTGATTTTGTTTGGGCATCTTCTGTTTCCATTGGCAACGCAGCAATAACTACTAATGGCTTTCCACTTTGAGATAGAAGTTCAACCAATATTTCGCATGAACCTGCACCAGAACCCCCGCCCAAGCTAAGGCACAATACATTAACTAGTGCTTTAGATAGTTTATCATTGACAAGTTGCAAAATTTCACCACTGTGCGACTCTGCTGCGGCTTTCCCTATGTCAATCTCTTTCGCCGCTCCACCCAGACCATATTCTAAAAGTAATTTGTTGGAATCTGGAATATCAATATACTTTAGATCTTGCATCGCGGTATTAATAGCAACAGCATCATATCCTAATTTATAGAACGATTCTGCTATCCTACTATTATGAGTAAACATAAGACCATTATTTCCTGCCACATAATTCTCATATTTATCAACAGTTAAATCATAAAATTGACATTCTTGTTCGTCAATAGATTCAATACTTTTAATTTCTAAAAGCTTAGGGGATATACTTTTAATATAAGCTATTTGTTCATTCATTTCTAATGAATCCATAACTTTACCAAAAGAATTTACAGACAACTTTCTTTCGCCATTTGCCCAAAATTTTATATTTACACCTAATCTGGCTGATAAATTATTAATATTCTTCATACCACTATTGGTCATCCAATATGATAATTCATCAAAAGATAATGGAACATGTGAATCTGTAAAATTCTCTTTGTCATTTTGTGACCAAAATATTAACTGTTCCTTTTTAATATAATGTGATAAATTATTTATAATGGTGTCAAATAATGGTCCATGATTCAATTTACCAGATAATCGTACTTTATATTCTATAGATTCACCTTCTTTTCTTCCAGAAACTATTTCTATTTCAGCTCTACCGCCTATAGAAGAGACTAAACAACCTATCTGTTCGGCTAATTTTTTAGAAGATGTTGATACACTAGTTTCACACCAATCCTTACATACAATTCCACTAGAGTCTATTAATCCAGACAAAAATGCAGCCCTTATATGTGAATAAGCACCTGATATACAAGAAGGTATCTCTATCGTAGAGGTTTTATACCCCAATTCTACACTAGTTTTACTAATAATAGGCTCAAATGCAGATTCAAAAAATAATCTTGCTTGTAATCCACAAACACATACTTGTTTGCGCCAAATATTTGTCTTTTGAATTATAGAAGTATGTGGTATTTGTTTGGAAACCTCAACTATTTTATTTGTAAAATGGTCATCGTCAGAATAAAATGATATTTCGTCATGATTTAACGAATCATGCCCGTTACCAGCAAAAACACCTAATAACCAAGCAATATCTGGTGTTATTTCTATGCCTCTAACATACGTTTTTTCTGAAATTACATCCAATACTTCTAGTCTTGTATCAAATAATCTATCATTAACGTGTAATGGGGTTAAACTACTTAATGAATTGAAAAAAGCTTTTTCGTTTGCATTTGGTCTAAATACCAAACTAGGATGTTTCTTTGAACAAGTTAAAAAACTACCATTATTCATAGTTATTTTATTTTTACTAACCGCTCTGTTTTTCCAAACAGCTAATACTTTCGCTTTCTTTAATTCTCCAGTATTCGGGTCAATTGATACAGTATAAATGTTATCATCATTTAATGATATGTAGGTCTGTTTATCGTCTTTTACATTGATATTTTCTAATTTAGAAGAATTTAATTTCTTAAAAAAGAAATCTTCGATTGAAATTAATCCATAATTAGATAAATATATGTATGTATTACCATCTATACATCCTGCCTGACCAGTTCCTATAATACCTAGGTTTAAACTTCTTTCCTTTTTTGCAACAATTTTTGCTGCCATTTGTGTCTCCTGTTTTGCTCGGCTTTTTGCCTTCAAGGCTGCTAATTTATCTGCATTTACAGTAGCATCTTCAGATGGTGTTGCTAATTTGTCTGCATTTACAGTGTTTTCAGGTGATTTTGTTTCAACTGTAGAAACATCATCTATTAACTCTTCCGGAGCTGTTTCGTTTGTAATCGAAGTAGCTGACATAAAATCTCCTAACTTATTTTATTAAACTTTAGTTTGTGGCTAGTAATACCAGATTTGTTGTTCTATATCTCAATATTACGAAATCCTTTTCGATTTGCAAGAAATTAATTAGTTGATTTTCATCGAATAATGTATAAAAAGAGAATACATCAATTCAACACTTGCTTACAAATCTAAATTGGATAATTGATCTATTAAGCCTTTAACTTTCATGAACCTTTCCCTTTATTTATGGTACATTATTACATATTTGGCATGCGTTATTTGAACCACCACTGGTTGTTTAGATACCATGGGACACATAAATTTGATAATCCATCAGACAGCTTAATGGTGGGTTTCCAGCCAAGTTTTTTTAGTTTATCTGAATTGATTGAGTATCTAAAATCGTGCCCATTCTTTCTAGGATCTTCAACGAATGTTATCAAATCATGACCAGTCTTCATAACATTACATATATTTTGTATTACTTCAATATTAGAAAACTCTTGATTTGCAGATATGTTGTATATTTCGTTTGGTTTACCCTCCTTTAACACAGTCATAATTCCAGTACAATTATCGAATACATGAGTCCAGTCTCGTAGCTGCGAACCCTGTCCGTAAATAGGAATAGGAATGCCCTTTAGAATGTTTTTTATAGCTTTTGGAATCAACTTTTCGGGCGACTGCCTTGGTCCATAGTTGTTAGCAGACCTAGTAATGTTATAAACTAAACCATGCGATTGGTTGGCTGCTTTTACGATTAATTCTCCAGCAGCTTTTGTAGCAGCATATGGATTACGAGGGTTGATAGGAGAATCTTCAGTCCATGAAGGCTCATCTTCAGATGTTAATTGACCATATACTTCATCTGTTGATATGTAAATAAGTTTTTGAACACCATGTTTAATGCAAGCATTTACTATAACTTGTGTTCCTAAAACATTAGACGTTACAAACGAATTAGGATCAATAAATGAATGGTCAACAAAAGTCTCGGCAGCACCATGTATAACTATATCTGGTTTTTCAAATTGAAAAATTACATCAATAACATGTTGATCCCTGATATCTGCTATATGAAATGTATGATTTTTGTTCCAATACATAGAATTAATGACGTTTGAATTAATTCTATCTATACTAACAAAAGAATAAGGTTGTTTCTCATAGATAGCCTTACGAATGAAGTTTCCGAATATAAACCCACAGGATCCAGTTATTAAAACTTTTGGTCTGTTATTGTTCATTAATTACCTATCATATATGTTAAATTTTTGATTTTTTTCGTACATATATTGATCTAGACAATATCGATGTTGCCATTTTTCTCTAAGATATATCAGGTTATGGTTCAAAAATAACCTATTTGTAGGAACCTTCTTAAGCGAGCTGCTATCTTCATGATAAATATTGGTATTACCACAATATAGAATCTTCTTTTCCATATTATAGTGAATTGCTAAACACAAATCTACATCATCAAACCCCCAATGATATTTTTCATCCATTCCATCATTGCCAGATTTTACATTGTGATGAACTTTTCTGTAATATTCTGCTTTAGTTAATAAAACAGCACCTGTAACGACTTGAAATAAACGATTTTTCTCAGCAGCATCATCTGTAATTTCATTAAGTCTAAAATGAACAGGCGCTTTGTTATCGTGATTAAATACTACACCAGCATGTTGTAGTCTATTGGTATTTGTAAATAGTAATCTAGCTCCAACAACACCAATACTAGAATCTTTGTCCATTAATCTAATCATTTTTTCAATTGATGTCTTATCATTAAATATGATGTCATTGTTTAGTAATAGAACATAGTCATTATCATTCGGAGCTGCCTCGTTAAAACACATATTTGTGCCCTGAGAAAAATTCTGAAGATTATTTGGGTGCTTTATTAGTTTTATATTACCTCTCCAAGAGGCAACTATTTCTGCAGTATTATCTGTTGAAGCATTATCTTTTATAATCCAATTATACTCGATATTAGATAAAGCAGGCAAAAGCGAATCTTTTAGTTTAGTTAACTTATCTATTCCATTCCAAGTCAAAGTCAATATATGTAGCATCATATTTTCTTTCTATATCTGTCAGTTCTTTTTTTTATTTGCACACATCCGGCGACATCTGCCAAACTTGATTTTATTTATAGTGGTATCACAAATAGTTTTACATTCATTACGCCTTAAAGAATATGGAGTAGCTTGCCATCTATAAAATATGATATATCTTACAAAGATATTATTGCTACTCTATTCATTTTACTAAGATATAGTATTACTAGATTAAAACCCCATACTTAAATTGCTTCCAACCATAAAATTACCAGTATAATCTACTTGTATAGATGGTCCAAGATATGTATTTCTAATTAGCCCTGAAGAAAATAATTTAGACATATTAAAGTTAATTGGATTAATTATCATCACAAACCTTTTGCTTACCACCTCATATCCAAGACCTAATTGTAAAATACTTATATTTGGATTGGGTTTATATTGTCCATAACTCATCATACCCAAAGTAATGCCCGTATTAAATGTACCTTGAATACTAGATGTATTTAAATTAATGCCCCCACCTGATGTTAAAAATAATCTTGGATTCCAAAACTGAAAACTAGCGGAAGGATATTCTTGCTTCGTCTCTGTCTTATCAATACGCAAATCATATGATCTGCCATCTACAATAATACTAAATTTATTATATACATACTCGCGCTGATTCTCATCAATACCGGTTATAGTAGCTACCTTATATTGCCTTGGTAAAATATTAACAAACCAAGGCTCTTTTTTCCAAGCAGAAAACCCTACAGTGCCAATTGGTACGGCAAAAGAACCGAATTGCTCAGATAATGTTAAATCACGTCTTGCCGTTAAATACCCATTAGGGTCAGCATTTGGACATGGAATTTGCTTTCCATTGCAATCCACTGTGGGAGTTTGAGGATTTGGATTTATTGGACCCGTCCCTGTACTAGGAACATTATCTTTCTTTACTCCTCCACTAGTTACAGTAATCACATTAATAGCCTTAATTTCAGCATGTAGTTTATCCATGTCATTTCTAATAACATTTATATCTACACCATTATTTTTGGCGAATACTTCAATATCTTTTTTAGTAGCATACTCATTTAAACTTCGTGTTATATTATCAGATAATTCTTTTTGTTTTACAACTTCTGTTTCTATGGCTTTTTGTCTCTCAGACATTTCAAACTGCTTGTAAATTATTAATGAGACAGCACAAACAGCAACAGTTACTACTAAAATTATTAATATTTTATTTGATAATGACATAATGACATAACCTTGTGTTAAGACATTCAATAGACTTCTATATCTTCACCTATACCAAATCATTTCTTCCATTTATTAACAAAAATTTCCCTGGCAGATTTATACAGTTGATATGTATTCAATTGAGAGCTTGTTTGCCTTCCAAAATGTACAACCGGTATAGATACTACTTCAAGAGGTATGCCAATTTTTTTTGCTCTGAAAGATAAATCTGTATCTTCGAAATATGCGATTCCAAATTCCTCTGAGAAAATCTGTGGAACACATGCGTCTGTAATTATACATTCTGTTTTCCTAGGAATATCTAATTGCGACCATATGTGTTTTGACCCAGCAATACACCATCCAGATAAATATGACTTTCCAGACAGTTTTTTATTTGCTTCCATTACAAATTCTAAATTATCATTTAATAATCCCATTGTAGGACCACATAGTGAATTTGCACATTTATCTATTAATGGTTTTGTCCAATCTTCATGATTGGACCTAACCCTTATATCATTGTTTAAAAATAAAACATTTGGAGCGGTTGCCAAATAATATCCAATATTACAGGCTTTTGCAAATCCCATATTATATGAATATCGCTTGTATACAATTTCTGTAGATTCTTTTAAAGATGATTCTGTTTCATCTGTACTTCCATTATCTACAATAATAATTTCATGATCATTAGTGAGTCTTGTTAGATCTTTTAAGCAAGATCGTGTAAAGTTGTATTTGTTGAATACTGGGACTACTATGCTTAGTATTTTATTCACTATTTAATCTCTCTTTTAATATATATTTATGATTTATATTCCATAATCACATATTTAATTCCAATTTTCGTTTTGTAAGTTATTACTGCATTATAATCAAGTTTATAATATTGAATATGATCAGACCCTCACATTTATATGTATTTTATCATATACACAGACTTAAAATCTTCCTGGCAGCCTTTTCCCAAGTATAGTTTATAATAAGCTCTTGCATATTTGGAGAAAATTTCGAATGATAATCGTTGTAATTACCTACGACATCTTTTAATGCTTGCGCAGCTTTATCTACATCTGCCGCAAATACCTTAGCATAAGGAGAGGGTTCCCAATATTGCATTCTTGCATCAGCTCTTATTTCCTTTCCATCTATAAGTACAGAATTCTCATCATTCATAAAGTCTAATTGTCCTCCATAACGTGGGGCAATTACGATTTTGTTAGCGCCAAATCCTTCAAGTCCAGGCATCCAAAAACATTCCGCATATGACATAGAAAATACAATGTCACAAGAATTATACAGTGCTTCAATATCTGGAATGAAGTGGTCAATAATCTCTACATCACCGTGTTTTCTAAAGTCTTGGCAGAAATCTCTATATATATCGTTAAACGGAACGCTATCTGTTGTATCTTGCGGACTCTTTCTAGATACTTTTAAAACAAGACATACATCATCTTTATTAGTAAATGCTTTACCATACGCCTTTAGTACATTAGGAATGTTTTTTCTCAAATGCGGTTGGGCAATATTGACAAGTATCTTGTATCTCTTCTTTGTCTTTAATGGATATTTGCCTACTGTAGAAAACTTTTCCAGATTAATTCCGTGAGGAACAACTACTTGATGATTTTCTGGTATTCCATTGTCAACAAATATCTTCTTTGAAAATTCAGAAGATGGTAATACTTTATCTACGCTTTTATACGCTTTGGCAAAAGCTTTTGGTAAAACTGTTGTCTCATAATTCCAAATACCAAACCTATTTTTATCGCCCCTTACAAAATAATGCGCGAAATTCTTTAGTGCTGTATATGATAATTGCATATCATATGATCTATCTAAAGACGAATTAATATAATTAATTAATTCTGGTGTAAATGGATCTCCTTCTTCTATACTTCCCTTTAGAAAAGGTTGTAAATCATCCGGGAAATGAGTTCTACCGTTAGTAGAAAATAAATCCACTGTATGACCCATCTTGATAAATTCTCGTGAGAGATTTTGAGCTACAATGGACCAAGAAAAATTTTTGGCGAGAAAACCAAACCAGCATATTTTCATACTATACCCACTAGTAATATATCAATAAATTCAAACCAACATACTTTAGTCAATAACCCACGAATAAAGTCGTGGGCTTGCTGCTCAAAACATTAGTTTTGGCTGCATTTGGCTGATTGACAACAACCTGCTCGTTATTCTTTTCAGCTAACGAGATAAAATAATTTGTCTTAATATTTTTAGCAGCATTAATATCTGCATGTTCTATGTAACTACATTTGCTACAAATATATTTCGACTTATTTCTATTAGACTTTTCAATAATTCTACAATTAGAACATTTTTGAGAAGTATATCTTGCATCAACTTTAACTACTTGTTTTCCTAATGCTCTAGCAGGAATATCAGGATAAAGAGATAGTAATTTCTCATATAAATCTTGATGAGCTTTAACTTTATTGGTCGATTTATTTTGGAAAGCCCACTCGACATGATGCGAATAGATATCTGCACAGGTTTTTAGGAAGTCTAAAAACCCATCAGGAGCGGATAAATAAAAACTATAAGTTCTTCGCATCACAGATATATCATTAGCAGTATAAAATAAAAATAATAAGCGGATTAACTTTTATAATCCGCAATTCCTCCCACGGCTAAAGCCGTGGGTCTCATTGCGAGGTTTTCATGATCTTTGGCAAGGATACTACCATCTTGTGGTGACGGAAAATTGTTGCTCCGTAATTATTTTTTATCTATACTACAGGCTTTATGACAAAAAATAAGAACGGAGCTTTCTCCATTACTTATTAATTATAATATTACCATGTATGTCTTTCACAATTGGGAACAAATTATATCTAAAATAAAACATTACGATCATTTATTATAAATGCAATACACAAATCCTGTGTCCAATCTAAATTCTTGTTAATTTATGTCAAGGGCGACTAAATCAAGCAGGTAGTATGTGCAAGAAAGGAACAAAATTATAGCTGTGAGCATATGTATCGCTTGGGCTACCATCACCATATGTAGACGGATTATTATAAGTAATTACCAATCTGACCATCTTACAAATAGCTGCTTCTAATCCGCTTCCAGGAGATAGACTCAAATGTACTTCATAAACAAAATCAGAGGCTCCTTCAGATAATTCCGATGCTATATTGTTAGAAGATAAATATGTAGCTTCTGTATTAGTGGTAGTCATACCAGTCATATAAATATAACTATGTGTAGACACATTATACAATTGTATTTGGGCAGTATTTGCAACATTAGTGGTCTCAAGTATAGCTTCCAGCTTAATTTCCTTTAAAGATTGACCAATGTATTTATCAAATCTAAATGGGAAAGCACCAATAACAGTTGGAGAAGCGCTATTATGAGAGAACACTCCAGCAGTACCATAAATATATACCGGATTCTTATAGTAGAAGCTTGGATCTAACTTACCATATCCATCAGTCTTAGGAACTCTGTTAGCATCAAGTGTGCCACGAGAAAAAGATCTAACACCTTCTAGATCATAAACGAATTGATAACTTAATGCACCACCAGAACTCATTAATACTGTACCATAAGGACCAGTATCATTAAGTCCTGTACCACCATGAATGATTGGTAACACACCAGTTACTTCTGTTTCAAGATCAATTAATGTGGATGGACCGCCAATTGCAGGACCACTGAATACACTAATCAGTGATAATATATTCTGTACCTTAGCAGAATCAACAAATAAAGGAGTATTGTTAAATCCGCCTTTCTTAAGATATACGCTTATCTGAATCTTAGTACTTAGCGTTCGTAATACTAAATCTTCATATAAATTAGTGAAGTTAAGTGTCAATAAACCGTTCTCATAATCTACAGAAACCCCTATTTTACCATCAACAATGATACCTTCATATCCATCTCCAATACCATTAGTATTAGGAGAAAATGACTGTACGGCTACAGAAAATCTAACCTGATCTTTAGTCAATGCATCAGATTGAACAAAAGAACAATCAGCGAATCTCATGGCTGGAAATCCAAGTTTGGTTAATCCAGTTGGTAATCCTGTTGTTCCATCAAGTTCGCTAGCAATAAAGTCTTGTAATATATTTATTGTTTTTTCTGAAGAGTACAATCCATTTGGAATCTCAATAACAACAGTACCTACTTCGAAATCTACCTTATAGAAAGTGCCATCAGGTCTCTGAAGATCTCCTTCTCCAATAATAATGTTATTTGGGGCAAATATATCTATCTTACCAGGATCAAAGTCTGGTTGAGATGAAAATACATTACACAATATACCATCTAAAGAGCAAGGATGACTGCCTGCCCCAGACAATGTTGTAAATACGGTTGGAACTAATTTTGCTTTGCTGTTACATACTATTAGATTTTCGTTCCATGTTAATTGTTTTTGAACATTAAACGCGACTGGTTCTGTATAAAAGTTATGATTTGCAAAATAAGTATCTCCTTCAAATACATCTTGTGGTGGGTGTATCTCAGTAGGTCTTCCAGTAGATACTGAAGAATAATCGTCAGTTCTATCAATGAATTTTTCTACTTTAAGTCTTAATACATTAAACTTTGTGCCGATTTTTGTGTAAGGATCTGTGGTTGGAGCCGGATATGTTTGGAATGGGGACGAAACATGATGAACCCTATTTATGTAGTTTTGTACTAAATAACCATCTCCAATAGTTACGGCAAAATCTCCATTGATATCAGCGCGAAGCATCTGAGCAATAGTATCTCCAGTAAGTATAACTTTTCGGATGGTTAATACATCTGATGTTCCATCAACGCCAACAATATCAAAAGCCCCCTTGTTAGTTAGGTCTGAAGGAGAAACAATTACTAATTTATAGCTTGAAATCCCTATAATTGAACTAAAATCTATAGTGGAAGATGTAAACAAGCCTATTCTTTCATCATTAGGATCTGCAAGTAATACTCCATCTAATGCGCTAGCAACTACTGACCCATATCCATCAATTAATTGGAACTCTAAACCAAATGCATTATTAAATGGATTGATGTAGGCACTGTAACCGTTAGTATATGTAGTAGTGATTCCATCAGTTGTAACAATTGAATCTTGTGGTAAACCTGTATTAAAATTGAAACCAAGATATGATACTAACAAATCAAGATCTGTTGAATCTATGATGCCATCTCCGTTGACATCACCTACAATCATAGAGCACAATCTAGCGTCAGATACACGATAATATATATTTGGTCTATCGGCATCTGGAGTAATCTTAGCATCTACAAAATCACCATTTAATAAATTATATTCTAAATTAATAACAGACGTATCATATCTTCCTGTATCAGTTTGATCTGTTACAATCCTTATTAAGATTTCATCTCTAGCAAAAGTTGCAGCATGTAAATTAGAAGCAAATACTGAGCCGGCAGGGTCGAAAGATTTTTTATTTTTATCTGATATGGCACCCAGTATTAATGGCTCAGATGCAGCTTCGAGATTTACAATATCGGTTGAATTAAGCAATCTTATTTCAGGCACGTATTCTTGTCTTGAATCAACTGGTTGCCCAGTTCTTTGATCAGGAATAGGTACACTCTCCAATGTTGTTGCTGACAAAACTGCTCTATATACATCATTCCCCGTAAATTGCAAACCTTTATACGAATAGTCTACGGTTGCTTGTGTAGTAGTGTCCACCGTAGTCTTAGGTATAATAACACCGTGTCCTGTATCATATCCTTGACCATCCGAGATCTTTGCGGCAGATGTCCAAATTCTGAACCATAAATCTTCTTCTGGTATGTCAACCCACAATGTTCCAGTAAATGTGGTAATTCTGGAATTATCAAGCCTATTAGAACCATTATCAATTAGAATATCACATTTATTTGCAGAACCAGAGCGTTTAAGTGTGAAAGCGTAATAATTTCCAACAGTTAAAGCTGCTCCTGCTGCAATCGGGCTATTACTAAACACAAAATCTACTGGTTGTGGAACAGAATTACCATAGCCATCATCTAATACAACACCCATTGCTTTTAAGCTGTCATAGTTAACACTTATTTGAGCAATAGGCATATTAGTTGGGGCAAAATCTATTGCCAAATCAGGAGCTACATCAGATGGGCACTCTATACTAGTTTGTAGAGGATACACACTTAGAACCAAATCACCAGTCCACGCTAAATCAGTTTCGGACCCCGGCTCAAGGTTTCTAACAGATAATAATAATGTGATCTTTTGAATATTATTTGTAGTTGCGATGAACTTTTGACCTATTTGTGTAGTAACATCACCGTGTGACAATACCTTTTGGTCTTTACTTCCGGTATATATTCCAAGAGTATCTATATTATAGTATGGCAAAGCAGCCTGTAATGCCGTTGATAGTGATAAAGTGCCGTTGAAGAACATATCCCTAAAAAACAAGTTTGGTTCAACGTCCTGTGCTAGCATAATTGCACTACGCGATAACGTCATAGGGTTTGCCTCTCTAATCACTATTCGTCCACCAAGATTTAATGATAAAGAGGGATCACCAATAAAATCGTTAAACAATAATACTAAAATTTTAGTAAAATGTTTTTGACCAACTTGAATCTCATTGGTTTTGAATACAAATGTCTCAAATTGTAAGTTACTTTCAAAGTCTAACCCTATTACTGCGATTTTTACAGTTTTTCTTCCTGCCGCTAGTGAATTGGTCAGTTCAATTTCTAATTGATTTCCAAAATTACTATCTGTTGGTTGGGATATCCTATAATCAGTGTTAGATGCCGCCCTAGCATCACCATCTAGATATCCGCTAACTAGAGAAGAGTCAAATAATACATTCTGAACCAACGCCTCTGGCAATACACCAGAACCAATGTGGTTATTTATGATACCTGATTGTATTGTATCATTATAGCCTTGTTCTAATGTCAAATCTGAGTCATCGACTTGCTCGGCGTCGAACCAAATATTTTTAATGGCGGAAACAGGATTTCTTTTTGTCATGTTGATCTCATATAATATGTATTAAGATTAGTTACATACGCCATTTTATCGTGTGTATTGTATGTAGACCTTGCTATTGGCAGGTTTGAGTGTCTTTATGAGCTTTTCCAGAACCTCTTGAACCTTTACACTGCTATTTACTATACCGAAAGAATCAAAAATATTAATGGAGAAGTCAAACGCGCCAGTATTTCTATTAATAATGGTCGTAAAATCTTCATTTTTAATATTTGTTGAGTCGCTATCCAATAGATATGTTGTGTACAAGTCCTTAGTCACCGGGTACACTATATTTAAGTTGCTATTGTAATTAACATCAATTGGCTCACCATATGGGGAATAAACTGGTCTTGATATGTTGCTAATTCTGAGATTATTTATCAACCCGAATAGCTTATTCGAACCAGTATACTGAGAACCAATATATAACGTATGTATTGGATCTTTAAATCTAATATTTCCAACGATGTTGGAGCCAAATCCAACTCTAACAGAGCCCATAACAGTAGGAGAGTTTCCGAATACTAATCCAGACCCGAATAAAATACTTGAATCATTGCCATATTCGTAACCATCAAGGAACAAACTTATTTCATCTTGACCCTTACCACCATTTATCTTATATCCTACCCTAACACGATGCCATGTATTTCTGACCCAACGTGTTGGGGCACGGACAACATAATCAGTTCCAGATGCTGAGATTGCAAAATTAATATATCCAAATTCATCCTTGTATATTGCCATCCTATCGCCCTGCATTCCATTAGGGATATATTTTACAAGAACTTTAGACTTTTGTGCTGGCAATTTTCTGTTTAATCTTATTATTTGTGTATTTAGAGTCACATTGTTATTTTGTAGTGTTTGATAAGTAACAGTAACCTCTGTATTTGGATCTGGAAGTGTTTTGGCTAAATAAATTGTCTTTCTATCTGGTCCAATAGAACCTCCAGCAAAGTAATCAGTTGCAGAATAATCTCCTGGTATCTTAACGGATATTATTTGCAATATTGGTAAGTCTACTTCTACGACTGTTGCGGAAGTGCTTGTATAATTTCTCATGACAGCGCGCTGAGTATCAATTTCAACCTTCCCGCCAGCAAAATAATCAATCTTTGGATCGCCTGATTTTAACGTGACGCTTAGAACTCTATCAACCGTATGAGGCAATTTTACAGATACCAAGTCTGTGCTGACTGCTTCTTCTATTACTGCACTGGTAGCGTCAAAATAGAATCTTGTTACAGGATCATTTGCGGTATCATATAATGGACATGTCCAAAATTCTATAGTACCCTGCTTTCTAAAATCTAATATTCCATCATTACCCAAAATCATAGGCTCTGATATGATAGCTAAGCTATCCCCGAAATTCTCATTGACCTTGGCAGAAGAATGGAACTGTTGTTTGTCAGTGTAAGTATTGATATAGAAATCAGCCTCATTTGTGAACGGATATTTGTCAAAATTAATCAACATTAAAGTGTCGCTATCTTTCTTAAGAGGCTTTATAGAGTTAAAGTCTTTCGTAACAGATCTTTGATTACTACTTACTTGTTCTCCGATTCTTGTATCAGTAAGCATACTAGAATAGACTTTTGTCTGACCTATAATTGCATTTATTTGGTTTCCGCCAAACATGTCTGACCCCAAGAATACATCTCCGCGTGGCAAATCTAATTTAATTCTAGCGTATGTTTGATAGTCAACCTCATAAAATCCATGAGATAACATGTAGGCAGTACTTGGTAACAAACCAACTTCTAGAGTTATGAATCCATTCTGTAAACCGCTTCTGTAATCACTAACATTTAGAATCTGATACACACCACCAGTAAAAGTTGGTATTGGATAAGGAGGATATGGTCCCGCTGTTGTTGCTTCTATTGTAAGTGTCTTTTTATCAGAAGAAACACCAAGTATTCTATAGAATCCAGCGGCTATTAGTGGGGATTGAATTACTAAATACCCACCAACACAATGATCACTGAATGTATAATATCCATCTGATACAGTATTAGAGCCTGTACTATACAGAGTAGTTCCTGTGCCAATTTGATAACTATATCTAACAACAGGCGCTAACCCACTGAATTCACTGTATGTGATTGGATATTTCTCTCTAACATCCAAAACAAGAGCATTCTTGGAAGAATTGATTGGTCTGGCAACAACATTAATATAGTTTATAGAAATATATGGATTTGTAAAATCCAAGGTACCATAATCATCAAAATATATAGTTTCACTTACGGTATAAACCCCGGTTACTCCATTTATAGTAACTGCCACCGGTGTTGAGAAATCTACATTATTACCAGATATTGTGACACTGATTGTTCTACCAAATTGACTATTTGAAGGATGTGTACAAGGGAAATTAATTGAATGAAACTCTCCCCCAATAAGCGTAGAATTTGAAGGACCTATGGCTGAAGCATATCCGTCATTCAATATTAGTTTAGTTATATGCAATTCATCTAGAGATATTGGAGGAGGCATCCTGGTCATAAGAATATTTTCACGTTCGTCACTCCAAACATAATATTGCTTTTTAATTCTCCTATGATTCAATCCAAGTGTTCTGATTAGAATCAAATCATTAGCAAAAACAGAATTAGAAATAGTTAGTATATTGTTGAAATATCCATCTTTAGATATTGAGTATGATGGCCTTGTTGCTCTTACACCCGGTATTTCGATTTCATCATTTGAATAAATATTAAATTCTACATTACTCAACGCCACTGGCAAATCGCCAGATATTTTTAATGAATTATTAGATACCTGCAAAATAACATAAGTAATTGGCAGCGCAGGATCATTAATTCTGATCGAATAACCAGCCAACACACCCGCTGTAGTAAAATTAATTGATCCAGATGTTACAATATTTGTATTTATAGAACCAGATAAATCAGATCCAGAAACCATAGAACTAATTCTGGTAATTTGAATATTGGAGGCAATATCAATATCTGATTTTACTATATATTTTGTTCTATTTATTGAATATCTTCCGTTTGTGATAGACGCTGGCATAGGCTGTGCCAATGTAAGTGTCTGACCGAAAACTGTTATTATTGTATAACCAGATTCGTCAAATCCAACTTCATCAATAAATATCTTATCTCCACTAAATATATTGTATGCACTAAAATCAACGCTTGATGATACTGTATATCCATCCAGCGTTGTTACTAAATCAGTGCTGGCAATGATATCTCTATTAGAGAGCCCCAAAACCTCTTCCGGATCTACTGTTCTGAAATTTTCATGTAAATAAGGTTGTAATTTTTGCCCATATTTAACTATATTAGGAACCTCAAAACCATCGATAAACAAATGCATTTCATCTCTGCTATCAATTGTATTTAGTTTCCATGATACCGCAACATGATGCTGGTCAAATGCCTTCCATGAAGATATGTCTGCACTGACATTGTATTGTACGCAATCTCTGTCTATAGTTCTAAAGTTTAAATAGCCTCCCGAATCTTTAAATATCGACACTCTGTTGCGTAATGCGCTCTCACCAAAATCCAATAAATAATGTGGGAAATCAGACAAAAATGTTATAGCGCTATCTATAGGAGAACCACCTGTTATGTTTATAGTTATACTATTGGCTCCAGTAAACATACTTAAATTTGGTGGTTTAGGCAACACAACAGATTTTGCATCATAAATTGTGCCCGGGGTAGTAATCTTAATATTATAAGTAGAGCTAGTAGAATTAACATATCCATCTATTACTTCAACATACCATCTAGAAAAATCTCCAGACACATCCTTATCGTAATATATAAAGACGCCATCTTTATTATTATTCGGATATCCGTGCGCTATAGATAGTTTATTTAATGTAAATAGACCATTAACTATAACTGGGTGGTCTTCAGAAGCGCCAATAAATACCTCTCCTGGATCAATTGTAGAACCATTCTTCAAAATATTAAATGTCAAATCTGCATCATTATCAAGACCATTCCACTGTGGCGTAATCCAAGTTTCAAATGTCCCCTCTTCTAATTTGATATTGGAATTTAATGGAAAAGTTATGGTTTGATTCGGTGCATTTACCAACACACCATTATAGAACTTAGCTGGCAATAAACTGAATTCACCGGTTGTAGATATATCTCTTGGATTTAGAAGGCTATTTCCTAGTGACCACCCACCAAATACAGACTCAATAATCTCTGGAGTAATATGAGATATTGTTTTGCCAATATTTTTCATGGCAGGAATGGTTGGTCCCTGTATGAATGAAGATAACGCAGCCATTAAAGCTTCTCGATACCTCTCTCTATCAAAATCTATGTCAAAAGTTGTTAACTCTGGTATGTTGACTAAATTACCAAAATTCCTATACAATGCATCTCTTAGTGCTCCAGCCTTATATGATACATAATATGTGGTGTTGGTTTGCAAACTATTTGTTGAACGAAAATCTAGTACGTTATCACCATATTCATAACTAAGAATCAGCTCATCAGCCAAATAAGTATAATCAACGAAATAATCACCTTTATTATAGTCAACCATTACAGAAGATAAATCTTTAATTGCAAATGAATATGTTATACTGACTGTATCACCTAATACTGGAGAACCTGTTCCGGATAACACTAATTTTAATGGATTGCCTGGCACTACTGTTCCAGAATAATCCCATAATTCTTGAGAGTCAGATATTCTAATCACGCTATATGTATATGTTATATTTGGAGAAATATAAGGTATATTTTCATTTATGTTTACATAAAAATCGGTGCCATCAAATAAAACATTATCAAATGTTTGTTTTGAAATTGTATCTACATATATATTAAAATCTGAATTAGTAGAATTAATAGCAAAGTTAATTGGTGCTTTGCTGTTCTTTAGGTCAGACATCTCATATATTGCTCTGACAAATTTTATTTGATTTGTTACACCAGCAACGAAAGCAGAATCCACAAATGAGCCAATTTGTCCTGAGTATAAGTAATATTGGGTAGTATTATTATCATTTAGGAATAATTCATCGGTATATTCCAATGTACTTGGAACTATCGAGCCATCTTCAAACGACAAATAACTAAATGATTTACTCTTCGATACCAATGTATTAACTCTATAGTAGATATCTTCAACCGATATAATATGCGGATTGTTTGGAGAAATATTATTTGTTTTATATGTTGCTTCACCAATAATATTGTTTTGTGTAGCAGATACTGCGCAATAAATTATCCCATTAATATAATCTATTAAGTAATCTCCGATAGATTGCAAAATATCTAAATTAGTTTCGGCAGATTGCCTTCTATCAAACCAACGTTCAGAAACAAATATGTTTGGCTTAGAAAAGCTTACGCTTGAGTTAAATGCGTATCCAATTCCATCTTCAGTGGCAGATACTAACATATTATTTTTTAAAAAGATCTTAAATATTCTTAATCCGCCAGTATTGAATACTGTATCATTCACGAATAACATCTCATTTGCTTCCGTTGCAAACGAAGCTCGTTCTCCGATCTGAGCATTAAGTCGCGGCGGATTTCTATACTTAAAATAGATCTTATTATCATTCCATCTAGTTACATTGTAGATTTCGCCAGAAGTTTCGTTGTATACTCTAAATACATTTGTTATTGGGTAATTTAGTGTTTTAACTACATTTAAAGCCAACAATCTATTTTGGGCTCGTTCTGTTAAAGCCTCTTGATGTAATGCTGATTTGTAATCTATTCCTGGTACTAATACTTCTTCATATGAAAAAGATATTGTTCCACCGAAATTTACTAAACTTCCATTAGGCAAAGCCACAATTTCAAACGTACTTGGATCGTATGTATAATCGATTTCCGATTGATATGTAAATCTATACTTATATGTTGCAAGAGGGGGGAAAGCTCCCGTACCGTCATTATTTAGATCAGCACCGAATACATAAACTGTTCCGGTACTATAATCAATAGAATATTGTCCAACAGCATTTGGTAGGGCATTTAATCTAAATGGAATTTCGGTAATAAAAGCAGGATGTTTCGCGTTAGGAGTATTGTTGTTTGGGTCTGTAAATACTACTCCACCCAATGTAGGAATAGAATTATCAGAGTATATTATTGGAGCGTGTTTTAGTGTAAAAACATTTATTATTGGTGGTAATGTTTCACGAATTGAATCTTCTGCAGTATATACGACAACACTAGTTTCATCAATTACCCTACCCAAGTCTTTATATTCGTATGTAACAACTATTTTTAATATATTTTCAATATCAAAAAGAGAGTCTTCTAAAATTGATGGGTTTATTTTTATTTGATTATTATCTAGTTGAGAATAAGTAGATGCATAATCTTGATCATATCTTGAATCACTTATTTGATACCCGAGCGTAGAGATATTATATGTAAATATTGGCGTTGCTGATTTTATTGTAAATACAATACTAGTAACTCGTGTTACTGGCTTATTAGCCAAATTAAGTACAAATGTATTTATATTAAATTTACCAATCTCATCGCTTGAGCCGGCATATAAAGTTTCAACCGCATGCTGTTTTTGTAGTGTTATTGGATAAAATGGCGTTGTATCATACACAAATGACATTGTTGCATTAGTACCAGTAGGTGTTCTTGATACTCTCTCTAATTTATAGGCGCCTTCTTCATTTAACCTATCAAATGGTCCAGCTCCGCGAACTTTTATCTCATCAACTACATCAATAGACAAATAGTTTTCATTTTTTACCAAGCCGATATCATGCAATGCCCTGGATAAATTAACCGATAACGCTTGTATGTATTTATTGATTACTGTATTAGAATCGTCAATATTATAAATATTGTCTCTTAGATAACTTATCAAATAATTCTTAAACAAATCGTCAGATGGTAGCGGTCCTATTATCATATATTTATTTGCAACGCCATCTTCTAATAGTTTTGCGTCTCCATTTAGAGAAATAAATGGGGATGTCGGTGTTGATTGAAATTTAAGATAATAATAACCATAAGGAGTTAATGGTTGGCAGGCTATACTTAGTGTAGCGCCACTAACTTTTATTTCTAAAACGTTTGATGTCGCACTTGTGTCTATCTCTGATACTATAGATACATTGTATGTTGATAATTGTTGAGTTAAGTAATGTGTAAATTTTACAACTATATTTGTACTATCAACAATATCAACATTTACAATTCTAAGATTTTCCATTATCTAGTCTCGGTGTTTATTATGATTGTGCCAGGAACAAAATATTCATTCTTTTGTGCTTGTATTTTTAGTAATTGACCAGCTTTACCAGCTTTATTAAAGTGTAATATTCTGGCTCTTGCTATACCTGGAACTGCTTGTGCTACATTTATCAATGTTGCGGAATCTACTACTGTTCCTAATGATAGCGAAGTTAAAGATGATATCAATTGACTACGTAGGTTTTGAATCACAGTGTCTTCTGAACTCTTGTAATCATTAGATATGACAACATTCATGGTTAAGTCTACCACTACTGTGATTGCTTGCTTTACTAATACATCAGCATTTATCGGTCGTGTATTTTCTATATTAAACGTTGTATCCGCAATTAATCTGTTATAATAATATTTAATTGTAATTCTTTCATTTTGTTTTGGAGCCAAGTAATCATAAAATACTTTATACCTAGATCCTGTTGCTGGTTGAGTAAAAGACGAAACGGTAAATTTTGTTGATTGCGACGTTCTAAATCCGCTGGAAATATAGATCTTATTGATCAATGCGAATTTTTTATTAGTATATAATGAGCCGTTTCTAGTATAAGATACATTTTCAGAATCATTTTCAGTTACATAGTAAAATGAAACTCTTAATTTATCACCAATTGCAGGCAAATTCCTGGTATCTAAATTAAGTGTATTATTCTGTGTGTATGGCAATATAAATTCATTGTTCTGCAAAGAAGGATCTGACAACATATCTGATAAATAAAACAGATTATTTTGTATGGTTGTATTCTTAACATCATACGTTGTTAATACAGATAAAACATCATTGCTTCCAGGACTTACAGTAATAACCTTTTCAAGCTTTATTAGCTTTGCCAATCTTACATTTGTTGGCAATGTGGCAGATGAGCTTAAGCCAAGTGCTTTGCGCATAGCTTCAGATAGATTTAATCTTAATCCATTAGCAGTTGCAGTAAAGATTAAATCACTTGCTTTTGTAATTGATGTACCAGATATAGAAATAACACCAGTATTTACTACCTGATCTATGGTTGTACAAGCAAGTCTTGTCTGAGCCTTACGTAGATTATTGAAGTTATAGAACATAACGAAAACACTGTCGCCAGGTTGTGCAGTTACTCCGCTAGCTAACAATATTCTATTGCTAGAAGCCTGTATAGTCCCAGAATAATTCCACACTTCTTTTCCATCAGAAATTCTAACTACAGATATTTGATCTTTAGTTACATGATCAAGTACATTAGCAATTGTAATAGTATTTGTAGCTAAATTATAGGATAAAATATCATATGTTCCATTATTATTAGGATCGGCTGCTCCAAATATTCTTAATTTCTTAGCAGTTAAATCGGCTTTACTTGAAAAATTTACAGATAAACTACTAACCAAACCAGTCCCTGACCCAACAGAAAGATAACCGTCCGTAACAGAATATAGAACGATGTCTGTGTTTGGCTCGATTATAACATATTTCAGCCCAGATGCTTGAGGCACAAATTTGTTCAATGAAACCATCAATCTGCCAGATGCTGGTTCTTCAGACAATCTATCAATTCTTTGCTTAATTATCGTATTACTGTAGCTATATGGCTGATATCTTCTAATATCATCGGCATAGTATATTACTAAACACTTATCATTCAATGTTGGTGTATTGTATCCAGTAAATATTAGTTGATAATTTCCGGCAGTACTCGTAGTTATTGTGCCTACATTATCAGAGTTCCATAACTCCAAATTGTCAGACAATCTTATTATTGATATTATTTGACCCGCAGACAGAGAAAACTCTGAACTATTTATTGTCAATTCTACATAAAATTGAGAACTTAAATTCTGTCGCACTGTTGCGTTTTCTCTTCTAGAAATATTAGTTATACTGAAATTATTAAATCCAGTGTTATCGTTTAATTTAAACCCATTTCCTAAACGACTTGATGGAAGAGATGTAGTAGCAGATGAAAACAAATCTGTAACATTAGCAATATATGTTACCATCAATTTTATTGAACTTGCCAAAGTATCTATAAGAACAGCAGGTATAGTTATTTGTTTTCCGCTAACACTACCATTAGTGCTTGTAGAATAAAATACATCAGAACTATTAAAATATACCGTAACCTTGTCTCCAACTTTAGCAGTACAATCCGTTGGTAAGATTATTCTTATATTGTAAAGAACCTGAATACCAACTACGGTGGTTTCATTTATTACAGTGCCATTATTTTCTGCAGTATTGTATATTTCTACATTACTGTTTTTGATAGTAATGGAATCAATAGAATATGCAGAAACCGCATTATTTCTAATAACAACAGACAGTCTATTTACAAACACACCAGAAGTTACAGTTTCAACATATGTGTCTGCGCTACTGAACATTTTAGCAGATACAACGGAGCTAATATTGTGAGAAGCTGTGCCAACGAAAAAGTTATTGCTTATATTCTTATCAAACCATATTTCTTCATTAGTAATCATTGAAGAATATCCCCAATCAATGCTATCGGTGACTGAGCGAGCATTAGAAGTATATTCTAATCCATCATAATCAGAATATCGGTCATATGTAATAATCCAACTATAATCAACTTGTAATACGTCGCTAGGAGAAGGCAAAGTGTTTCCAGAAATCTTTATTCTTCCAGTAGTATTATATGTTCCTGTCTCATCCAAATTCTGATTTGTTACTATATAACGTTCACCAGTATTTACATTGAATACTCTAGTAACATTCGTTGCCGGGTAATGTAGTAGTTGGATAACAGATCTATCATAAGTTACAGTACTATTTTCGTTACTAATTGGTATTAATTGTTGAACTTGTGAAATACTTGTAACATCCGTAAATGATACATTATCTTGACCATTAAATTGTGACTTAACCCTATCTTCTTGATAAAGAGATACTCTATCAGAAATCCAATGAAAAGTATCAAATCCCCAGGGACCACCGCTATACGCGCCAGTATCTTTTAACAGCTCATAGTTACCTGATATTCTGCCATATTCGTCAACAGTTTTTTCTTTAAAGTTTGACCCGCTTACTGATCCTGTAACTTGGAGTATACTCTCTACTGGTTGTTTTGGTAAAACGCCACTTGCAATATTATCCAATCTTTTACGATTAATAGTCTTGTTTTCATCTCCAGATATTTGACCTAACACAATATTATTTTTTGGACTAGTTGGGTCATTATTGTTGCTTTTGTCTATATAAATTTGGCTATCCGAATTTTCTACTAGTATAGAACCAAGTATAGAGATATCTACTTTACCGCCTGAGCCTTCCGATACTATTGTCCGTGAACCATCTGAAGCAACAGTAACAACAGTTCCATCACGAGTCATTAATGGATCTCCTGGCTCAATAACTACTGCATCAGCAACGCCCGCTGTACTCAGAGCGGTATTTAGATATCCCAATGCAGTTCCTACACTAGAACCACTAAAAGATGATAGCACTCTATTTCTAAATGAAACGTCATCTTCCTGATCGGCTCCGCCAGTAAATGCATTAATGTTTGTAACATTGCTGACACCAGGAATTGATGTTCTTGTTAAATAGTAGCTTCCTATATTTCCTATAGATCCTGCTGATGTTGCTGCTACAGTAACTTCAACTGCAAATTCATCAGAAATTCCAAGCAAATCCAACTGTGTTCTGTATTTAGTTGCAACAGATCTGTAGAAATTTGATGCTGATGGTGTAACCGAAATACCATTAGAAACGGCAAACGAGAATCCATTGGAGGCAATTATGATATCACCTTTCCTGATATTTACAGGCGCATTTAAGCTTGAGAAAGTAAGCAAACATATACCAGAAGATGTGGTAGCTCTTTTTCTAATTATTCCGAAATTTTTTGCTAACTGATCTAGTTCACTACCTACAACTAATCTTAGTGATTGCTTGTTAGAAATTGCCGACAATTCATCATATAATAATGATAATTGTGTCGCTGGGGCATCTATAAATAAGTCTCTTGCAACGGATCCAGGCTTGATATCCAAATCAGGCTGAGCAATTCTGTAAAAATCAATCAGGCTTAGTATAATTTCATTAACGCTACGGATCGTTACCATAATTGTTCCTTGATTATATTGTAGAGACTCTAAAAGCAGTAGTAATTGGTTTAGACCCTTTAGTAAAAGCCTTAATTCTTACGTCAAACAATCTTGGATCTATTTTATTTCTAATTATAGATATATCCAAAATAGCTCCTAATTGCTCGTCTGCGCTCATTCTTTGGAAAGATTTAATCTGAAGATCTTGTAATGTCTTCAAGTTCTCCAATGATTTATTAAGCTGAGATTTTGCCATTTGGACTAAAACATCATTTTGATTAGGATTACCTACTATAGTTCTAGATAGATAAGATCCATACCACGGATGTTGAGGATTAGATCCTGCCGTAGTTAAACATATCTTAAGTATATCCTGTATTAACTTTTCAGAATCAACTACAGTTTGTAGTTTGCCCTTGTTAATTACCAAATCACCTTTATTTATCTTCAAATCAAACGACATTCAACGTTCTCCTACCTTTCCTAATGCGGAAATATTAGATAAATCTCTAGGTTAGAAGAATCGTTATATCTAACTATTATTTTGACGTTTATCTAAGTACAGCTTATCCATGAGATTAAAAAAGTCTTTAACAGTTCTATTTAAAGAACTAATGGACACAGATAACTGACTTTGTGTAGCATCTGGTTTATTTAACAAGTATTTCATTCGATTGAATGCGTCTTTATCCAGAAAACCAAGTAGATCTTCAATTGGCATTATGTATAAAGATGCAATTATAGCTAATATATCGCACAATCCGAGACCACTAAATTCTCCCATAATCATTTCTATAATTTGAAGAGCTTCTCCAGCTTTTTTCATTGAAAAATTTCGAGCAGACGTTAATCTTTCTACGGTATCATTAGTAATATTACCGCAGGCAGGGTTTACATCTGGATTAAATATAGTCGCTACACTGGGAAATACGGGGCTTCTTACAACTTGTTCATATCCTGAACTAGCAGCGGTTTGTCCTATAAACTTTTCAATAGACGCAATTATTAAATCATAATCGTCAATGGTTATGAACATAGGATTATTCATCAATTGTTTAGATATAATTATCGGTCTTATAGTACAGCCTCCTTCTGGACCATTTGTGGCAGGAATTGGCAACCAATAGTAAAATTTCTGTGTCTCTTCAATAGCATTTTGTGCTTGAACCAATTTATCGATCATTGCACGCATGATATCTAAATATCCCAAGAATCTCTGTTGTTCATTTAATTTATAATCTTGAGAAATTTTTTGTATTAATTCTTCATCTGCAATTGATGGAACGTTGGCAACGTAATCCTTAAGTTCCTGTAATTCTCCAGAAATATTTGGTTCTGACAATCTATTACGTATGATTGTTTCTAACATAGGAATCTCGACAGTAACTGTCGGTGATGCTATAAGATGTTTGTCGCTTAAAACAAACGGTACTGCGGGCATGTTTTCAACATTAACACTTTCTGAATATCTAGCATCAACAAGGAATGGGTATAAGATATGTTTTCGATCAAATGCAGTTTTAGGAAGTGTTGGGGTTGTTCCGTCTGCTCCAATATATTCTGTTAGATCTGGCTTATTATTACCCACATGCCCCTCTTTACTAATAGTATATGTTTGGCTCAATGGATCTAGATCTGAACCTAATTGATCTATGGCTAGTATCTTTTCCAGTGGAGCAATAAAATCTCTCTTATTCATACTAGATAGGGCAAGAACCGAAGCATTTAAAGATTGATTATAGTTAAAAATGTTAGCAAAAGTAGAGGCAGTAGATTCTCTAGCATCAAATAGCGCTGTCAAAGCTTTTATATTTATAGATGTAGTTGCTATTCTAATTTTATCGGATTTTTTTATTTGTTTAGAATTATTGTTAGCATCTTTAAACATTGAATCAAAACCAGGATTATAGAAGTCAGTTCCATCATATACAGGAAAGCCAATCATCCTATAAAAGGCGTGACATCTGCTTTCCTGATATGTATCCTCTGGTTTTAATAAATCCCTTAGAGAATTGTTTTTTATAGCTTTTGTAATATCATTAACAGTTTTACCACTAATACTTATTTTGCTTCTATAATCATCAATTCCTCGTTGTTTAGTTTTGCTTGGTTTATTTGGTTTGATAAAACTATAATACGCATCTTTTACATTAAAATCAAATGTTTGACGATTTTTGTAGTTATTTTGGTTCGTTTTATTAGGCTCCACCATTACATACCGTCCCTGCCACCACTACCATCTATAGCCGCGTCACGTTCGTCTCTTCTTGGTTGACCAGTTACGTCACTCTCAGAAACAGCAGTCCCAGCCCCAATACCTGCAGGAGTATATACAAATTGATATTCTATTTCTTGCAATGTATGTGTTGGATCTTTATCAATATCACTTGGTAAAGTATTTGTGCAGAATATATTATCATCAAATGATATCATCATCTTGCCTTTGCCAGGGGTCTTACTAGTTATTTCTGCTGTGAAAGCCTGATATCCATCGTAATTAAAATTGGTTACATTTCCAAATGTGGCATATGGTTTAATCTTAGCTGCAATACCAGAGGCAACATCTTGTGTAAGATTTGTCGTAATAGGAAAACCATTTCTTTCATTAATATTTACTGTAACCTTAATTGATTTGCTAGTAAATTGTTTAGTTGGTTCAAGTGTAAAGTTGCTTTTACAAGGATCAAACCCTAAACTAACCATTTTTCCTAATGTAGTGTTTGTATCATCTTTTAATTTTTGCAAACAAACTAGACTTGTAGCTTGGAATTGCGCAACACCAAGCACAGTAAAATTACTTCTTAATGCAGAAATTGCTGTGGTTAAGCACTCTTGTGCCTTCTTTGGGTTAGGAAATCCATTTTCCTCTTTAAGCGCCTCATTCAATAACGCCAACTTAAGACCAGCATCACCGGCAATAACATTAGATACAAACTGCCTATCTATAGATAAGTCTGGCAAACATCCTAATGTAATTAAATCTTTTCCAATCAGTACCGGTCTATTTGGTTTAAATGTGTATTCAACATCTGAATATAAATAACCATCTGTTGGTTGTGGGTTTGGCTCAATAGACGTCAATACTGCAGGCATATGGAAAAAGTTTCCTAATGTTGCCTGAATTGTCCCCTGAGTCACACCATCTTCCAAATAAGCTTTTAGTACTGTTGTTCCATCATCTTCATAGCCTGCACCACGTACTAATTTAAATACTCCATTTGGTACAGTAATAGATTCATTCTTATAATCCAACAAATTAGTTGTAGGAGCTGTAAGGACTATACAATCTTTAAATCTGATGTAACGAGCAGGTCCATCGGACTGTTTGAAACGTCCCCAATTTTTTGGTTCATAGAATATGCGTAAATCAACAGTATATGCAGCCTGCTTTGGATCTGTTGTATCATTATACACAGCATCTGTTGGGAAAAACACCGGTTTCGGAGTATTAATAATATTCCCATTAGGATCAACTTGGGGGATATCATATCCATCAACAATATTTATGAATGCTTGCCCAATTTCTTGATTTGGATCGTACAATTGCCAGCTTTCTGGTCTATAATCAACTGTAAAGAATGGATTAGTCCCAAAAGGTAGCGGCAATGTCGTTTGAACAGCTATTTGGTTATAATATTGTAATTTACCTGTAAATCTAGTATAATCACTCTTAACAATAGTTGGACAAACGTCAGGAGTACAACAACTATCTGCATCAGTAGAACCAGAGTCATCACAAGGAGGAATCGAAAATACTAAACTAAGAATATCCCTAAATATATCGATAATAATATTAATTACTGCTAACAATACAAATAGGTTCTGAAAAATACACAAAAATGATCCTAATTTCTTAGCGATTGCTAGAACAGAATTTTCATCAGCTCTAGCCACTGCTTTATACAAAGCATTTAAGTTTCTAAGAATTCTTTTAATCATTTTGATGATTTCATTAATTATATATTCAATCAAAGCTAATAGCAATAATAGCAAAGAAATAATCATAATAATTAAAGCAAATAATGGGAATAGATTAAGAAAATCTGGAAGACAATTTCTAAATAATCTTTTCAGAGCCCTACTAAGTTTAAATGGGTTCTTTATGGCGCATAACACTTCAATTATGCACAATAATAATTTCAAAATTGGCAAGAAAAATTTATACATCATCAAGTAAGGCATAAATTGATCTAGCAATTTCATAATTGCATCGAATATGTCTCTTCCAAAGTTTGGACTTAATGATGGTTTTAATGCGCCAGGAGGAATAAGCATTTGAAGCTTATTTAATATATTTAGTAAGTCTTCGGGAAATCCATCTGGGAACGGATTAATATTTGGAAGTTTTAATGAGAAAGGCGTGCCAAATCCAGGAATAGCCGGACCACTAGGACCATCAGGTATATTGAACGATACATCGTTTGGAGAACAGGGGCTCATATTACTCTATATATATCAGATTATTTAGATTCGCCAGGAAGCTTAGGCTCCAATGGTCCTTTAATAGAACCATATACTCCCATCCCTTCCTCTATCGCATCAATCATTTTGGTAGCCCAATAAGTTACCGCTGCATTGACTTTAAGTGCATCAATAGAATTAATGTCATGATATATCGCTAATTTAGTTACTACCTTCCATAAATCCTTATGGATATCTTCTTGCAGTTCAGAATATGAATATTCTGTCTTTTTCAAACCAGCTTCAGTACCAATCGCATCCACGATAGCATCAGCTAATTTTACCATGCCAAGTTCTCTCGCTTCATCAGCTTGTAATAATAGTTTATTGTAAATAACAGGATCTAATTTCCTCATAACTTCTCCTTATATTGAGCCACCAGTTTCCTTTTGTACTAACCTATTTTGAAGAATTAAGTTTTCTGCCTCTATTGAAATATCGGCATCGCTTGTTATCTTCATGCCTTGTGATGCATGCATCCTAACAAATGATGGCGTCAAAATTTGTATACCAGTCTTATCAATCCTTATCATAGTAGCTTGTAATCCATCTTGTAATACTCTAATATCTATAACCGCCCCCTTATATCCATTATATGGCGCATTAGGTCCTGTAAATCTGCTATCAGTTGATACACCAACACCTCCAACTTGAATATAAACGTCTCCATCCATATTCATCGCTAAACTTCTACTCTTTAAGTCTCTTCCAATATTAGAAACAATTCCTCCTGCCATATCTAACCACAACGATTGCCTATCTATAGTATTGGCGCCAATATTAAGTTCTAAAGATCCATCTAGATTTATAGATCCGCTTCTGCCCCCTGCATTAGCGTCATCGCCAGAGGTTTTAATTGTACTGGTAACTATATGATTTAAATCTGGACCAGTTTCAGCATTATTCTGTTCAGTAATAGCATCAACATCAATAGTACTTAATGGCAAATCATCATTTTGATATTGCAAAAACATAACTTGAGAATGAGAGTAGCATGTATTTAAAATGTCATGATAAGCAGTTCCGTGTTTTATTGGTTGTTTAGTTATTCGATCTATAGGTGTAGCGACCGCATCTCCATCCATTATAGTAATAGACCCTCTATTTGAACTGTCTTGAGGAATTACATCATTCGAGTTCCTATTTACATGCGGTGAAGCAAATGAATCTAAAAAGATATCTAGATTGTCATCTCTATATTCAAAAGCATCAGGATTGCTAGCTCCGAATGTAGAATAATTTTCATATCTTGTTAGCAATGGAACATTGCCCTTTTCACTAGATGCCGGTACGTTAATTTTAAATTGTCCTTCTTTATCTATATCAATAAAGAATCTACTTCTATTTCTGGCATAATCGGCGTTTGATTCAATATCTAATAATGCAACAATATCAGTATTAGCTTTTGTTGTATTCTTCCCTGATAGATCTTTTCTAGCATTTAATTCGAAATGATATGCTATGCTTTTTCTTTCGAGTTCCTTAATCTTTAAAAAAGATTGAACCTTGTCTGTACTTTTCTTGGCATTAATCGTATTTTGCCCAGTTCCTATTGGTAATGGAACTCTGTTTAAATCCAGTATGTTTCCAAAAATATCTACAACTGTTCCCTTGACGGTTTCCATTAAATAATTCGGAGAAGCAAGGGTAAGGCTAAGTGTATCAGTGCGCGCTGTACGTCTGTTAATAAAATTGTAAGCTTTTGGAACTGGATTTTTATCACTATAGAGAGACGACTCATACAGATCATCAGCAATATCTGCGTAATATTGAAACTCATAAATCATCTCTCGTTGTTCTACAAAAGGAGGATTTTTACTAGAACCAGAAGCGATATTTGGAGATGTCGATGGATCCATACCAATTACAAATAATTGTGATTGATATAAATCATTTTCAAGTTTCAATGATTGTGATATTTTATCGTTTAACCTTAAATCTCTCCTAACTAATCCATTAATTTGTCTGCCAGATTGGGTAAAATGATATTCATCCTGAAAATTAACACTAAATAAACTAGATGATGTATTTAGGTGTATTCTACTTTTATCAGCACCGATAATGATATCTTCATTTTTATCTAATGTTATTTTCGTTTTACCGTAGTTGCTTGTAATTAAAATCTCCCCCCAATCTAGAGAAGGAACGTATTCTGGAATATTTTCCGCCAAAAAAGACACAAAATACCATTGGTTACCACTTCCTTGTGCAACTACAACAGGAGTTTCTGGATCTGGAAATGTTCCGATAAATAAACCATTATTATAGAACATACTATGAGGGCATGGAACATCTATGGGCGAATTACTACTCATAGCGGGGGCTGTATGCAACTCTACCTGCATCATCCCTGTTTTTTCATTGTATCCCTTTATAGTTCCCCTCTTTAATAAACCAACTGATTCATCAAATAAATCAGTACTGTCATTGTAACGATACATTATAGGCATATTATGTTCCAGTTTGTGGTACGTCTTCGTATACAAGCCAACAATCTACTATGGACGTAAATAGGACATTTCTTAACGCATCAATCTTTTTCTTATTACTATTGCCATTTTTTGTTGCAGATGGCGGCAAGTGAGCCAGATACTCTTGATAATCTGATGATGCTTGGTGAGAGACCATATCTCTTGCAAAATTTAATGCTTGTTGAGACGGTGATCTTGGATCTTCTTCATCACTCATATTAATATCTTCAGATTGTAAAGCATAAGGATTTTGTATCCAAGGCGTAACCGCTTTTACATTAGTATTATATGACGACTTAGGTCCAGCATCGTTATATCCTCTTAATATTTTCATTATCTCATGTTTAAAATCTTGTAGATCTTGATTTGGTTCGTTATTATTATCGTAATATGTTCGTAATTGCACTCTAGTGATCTTTGTGATTGCCCCAGAATCATCCTTATTCTTATTTACAAATTGCTGTGCCAAATACAAAATATTGTTTATTGTTCTCATATTCTGATCACTATATATTGTCTTTGAACTGCTATCTGTGCCTTTTCCATTAATAACTAACTTAGTAGTTGGATCAAATAAAATAACTCCAAGAGACCGTTCATTTAATGAGCTTTCTTGTCTGTTTATTATTATATTAGCCAAATCTCTGTTGTTATACAACATTTTACCCATGATATCCAGTGTTGTTGGAATGTATTCTCCGGGCGCATGACCATATGTCAATTCCAATGTTGTTGTAAATCCTCCTCCATAATTAAAATTATGTCTAACAGATTGAACATAAAATAGTAGCCCGCGATCTTCAATGAATACCACTTCTCCAGGTTGCATGAATTCATTTCCAGAGATGGTCACTGATCCTCTTAAAACTTCTTTTCTGGCTCTACTTAATATCATACTAGCAAATGGAGCACACTGACGATTTGGGTCTTGTAAAAATGGGACATTTATTGGAGCCTGGCTTCTAAAGCCATAATTGCGCCACATATCATAGTCAACAGCCTGTGCTGTTGTCATAGCATTTCCACCGCTCGGGAAACTAGCTAATCCTTGTGGCAAACCACTTGGAGCATATGGGTTCAATGTGCCCTGTACTTCCACGAATGTCATTGGTGGTGGTTGCTCAAAAAATGTCATGCTGAGAATTTGAGCTCTCTTTATAACATATCTTTTACCAGAACCAGGACCTAAATCGTCATATGATTCGTCTTCTATCATATGCTCAAATATCTCTGGAATATTAGAGTTGTTGAAATTACCATCTGTTAATAACTTATTTGTAATTGATTGATCACTATTCAACGAAGTAGATTCTTTATAGTTCTTTAACAGAGAATAAAATAATTTTACAGCCTTTTGTCTTTCAGCAATCTTTTCAGAAATATCATTAAAGATCTTGAATACATCTACGGTATAGTTTGCCGCTTGTACTTCGCCAGAAATAACTACTGGTTTAGTAGATATATAATCAGTAACTTTAACTTTGATTCCAGATTTGTCTGATATTCTTTGTGCTATATTTTGTACTACAGTATTCTGTATAACTTTATCAGTTTCATTAATACTATACCCGGCAAGAGATAATTTTTTCCCAGATAATACTTCAATTAAAGCCTGAGTTCTTCCGGCAGTATTAAGTATATTTCTTCTCAAAATTGCCTGTGAATGAATAGTTTCGTACAACTCTAATCCTTGAGAAATATCTTTAGAATCAGGATTAGCTTCTTTTATAATCTTATCTATAGCGGCAATAGCCCCGTTGTCATTAGATATAAATTCAAAAAATCCAGTATTTCCTGTTTTTGAATCAGTCGAATAACTGCTAATAAATATATAGCACCCCATATCTGTATCGTATCCTAAAATTGCGCAGTACAGCCTAATATAATCCTCTATTAATTCAATTTGTAGTTTAATCTCTTCAAGTTGATTCTTAAACAGATCAGATAGGAATTCTGGAAATACTTGTATTCCCATTTTATCTTTCATATACATCATTCGATAAAATACAGAACTAGGAACCCTATTGTATTGTGGGGGGCGTACCCTTATATGACCTTGCGTATCACAAAATACTTCTAAATTAAGTAAAGAAGCTACTGTTTTGATATTCTCTTTTACATTGACATAACTATTATTATATAATTTTATATTTGAAAGTTCTTTATTATATGCAATAATGTCATAGTCCTTATCGTATTGATCATCCACAATGAATAAATTTTTATCATCATTTGCCCTAACATTGTATGACATTCTTCTTGTAAGATAATTCAGTTGCCTGCGCAATTTCTTTCTCAAGGTATTGCGCTGCGCAACGCCAGTTTCATCTGTCGCAAAATCTGGATCATCCATAATATCAAATTCTACATCATTGCCGGCAATATTATAGATATCCTCATTTTGAACTACTTGTTCATTTACAAGAGTGTTTATCTCCTTTTCTAACTCTTTAGCTTGAGTTTTTAGCAAGTTATACATGCCAGAATCTACATCAGCAAAAATACTGTCTTTACTATCATTTAGAATTTCAGCAACACCAAAAATCTTTAATTTATCATAAATATCTTTAAGTTTATTAAGCTTATCATTTATCTTGTCATTCTGATTTACAATATCAAATTGTCCTTTAAGTCGTTTAGCATATTCTTCTTCATTAACTGATAAACTTTTGAATGGTATAAAGTTACCCCACAACAGATTATTTCTGGATAATGTGGTTCTTAATGATTCGTAGAATGTAGATGCTGCGCTTCTATTAGCATTCGGATCATTATTATAATTTGGCGAACTAATTGCCTTCCAATATGTTGCAAAATTGTATGGTAATCCAGTTATTAGCAATGATATAACATTCATTACATCTTGACCAGCAAACGGGTCTTTGTAGATATTTGGAAATCCAACCTTATTCGGACCATTTAAGTCAGAAGAACTTCCATATTGAACTTGTACTCCAATACCTTCTTTCCATTTATATACAAGACCATCTGGTGCATAAAATGTTCTCGTTAATAAACCAGATAATGGATCTGTACTTTTATCTTGTATTACAGATTTTTCTGTAACCGGTAAGCCAACACTTGGACCATTTTTATGTTTAACTATCGGCTGCTCACCTTTGCCACCATTAGCTGCCTCTAACAATAACCATTTATTCTCTTCCAATAATTCAGGATTCTCACTTTTAGCATTTGAATTAATAGTATCAAAATTGGTTTTAAATGGAGTTAATGGGTCAAAAACAGCTCCATTAAATACATCAACACCAGGATTAAAATTAACCTTACCCATTTCAAAATACTTGGTATTATCAGTACAACGAACATCTATAATGTATTGCCCGTCACGCCAATTATCCTGTGAAGAATCTATTAACCCAGCAAATACATGAACTCCTTCATTCTCATTTACAAACTGAGAACGAACCATTTGCCAAAGCCATGTCGGGAATTCTCTTCCTACAAACGCTGACTTTTCTATTTGAAGATCTATACTACCACCTTGATCACTAAACATAGCATCAAAATTCTGAAATGCGTTCTTTAAATCTGATAGTTGTTGTGTGGCTTTTTGTAAAAAGCCGCCACCATTGAACATGTTTTGCAATCCACCAAGTAATTGATTATCAAACCTACTTCTAGATGTCATATATACATGTACAACATCCATTGGCTGAATTATTAGCTTACCGAGAAAATTAAAACGTAATTTACGTCTCGCATACGTAGTGTTTTGGTTAGCAGTTTGAAATGCATTATGAGAATTCGCCATTAATGTCAGCTTATCAAAAATAGTCTTTATAAGCCGGCAAAATAATGTTAATTCGGAGTCCGATCCATAATGTCTATTTCCAGATAGATTAAAACTATCACTAATAGCAGAAGGTCCACCGTAAGTGTGTTTTTTATTATCTAGACCATCAGAACCAGCAATAGCTCCATCAATTAAATATTCATCAGGCACTTTTACCCCGAGCGTTTCTCCACCTTTAAATCCAAGTGTTGCTAAAGAACTTAATGCATAATAAGTAAATGGTATTTCTAGAGCTTGTCTATCTATAATTGCAGTTACTCTTTTACCTAATAAAGTATCTGGATTTATCTTAAAAGTAATTAAACTGGCGCCACGAACCGATCTATATTGATTTAATCTAGTTTGAAGTTCATTTATTAATGTATCGGCACTTTCTTTACCTAATTGAAACGTCTTTCTATTATAATACATGTTTGTAGCATCAGCAATAGCCCTTTCAATATCGTATTCTGTAATAAACATTGCTCCATATGGATCATATAAAGTAAAACTACACGATCCAGGACTAGCCATATCTATAGAAACACTTGTATTAATACTACTAAAATTGGTTAATTCTAACACACCAGTACCAGTTGCATATTGTGATTTCAGTAGATTTGTGCTATCCACAACCCAGTTAGTATACGGGCTAGTAACATTATATCCATAAATTCTTTTAAGTCTATCTGCAATTTTTATTAAACTATCCGTTTCGCCACCAGTTGTTAACGAACCCTTATCAAAACTATCGTTAAGAGTATCAGTAATACTTAATATTACCGGAATCATATAATTATCGATCTGACCAATTATTGATGTTACTCTTTGTATTTTTGAAAGCTTTTCCAGCGCAGCTATTTGATTGCATTTATTCTGAAATAAAATACGAATTGCTCTATAATATAACTTCTCATCAGCATCCATAAAATCTGGTCTGAAGTTTTCTGCTACAGATGAGAACATTCTCTTCTTGACTAAAACCGTAGCATTTGGCTCTTGCGTCAAAATTTCAAATTGTTTTGGAACAATATTATATGGGTCTTGACGAAGATATCCTTCTTCCACATACTTACGCTCTGCAGATTGATCAAATTTAAAGTCACCTAAATCCAAAGTTCTCTGCGTATTTTCGCCTAACGAAAACTGATCTGATATCTGGTTAGCTAAATCTTCCAAAAAACCCATTTTATCCTACAATTATGTAACTCTGCTTCCATCATTAGAAAATGCAGTATCATATCTACTTGGTCCATCTTTGGCACTTCTATTCCATGGGAAGTAATTCTGTCTATAACCACGTCTTTGTACAGCATTAAATGTTAAAGAATAATCCAATAAAAAATTATCGGCTCTTTCATTAACGGTCATATTATCAAAATATCCCCTAAATACCCAACCATTATAGTACATCTCTACACCACAAGCCAATTCAGCTAGTGATGTAATATTTTTAGATGCCATAGCATTTGCGTTTGGAGAATCAGCTCCTAATAAACCTCCTAAAAGACCACTAGTTAGCCCAGAACTATCGCCTAATAAACCGCCAACAGCGTTTCCTACAGCCCCAATACCTAGATTTGCTAAATCTGCTGCCGCGGCATTTCCAGCAGCAATAGATAATCCTACAGAATCAAAAGAATATTGCTCAGCACGATAGATTTCGTATAGCATATTGATTCCTTCAATGCCAGAGCTTCCAGTAGTCCCTTTAATATCAAGAACGGTTAAATCTTCTCCCCAATATTGAATTGTGTATCCACCTTTTGTTCTATTCTTAGAAATTAACTTTTTATGTTGATATGTAATTGATTGTGGATTAACATACATACGAACTAAACCAAACTCTGGGACGAACCATGTAATAATGTTTCGTTTCATTTGTGTTGGTTTGCCTGTTGGAACTTTAGTATAAGGCAACCCGTTTCCATCTGCAGAAAATGTAGATGGTAGCATAAATCCATCCTGCTTAAACTGACTTCTTTGTTCTTCAGTTAATGGATTATTCTGATTTAAAAAATCTTGAGCATCATTTAATGCACCCAAAACATCCATGATTGTTCCTTATTATCTAGCAGTTGGTAATCTAGCTGTAGTTTGCTCGCTAGCTCTTATCCTTGCCCCACAACTTGCACAAGTTGTATCAACATGTATATTAATATCGATTTGTTCATTTGTTGGTCGAACACTTCCATTTGATACATTACCTGGCGCTGAAGTTCCATTTTCTTTATTACTTACACCATCTGATACGTTACTAACAGTAGCAACAGCATTTGCTACAATTGCGCCTGGAGTTGGAATTGATCGTTCCAATGCCGTACTTACATGTCCATCCAATACGTCTCTTGTACTTGTATTTGGCATATAACTTATTAATTGATTGTTATTACTATTACCTGTACGATATACTTGCATATCATCAATTAATGTTTGCAAACGACCCGCTCGTTCTTCTAAAATTTGTCTATCTGCGGCATCACTAGTTCGGTTTGCTTCTGCTCTAATAACATCAAGTTTGTGGCGCAGACTTTCCAAATCTCTTTCGTAGTCTTTATTACTTGTGCTTCCAAACATCACCGCAGCCCTCTCTATTGGAGCATTAATGGCTGATCCTATACCACCAACAAACGACACCCAATCATTTAGACTCTCGGCTGCATATCTACCTGTAGGATGTTCTCCAGCTTTATGAGCCATGCCACTATAACCTACATCTATATCTAGCGTTCTGGTGCCGCTACGCGCACTTCCTGTGCTCATAGAATTACGAATATACTCGCGCATTCTCTCTTCTGATGGAACAACTACTCCTTCCGCAAATTCAGTAGTCCCTACTCTTGCTGCAGAAAATTGTTGCAAAAGTCCAAGATCTATTATATTGCTAACTCCACGAGTAGACTCGGCCATGCTCCTTAAAACGCCCAAATGTGTTGCAGATAATTCTTGAAACTTTAATCCCTTATCCATGGTTTCTTGAAGTATGGTGTCTGATAATTCCTGTTCAGATATTTTGCCTGTAGATCTTGCTTGAAATGCTTCTAGTATCCTAGCTGCATCCTGTTCTGTTTTAGCAAAACTTCCTAATGGTCCCTGCATTAGCATTTGCCTTTGCATAACAGCACGACTTGCAGCCTCTTCACTCTTACTTGCTTCTTCTACAGAAACAATTTTACCAAATTGTCTTTGCATAGTAGATTGAACAATGTGCATCACTTCATCGATATTTCCAGATCGAATCATTTGTTCAATTTGGAAAGCTCCCCTTAAACCACCAGCACCACCACTTTGTTGAGATAAAAATGCTCTCTGTGCAACATCCAAATTAGCAATTTTATTCGTCATGTCCTGTACGATACTAATTGCCGAAGCGCCGCTAATTTTGGTGCTTTTCAATGCCCCAACATATTCATTCATAAGCCTAGCTGCTCCTTGAATGATCTTGCCGCTGGACATACCCTCGCCACCAAATCTTCTTAGATCTTCTGTCGCTCCTTGCAACGCACGTTGTACTACAAATAATTCAATGCCGAATTTATTTGAAATTTCACCAATTCTTGAGGTAAATTGTAATGCATTTTCGCCTTCCATACCCATGTTTTTATATGCTATTTTCAAATCTTCTATTACATCACTATAATTTCTTCCACTACCGATAGCATATTGCATAGTTGCAGCCAACATACCAACATTTGTACTACTCTCTCGTGCCGACTTTACTATGCTTTGTAATGCGCCTGGAACCTGACCTAATTTCATGTAATAGTCCTCTACTACGTCAGCAGGCACCTGCATAGCCTGTCCAACACTAGTAAGCATTGCACTATGAGCAGACGCAATGTCATTCAAATTTTCGAAATTCTCACCTGCACTTTTAGTTAGTTCATCTAGTTGTCCGGTAGCTGCCGACATCTGAAATAAACCGCTCTCTAATCTTAGAGCGTTATCTGCGCCTTTAGCCATTGCAAGAGCAAATGCACTAACTGCTTCCTTGGTTTTTGCGATATTTCCTGGAATTTTAATCCCCATGCTTTCAAAACTATCTACAAATGCTCCGACTGGAGCATTTTTTGCAGTAAGCACTTCTATAGCACTAGTAATTTGACCAGTAAATGTATTTAATGTTGGTGCCGTTCTTTCAAATTCCTTAAATGATTCTCTTACTCCTACAAGTGTTGTGCCCAAGGATGAAAAAGCTACTGCTTGTTTCGTACTCAAATTTCCGATTGATCCTAATGCATCTTTAAGTGCAATAACTTTATCTCCCAAATCCTTGATATTCAATCCCGCTTGTACTCCAATGTTACTGAAATCAACAATAGCATTGGTAGCTTCATCAGCTTTAGTAGTTACATCACTTAATGCTGTTGCAGTACCTGCAATAACATTTTGGTTTTGTTGATTTGTTAGATCTGGTTGGTCATTTGTCATTAATTATCCTTGTATTATGCGTCTCTTTTTTCTTCGTTTATGTTCTGGTGATTTTGCAGATAATTTAGAATTAATTTCTTTTATCATTCTAGTAGATTCTTCAAACTCTTCATCTGTAGATTCATAAACATTTCCTTTTCCAAGTAACTGTTTAACAGCATCCGGATGAGAAAAGGACGCTAATAGATATGCGTGATTTTTAGCTAGTTCAGCCTTATCATTTTGATCTGCCAGCCAATTTTCATACATCCATATTTTCTGAACCGGGTCCATATCTACAATAAACGGATCGTCTGGCATTTTTCTATATTGCTTGCACAAATACCAAATGAAACGATGCTCCGGTTCAAATGTTATTTTTTTAGATCTTCTATAACAACCTTTGCCTCCTCGCTTGTCTTGATTGTAAATTTCTCACGAGCTTCTTTAGCTAATTTAAGATATTCGTCATATAATCTGTTTAATAAGGCTTCATCTAATTCTTCAATAAAAAATAATTTTGCTTCTAAGGTATCTGAGCCTATGAACTGTGAAAAATTCACGCCCGCAATACTAACAATGGAACGAGCCAATAACTGTTTTCTAATTTCAAATGGAAACTGCACACTATTATCGAATTCTGCTGCAGCAACAATAGCTTCCCTCATCTCTTTAGATTTAAGAGACTGAAAAACAAATTCATTCCCACCTACATCAGCAGTATGTGTAGTGCGTGTCATACCAAGTAGAATTTCTATTCTTTTCTTAGCGCTATCACTGAGCCTTTCTTTTCCGGTCCTACGAGCTTCTCTAGCCTGCCTAATTTCACTCTCGATACTAGCCAGGTCTTGTTCTTGTTGCATTTTCATTTGCGTTTCTTTTATAGAGGGGTCATCAATAACATAATTAACATGTGGAAGATCTCCTTCATCTGGTATTTCTACCTCTCTCATTGGTTTTCCTGCGAATTGTTTATTACTTATTGGACTGTCGAAACTTGGCATGTTTAACTCCACAAATTAAAATATTAGTTCTAGATAATTATATATCACCAAATCATATATGATTTATGTTGATTAATCGGCACAAATAGAAAAGCGTCTGAGTTTTTATGCTCAGACGCTAATATTATTTAATGATGGTTTTAATTAAAACAATTCGCCGGAATCACCGATGTCGATAAGTCCTGCTGCATCAAGAGATCCTCTACGACCAGCAAATCCAGTATCAACCAATTGCTCAATATTCTTAATACTTCCGTCAGTTCCAGAAACAATTTCAAGAACACCATTTGGATTTCCGTTTCCACCCATATGAATAATTCCACGTTCTCCACCAACTGCTACTGGGCTTGCAGAAGATCCGTTTAGTATGCTATAGATTGTTTCAGCTTCCCAATTCATTGTGTCAGTAATAACCCAATCATTTACCTGATAATTATACTGAATGCTTGAAATCCAAACGTTCTTAATAACTGTTGAAATTTGATTTCCAGAATTTTTTTTCTGTTTATCTAATATTACTATATCAAAAGGATATACCTGTGATGCAACGTGGATAAATCCTCTACTGAACGCTTCAGCAATACGTAGTCTATCAAAACGAATTCTTTGGCATGATCCGGTTATTTTTGTCGATCCATTTGGTACAGAATCGATATGACCATCAGTACCAAGCTCATCAATCATCTTTATAGTTCTTTGTTCATTGACAGACAATGATTGAACGGCGCCAACCGCTTGATTATGCACCATGATGATAATGTTCGTGGAAATTGCAGTACTTGTTTTATTTATATTGGCATATGATGGCGTTCCAAATAATGTAGAACCTGTGTTAGATGCGTTAGCCATTTATATCTCCCTAATTATAACTGTCCAAGGCTGACTTTAATGTAGATAAAGTTTACTGGGTAAGTTGGCTGAACCCTCACTGTTACGTTCCATTGTGTTGGATTTGCAGAATCTTTCTGCACTGACAAATCCTTGTATGCAGTGATTAGACCTTGTGAAACCAATGCGTTCAATAAAATGACAGCACGAGTATTCAAAACTGCTTGTGTTTCCTGATTCTCTGGTAAACCAATGAATGGTGCAAAACCTGCGCGCAGTACCTTTGCTACTCTATCTCTTATGAATACTATAGAAATTTCTTGCTCTTCAGGATATCCACTTTGAGATGTTGTAATACCCCAAACCACCCTTCCTCCACCGGCTACTGGTTGTAATGTACATACACCGGCTTGTGCCAATTGTTCAAGTACCAATGAAGAAAATTGCTTATTTCTAAGAATTGTGAAACCTGTCAAAGTCTTGTTTGTCAATGGATTTTCAAGTCTTACATCAGCAGATTCATAACCTGCTGCGGCTGCTGCTAAGTAAAATCCGTCAACCAATACGTTGTCTGTTCCAGCTTGAACAACAATTTGATCTGGATAGAAATATACACATCTAAATGTATTTCCAAATGCATCTGCTACAGAATAATTTGCCAAGTCTTCAATGTTTCCTGACAATACTTCAGTAACGCTGTCTCCTTGAATTCCTTCAAGCACACCGATATCTTCAACTGCTGCCAACTTTGCTCCAGTAAGATTTTCTGGTGTTAATCCAGAAATTGCTCCGCAGAATAAAACCCTTTCTTTCTTATTTTTAATATTACTCATGCTCTTGCAATGTGCTAAAGCATTTTGAAAGATTACCGATATGGTTTGTTTTGGCAATGGGACAACTATATCACATTCTACTGCCTCTAATGATTTAAAAGCATTTATCCATCCAGCATCGTAGAAAGATGCATCTTTTTCGTTAATTACAGTGACTCTTAAACGATATCCATTAGGAACAACATTATGATTCAATACAATATATGAACTTTGATCTGCAAGATCCAAAACTTCATATCTCATATTAGATTCACTGACTACTGCCTTCTTAATTGTTACTTGATTAGAGCCTACTGCAATTATATCATATAAACCGTCTTGATTGTTAGCAGAACCATTGATATGTAATCTATAATTTAATTCAATATCAGGAACATTGCTAAAATCTATTGTAGCGCTATTTAATGTGCCGGTTGCTGTTCCTGCAATTTTTACTAATACACCGTCAGTTCCAGAATAACCATCTAATGGTAATCCACTTGAATTACTGATTAATTCAAAAGTAATTGGTGTTTCATTAGTAAAGTCAGAAAAGTATGGGGCTGACAAAGTATGGAATCCCTGTGGGTCATCACTCGTCTTAACTGTTAATTTACCATTAGATACTCCAGTAACTTCAAAATAACCGATGTTTGCAGAGTTGATTGCATCGATAAGGCTCAAAGTTTTACCAACATAACTAGAATCAAACCTAATTGATGAACTAAAAACGCCTCTATTATTAACTGCGGGGTCTCTACCAATATATCCGTCAAAACCTGATGCTAATGTTTCATATCCTAACTTAACTGTATAATAATATGAATATCCACCAGGAGCAGGAATATCATCAAAAATGAATTCATTTGTTGTTGGATATCCTGGAGTATCTAGCAAATAATAATCTAATTTATTTGGAAGAATCTGTTGTTCTACATTAGTTGTATTATTTGTCACGAAGAAATGGATATTGGAATTGAAATCCAATGTGACACCTGCTGGTAATGGAAAGATAAAGTCATCTGGATTAGTAGATGTCGCGGTAACTGAGTCCTCTAAAATATAAGATGTTCTTCTTGGCATTGCTGGAGCGGTTTGTACCGTCAAAATAGCTGGCGCAGCATTTGCAAATGCTAATTGACACCCTAAACTCAAATTATTATCGATACTTGGGAAACCATGACGAACAGCTACATCTCCTAAGCCTTGCAATAATACAGGGTCATTTAGAGTTGCCGTTGGAATATAAGTTGCTGTTAAAGAGTCGTTACGAACTAAAGCCCCGCTATCAACGATAACTGTGAAAGCATCTCCCTCTCTGAATGGAGTTATTGATACGCCACCAACTTTGGTCTCATAAATTGAAAAACTTAATACACCGTTTGATACAACTTTTCCATTGGCGGTCCAAATTATAGGATTACCATTTGCGTCTAACTTTGTTCCAGATACAGATCCAAATGCTATAAACTTTGCGGTATTTTGTATCGGGGCATTTAAGGCGTCTCGAACAACCGACACACATCTAATAGACCAGGTTTCTGGAGGCGCATTAGCATCAACTAAGGTCAAAGAGGTAAGATAACCATCACCAACATTTGTCGTAAGTGGTACATAATATGCACCACCCTGATCAACTAAATGTGCTCTTTGCAATTCAATTTGACCAGAATTAATATCAATTCTATAATCATACTTATTGCTGAATGGTTTAGAATCAATTAAGGCTTCTAAACCAACAAGTGGTATACCATTTTTAAACAATTGTGTTCTATTAGAAATTACTGGGTAGTCTCCCAATTTGAAATGTCTACCATCTGCACCAGTTGTTGATGTATAGGTTGGGTTTAATCCGTCATTACCACCACCTATTGCTTGAGAAACTAAAGTTTCTTCAGCAGCACCTTCACCCATTATAGCCGCGATTCTGGAGCCTCCAGGAATTGAAACCCCGCGAGATTGTGTAACTACATCAGTAAAAACACCTGGTATTGCTGTTGATGCGCCTGGAATGTTAGCGTTAGCCATATTTGAATCCTTATCACTCAGTTATGTAGCTTGTATCATTAAAATGTATTAATATTACTATTCCTGGTGATATATTAATATATTTTATTGTCTTGCCCGTCTTTTCATTCGCTACTTAGAACCTGTTAATTTACAAGTTTAGTAGCATGTCTAACAGATTTACTTCCGTATTGATAGTAATATTTGGTGAAACTGGTGTATTCGGGTTTGACAAATCTTCAAAAGATGCACTAAAAAATATTGCATCTATAATGTTTCCTATAGGTATTTCTCTTCTCCACTCTGTCCTTATATCTAATGTGATAGTTTGCCTAAACAATTTGTCATTTCTATCATCGATCTCAGATGGTGCCCCAATACTTGGGGGCTTCACAATTATACCAATATCATAAAGAGAATCTACGGTTATTTCTGCAAAACACAAACCAACTAATTCGACCAAATCATCTCTAGATCTTAAACTCCTAGTTATAACATCTATAGCTATTTGACCCTCCCAAACTCCAGCCGTAATAAAATATGCTGGATTATGTACTATAGTCTTGTTACCATATCCATCTTCAAAAACAATATCTTCATACTGTACCGCCCCCTTTTCTCTATTTATAGAAATAGGAATATACTTGCTACCGCCACTTTTTACTAAAATAGCCGGATAATAAACACCATCGTGTCTATAATTTTCTCCAATAAATAGCCTAGTACTTAATAAACCATTAATAGATGCTGTAGAGCCATACGCTGTAATTGGCAAATCTGCCCCAGGCGGCATATTTGTATGATCCGTTGTATTTGGAAACCCCCACTGATCTTTAGAGTAATGGTAAAAATCACTGTGTGAAAAAAAATCACGCAATGTAGATAAAATTATCTCTTTCGGATATACAATCATAGAACTTTGAACAAAATTGTGCAAAGAATATAAATTGTCTCTACTAAAATTATTAGTGCCCATATTAATATCCCATTATATGGATAATAATAACTAATTATCGGCTGATTTTTAAATGTTAAAATACCAACAAAATTATACCAGTCAATAACATGCTAAATTACAGTTATTTAATAATACAAGATAAAAGAAATCTATTTGTATAAATTGCAAACATAGTGACCACGTAGATGGTAATGCATCCTTTTGCATTTTGGGATGTGCAAGATTATGCAACCAATACATATATTGATTGGAGGGCGTATTTGCTTCTAATATTATAGATAAGTAATAATTTATAAGGTCCAATCAAACAACATTCGATATGTATCATAAAAATATCGAAATAATCTAAAAATCTCACGACTTTAATCGTGAAAGTATATCAGAAAACAAAATCATTTTTGATATTTTATACAAAGATGCCACTATATTTTTAAACAGAAAGAGAATGTTTATAGTAAACTGCTCATCTCATAAAATCAAGAACTTCTTGGATCATCATTAATCCAATTAAATAACGGTTTAGCCATTTTCTGCATCACATTTATGCCTCTACCTAAAGGTAAGTGATTTTTGCTGTATATCAGATTAAATAGATGCCATTTATATTACCACACGTATTTAACTTGTAGTTGATCTATAATGGTTTTCATAGTGCTGGAGTCATCTTGTGTCATTACTGTAATATCCGCATAAATATAGCCAATATCACCAGATTGTTTGTTAGTATACAGTAACAAGAATGGGTCGCTAATTGATAGTGTGCGCTGTCCACCGCCAGATGGTACAATATAAGTGTCTGTTACTTCTATTGGTGCTGAGAAAGGTGCAGGAATATATGTCTGAGCAGTTAGGATTATACTATAAGCACCAGACGATGAAGGCGGGTCTACGGGCGTTACATCAACACTAAGTTTTCTAATTTTAACGTTTTCGGGTATCATTGTAGACAAATCAAGGTGGCTGCTAATATAATACATGGCGCCGCCCGTTATAGAACCGTTATATGTTAATACTAACCTATTTGGTATAGTATGTAGCTTTTCAATTGATATTCCTGTTGGGAATCCAATGAAATTTCTATGAGCACCACTTGGGAACGGTAGAAATGAAGACCAAGTAAATTGTCCATAATTGAATGAAAAGTTTCTTGTAACTGTTTGGTTGATATTTCTCTCTATAATCCACGAAAAAGTATATGGTAAAGCAAATACATCATCAATAGTGTTTGATTTATCTACAAATACAGAATCTAAGTAGTTTTCAGTTATTATTCCAGATGAACCAATTAGTCCTAACCATTCTGGGGTTTCACCATTAACCCACCCAATATAGCTTCCAATTCCAGCACCATTTCTATAAAGCTGATTATTTGTGCAGGTATTTACCTTGCCACCAATTCCAATCATTGGATATGCATGAATTCCATCTTTATATCCATCAACTCCTTTAATAATATTATTAGTAATTATGGAAGAAGTTCTACAATATATTCCACCATTGTACAAATCATAATATAAAGTAGTCATATCTGTTGCAGATATCCATCCAGCATCTATTGTATTCCCAGAAATTAGACAGTTGCCACCATTTCCAAAATTATAAGCAGAGTTATATTTATTGCCAATTACTGTGATGGCATAATTTATCTTTCCCTCAATATCAGACGCAGATTCACCAAATTGTTCCAAGAATGTTGAATCATATCCAGTTAAATTATTTCCGATAATCTTTAGGAAATTATTTGTCTCAAACGATAGCCCGGTATGAATCCAATTTGCATGGTTATTACTAATTGTAACTAGTCCACTAACATAAACAGACATATTTGTAGTTATACCGGAAATCTTCTTAGTAGGAGAAAAATATTTCCCCTTATAATCCATTGATGCAATATAATGACATGTATTACCGTCTATTAGAAGATTTGGACCCTTGTCATTTAATTCATTAGTAAATGGAGCAATGTTTAAATACTTGCTCCCCAAACTTGTCCAATAGCCTATAACCCCGCAAATATTGTTAGATATATGGCAATTCTCAGCTTGTAAACCTGGAAGTTGCATATATCCGTCTCCATCAGTCTTAGAGGTAACTATAATGGACTGATTCTTGTTACACACATTATCAGTAATTGATATGCCTCTTAACATAGGCTGTGGCAAATAATAACTAGTAACAGCAGGAGCAATATTTACAATTGCTATTACTGCTCTTATAGAGTCTATAGAAGCAGGTATATTTGTATCATTAAACCTACAATTATTAATTTTAACATTTTCCAAAACAGATTGATTTGTTGTTAAATCAAAATTGATAAAACTGAATCTATCTGCACTCTCGGAAGTAGGACTGTAATTAAATATAGTGTTTTCTATTGTTATATCCTGTAAATTTGTTGCGACAGAAGCTTGAATATATCCAAAACTACCATCTACAACGTTTCCTGCATTTACAAAATTAGCAGTATTGTATGATAATATACCTGATGTATATGATGATGGATTGAATGTAGACGTGATTTTACAGTTACTGACTATAGAATCATCAGACGTGTCGCTATACTTAATAAGCCTATTGAAATTACCAGTAAATTGAGAATTAATTATTCTGGTCTTAGTAGTAGCGTCAAACGTGAATACATCGCCTGGATAATAAACTCCCGCTGTTGGGGCATATACAGCGTTCAATGAACTATTCAAGAATTGAAAATCCGAACAGTTAGTAAAATTAAATACAGTTCCGCCACTATCTGTTTGTGTTGGATATATTGCGGTTATAGTACTATCCTTAAATATTACAGATGTTGCGGCATTTAAAAATATCATAGTATTATCTGTACGTGCTGTTGTTGGAGCAAAAGTAATATTACAATTCTCGAACTTTAAATGGCTACATGCATAATCAAACATGACATAATCTGTGAAATATAGATTTATGTTTTGGAAAGTTACGTTTGATCCAATAGTAATAGTTCCAGTAAATTCTATACTCGCATCGCCATTACCGTCTATTACTATTGTTCCTCGATCATTTGTGCCTAGCCTCAAATCTTCAGACACTATAGGTCCATGAGGCTCTGTTCCAGTTACCATTGCTCCTTTTATAACTACCTGACCATTAAATGAGCTATTATAACTTAACCAGTTAAATATGGCAGATACGTTCTTAAAGTTGCTCTGACCATCTCCAGCATTATATCTTAATGGCAGATTTGCATCTACATCTGTAACATATTTCCTTACATCATACATTGTCAGCGTAGAAGTAGCTACGCCGCCAACAACTTCAACTTTACTGTGAACAACATATACTAATGTAAGATCTTTTCTGTTATTTACGATATCAGAGAAGTACTCTGCATCTAAATTATATTTTTGTAGATTTAATGGGTTATATGCTTTGAAAATTCTATCTTCGTTTGGTGTCCCATTGATGGCATCATAATCTAATAAAGGAATTGGCTGATACTCGCCCCTATCATTAACACATAACGCCCAGTTTATACCAACCGTATCCCTACCAAAATATTCTTGAATTTTTGGAATTGCTACCGTTTCATGATTCTTGTATATTATTTTACCACCTACTAATGCAACGCCACCCTTCATATATATTTGGTTATCATTTGGGTTGGTTCCAACAAGAACGGTCTGAAGATCAAATCCTTTGATTATTCCATTTTGATGCAATAGCTTATCTGGAAGAGAAATATAATTCAATGCTGAGGTGCTAAATTCTTTTTCACTTACATTTCCAAATTGTCTTTCATCACGAAGCTGTGTTAGTTTCCCAGTTACACTATTATGTTGACATGTGGCAATCAACATAATCTCATCATCTGATGCCAACGATGGAAATAGTTGAAAATCAATTAGCTGATCAGTAATTGGTAACAAAAACTCAGTATTTGTATCAAACAAAATATCAATATAATCAATATTCGTTTCATCATAGAATCTAGTGACTTCACCAATTCGGCCATGTATTGTTGGACCATAATTAGTATAATTACTTCCATCATAAGATACTAAGTATCCAGAGAAATCTCCAGTTTCTTCGAATGAAAGAATTCTTAATGAAATCTTGGTTACTGATCCAAATTGATATCCTCTTAATTTGGGAGATATTCTAATTATTTCAAGTTTAGCTAATTCAGAAGTAGATCTTATAGTAACGCCATTTACAGTAGTTCCGCCAGAAATATGTATTCTTCCGCGTTCATGTGTAAACGTATTAGAATTCTCATCAATGTAGACCTCAAAATGTCTTTTGAATGATGAATACACATCATTATCTGTTGCTGTCTCATTATTAAACGATACAGAATCAGAATTAAAGTATAACGCAAATTGTCCACTATTAGATGATGATGCTGGAGAAAATCCTGCGGCATGAATTGAGTCATAAACAGTTATATCTGTATATACATCTGGAGAGCATCCAAATGAAATAGATTCTATGATATATCTTCCATAATCTCTAATTGTTCCAGATCCTGCAGATTGAATTACTAATGTTTTACCTTCTTTAAGTTTTGTATGAGAAAGATCTACTCCATCAATTCTATAAGTGGTTGCAACTCTAATGCCAGGGGTTGGCACTCTTCCAATTATAGTTGCTAGCCAATAACTATCACCATACCCATCTAATAATTGCCCTTCTTCTAATGATAGTTTATCTTTTTCTGTTCCATTAACATAATAATTAGCCCTTGTTACCGGAATAAAGATCTTAGTTGCAATTTGAGCTGCCTCAGTAGAACCATAAGAAGATTTATATGGTGGGCTAGAAATAGCGGCTCTTGTGCCACCAAATCCTAATGGATCTGGCGGCACCAATGGAGAAGCCGCAAACATCCCAATTACATTCTTATTGAATGCAATATTTGTTTCTGTTTCATCATAATTTCCATTGTTATCTACTATGGCATCAAGAATAGAAAATGCTGCATTATTATAGCAGTCTGTCATCATTATACCAAATTCACCTTGGTATGAAAATGCCATAAATCTATAGTTATACCCTGCTTTTCTAAATTGAGCATTTGTAGCATCTACTACAGATTCCAGAGTATATAGCCCTGGTGTAGCCCCAGCATTTCCTGTTACGTCAATTGGCGGCAATATTACATATCCATCTTCTGGATGTCCAGTTGGATACAACGCTATATATAGCAAATAATGATCACTATCAAGCAGATCAGGATCAAATCCAATACCCAAAACCATAGCATTACGTGGGCTACCAACTATTAAACTTGGCATAATGGATGTCGCCATATTATGATTCACTAATGATGTAGCCAACACACCAAACTTGTTATTATTAAATAGTGGCTTATCAATTCTAGCAGTTGCATATCCTTCTGGAGAATAATACAAATTCTTTCCTGCAATTCTGATAATGTATTTGCTTGGACTACCAGAAATGAATTTCTTCTCTTTAACTAAGAATGGAACCTCAACAGCACCATGTCCATTATATGCCTTATATGTAACTCTAATTATATCTCCTGGTTTTACTAAAGAGAATTGAGAATCAAACTTAAAAGATGCAGTAACTCCAACATCAGGAAAAAATTCTATAATATCGTCACCATAATTGATATTATCAACTGGCGAACTGCTGCTTCCCGTATTTCCTAATAAATATGTTTTAACTGAAGTTGTTGGAACAATAGATTGACCAACCGTTTGTGATCCTAACTTAGCAGATCTAGATACTTTAGAAATCCCGTTAGAATATAAATTTTGAATTCTTGTTCCATATAAAAATATGCTGGAATCATCTATAAATTGAGCAAAAGTTTGTAAATCTGTTGTGGTTTCTGGTATTACCGCAAATCTATTTGTGTTTAGAAAAATACCAGAAGCTGTATGAGCATAATCAGCAGGATAAGAAGCTCCGCTATTAGTAATAACTGTACCGGAAGTAACATGATAACCGTCTGCAAATTGATGATCTAATAGCTCTGTATTCATACCAGATATTAACTGATATGAATCGGAATTATCACGATATAAACGGTACTTGTTCTTTAGATATTTATTTGGATCAGCATTTACATCAATATGAGTCAAGTTATGGCGATAAATAGCGCCACCTATATGTGGTTCTAGTTTCATACCACTGATAGAAACCCAACCAGCAATAACATCTATGTGATTCGCAGAATCTCGAATGTAATTAAATAAATCTGACGTTCTATAATCTAAAAGAAGTTTCGATTCTGGAATATTTGCATTATCTGCAATTTGATTGTTTGTTATTGGTAGAGTAACTAATCCCAAACCAGTAAGAGCAGACGGATTTATAGCTCCACTAGGCAATAGAGATATACCTAATCTTTTTGCTATAGAACCTGCCGTTCCTGATGCGCCTAACCCTATCTCTGTTTCGATGTTAAATATTGCATCGCGAGCAGCATTTATGGCTTCTCCACCAATTTCAGTTAAATTGTTATTTACAAATGGTAGGGTTGTGTCATCATCAAAGTTTGAAGGAAAATTACTCATATTCCACACCGTTTATCATGGTTATTTCCATTAATATATAACCGGAAAATTATTTGGTTTCTGTGTCATCTACTATACCTGCTGATGCACCATCTTCAGGCGAATCGAAAGATCTTTTACCTCCAATGGCTAAAATTTTTCCTCTTATGATTGCTTTTATCCATCTCCAAGCAAATCCAGACAAAAGTCCTGCAACCAAACCAAATGCAAAACGCCCGCTTGCAGAAGTAATTTCAACTGGATATGGGTATTGCTTGGCTAACAGAGCGCCAACAGATCCCAGAATAATAGGCAAAAGTGGTAGAATTAGATCTGACCACAGATGGCTTTCCTTGGCAACATATCCTCTTGCTGCAAAGGCATAATTAACTACTATAGTAACTACATATGTTGATGTAGAAATTGCCAAACAGAATAGTACGAATTGATAACTTAGAAGCGCTTGTAATGCTGTATCCATAGATTCCTCCTTAGAAGTATACGAAAGAATTAATATATTATATTTGTCGTCTATATTTATGGACGTATTATTTCAATAATTAACGAAGCCCCACCATACATATACATTGTTCCAGCGTTACTTGAGTCTGTCTTCATAGCAACAGCAGCTTTTATAGTATCTTTGGCAACAATCGTATAAATACCCGTCATAGACACTTGAGTCGGAGATGTTGAGCTTAAATATATTTCACACCCTGGCACTAATATGTCACCTAATAGACCACGAATAAATAATGCAACATAACCAGATTTGCCGCTACTATTACCGACATATCCGCTGAATGTTATTTTTACTATGTCTCCAGTTTGAGCTTCATAACTATTTGTCGACATAACATCGTCATAATTAGTCATTGTTGTACTAAAAAATTCTTTCCATCCATATGTATAACTAGAAATGTTGGGTCGCCACGATGATGATTGGTAAACAAGTTTACTATTATTGCTGATCTTGAAATTATCTCCACCTGACTCTTTAATCCATAACGCTCCAGAATCTGCATATAATATAGCACCAGATGTTGGGTTAACAGTAGGCACAGTTGCAGCGTTGCCAATATAAATAACTTTATTCCCAGTCCCAGGTGGCATTTGAGCGCTTGTTATTGGACTACCTCTAACTAAAGAAACAACAAAATTACCAGCGACTGGCTCAGCTAGTTCAGCCAGGGTTACTGAGTTGTTTTGCATTTGTAACTTTAATGAACCGTCTCCGGTTACACCAAATCCTGCAGACATATTGAGGCTACCACCAGTTGATATTGATGATGATTGAGCCGTAATAGTCATATTATGAGCGCTACCAGAAGTGGTTATTGTCTGACCAATTGATGGCGTAACTGTCGATAAGAAATTAATATGACCACAACGCATCGTAAAAAAGTCTGCAATACCAGTCGCCCCAGATATCTTAGGATTAAGTGTTGTACAACCATCACCACTAATATCGCCTGCTGGTAATGATATTTGTAAAGGTATCGCTGCTGGTTCCCAATATCCAGATCCATTCCACATTAATACATAGCCTGATGTAGGTGAAGTTGGCAGAACTGGTCTACCCTGTATACCTGATACCTGCACACTAGTTGCAGAACTACCAGCACCAGCCAAATCTCCCCCAGCTAATGTAATCAGACCTTTAGTTCCGGAAATATCAGCATCCGGAATTGTTGGTGGAGCAAGATATGGTAATGCTGCGGTACAAAATTCTTGTACTGTAGTACGTTCAACGCTAGATACTGTCAAATGTGGATTTAGTTGTATTACAGTAGCATCATGTTGAAAAGAACTGCCATTAACATGCTTTTCAAAATCATATCTGTCTGTAGCTAATCTCCCTACACCCTTAATAAAATTGTCTGCCATTGAATTTTTCCTTATGGTAATATTATTTGATGTTTATGACCAACAGCTTCTAACACCTGACCATTAACTATTGGATGGTTATGCCCCTGAACAACATTTGTGGTTTGATTGATTTGATTTACAGATATGATTTTCTCACTAATTACTATCTTATGAGTATGGGGGGCTATTCCTGTAGTAAAGCCAATGCTTGTACTGAGCTGAGAAGGGAACATACTTGAATCACTAAAAATACGTATTTGATATGCTGGATCAAACTTTCTAATTCTTTGAGCTTTAATCTTCTGACCTCCCTGCAAACCCAACACAGTATTATTTCTATTTACTGATAAGACCTCATATCTATATTCTTCATTTCCATCCATATCATATAAAACAAGAATATCTCTATCCTTAATAGTAGGAACAGTAAGTGTCCAGAAATCAACGTGGAATTCAGATTCTAGACCTGCTTCTGTCATCTTAACATCTTCATCTGCTGGGCTCTGTCTAACCATAATTCTTCCATCCGAACGTCTTGGATTAAAATATTGTTCATAACCAAAAACGAACTTTGTTCCATAGCATAGTGGACATCTATCATCAGGATATTCACTAGAAGGGAGATAACATGAACAAGTTATTCCCGTTCTTACTCTCTTAATCAAAACTGCTGGTTTTCCGGTAACGCTCAATCCAATTTCTTGTCTTTGGTTATTGCTATCTTGTAATGAAAATCCTCTTAACATTTGAAAATTGCCATATTGATCTATGCAACCTTGTTCACCGCCTATATAACTTCCTACACATGTGCCATTAATTATCTGTACAGGATCTGTTCTATGCCATCCAGCATAATCATAAGCAGGGAAATCCACATTATATTGATCGCTGGCAGATAAATCAATAGTTAATAAATCTTTAGTTACTTGATGATATCCATCTGCATTAGTCCGCTGAAACTGCGGATACTCAAAACGGCATTGACATTGAAAAACTTGATCCCATCTACGATCTTCACCAATTACAAAGAAATTTACAGTAGGATCCCATGTATTATAACCATCATATCCATCTATATTATGAATTCTAGCATTAGTGTTTTTGTATCCTCTTAGATATCCATCTAAATTATTCAATATTGAATCTACTGAAGCATACTCAATAAGTTCAATTCCAATTTTTATTATTCCAGATGGAGGAAAACCAAATGTGTCCAATAATGGAATTGTTAAATCAGTAGCAGTAATATTATCTCTCAACAAACTAGACGGTACAATTCTTAAATTATCATATGCAACCGGTAATGTAGACAAATCATATACTACAGGATCATATTCTATTGGTCTTACAGAAAAGAAATATAATTGTCCAGGTATCAAATCTATGATGTTTGCTTCCAATGAATCGTCGATCGAGATGTATTTTATACCCTCTGTAAATACTGTTTCTTTGACTGTTGAATAGTATATGTTATACGCAATTCTATTACCTGGAGAAGTGGTATACGCTTGATGCCACTTCAAATTAATAGTATATCCATCACCCAATGAAGATGTTAAATATAAACCTGATCGTACTGGATTAGGATAAAATACCATTTAGATTTTTCCCATCAAAATATCTTCAAATTTATCTTTTTTCTTTCCATCATTAACATCGTGGTGTTCAAGAAGTCTATTCACATAAGATTGCGCCTCATTTTCGCCAAATTGTTCAGCTATATATTTAACCTGATTTTGAAACCCCTCCTGTTCAAATGGATTTTCTAAATATTCTCCATCATACGAGCTTTTAGTAGGTTTATCTCCAGTGGTCTGTTGTAGCCAGTGTGTCATCTCATGCACACCATATGAGAAATCCTTAAAAAAATCACCATCAGTTAACAATTTATAACTGTATGTGATAATTCCATGGTCTGTGTTAGCAGATACGTCAAGATTTCCGAATCTCATAGGAATATAATCTATTTCATCGATATCTACTCCATATTCTTTAAACATATCCTGAACTACCGGATCTTCCTTCAGAAATTTCCTCATCTTCTTAAGGAGCCTATTAAGAGTTTTGTATGGAAATTTTTTTACCACAGATAGAGGTATCTTTTCTTTTTGCCCAGTCATACATCAATGAGAAAATAGTCATATTAATATATGTGTCTGCATAATATTCATTGATATTCATTGATATTTATTGGCTATTAATTGATATGAGAGACGACACGAATAACATATTAACTTTTGATTAGCTAGCTAAATTAACCATATTGATACGAATAAAACTTGGAAGATTATAATTCAAGATATGCAACTGATCATTAATCAAATTTTCGTTTACAGATTATTGAAATGCAATTACTGATAAGGATAAATCAGACAATGTTCGATATGTCTTATAAAATTACAGAAGAAATCTAAGAATCGTACAGCTAAAGTTGTTGTAGTATATTACAATATTAGATCATCTTGATAAAAACATTAGTTGGTAGGGTCATTTCTTTTTCTTTTATTATATTTGCATCTTCATCATAATATCTGACAACACAATTAATAAATTTTCGATTATTTTCAATTGCAATTTCTAAGCGATGTCTACCGTCTGCCAAATAAGCTTTATTATCTGGATATACTTCAATTTCTATTGGCTTATTTACCTTATTTTTTCTAAGATAATTAAATGATTCTTGGCGCATACCCTCTGGATGTACTAAAATCTTTGATAGTTCATCTTCTGCTAATTTGTAAAATTGCTCTATTTGACCGACCAGTCTATAATATCTATTCATGATTTAATAGAAAAATATTCATACTATATCGTTTTTGCTTTCAGTGTTATTTAATATTTATAAACATTATCATCACAAACTAAACATCCAGCTAATACAATAAACTTTAAATTAATTAATTTTCGCGCATCACGATAAGTACATCAACTAATTCAAAATAATCATAAATTCTTGTTTTATCAGTACAATCTGCGGGCTCGAAGATGTCTTAGGCGTTGAAATGCTGGATTTATAGCAGAATTCATGCTAAATACACCCAGCCCTGTTGGAGCTGGTCTTAAACTGTTCTTTATGTACTTCAATTTTTCCCAATAATGTGTTAACAAAGAGTTATATTGAGTCATCATTAATTCGCTTACTGTGGGCAGATTAAAATTGATTCCATTATCTGTAATTTGGAATTCTCTTCCGCGTTCAATTAGTGCCTTAGAGGCTAAAGCGTAAAGAGTTGCTCCTTCGACAAGAATTTCTCCAAATTGCTCGACAAAATTATCATCATCAAATTGGAAAAATGTAATATATGGAACTTGATTGAAATCCCACAAAGCTGTAGCAATCATTGTGGTTAATGTTTGTATTGAAAAATAAGAACAATCTACATATATTACATTTCCATATGAATCTGTAGCTTTAGCTTTACCATCTGAATTTAATCTTTCTCTCAATGATCTAAGTAATTTATTGATATTTTTAGTTGCGGCTTGAGAATAATTCAAACCAGGATCATCACCTAAATGAACATATCCATCTGTATTAATGGCAGGAATTTGTGTGTGTAGAACAACAAATCCAAATTCAACTTCTACTCTAAATCCGTTTACATATCCAGACCATACATCTCTCCATTCTCCATATGGCCCATTGATAGGTATTGTAAATATATAAGAATACTTGCCAACGCCTACTTGTGCAACACCAGATGATGTCAGAGCCAAGGCAACTAGACCGTTTGGCTGAATTAAAGAAATTCTTGGAAAAGAGTCAGTGTTTATTGGCTCACCCGTACTGTCCTTAAATTGTACAGTTAAGTTAACTTGATCAGTTACGTCAATTAGTTCACCACGAGCTTTAATCGCCATTATATCTCCAGTTAAAATGAGGTTGCTGAGTACAAACCAAAAGGTGAAGAAACCTGTATTAGATATGGACTTACATTTAAATTACCATATAAATCACGATAATGTATATCTACAAAATAAGTTCCAACCGAAGACGCACCCGTAGGTAGAATAAATTTATAATAGTAAATACCAGTGTCATATTTTAACATAGGTTGAGGAAAATATCCGTCAGATGTTAAATTTGGATAAATTATTCTATGAATAACTGGAAGATTATATCCATCAATAGAATAACCATCATAATAACCATCATAATAATTATTATTTGTATCTAAAGTGGTTAAAAATAAAGTTACAGTTTGTCCAGGAGAATAAGATAAGGTCAACATTGCAATTATTATGCAATTATATTGGTTATAAATAACAATATTATGAACATGCGATACCTCATAATGTTCAATCAGACAATATTAGATATGTCTAATAAGAACACAAAAATAATATAATAACCCAACGATTTTGGCTGATCGAATATATCAGTAATATATTAACATACTAATAAGGGTTTGTCATGAATAGAAAAGACTTCTGGGTAACAAACATTTGCAATAGGAATGTTAGCTTGGCAGATTTAAATCTGACCATTAATGCTTTTTCGTCGGTTAATCTATTAGATTCAAGACATTATCATTATACGATAGAAGAATTAGAAAGATCAGCTAGTGTGGGATCAATCTTCAAAAAACGAGATAAAATTGTAAAACGAGAGGTAGCCCCAGAAATTACTAAGATGAATGTTCCTTTTGTGCGAGAAACCTATATTCCTTCAAGGGAAAAATCAATATATGAAATCCCACAAGAAAAATATGATGAATTAACAATTTCTGATGAACAATTTGCTGAAGAAAATGCAGATATAGCTGATTTGGATACTAAACCACTAATTATAAAGGGACCAAATTAATGTTACCACAAAGGCAACTTAGCAATTTTATTGATACGTTATTACTGGCTTACATTTTAAGCAATAATTACGAAAAACAATATGTAAAACATACTATAATTGAAGAGTATAAACAACTTAATGACAAATGTGACTCGATAATTCTAAAAATTAACGAAAGAAAATCTAAAGATCCACCAATAAAATAACAATAGGTAATATAATGTCCGATCAAAGAATCTCCAGCCACGACTTGAGTGATCAGCTCAATAAAAGAGACCTAGAGATAATTTTAGAGGTCAATAAAAAATCTATTGAAATCGAAACATGTGTAGCAGATCAAAATGAAGAAATAATATCTATTATATCTGAGATAAAAGAAAAGCAAAAAGAAATAGATGTAAAAGCCGATAAGATCGCCAAACAAAATGACGAACTAAGCAAAGACATTTTTAAACTGCAAGTGCTTTTTGTTACAGGATTAATTAGCCTTGTAATTCAAGTAATCCAAATTTTCTTAAAACGATGACTTAGTGTTTTAATGTTACAACATCAATGGCTTTAGGATCTCCATTCTTATTAGAACCTATACTAAAAGATACTCTTTGTCCTTTGTATAGGGTCTTAAATCCTTCACATTCAATATCAGAAAAATGAACGAATAAGTCTTTTTGCTTTTCTCCATTTTGCGACCATTCAATAAATCCGAAACCTCTCTTCGGATCAAACCACACTACATCTCCAATAAATTTAGTATCAGTCATTTTAATTATTTCCTTTATACGTTATGAACGCTTTTAGCTAAATTATAATGCTTACATGACAATTTTACATTTTACAAAGTATGTAAGCTATCTTTAGATAATATGATATATTAATCATCTTTCGCGACTAACTCGCCATTTACATATAATTCTCCACCACCACCAAGAAGTCTATATACTTCATATGCCCCAAGTTTAGAAATATCACTTCTTTCCTTTTCGTTAGTGCAATTTCGTAACAACCTATCATATTTATCAAGTAATAACTTCATATCTCCTTCACATCCAACCAGTCTAGCATGTTTAAGCAATCTTAAACGAGTTTCGTTTTCAGGTAATATTTTATTGCTTAGATTCTTAGGATCTGTGGCATCAATCTTATAACTCATCAGTCTTCTCCATTAAAAATCTTGAAAGCATTTGGCTTAAAAACTACGATTGGCTCATCAATGTCTTCTATATTTCTCTTTCCATCTAATTCATATACCAATGTTCTTCTATTTGGTAATTGTGTTGATGGAAATACTCCAATAATCTTTAGGCGACCGCTGTGCAGATATGCATGGTGATTGGCACATAAAATTGCCAGATTGAAATCGTTATTTGTAGTATTCTCTTCTGTTCTTTCAATAATATGATGAAAATGTAACAGATTAGGATCTCTAACTTCACACGATTCTATTTCGCATTTATTCTTAATTAATTTGCTCTTTCTCATGCACTTAATATATCAAATCATCTGATACCCCAAGCCTCTATTCGCACGGTACCACTTCCTCTAAACCAGATTTTAGAAATAACCCTATTTTCAAACACTAGGCTCTTACTTGAAAGTGTACTTGTCATATCACCATGCACAGTAATTCCATTAAATGAATATTCTAGTGGTCCACCGCTTTCCAATTGAAAAGTAACAGTATAAGTAGAAAATGGTATCAGAATTTGACAATTAGTTGGGAAATATCCATCAGTTATATTAACACTCAATTTATTAAAATAATTGAAGTCTTTACCATAATCTATTGCTGTATAAGGGCTTGAAAAATCAGACATGGTTCCTGCCTTAAGTATGTATAAGTATTACTATTTATTAGCTGATTTCACAATATAATCGGATTCAAAGAATCTTCGTACCCAATTTGTAACAACATCTCAACATTTCTAGGATCAAAATCTAATGAGTTATTTATAAGATTGAAAGGTTTCTGTGGTTCTAACAATCTTATCTTAATGCTTTTGTACTTGTCATCTAGTTTAGCTAAATCATTCTTAAGACCACATTCCTTCAGATCAGCTCTAATTATTTCATCACCCATAATATCTACAGCTCTCATAGCATAATAAGGTAATGCATGCTTTTTATCTGTTGACCAATTTTGTGGTAAATCAGGATTACTACACATTATAATGTCAATCTCTGTTGCTCCTAATCTAATTGCCTCACCTAATGGAGTTACATTGCGTAATCCACCATCTGACCACATCTTACCATTAATTTCAACAGGTAGTAGAAAGAATGGAAAACTGGAAGATGCAGCCACCCATTTATCTAGATTAGGGTCATCCTCATGAGCCATATAATATTCACTTGTTTCCCAAGATACCGCCCCAACCCTTAGTTTTCTTCCAGATTCAATTATTGCTTGTTTGTTTAGCTCAGAACTAATCCATTTTAATAATGGCGAAGAATCATAAACCGATGGCTTCCATAATGAAGCTAATTTTCCCCAAAATGTCCAATCTTTTCTGACATTATTGTTATTAACCCTACTCCATAATTTTAATAAGCTAGAAATAGCTGATTCTGGATCTCCAAGTTTTGTTTGACACAAATATGCGGTGTTTATTGCGCCAACACTAACACCACACATAATCTCATAGTCAATCTTATCTTCACCCATCCACCTTTTTAAAGCACCAGCTTGATATGCACCTTTAACTGCCCCACCAGATAATACTAAAGCCCTCATATGTTCTCACTTTTTATAATCTGTTTCATAATATAATTTATTGCCCATTATTCATTTTCTCTAATAAAATAGAATGTTCCAGTGGAAAATGTTCCATTAAATGGAGTATCATGTTGTAAATATATTCTTAGCTCCATTCCATAACTACTTGATAAATCAGTGGTTGTTTGAAAATCCCAAGAAAATACGCTAATTTGTCTTGGTGATCCTCTCCAACCTGTACCACCTAACGCAGGTATTATTGGATAAGCTTTATTAGAATCATTTATAAAATCATATATTGTCTTATATTCATCTGGCGCTGCGACCATAACTTTATTTGGCAAATCATTCGGATTATATGCCCAGACTTCATATACCAATGTATCAGTCATTTCAACATCATCAGAAAATTGGCTTTCTGCTCCTTTTAATTTCCAAACTTCGCCGTTATCTGGACTTATAACGAATAGTGAGCCATCTTCATAGTAATATGATACTAAAGGATCTTTACCGACAGGGGCGCTTTCCGATAAAGTAATCGTCCCTGTACGATAATTCACTACAAAATCACCTCCAGTCCCATAATGTGGATCTTGTTCAGTTAAAGTATATCCGTCCAATGTTACAGCAACTCTCATTGCAGATAAACTGTTTTCTCCAGTCAATTTTCCATGATATACGTCTATGATTACATCATGAAATAACTTCCACTCTTTACGATATTCGTCTAATACTGTTGGTGTTTCATTTACTACTGGTTTTGCATTATACCACCATGTGGTTTTATCGCACCAATTCATACTGATCATATTTCTCTTTAGTCCAGATGGAGGTAGAGCTTTTACATTTAATGGTGTAGTTGTATTAATAGGTAATGACACATCTGTTGATGTAATTCTTACAGGTAATGTTTCTTCTGGTAATGGTTCACCATTATGTGCAGCAACTAAACCATCTAATACAGCATGTTCTCCGGCAGATAAATCAGCCTTAAATAATATATTACAAGCATCGTCGACCGTATTAATAGAGTCTAACGCTATTGTAATGCTATCATTATATATGATTTCTCGATATAATCTACTTGGATCTACCTTATGATTAGGAAAATCAATACTTATTGAATAAGTATACGTTACTTTAGCCATTATGAAACCCTCCAAATTTCCAAATCACAACTTGTTGTTGCTGCTGTAGTTCCTGCGCTACCTGATGCAAACTGCATAGCTATGGTATGTGTTGCCTCTGAATCGAATTTAACATAAACAAAGCCGCTCTCATTCATCCTTTGAGTCGTTGCAGCATCTTCTGGTTCTTCCCGATGAAAATAAATCTCAGTTGTATTATCCAAAAATAACCTGCCTAAATAATTAGTTGTAATACTAGTGTAATACCAATTATATCTAAACCCTATTCTATATATTCCTGCTGGAATGATCGATGTAGCCAATATTAAATATGTAGTCCATGAAGTTGAAGTTGTAGTCATTGTAGTAGAGGCTGTAATTTGTTGCCACTGTGTTCCGAAAACAGTTCCAGGAATTGTAATTGTAGCTACTCCGCTGCCAGCATTTGTTGCAGTTACACCATCGCCAACAAAGTTTAATGTGCTATGTGGCGTAGATGTTACCGGAACGCCTTCATCGTATACTGTAATCGTACTACCAGATCCAGTATCTCCTTTTTGACCGTTCATCCTAAGAACAGTAAATGTAGCATTTGCCTGCATAGTCCCGGATGTAGCAATTTGATTTTGTACAGTTACATAATCGCCGGCAGAAAGGGCTGCAACTGCGCTAATAGAAATAATATCAGATTCATTAGTATATGTAATTGATCCTTGTGTTGAACCCGATATAACTGTACTATTGTTCTTCAAAACACGACCTTCGAATTTACCAGTTGATGTTGGCTGGACTTCAAACTGATACATTACCATATATGTGCCGGTTTCAACTATATTAATTCTATCAGAATTTGATGAATCATGTACAATTACTGAAGGATTTGTTTCAACATCTACTGTATCGAATCGTATATTATTCCAAGAAGTAGGCATATTAAGAGTCGTTGTCCTTCTCTTTTGGCAAACCGCTAATGGCGCCCCCTTAAGATTAACACTTTGTACTTTCTTTTTTACTCCCGCCGCTGCAGAATCTTCAATTAATATCAAGTCCGCATCAGATAACGATGTTTTTTCAGTAAAAGTAGAAAAATCATTGGCTCCACGAGTTAGTCCAGCATGTACGTGGTCTGCTCTAGCAAGACTTGTTGATGAACCTTCTGTATTTGTTGTTCCAATAGAAGAAACTATAGCTGTTGAAATATCATGCTTATGATCTGCCCTTGCAGCAGTATTTGCAACACCAACTACTGACGCAGATTTAGTGACATCCGCTGGCATAGTGCTTGCTAATGGCGTATTAGTTGCCCCTACCGCAATTCCATCTAATTTAGACCCATCAACTGAAACATCTCTTCCGTCTACTGTTTGTGTAGAATTAAATACAATATTGCCATTTGCATCAACAGCCATTAGTACTGCACCAGAAGAACTTTCCCAATTTTGTAAGTTAGCAGTTTGTGCTATAATTCCTCTTACACCTAATGAAACTGCATTAGTTTGTTGAGCAGGAATTATTACGCCATATGCTCCAGCAGCACCAATATTTGATGGAGAATACTCAACTGTAGATTGTTTATTTCCAACTAATTGCAAACCATACCATGATGTTATAACTGATTGTCCACCACTAACTGCTTGAATAGATAAATCAGAGCCTTTAACATAAGTATTAGATGCTAATTTACCTGCTGCACTTACATCTCCACCAGCAGATATTGTTAATCTTGCCAAATTGTTTGTAATAATTGCAAGATCATAGTTTGTTGTATTTCCAATTGTTCTATTGGTTACTGCTGCATCGCCACAATTCGCAAAATCACCGTGTAATGTAGTCCATGCTGCATTAGTAGAACTAGTAGCAACGAGTGCTTGACCATTTGACGGAGCCGTAGCACCAGAAATACTAACTATTGTCGTTGCTGTTCTTAGTCCAGATGCTGTTCTATCATTAGATAATCTTAAATCATTTCATTGGCAGAATGTTCCGGCTGTTGAACCGAATGCTGGCAATGAATGTCTGTGATCACTTCTTGATAATGAAGTAGAAACACCTTCCAATGCAGTGTCTCCTGGCGCTTGAGCCCCTGCTATTGCAGTTGAGATATCATGCTTATGATCTGCTCTAGCTGCTGTTGTTCCAATGCCAACCGCTGCAGTTTCTTTAGTAACATTAGTAGGTGCTGTACTAGCCAATGGAGTATTCGTAGCTCCAATTTCAATACCATCTAATTTAGCTTTATCTGATCCTGTTAAAAATCCAGATGCACCTGATGCTATTGCGGCGGCGTGCAACGCTCCATCAGACTGATATCCATGTGAATGTACGTGGTCTGCCCTGGCTACAGAAGACTAAGACCAATTGAACGCTTTCTAGCCTGAACATTTTCAGTTCCTCTAGATATTAATTGATAAAGCTCAGTTATTGTCTCTAGTTTCATGCTATTGCTTTAAAAAGGATATTACTTATATTATGTCGTATTATTATCTTGCCTGTTTATTTCACTTCTTAAATATATAAATATATTCATTCTTATCTATTCCAGCAGATTTATTTAAATGACTCCTTATAGTTCTTAACGAAACCAAATCAATCGGCTCACCAAATTTATCTATTGCCATTTGTAACATCTTATGATAATTTTTTACATTAAGCCCAAATAATTTATTTGGTTTTAACATATATTTAATATTATTAAGCGTATTCTCCCAATAAACATTATAAAAATAATCTTGCCCATTATTATATGCTTGAGTTAAATCTGAAGAATAATATTCTTGATTAAAATAAGGCGGGCTACTAAAACTAAAATCCACTGTATTTTCATTTAATCTCACATTTTCAGAACCAGATTTAATAAGTTGTATATTCTTTAATCCTAAAGTATCTGACATTACTTGCAATTCATCAGTTGTTAATGGGTCTACACCAATATATTTCCTATTACAACTGGCTGCCCCTAGCATTCTTCCTCCCCATCCAGCAGAATAATCATATATAGTATCACCAACTTCACTATATTTCATACACAAATATTTTGCTATATATGGTTTAAAAATAGATATGCTTGGCACCAAACGTGAAGAACGCATTCCTTGTATCAACATTCGGAAAGAAATATTAAAAGTTTCTTTATTTTCAGTGCCATACCAATCAAGACCCAATCTATTACGTATTAATCGTTTTAATTTAAAATCATCATTAAATATTTCAATCATTGTTGGACAGTCTTTTTCTGTTGCATCATAAAACTTATGACAGAAATACTTACAAACATCGGTTGCCAAAGAACCATTATTAAATAATTCATTACTTGATAAATCAGGAACAGTGTTACATAATTTTTCCCAACTTTTATTTACTTTATCAAAATTATCTGGATATAACCATCCTTGTCTTCGAAAATGTTCAAAAATTGGTTCTATTAAATTTTCCCTTTCATTTCTATTAAGAGTTTTTACATATTGTGCAGTAATTAGTTGCCCATTAACCTCTACAATCTTATCATATAAATATTGATAACAATGTTTTAGATAAAAATGTTTTATTTTAGTTACAGTTCTTGGATGAATGTTATGATTATCAGATATTTGTTTAATAGTATTACCAATAGAAATTTCATTAATAATACTATTTTTTTCTGTCTCTGATACTTTATACTCTTTTCTAATAAAAGTCCTTGAATTTTGATGATTAACTAATTCAAGATATTTTTCATATTTCCTTGTTAACCGAATATCTTCATTAGAATTTAAATACAACCAATCCATTATTTTTAATATTTTTTCATTTCCGCTTTGTTCTAATTCATAGGTATTATTATTAGTTTTTGATATACTATGAAAATTAACTATAAACCCTAAATTTGATAATATTATTTTTTGAATAGCGCCACAACATTCATTTGTTGAAACCAAACTCCATTTCCATTCTTTAGAATTTTCCCTATACGAAAGACTACCATCACCATCAAACATACCCCTAATAAAGTGTTGATCTAGATTGGTATTTAACCATGCAGGGTATTGTATAATAAAACTTTTAGCACGAGGGCAACCATGTTCTATCATTTTTTGACAAACATGTTTGCTATACATTTTTACAGAACAAGATGGATATGTTTTGTCATTTATATTTGATAAATATCTGATAATCTTAGATGTTGGCAAATCAATAAAATTACACAATTTTACCAAATGATTATAGTCTTCATCTTTTAACGATAAAGAAAATGTATTAATTTTGTCTGAATTATAAGCATCAGCATAAAAAAATCCTAGCCAATAAGCTTTTTCTTTAGTATCAATAACATCAAATATATGTTCATTAAATCTTGTAAATCTCAATGCTTCTAATTTATCTCTTAACAGCCCTCGTTCTTCGACCCATTTTTGTATTCTTCTTTTATCTATAGAAAACTTTATACCTAAAGACTTTGCTGATAATCCTTGTTCATATAAATAGCATATACGATCTATTTTATCTTCATTAAAATCTTCTTTAATAAGTTGCCATTTATTATTTTTTACAACTTCTCTAACATCTTTTTCTGGTAATTGCAATAATACTGCAATTCTTTTTATTGCAAATCCATCTTCTATCATTTCTTTAATTTTTTCATTCATTTGTGCAGCCTCGCAAAACAATATAACATCATATTAATAGATTGTCCTGGTTCACATGCACAAAAAGAAAAGCCACTGTTACAGTGGCTTTTCTAGAAATTACTTAGCGCACTAAGTAGTTGATATTATTAGGCTCCGACAACAACTGATTTACGTCCTGCAGCGACACCACGTGGGTTGACGATTGCAATTCCGATTATTTCAGATACTACCCAGCCAAGCTTAAGTTGTTTTGGCTCATCGGCTGGTAGAACTTCAATGTCTTGGCGAATTGGCATAACACCAACGAACTCAGGGTCTGCGGTACCATAGATGGTTCCTGGAGGAACGATCTTGGAAACCATAATATCAGTTCCCCAAATGTGGGCGTATAGACCAGTTTGTAGAACTTCTCTCATTGTTACAGGATCGAAGTCTCCACCACCTGTACCTTGACCACCACCGGATCCCCACTTAAGGATATCAGTGAACTCATTAATGTTCATGAAATACTTGGTTGTTACCAAGTCCCAGCGGTCGATCTGTTGCTTAATCTCAACAAGGTCTCTCTTCAAAAGACCTGCGTCAGCTATGTCAGTCAATGTATTTTCAACAGAAGCTGCTGCATCTAATGCTGCGAATACGTTTGCATCTTCTTGTGCCATTATTTCCTGGCGAGCCTTTTGGACTGCACGGTCAATGACATTGAATCTGCGACGTTTTACTTCAGCGATGCGGACGGTTGGGTTTGCGTAAATCTCAAACTCAGGAACTACAACACGATCACCGAACACACGGGATTCTGGTCCTGTACCATTGCTTGAAATAACAACGGCTGCTACATCGATATCTCTATCGTATGTTGGCATAGCACCTTGGGGTACAAGGTTTGTGTTAAGATCAATTTACATTGATCTGATAAGTCATTTCTGCTTATCTCTCCATATCTCTATGAAGTTCAGACTGTATCACCATTATCTTGCGATAACGATTGGCATTCTAGTCGTTGAGGATCGGCATACAATTTGTATTTCATACATTCAACAAAATATTCTTCCACTAATTTACTTGTTTTTAATGTATTTTCTTTGTTTAATGATAAGTAACAATATTCTTTGTTGTTTCTAACAAATTTACAAACCTTACTTCTAATATCAAATGAAGCTTTTAACATATTTTGCAGTTTTATATTTTCCATTTCTGAAAAACCTTCTGTATGTAGCCTCAAATTAATATTATTTTTTGTTATATTGTTGCTTCCATCATCCATTATCCAAAAAGCCAAAGATCTTAATGAGAGATAATTTACTAATTCATCTCTGATTATTTTCTTATTATTTTCATAAAATAAGTCATAAAAGAATTTAAATTCATTATGAGTTACCGTATTAAAGGTATACATTATTGAATTTTTTCTTTTATCTTTTCTAATATTGATATTATTTACAAAATTACCTAAAACTGCTTTTTTGTAAAAAACTAAGTCTTTTTGTTTTTCACAATGCGAGATAATTAATCTATATGTTTTTTTATTTCTGCCATGTGGTGCGATACATCCATCACCAAGAAGCGTCCCAATAACCATTTCACGTTGTTCTTTAGCTAACGGGATTCGTTTGATTATTTCAAATTTTCTTTGCTTTGGATTTTTATCGATATTATAAAGCTTTAAATATCTAACTACAGTACTTTTATTTACTTGTAAGATATCTGCTATTTCATAAGCTGTTTTTCTTTTTTTAACATATAGCTCTTGTAAAATATCTCTATCTAAATCTTTGCTTTTCATTCTGCCTTTCCTGCTGATTGTCTATGTCATCTTTAAATTTTCACTTTATTTGTTTGTAAACCAGCTACGGTGCTTGGTTTGTATGATCATAAAGTATTAAAGCGTTTAGAGTTCCCAGCATACAGCCAATTTTTACATCCGCTACCCTTAATTTAACGGATCAACTACCAATGCTCTACGTGCGATACCGTGGTAGTCTAAGTTTCTACGAATTGGGTTTGCCATAGCCTGAGCTAATGCAATCTTTCCGTCTTGTGTCATAATAGCACGAGAAATAAGCTCGTCACGTTTTTCGTCGCTAAGAGCCACTTGTCCTGCCATTCCAATATTAGATGGTTGATTCTCTTCAAGAATAGCTGCATACTTTACTAAAGTCTGCAACGCATCCTTTAAAGATGAGGCGTTCATTGCGCCTTGATTGTTAAACATATTCATGGTTTCTCCTATAGGAATTATTTGCCAGTTTTACCAGCTTTATTGTTATGATTTGAATGGATGAGGGATTCCGTTTTAGGGATTTAGATTTTCATCTGTCCATTCCCTCGACAGACTTAAATTATTTAATAAATTAGTACTGTGGATTGAAGTGGAATACTGCGAAAGCGTAGTTTCTTGTTCCAAGTGCTGAAGCCAAGTAGTTTGGAGTATTTACCAAAGATCCATTGGTTTCGAAGCTTACGAAGTGACCAACTACCACTGTGTTACCTGCTGCTGCGGTACTTCCAACTGGAGTCAAACGACCACCAACTGTTGAGCTGGCTGGAACGAATGTTAGTGCAGTACCTGTGTTAAGAGAGGCATTTGAAGAAACTAGACCGTCTGCTGCTTGGTCACATGCGCCGTCTAGAGATACTGCATAAAGTCCTGGCTTGTCCCATAAAGTTACCTTGCCAGAGCTTGTTGCCGTGTGTGGTCCTAGTTTTGTACCACCAGTTGATACTTGACCAACAGTTCCACCGACTACTGATCCGAACAAAGTTCCGTATCCTATAATACCTTCGTCTGCTAACATCAACGGACGATCAGTGGTTGCAACGTTACGAGTAACAACAACTCTCTTCAATGAATTAACATATCCATCAAATACGTCAAAAGCTGCCTTGTCTGTTGCTGCTGTCGCCAAAATTGACTTGAAAGTAACGACCTCGCCACCCATAAGGGTTAATACTTCCGTATCAAGTCCATCGAATTGACCTAATGGTTGAACACCTGGTTGTAAAAGTTTTAGAGCCATTTTGTTTTCCTATTAATCTATAATGCCGTAATATTAAATCGGCATCGTTGCTTACACCTTTATACTTACTTAATATCTTACATATTTTTTTATGCATAGAATAATACACTATTTAGTTAGAAAATTTTGTATTGAAAGCCAATGAAACTATGTTGCTTATGATTAAAACGACATATGTAATTGCAAAATCTTTAACTTCTAGTTGTACTCTTAAATATAAAATCTATATATATTATATATCTCATAATATTATCGATGCAACATGCAAACCACGCAACTAAAATAGTATGAATATATTAGAGATATATGATGTATTTATTGATCTTATGACAAGAAACAATCAGACTCATGCTGGTTAATAAAGTACTACCAAGAATATTCACAATAACTTCATCTCTATTACTACTAAAAATCAGAAGGCAGAGCAGGTTTTATATCAATCAGCCAAATGTCTCGGGAAAACAAAGATAGATACAGATATAGAGACAGAGACAAGCTATCAACCTTATACTGGCTCACACATAGAATTAATGTATTCCAATACTATTAAGGTCTTCTTCTAGTTGCCTTGCCATCTCATCCACTTCCTCTGTTCCTCTCCTGGTTTTATGAGTGGAGGGTTGAGCCTTTGGTTTCGGAGACTCCGGTGAAAAATATGGAGTTGGTGTTTCTGGTCTCGAAGGCTGTGGTGAAAAATATGAAGTTGGTGCTTCTGGTTCCGAAGACTCCGGTGAAAAATATGGAGTTGATGTTTCTGGTTTCGAAGGCTGCGGTAAAATTTCACTTCTTTTTAAAACTGCCTCTTGCATTCGTTGCCGCGCATTTTCTGCTAAACTTTGGGATTTAGATAATATATTCAAAATCTCTTGAATTGATTTCTTATATGGAGTGAGGGCTCTCATCACGTCATCAAAATCATCAGCAACTAAACCACCATCGCCATGCAAAAATCGAACTCTATCTATCAAATCGTTAATTACTCCCTTTTCCTCTGTTTGTTCAGACTTATATGTTTTTGATCTAAAATTATCAATAACCTGTTCAATAGCTGGTAATATTTCTTCTGCTTCCTTAGCAAACATTCGATATGCATTAACTATTGTATCTCCAGGTTGAGATTTGGCTAATTCAACTAATTCGCTAGCTGTTCTTGGTTTTTGTAATTCGTTAATAATTGGAAGTACCCGTTGATACGTATTAAAAAAATTCATTAATAATTGTCTGAAATTACGCATTTGATTCAAAAAATTTTGACTATATGTATTACCAATAAAAAAGCCAGCATTATCATCTAATAAATCATCAATTTCCGCAATTAATTTTTGATGATTCTTAGTAAAGCCTTCATCAGTAAATGGAAGATGTTGTTGTAAATATACAGCGCCCAAGATCACAGCTACACCAATTAAAATGGGAGTTGCTAATACTGCTGGTGCTATAGCTTTTTTTGTTATTGTTGTGGCTTGCTCTAAGCATACATCTGCTAAAACACGCAATTTTTCTTTATGTTTATTATCTAAATCATTACCAATTCGAACTAAAGATAACAATAGTTGTTGCTCTGCATATTTTCTTTGAGTCAAATGACCATTAGGCGTCTTTTGTACTATATGTCTCAAAATATTTTGTCTCTCATTTATGTTTTCTACAAGACCATTTAATTTATCATATGAAGGAGAAATAACTACTGGATTTTTGTGTGCATCTTCTATAATATTTCTCTTATACTTCATTCCGCTAGGTGCATCTGGTTTTACACCATATAATGCTTCAATAGCAGAAATATCAAGAGAATCCATTCTAGGATTAATCTCCAATTTCTTTTTAATTTCCTTCGGTGTAGACTTGGAAATTAAGCCATTTTCTTGCGCTATTTTAGCAAATTCATCAAAAATTTCGCTATGTCTCATTATTTAGCTCACATTGGTAATTTATTTATATGCTTTCATATGCCATTGATTACTGTACTTTTTGTGCCACATCATCAATGAATAAGTCTACAATCTGTTTTTTACTGGTAAACATTTTGGGAAGATATACTACACTAGAGCCGGTAGCTGTTCTATTAAATTGCTCAATTACTCTAACAACTTCCTGAAAAGTAGGTAATGATCGTATTAAATCCTCTAATCCATTTAGCCCAGTATATACTTCTTTAGCGAATTGAATTAACATATCGCTAATTCCAGCATAATTATTAACAAACCCTTCTGCCCAAAAAGAATCTCTAGTATTATACTTGATATCAGAATATGCCGGATTACGTGGGAATTTAGTTTGCTTTGATACGTATACTGAAGACGGTGTTCCAATTAATGACGATGTAAATCCTCCTCCAGAAGCACCACTATCAGATGACCCTCCACCAATAAATTTATTGATAACATCACCAGCAACAATAAATCCGGCTGATGCTAAGGCTATTTTTATTATTATTCCAAAAAATTTAATCAAGATTGAAATAATCTTTCCTTGTAATAGACCAAATGTTAACCCACCAATCCAGGATGCATTCTTTTCAAGAATACCCTCTTGAAATTCAATTATAGCTAATTTAACTAGTCTTACATCACGCATTTGTTGTTTTACGTCGTAAGAACCAGATTTATTTCTTCGAATTCTATCCAGAGCTGCCCTTTCATCATCATCAGTTACAGGTTCTGAATTTGATTTTACAGCATTGCTCACAATATCATCAATATTTTGTGACGTTGTTGGAAACCCACTAGAAATAATTCCTTTAACGGATTCATAAATTGACATCAACAAGCCCCCAACATTTACTTTAAATACTTGTTGCGCTAACGCTAATAATCCGCCAATCCATGGATGACCTAACGTAGAAAAAAGAACACTTATTGCTCCTGGAGATATTAAGTTAATTACGCTTTCTGCTTTGTTATCTGGATCTATCTTAGAAGCAAAATAGTCTTTAATCTTTGTCATCAAAGACATAACATTTCCACCAATGCCAGCTTCTTTAATTAAATATGTATTATCGACCAATGATTCTACAATCATCATGTCAACATATAGTTTTATTTCGCTATCATTAATGGACATTATAACCCTTATTTATTACGAAGTTTTTTTTCTGTAGCAAGCTCCCATTGATATATTAATTGCCCGTTACGTTGTGTGAAATAAGACTGTTGATCAATATTATTTTTATATTTTTTGTTGATATCAATAATGTACCCATATGTTGAATATAGCGTGTTAATTACACTGGATGTAGTAGATATTAACGAAAACAAATTCTCACAAAAAGCCATCATGTGACTAAAGCCTTTTTTTAATTTGTAAGAAACTATTTCAGCATTGTCGGTTAGGTTAATTCTTGTATATGGAATATTCATTATTTGATTTTGTATTGTATCAATAATCCTGCTAGCCTTATCATAAGAAAGCCTGTCCACGTTTGTACTATATACACTTGTATCAAACTTAGCGTAATCTTCCAGGAATTGTTCAATCTTAGTGAAATCGATTGCAGTTTCTTCTAGCGGCAAATGATCAAGCAACGAAGTAAGAGCCTGTGTCTGTTGAGTATTTAATCTTGTCATTCCTCCACCTGTTGCTCCAGTTGCTCCAGTTGCACTAGTTGCACCAGTTGCACCAGTTGCACTAGTTGCACCAGTTGCACCAGTTTCACCAGTTGCACCAGCATTAGTAAGTGAACAATTTTGTTGTGTTTTTGGATCTTTAATCTGAGGTCCAAATTCTTTAATTGCTTCCAAATATCTAGCTGCCATCTTACCATAATTTGGGTTTTTGTCTTCGTAGGAACTAGCCATTTGATTTAAGTAGAGAGCACGGTTATATAACACACGAATAACTGAACAAGGGTCTCCTTTATAAGGATCCATAACGCCTATTGCCTCATAAGAATCTGGATCTGCGGCTTTATCCCAAAAAGAGCCTTGTTTTTTTTGGATTTTCATATCACGTAACCACCCAATTAGATTGCCAAGACTAGATAAATTACCAATTGTTAATTTAATTTTCATATCTCTGAAATCCGGAGCAGACTGTACCCCAGCCATATATCTTCCATCAGCACCAGGAATAATTATATCGTCCGGGAATGCATCCACAACGAGATCTGGATTAATATCTGGTGTTGTAATAGTAGTTGTCTTAACTGGCTGTTGCTGATTTGCTGGAAGATTACGATTTAATTCGCCAATAAGACTCTTTACTGCAATTTCAAACGGTTTATTATCGTCTACACTGGGTACTGCTTCATCTCTAAGATATGATAAATAATTTATCAAGCCATCCTTATCAGCATAAACAATTTCCCTAGTTGGTTGATTAGTGCTATCACGATTACTCAGATTTGCATCTAAGCTCTCAAATGACCATGCATTTTGTGGTATAGATTGTTCATTATTTAACCAAGCAATTCTTTTGCCTGCCCATTGTATTTTATTACGAGCTACCCAATCTAAAAAATGACCCAATGTACGAACATCTTCCATTTTTAAATCAACTGGAGCACTGTTGGCAGTACTTATTGGAGCCACCTTTTTATCAACGGCAGAATCTCCAAGCTGCCTTTGCATATTGGTTCCTAATGCTTTAGCTAATTCGAATATTCTAGGAAGTTCTTTTGCTTGCTGCGTTGCGGCGATAGAATTATATGGAGATGGTGAGGTCGGTTGTCTAAATTTTTTATTATAGTCAATTCCTGCTTTTATTAACGAATTAATTAATTCTTTGTCATCAAAAATAGACATATTGGTCTCACTTAGATTGATTTCCAATTGGTGGACGTGGCGCGCTACGATCTCTAAAAACTTTTTCTGCCCAAGTACGTGTATCTGGTCCAGTAGCCCAACCCCAGGGGTGCCCAGGTTGTATACCTCTGGCAGCATCTTCTTGTCTAATTCTTTCAATATCTTGTTGCTGTACTACATGCGGTGTTAATTGTTGGCTGGTCACACCAGGAGCTAAAGGTCCGCCAGTACTAAATTGTTCTTCATATCCAGTTAATGGTTGACCGCCAAAGTATGTACCATATGATATTGCACTATTAATTTGTTGCATAACATATCTAAGAAAACGTATTTTTGTATTTTTATCAATTTCATTCCTCTGATATCCGCCCCATCTTGTTATCATATCAACAAGGACATCCGGTTTGATAAGTGCAGTTAATGGAAATTGATCTATTACTTTTGGAGTTCCATCAACATCGAATATAGTAATACGTGGAAGATACAACTCATCAATATTCTTCATTAAATCCTGGTACTCACTAGTATCTCCTGCATCTTTTGTTTGTGTTGGTTGCTGTGTCCACAATGGAGTAGAATCATCAGTGAATCTACGATATGCAGGATTTTTCGTTACACTATTTACAAAACCAAGGTAGAACCTTGTTAATTTATTAATGATAATTGTAAGCCTAGTAGCAAGTGAAGTCTTATCACTTGATGAAAGTTTCTTTAAATCATAGTTAGTAGGAATTAACCCTTTCATCGTTGTAGCATCATCTTTGGTAAAAATGTTTTTTACATAATCGGGGGCATCAAAATCTTCAGATGCTCTTATGATTGCATCACCAAAAGCATATAAATTACGCAAGGCATTTTGGGTTCTAAATCCCCAGATACCATCTACAAATCTTTCTCTACCTCTGCCACCGATCCTAGCTATATTATCAACTACATTTTCCATCTGTATTAACTCATCATCGTACACTGGACTTTTAGTTTCTGCAGTATCAGATCCTTTTGTTACAGCCCGCTCATTTCCACGTAAAGGAGAACTATTAAGATAGTGTAATGTTATGAAGTCATTAAATTGACGAAAATCTTGTGATGGTTGAGGCGTGGTGGGGGGCTGTATAGGTGTTGGTCTATTAATTCTAGGATCTCTTTTTATATGATAGTTAATCGCAGTACTGGCAAAAACCTGAATAGCATTTTGCATTTCTTTTACTGCTGTAGTAGAAGGGTCAGCATGATAATTGGTCTTTGCAGAGTATGTTTGTGTAGGTCCAATGATCCTTGTACCACTAGGTGATGGAACATCAGCCATCTTAGTAATCATGTCTATAATATCTTTGTGGTTCATTATCTAATCCATTTGTTATAGAAATCTTTAACGTCGTACTCAATAACATTTAGCTCATCGTCAATATCGTCAATTTCTGTATTATTTTGCTGCTTTGCATCCAGTCTTTTATCTAAAAGACTTAACTGACCAATTTTTTCATTAATAAAGTCGGTGCCAGTAATTATATCTTCTGGTTTCTGATACGTATTAACAGTTGATTTATATGATTTTAATTTGTTTATTAAATCATTAATCTTTTGTTTTAGTTTATCTTTATTAAGATTAATTTCTTGTTCTGGTAAATCAAATTGTCTTTGTGCAGGTTGAGGAGTAGGTTGAGGAGTAGGTTGAGGAGTAGGTTGAGGAGTAGGTTGAGGAGTAGGTTGAGAATTAGGTTGAGAATTAGGTTGAGGGTTAGTCACAATACCCAATTCATTATATATATTTTGTTTATCAATCTCATCGATTCTTTTCTGTAACACTATGGAATCATCTAGTAAATTCTTGCTAACTTCTGGCAAACTTTGTATTTTCATCCAAGTACTTTCACTAACGCCAAAACCATACCATGATGGCTCTGCCGCTTGTTTTAAGTCATCAATTACATCTTTGGCTTGACGCATTCTTTGTATATTTGGATCAGTTAGCAAATCACTAAGATATTTGGTGCCAATATTTCTTACTAAGTCTTTGTTCGCTTCCTCAACAAATTTTTGCATAATCATAATAACACGCCTTAATTTATTACTAATTTCATTTATCAAAGCGGTTTTATCATCTTGCCCCAAAGATACTTTTACGGCATTAATAATGCTTCTTGCAGTTGTTAATTTACCAGTAGGCTTTTTATTGACCATTTGCATCATCTTAAGATGCTGATCCACGATTGTTTCAATAATGGCATCACCATGTACGCCATCTAATTTATGGCTTCCGTTTGGGTGTGCTTCTTGAACTGCTTTACTATCACATTCTATAGCAGCTTTTTTATACAAAATGAAATTATACTCTAATTCTTCAGCATATTTAGCCATCCCAGATTCACGCAATCCAGCACATAATTTCATTATATTTTCAGACAAATTTTTGGTTGGTCTCAAATCCAATTTTGGTTTTCTAGTAGCAACTTTCTTTAATGGATCCTCCTTTATTAATCCCTTATCTTTAGCTAATTTTGCCAAAGAACGCATTGTCTCAGATTCTTCAAAATTTATGTGCTTAAAAGTCATGTTGCCTCGAATACATCAATTTGATCTATAATATGCATAATTATAGCATACTTATACTAAATAAAAAGATATGCAATAGTAAAATAAAAATTTATAATATTTATCTACCTGTTAAGTTAAAATTAAAGTTTTACCACCACAAACATTCTATCATTGGGTTCATAGGAGTAGGTGGGGCAGTAACCATAGCAACAGCAGGATGTATAGCACTTGGTCTTCTAGTAGTTAAAAATCCAAGCTCACTAACATATAAATTAGCTCTAACTGGATATTGTTGATTAGTCTCATATTGATCTGTTTGAAAAAACATCCTATTAAACCAAACAGTCATTCTACCAGAACCTTGTGTGCTATCGTCGCCAGGAATATTTGGAACTTGATATGTATAATTTACAATTGTTCTAATAGCATTTGGTGTTCCGCTACCAGTTAAATCAAAATTCAATGCTGTACCAGCTAAAAATGTGATTATTCCATTTACAGGATTTAATACTACATTGACAGTGGAATTAAAGCTGGACGGTAAAATATTAGGTTTTTTTAATTCTGCTTTGATATCAATAGGAGTAATTAATTGCCCTCCAGGACCAGGAACTCCTGTAGCCGGAACTATTACCACTTCATTCCATGAAACGTTTGTAAATGCTTTAGTCTTAATATCATCAATTATTCCAAGTGGAGCAGTACCGTTGCTGACAGTTGCCATAACTTGGTTTCCAATAACTGTTAGTTCTGCAATTTGACCTGGCTGAAATTCTGCTGACGGGTCACATATAAACGAAGCTGGTAAAGTATTTCCAACCTGAACAAGTCTTAGCATTGCATTTCCTCTCTAACCCCATAATATCTCTTCCATATAACATATAACCTAAATATGAAAGAATGAGTAGAAATGCAGGTTTAATCTATTTCATCTTCGAATGTCATTGTGGATTTATTATCGATATCCTCAACTTCTAATTCATCTGAAATATCTGTATCTAATAAATCATCGGCAGCATTTCCATCATCGGAGAGATTAAAAACCGTACCATGATTCAACAGATTCTTAATCATTTGATCTGAATTTTGCGGCTTATGTCTATCCGGAATAGCTCTAGGATCTCTGGGGCGGTAATGTTTCTTTGCAATTTTCAATAATATTGTTAACAATTCATCTGCATTACGATGCATGCCCGTTTCATCTAGAATATCTATTGCAGACCCAATATAATCTACGGCTTTATCCAATGAGTGCATACCTTCTTCAACTTCTGCTTCTGCAAGTTTGAGCTGCATGTTATGGATTATCTCATTTTCTGATATAGATTTTTTAATCATTTTTTTAATTTATTTTCTAGCTTGGCGAGCTCTTTATAATAATCTGACTTGATCTTACCTTTTTGTGATTTTCTGGTTTCAACCATATGATCCATAGCAATTTCTTTGGCTTTTTTAGGATCAGTAGTATGTTCCATTTCTACTTTTTCACCAGCCTCTAGTTCTTCTGTATCAAATTGATCTGGTCTATAATTATCTGCAACACCGCCAGAAATTTCATCTTCCCATTCTTCTGATGCAAACTTTGAGAACAAACTAAGTGCTTTCAACGCCGTCATAAGTCGGCTATTAAATTCATTTTTTAAGTGATCTAACACTTCAGGATCACGAACATCTATCTTTTTTAACTCATTTTTAAGAGTTTTGAAAAAGCCCTGTTGTTTTGTTCCTTTAGCTAAATCGTATAATTTTCTTAATACAGCAATTTGCACACCTATTGGCGATGACCAAAATACGTTCTCAAGGTCTTTTGAAGTTACATTAGTAGATTTGATCTGTTTAATTATCTCAGAAATATTGTCTTCTGATATATAGTCTTCTGACACATAGTCTGATTCTTGAGGATCAGTTTGATCTCCTTCAGGTGATATATCCTCAATAACCTCAGTAACCTCTTCAGCCTCTTTATATAAACCAACTTGTTCAAATATAGCTGCCGCAGCACTGAGATAATCAATTGCTTTTGCTAATTTATTGAAATTGTATTTATTTTCAATTTGATTGGAAACAAGCTGCTTTTCCATAGAGTGCATCAATTCACTCTCAATGCTGCCACTCTTGAACATTTTAATTCCTTAATTTAATATTTCCTTGTTGGTTTCTTGCTAGAAGAAGTAGATTTGCTTGAATCCGTCTTGCTAAAAGAAGTAGATTTGCTTGAACTAGGCTTGTCAGAAATTGACTTACTATAACCCGGTTTGCTTGTACTTGTCATCTTCTTATATTTTGCGCTATTTGTATAACTCTTAGATTTATTAGAGTCCTTATTGCAAGGCTTTTTCTTACAATTAGTGTATTTATTCTTAGCAGTTTGCTTTTCTTTCTTTTTCGTCTTCTTTGCTTCGACGATCAAGGAGGCTAACTTAAGACTTACACTGGAACTCTTTTCCATGCCCAATGAATCAAGGGCTGCAGAAGCGGTTAGCAAACTATCAATGGCGATATCATATGCTGCGGAGACATTATATAAACTGTCAATATCGCTTGTACTTGATGTATCAGTAGAATCAGAAGTATATTCGTTAGAATCAGAAGTATATTCATCACTATCAAAATCTTCTATATCATTTTCACTACTCATATCACTACTCATATCACTACTCATATCACTACTCATATCACCACTGTAATCATCTTCATCACTTGTGTCACTACTAGATACACTAGAGTCATATACTGACATGGAACAACTATCACTATCTTCTTTTTCACTCATATCCGATGCAAACTTATATGTTGTGCCGAATAGTTTTTTATGTTGTTGACTTTTTAGTACTGCATCCATTGTTGCAGCAACGAAATCTGATACGTTTTTGTTATTCATAGTATCCTCTATTAGTTAGTTATCTTAGAACAATCGCTTAGGAGTCTTAGATAACATTGCTGACAATTGAGCAACTAAATTATCATCATTTGAACTTACTTGAGCGTATTCTCCAGCTCCAATCATTCCAACTTGTGGAATATGTCCTGAAGCTTCTTTGCGAAGTAATGGCGCGTGTTTTGCAACAACCCTCTTAAGAGAGTCGAAACTTTCATCATTAAACTTCATAATTTCATCTACTTGAGCAGAAATGGCACTTCTATCATTATGACACAATCCGCGGTCTACCATATCATAAGCTAATTCATAAGCTCTTGCTAACTTAATACGATACTTATTTAATTCAGATTCCATCTCAGCCTTGACATGTTCCTTTACAAGTTCACTCGCAAAATCAGATCCCCCATCAACTTGTCCCCAATACTTTCTATAATAAGCGACTGCGTCTTTATCTAAACCCTCTGCAATTAAGGCGTCTAGATCAGCAGGATCCAACTTGCCTTCGCTAATTAACCTGTGAATAGCTTCTGCTTCCTTACGAACCTTTGGAGGTGCAGTTGCAAGATCCATCATTGCATCATGAGTTTCTTCAATATTTTCAATAACTCCAAGGTCACCAGATGGCTTTACATCGAACCTTGTTGTTACTTTGTTCTTTGGATGTGCTTCATGTAGATGCGGGCTTGTCTTCATTGCATCAGCAGCTAACTTAGCACGCATAGCAGCACGCCCTTCTATTGTATCAAATGATGCCACCTTAACATCTTTTAATTCTGTTCCTGGCTTCAAACTAGCTAACTCTTGAGCGGTCATTGTTGCATCGTTGTCATCTACAGATAATGAGTCTTCAAATTCGTCATCATCTAATTCTTCATATTCTGATTCTTTAGATTCTGACTCTTTACTTAGCTCATCTAGAAGTGAAGAGAAATACTCACTGTCGCCATCTGGTTTGAAACCATCTGTCTCGGAATAGTCTGTCTCGGAACGATCTATCATATCACCGACAGTATCTAATTCGTCATCTGTTTCACTTATAAGATCATCTAAATCATCTCCAGATTTTATGTGTTTATAGCTGTCTTCTGAAGTCATTGCATCTCCTTCGACAGCCAATGATTCAAGCTCTGCCTCAATTTCAGCACGCTTTACAATGGCCTTGGTTCCACGGGCATACTTAACGAAAGCGGTCATCAATTTAAACCCATCAGCGATTGCTGTCTTTGCTTCGGCTAGAGCGTCTTCTATAATAGAACCAACAAATTCCTTATTAGAATTGGTAACTGCGCCTTTATCATACATACCAACAATCATCATTAATTCTTGTTGATGATCTTGAAGTTCTGCAATAGATTCCTTCATTGCATTTGTTAATGCTCCGTTAAGTTCTTTTCTTAAGATATTTAAAGTCCCTGTTTCGGAAGCCATTGCGCCAATTTCTGGTACACTTTCTTGTTCTACCTCGCCACCTTCTCCCATTTCTTTTTGTTCACCAGTCAACGCTCTAACAGCTTCAACCAAATCCGACCCCAAATCTCTAATCTTCTCTGCTAATTCAAGAGCAGTTTCTTTTGGATCACCAGACTTTCCTGTATCTTCTGCACCTTCTAGTGCGGCTTCTGGAGGAGAAACTTCTGGAAGAGTGGCTGCTTCTGGAGCAGGAGCAGTAGCAGGAGCAGAGGTAGGGGCAGGAGCAGGAGCAGGAGCAGGAGCAGGAGCGGGGGCAGATTGCGCACTCTTAACAATTGAGCGAACTTTATCTACTCCTAATGTCTTAATTTTTTCAATCAACTTAGATCCGAATTCCTTGGTTGCGATACTATCATATAACATGCTAGCACGATTTCCAGACAATTCATTAACTGATGCTGTTAGTAATAACTTGTTTCCTAAGAAAACCTCCCAGCCACTATTCCCTAGATTTGGTGTTCCATCGTCATTAGCAGCTTTCACAAAACGTGCTCTAAATGACGCCCTTTGAAGCATATCCTTACGCTTTTCTTCATCTGCTATATCGGCAGAAGCTGGACTTGGGTGCATACCATCAACTGGTCCAACATTTGGAAATGGTTTTTGTCCAACCATTTGTTTATCGCCACTATCACGAAGTTGTTCATTCAATTTATCTGGTGGATACTTTGTTTTACCTGGAGTTGGTTCTTGTGGATTCTTATCTCCAGCATGAAAATATGCCTGTTTCTTTTGCTCTAGTGCGTTCTTTGCCATATTGACAATGGCGTTACGACGCATAGCACGCTCTTCAGCTTCAGCGCGGGCAAGCATCTTTTTGCGCTCTAAATCGCCAGGATATAGTTGTTCTGGAGACCCCATATCATCTACATCCATATGCTTATCCCCATTAGTTCTCAACCTTTCATTGATTGGGTCTTTTGGATATCTTGGTTGACCAGGGCTAGGCTCATTTTCATTACCAGCACCTTGAAAATAACCTCGTTTATTAATATTTGATCCTAACATATTTTCCTCTTGTATACTTGTGGAAGTGTTTGCTAACTTATCCAAGCTTTGTTTCATTTGATTTAATTTAGTCTCAATAGATGCCGTAACTACTCTAAGCTCGGAAACTAGGTCTGCTTCCACATTAGTAGAAGCATATCGGACGGCAGGTGGAGCTAATCCAAAATCCGTATTGGGTATTGCTGTCTCGTCCATAGCGACAGTTCTAGACGATTGATTAAATGCGCAATCATTAGTATCTTTTTCTGAATTATTTAAAGATTCAGTAATTTTAGCTAATTGTTCCATAGCATTTTGAACATCTTTTCGTAGTTCTTCTAAACTAGTAGCTTGAATATCTATGGATGAATTATCCCCATCATTAGTGCTAACTCTAAATGATGCCGTAAAAATATCAGCAAATTTATTTAATTCTTTCTCTTTTTTCTCTACATATGAATTAAGAGTATTTGCCGCAGCAATAATATGTTTAATACGTGCTTTTGGATCTGCGCCATTAACTACAATTGACAGTTCAATTGGATTTAAATCGACATTTATTTCACCATAACCACTTTTATGTCTCATGTGATCGCAGAAATCAGCTTCTGTTCTGGCGACTCTAGCACAATCTGGTTCGGCACAAATTGCACGACCAACAGCGGTTCCCATAGACACAGAATTAGAATACCCAGTAGCCACTTTTCTTGCCAAATCAGGATAATTATGTTTATCTAAGGCACATAATGCTATGACACGCTTTAAATTGCGATCATAATAGGTATCGACTATAAAACCTCTAACATGATCTACTGAACTTGACTTATGATCTATACATAGAGGCTTTCCAATCCATTTCTTATATGCTTTTATCAATTCTTCTTCAGGAAAGATATCACCGTTAGAGTTCTTATATGGTTTTATATTTGAATCGTTTGTTTGCCAGCGCCAAGTATTTCCCGACTTATCCCAACCAACCTTAACTGGCTCTCCAGAAGCTGTCATTTTTAATGTTCCGTTCTCGTTAAGGGCAGATGCTTCAGCAGCATGCATCATAACAGCGGAAAAATATAAAAAGTCCTCAGCTTTAGGGGCAATCTTCTTAAGATTAGTGGCAAACTTTTTGAAATTATCCAATATCTCAGGATTAACAGATGGAATGCAAGATGCAGCATCTTCTATTCTGCTAATTTCTATCAAATCTCCGTTTTTAATAAACATCTTATCTCCCAGTAGTATCTTCCTGCGACTTAGAACCAAGTTTGCTATTTTCAGAAGACTTTTTTGCCTTCTTAACTAAGTTCTTAAGATTATTCTTCTGTTCCTCAGTTAATTCATCGTCATCTAGAACAGATACTATTTTGCCATCACCATGTTTTACAAACATTTTATGCTCTCCAATGCGGGAGAATCTACATATAGACTACAATCGTAATAAATTATTGCTACTTTTGTAACGCTATATGAATATAACATTATTACCATCTTATTGGCAAAATTATTACGACGACTGCAATCTATTCTTTAATTCTTGATTTAATTGTTCTTGCCTTTGGTTAAAAAGATCCACTATTAATGGCGTTTTCTTCTCTATTTTTGTTTGAAGCTCGGAACTAATCGAATCAACCCAATTATTAGCTAAAATATTGGTTCTTATATGATCAATGATTCTATCATCGGCAATTTCATCTATTTCTTCACATTGCTTTTGTATCGCTTCAATAGCAGCAACTACGTTTTTAGAAAAGTCTTGGTCGTCAAGACTATCAAATAATTTAACAAAATCATTTACTTTGTTTTCAAGATCATTTATTGAATTTATAAATGATTTCATAAGTTTAATTGTTTGAGTGTCAGACATAAATATCTGCATTGACTTAACGCATTTAAAAGAAGCTATTTTAAAATTGTTGAAATTCTTTACAGCCTGGTCTCTAAACCTTCTAACAGCAGCGCGAGCCTTTATGACTGATTCTGGAGTTATATCATTATTTTCTTTGAATGGCGTCTTCATAATATTTAGATGATCAGATGCTAATGCTAAAAGTTTAATAGCAGAATTGAAATATATGATAGCTCTTTCTGCCTCTTGTTTTTCAGCATCAGATACATCATACGTCATTTGTACGGAATAAGCTCGTTTAATCATAATATACTGCTATCTAAAACTTTTCATAAACCTGATATTTTCTATCCAAATGGAATACCGAATTATTATATAATAACTTACAAATTTTTGAAACTATTTGCAATATTTGCAACAATTATCTTATTTCTATCGCTAAAAAGAATATATAGCAGACTATTAATATATAAGGCTTTTATTCGTAAAAGAATCCGTTCATTGATTCGGTGGGACCAAACCCGCGCACACCCGCATCATTATTAAATAAACCAACGAGTGGTACTACATCCTCTTCTTTTTTATTATATTCTTTTGTTGCCTTATAGTTTTCTCTGGTAGGAGATTGTTCTAAATAAGAGTTGTATACTGAATCATAAGGATATGTCTTTGTTTGATCCAAATATGGAGCAAAAGAACCTTGAGGTCCACTCTCTAAAATTGAACCACGATTATCATCTATATAATCACGTTCTTGAGACACTATATCAGTATTTTCAGAATATTTAATCGGCTTACAGGCTATTATCAAACTTTCATACAGATTAGTTATCATTGGCGGCATACCAAGACCAAATCCTAATGATTTTGCTTCAGCTATAGCTCTATCTGGATCCTCATTAAAATACTTGCACTTAATTATAGCTGAAACAAGACCAGTTCTATCTTTCCCCTCACGGCAGTGTATAAATGTAGGTCCACCCTCTAAAAACAACTTTTTGAAATCATGCATAAATAAATTCATTAATGATGCTCTTCCTTCTATTGGCATCATAACATGATTAATGCCAAGATGTTTCGCTATGTTATGAATTCTATCACCTGACTCTTTATCTAAACTCACAATTTTATTAATACCCAATTTATTTTTTAAGTTAACAACATCAACCGGAGAAGGAGCACTTCCCCTATATAAATCTTTGGCTACTTTTCTAAACCTACGTATCATCACAAGTTCCTAACTATATTATTAATTACTTCCCGGATATACATAGCATTATGATTGAATAATACGTGTTTCACGAACGTTATAGATTGCCCTATAGCCGATGACGGAGGGAGATCTTTAGTTGAAAGATCTGTCTCATTTAGTGCGTATATTTTTCTTTTAAGACTGTTTATTGCAGAAGGTCTCTTCTCTGGTTCAATTCTGCTCAATGTAAATCTAATGATATCAGCCATATATTTTCCAACTAACCTTGGATCGCCTAACTCTGTAGCCGCTGCATTTTTTATAAGATCAGGATTCATTTTTATCTTGTGATGTCTATTAAAAATGATTAGCGCATTTTTCATAGCTACAGAATCTGCTTTCTGTAGCCCATCTCTGATAGCTTTGTTAAATTGATTGTTGTATATTTGCAAAAATAGACGTACACATTCTTTTGGTGCATTTTTTCTCAATTGTCTTAGTAATGCAGAATAAGATAATTCATCAACTTCACTTAAATCTATAATTTGTTTAGCCTTTTCTTCAGCTTGGTTGTTGTCGTCTAAATGTTTGAAGAATTCTACCTGCTTTAATCTCTTTTTTGCAGCATCTTTAGATTTATATGTACCTAAGTTTTTACCCCTTTCAGACATAACACGATATTTACCGTTCGGTAATTTTCTAATAATAGCTACCTTCATGAAATAATTGGTACATATTTCATCATAATCGCTAGCTAGTTTTATGACATCATCATATGGCATTTCTATTATTCTTTGTTAGTTAAGTCTTTAAGTAACTTCGCCTCACGGCTTCTTAAAAAGATATCATCTAAAATACCATTTCCATCAACTTCGCATAATCCTCTTACAGACCTCTCGCTAATAAAAATCTGTTTTCCAATCTTATGCACATTATTAGTTCTGTCTATATAAGCTCCTTCCATAACTAAACATTCTTTGTAAGCAGCTATTACTTTACCGGAAAATACAGCAGCATATGGTGTAGAAACCTGCTCTGTACTAACATTCTCATAAGAATCCCCCAAATACACTTCTACATATTTGTCTTTGAAAAGCTCATACCAAAACTCTGCCATAGTAGAATAATAGCCCTTTTGTGCATTTTCTGCCTTCAGTTTTTCTATTGCTTTTTCTAGGTCATCATGTTTTATCATTGTTTATCTCCAGAAGAACCTAAAACTTTTAATGCAATAGTTTCACCACTTCTGATAAAAATATCATCTATAATACCGTTTCCGTCAACTTCGCATAACCCCCTAATAGCCCTTTCACTAATAAAAATCTGTTTTCCTGGTTTAAATGACAAATGATTTTCTGTTTTAGTTTGTCTATGGCGTCTATCTATATATGATCCTTCAATTATTAAACATTCTCTATATGCCCCAATTACTTTGCCAGAGAACACAGCAGGATAAGTAATAGAAATTTGTTCTACGCGCACTTCTTCATACGTATCGCCCAAATAAACCTCAATGAATTTCCCTTTAAATAAGGCATATAAAAATTCTGCGACAGTAGCTTTCCTATCTGTATTCAGATCTGCAACTACTTTAGTTATTTCTTCACGAGGTATCATTTCAATCCCTTATTTAGCAAATTTTAACAAAAACTTTCCGTAGTTTATTACGGATGATGTACTTGTCATTACTGAATAACATGACCTTTTATTAATAACTGCGCCGGCATTTATAGTAATACCGCCTATTTTTGATGTTGCTTGTCTGAAAACGTCAACTAATGAGCTAGTAAGTTGCTGAATTGTATCTCTACATAAATCTTTGGGACCCTGAATATCGCACTGGACCTCTATATTGGCTGAATCTGTATGTATACTTGCTCTAGCAACAAGTTCTTCACTTAATGCGGAACACAATATTCTAGCAAATTCTATTGCATCGGTCATGTCTGATGCTTGAATAGGAATAACAAAATGATGAGTTGGTAATAGAGCCTTATAGAATTGTTTATGATATTTTTCGGAACTTCTTATCTCTTGAAGTAGCTGGTCTACTTCGTCAACTATTGTCTGAATTTGTTTATTGGATTCTGGTCTAACGTTCGTTTGTGGCTTAATATATTGGGATAACAATTGCTCCCACTCATCTGACTTTTTATCAGGTTGTGTGGTGGAAGCCTGTTGAACTTTTTTTGACCATGTTTTCACTCCAGCTAAATAAGATTCTACTGGGGCAGTAAAATATCCATTACGTTTTAGTTCAGTCACAAATCCAGTAATGTCTCCCTGTGCAGCCTTTTCAACTGCTGCTGGAAACTTCCTTTTCAACAAACTTGCCCAATCAGAAACACCATTATCTAATGTATCATAGGCTCTGAATAGACTATTCAACCAATACTTGCGATTAGATTTATCATATTCATGAGCCAATAATATGATAACGTCTCCCTTCCAATATTGATTTGGCGCGCCTTTAGCATTAATATTCCCGACGTTATTGTTGTGTAATGATTTAAATCCAGTCTCCATTCCCAATTGCCCCATAAGAATATCAACTGCAACATCAAGATTATTTTGCACACCCAAAATATTTTTAGCTGCCTTTTCAACGGCAGATCTGATCGTAGTAATGTCTGGAGGGTTTGTAGTTACTTTAACTATATTCCAACCATTTTGGTTTGCACGATCAATTGCATCTTGTTCAGTATTTCGCACATCCTTATCAGAAGCGTCTTTAGCGCTTTTTTCAAAACGCTCATTGTAGTATCTTGAAAAATCTAATTTAGACATATTATACCTTAATAGATTTTACAATATTAACTAGTGTTTTATATGAATCCTGATCGATGTGTTCTATAGACTTAGCATATTTCAAAATGTATTTAGCTAAAATTATAGGCTCCTCTTTTGATAGTGATTCCAAAGACATTATAAATGGATCGTGTAAACTAGCGCTTCGTTGTGGTTTGCTTGGTGGTGGTTTTAATGATTTTCGTGATACAGACTCTTGTAATTTTTTCATTGCAGACTCTTGTCGTTCTCTTGCTTCCCTTAGTGCTTTGTTAGCCGCAGCAATAGCTTCTGGACTTGCTTTTGGTGATGATGGTGTATTCCTGGGACGTCTTGCTATTTCCAACTCTTCCTGTGTCATACCAGAAGGTACTTCTGGTCTCACAACGCCCCTTTGTCTTCCATGTGGTACAACTGGTCTAGTCTGTTCTTGTAATAATTCACTAGTCATTCCTGGCGAAGATTGATTAACTGCTACATTGGACGACAAAATTGAAGCTGGGGCTGAAGTTCCGCCCTGAGTTTCACCCGAAGTTCCACTCGGAGTTTCACCCGAAGTTCCACTCGGAGTTTCACCCGAAGTTCCACTCGGAGTTTCACCCGAAGTTCCACTCGGAGTTTCACCCGGAGTTACACCTGGAGTTCCACGCGGAGTTCCACCCGGAGTCCCACCCGCAGTTCCACCCGGAGTTCCGCTAGAAATATAGGATGTCCCAGTATCACCAGTCGTTTCTGGCTCTGTATTAACTAATAATTCTTGTTGTTCAAGAAACTTCTTGACATTTTTTTCATAGAAATCTTTAAACAGTTTATCATAAATCTTATAGTCTCTAATTATCTTGCTGGCTTCTTTAGCATAATCATCTACTTGTCTTTCCGCTCTATATATTGCCATAGACTTTAAAGATAACAGTGTATTTGCCAGTAACTTATCAGAATTATTCAATAAATGTTCTAATGATTTCTTTAATTCTTTTACTCTTCCTGGATATCTTTTCTCCCAAGCAGCCAATGCCCTTCCACGAGTTGTGCCTATATTTGTTAAGAAATCCATTATTCCTGCTTCTTTTAGCAACATAGATTGATATGATGCAGTTTTAGGAGGGCTGAACCTTGTCCTTAAATCTTGCAAATACTGTGCATATTCTTGATCGTATTCTCTGCCACCGGGCGTTACCTTATCAAACAAAAATCTATAATGTACTCTATTTAAAGTATATTCAAAAGCCTCCAATATAGAGACTACATGATAAAATTTTTTATGAAATCTGCCCAAATCTGCGACACATTTCATATATTCCCGCCTATTAAAATTACTTCTAGCGCTCTTCAATAAATCTTTTAAACTAATGCCATCTGTTTCGGGCGCATTTCTACCAATTGGTTGCCCAGAAATAATAGATCTAACAGGGTCATCTGTCATGTCCCTTAACTGATCCATTATCTCTTTGAATTCAGGGTCGAACCACTTCTCAGTAGCAATACCGCCAAGATTAGTTCTCTCTCTAATTTTATCTAATAAACTTCTTTTTTGAGCAGTCTTTTGCATATGAATTTCCTTGTTCGTGTACAATCTTAAATAATACAAGATTATACATAAGTCAATAACCCACGACTAAAGTCGTGGGCTTGCTGCTCAAAACATTAGTTTTGGCTGCGTTTGGCTGATTGACAACAGCCTGCTCGTTATTCTTTTCAGCTAACGAGAGAAAGTAATTTATCTTAATATTTTTAGCAGCATTAATATCTGCATGTTCTATGTAACCACATTTGCTACAAATATATCTCGACTTATTTCTATTAGACTTTTCAATAATTCTACAATTAGAACATTTTTGAGAAGTATATCTTGCATCAACTTTAACTACTTGTTTTCCTAATGCTTTAGCATGAATATCAGGATAAAGAGATAGTAATTTCCCATATAAATCTTGATGAGCTTTAACTTTATTGGTCGATTTATTTTCGAAAGCCCACTCGACATGATGCGAATAGATATCTGCACAGGTTTTTAGGAAGTCTAAAAACCCATCAGGAGCGGATAAATAAAAATTATAAATTCTTCGCATCACAGATATGTATATCATTAGTAGTAGAAAATCAAATAAAATAATAAGCGGATTAACTTTTCTAATCCGCAATTTCTCCCACGGCTAAAGCCGTGGGTCTCCTTGCAAGGTTTTCATGAATTTTCTATTATTTCTTTTTATAGTGATTATAGTGTTGGTGGCGCTCCACCACTGCCCTCACCACCTCCACCTGGCATAGGCGGAGGTGGAGGTGTATTAGGTAAACCTTCTAATCCTGGCAAGCCACCGCCTGAAGAAGTTTCACCTGGAAGTGGTGTTCCTTCAGAGGCTGAAGTTGCTCCTTCTTGTTGATTTTTTGCTTCTGGAATTTCATCTTCTTCATCTAACGCTCTTAAAGCATTAAGTGGCATTTCCTTCAAAGCCGCCTTTTCCTTTTCAAAAATCTCAGCATCTACAATTTCTCTACGCATCTTCCTTAATTCATTTTCATATTCAAGACCCATAGATCTGAATAATGTATGTAATGATACCCTCTTTTGAGCGCCATCTCCTTGAGTCAATGTTACTAAATTATTAATGTAATCACCAGCATCAAACAATGACATGTGGTTCCAGTCAACATCTGGGACAATTAATTGCTTCTCCCCATTAGAATAATCATAGAATCCCTGAATCTTAGATATTGGGGCAAAAATCTTTCTCTTAAGCCATATACTCATCATATTTCTAAATTGCATATAGCGTTGTCTTAATACATCTAATGCTACGCCACCGTTAGCATATGTAGTGTCAGCGCCCCCATCCATTAATACTGATGGTACCTGTAAACCTACATATATTTCTTTAATTATTTGCGTAATATCATTAGAGATGTCGTAAATTCCTTGATTATACCCAACTTTCTCAACAGTAACACCTTCATGCGTAAAAATCTTGAAATCTTTGTCATATTGCGCGCTATTTCCTTGAATTGTAATTTTTCCGTTTCTTCTGGTAATAAACAAGCCAGTAGGGACCTCAAAACACCACACTTTGCCATTATATTTTTCTATTTTAACAATATTTTGCTTTATTTTAGTTTTACTATTTCTTGGTGTTTTATAAACTAAAGGATAATTCCATTTATTAGAATTTGACCACAACACAGTATATAATGGCAATCTTCTTCCATTAAGATGTTTTTTATTATTTCTGATGGACATACTTGGAACATATCCACATTTATACGCTATTTCATAAATGTCATCAGCTAACTGCTTTGAAGTAGAACAATAAGCGAATCTATCACTATCTTTTTTGTTATTTTTGTATACAGAACCGCTTCCATCAATTAATGCATTCAAAAGAATATTCAATAGTCTTGGAGAAAAATCTAATACATTTCTTGGGATTTGTTTAAATTGTGCTTTCGTTTCCACGTTCATATCCCCAATAATATTTTCAAAATAATCATACAGTTCTTTACTATAAAATACTGCGGACCATATATATTGTTGATTATTTGTATATTCACTTCTTTTTTCTATTCTTTGAATATATGGAATATTTATACATTTAGAGAAACTATCTAAACATTGTCTCATTTTATTATAATTTTTATTAGTTGTTTGAGATATTCCAACGGTATATTGATGTTTATCGTTAATATAAAGACGTCCTTCATTTAATAAATACCCTAAAAGTTCTAAATATAACTCTACTGGAATTTGTTTCCCGCAAACATCAATAAAAATTACATTATCATTTCCTTGCCAATTTATTTTAGAACGGAATTTATTGTAATTATTAAGATTTAAGTCTTTTGCTTCAATTTTCTTCCAATCACTCCAAATAGATTTCTTTAAACTACGATTATCATTATAGTCATCTATCTTTTCAGAGGTCCACATTTTATGATTAGGAGTAACTTTAATGTCTAATTTTTCATTCTTAAAATGAAACATATTTCCATTATAATTATATACACTTGCTCCGGTTGCATAATGATATTCTAATTGTTCATTATTTGAATTAAAGCAGGCAATTTTAACATTTTCTTTAGGAGATATTTTATCTAATTTTTCTGTATAGTTTATAACCTCATAGAATTTTTTAAATCCGCTATCAGTTAATACTTCAGTTTCTTCATCATAACACTCAAAAACATTTCTCCATGCTTCTAAATCAGCAAATGTGGGTTTAAAATCAGCAGATCCTATTTTAACTAATGTTAATGGATTAATCATATTATCTGCCTGAGCATACTTAGATTCACGCAATTTATCAAATAGCATTAATTGTCTAAATATACATACTGGTAAACCTGTTCCCCTAATTTCATAAGGACTGATTCTACGAGCTAAGTGAGATACATGAAAATTATCCAAAGGAATATTTTCTCCATGCTTTACAGAGTCAATAATATGCTGATTCAATTGTTTGCGCTGCTCAATATCTGACGGTTTATTTGAAAATACGATTTTCTTCAGATTTTCATCTGGTCTAAGCATAATAATAGGTTCATTAGCAACAACAGTACGTTTAACTAACATATAGTCTGGATTCTGAATAACTAATCTGCTCCATTTACCTTTGCTTTCATCAAGCTCAGCATATACGAAAGCTTCTCCCAAAAGCCAAAATTCTTGAGCAATTTGAACACATATGTTCATAAGATCTATTTCTTCAATCATATCATTAAAGAATTTTTCAATATCCTTATTTGGGCACTTTATATTTAATTTACTAATTGGATATGTACTGTGTAAATTAATCGCGTTATGTACGAATGGATTTAATGCATAAAAACTACGGCACCAAGCATTAATAGTAGGTCTATCACGAGGCAAGTTTAAATTGCTATTTAACCATAATGGAGAATATACTTCTGGCGTTTGTTTTACGACATCACCATTTCCTCCACGATAATTACTACTTCCTGCGCTACTACCGCCACTAACAACCTGCGCGTTTTTAGTAATACCAACTAAAGAAGTGACAACAGCATTTGATGTCATTCCATCTTCATTAAATGTCGGTCCAGTACCATCTTTAAATAAACCTTGTTTTACTTCTTCTGTTAGAGCCTCTCTACGAAATGCTGATACGCTTTTAGCCATCAATGCACTAACTTGTGGAACACCCTGTGACATATGCGCACTGGTATGAGCAATATTCGACTCAATTAATCCACTGCCAACTGGTGGAATAGCCCCCCTTTTCTCTAAAAACTGCTCAGACTTAGATTTTCTATAATTAGACATGAAGCCTCGTTTCCACTATACCATCTACTATACACAATAAATAATATATCATCAATAGAAGTGTTTAAAAAATAGCTAAAATCTTCTTGGAATAAATCCAGTTACTACTAATGGTTTATTTCCATTAGATAGATTCTGCTGCTGAGAAGAAGGATTATTATTGCTAAATCCTTGAGACACTAAAAACTTATATGCCAAATAACCATTTAATAATGCCATAAACCCGTCATTAGGTGTGCTTCCCTTAACATAATGTATAACTGGATCCGCTCCAGTCTTAGATATTGATGGTTTTATTTCCATACTAGAACAATGGTCTATTAACCAGGCTATTTTTTCATAATCTCCGAAAGGAAATCTAATTTCTCCTTTTTTCATCTTTTCATATAGTTCTCGTATATAGAAATCCCTTTCAAAATCTATTTCTTTAGGGAACGAATCTTTTCTAAATAAAACGTAATTATTTACTTTACTTCTAGCACGAGATACCATATAGCGATCTCCATATATGGTATGCAATGTTTCTGACAAATCTTGTGAAAACCCAATATCTCCAATTGCTAACTGAATACTATATTGTCTCATAATCTGGTCAATAATTCCTTTTTTACTTTCCAAATCATTACGTTTGAATTTTGTTGCAAATTCAATAGATAATAATCCAGGTCCTTTGGCTGCCAAAACAACTGCAGTACTATATGATTGCCCAGACACTTTTGAATTCTCAGGATTAGCTAATTGTTCCACGTCTGCGCGTAACCCATAGTCTAGACCAAGAACTACTAATTGTTCTTCACCAGGATTAATTCTCGCTTTGAATTTCCTTCCGGCATCTCCACAATTATTAGCAATTTCTTCTGGAGTAATTGGGCTAGTATCACCTTGGAAAAACTCACCAAGAACTTCGGTACGAAAAATCCTTTCTGTATTAATTGGATGTTTACCTGGTTTTTCATTCTCTATATCTTGTCTTGTAAACATAGGCATGTATAGCTGATTGATATGAAAACCAATCATCTTACAATCTTCATCATTATGATCTCTCAAAGCTATCCATTTACCACGTTCAGCAGCATCTCTTTTATCTTGTTCGAATCCACAATGCGGACATTTTACTATAAAATCATAAATCCAAATTTTTTCCCAATCGTCAGATTCTGGGGTATATAGTGGAAAGTGTTTCTTGCACTTTTCACAACCAAGATAATAATATTGTTGGGATGAAGACATCCACATCTTATGAAAATCAGAACCCTTTTTACGAGGTGTTCCAAAATATACCTGTACTCCCTTGCTGGGCTTACCATATTTAGCAGTCGTCAAGATCTTAAGAGCATTGCCCATTGCTAAACTAGAAGTACGTTGACAATTATGTACAATTGGTCCAGAAATATATTTAGTAAACTTATTATTAGATGATAAAATAAAATTATGATTATCTTTAACCTCTAAATCGTAAACATATTCTCTTTTTTCTACGGCACTAACACTATCAACAACAAAATAACAATATGATTTATATTTATTATTCCATTTATAATTAAAATTATAAAATTCTGGAGCTATTTTTTTTCTCATACTATCATTAAAATATGGAGATATCAATTCGTATAATAACTTTAATCCTTTTCTATTAAAAAATAAACAATAATGTCCATTATATTTTTTATAATTACAAGAAATACCTAAATCATTAAATTTCTTTACAAATCTTATATGGCTATCTTCGTCGAACGAATAAGTGGAAATTCTACCAGAATAACCTGAAACACCAATATTATTTAAACTACAACTGTCCATAAACCATATTGCAATCCCCCTAGCATCAATTTCATCTAATATCCACTGTGGGCAAGAAGTTTTTGTTTTAGGAAATTCTTGTTCTAAACCTATAATTTCTGTACAAAAATTAACAGCGGACTTTTTTGCATAACCTTTATTTCTAACAATATTAGTTTTACAGTTAAATATATTAGCTTTCCATTGGCAATATTCTTTTTGATTAATGCTATGCGTAACCGATAATCTAATTTTAGATTTTCCTTCGGTCCTTATATGTCCATTACCTAAAAATGATCCTAATATTAGTTGCTTTTGATCAGAATTAATTGCTTTTACACTTAAACCTTTATCTATAGAACCTTTTATTAAAGATCCTTTAGATAGTTTAGACGCTTCAACCCACCCATTTGATGTTAAAAATTTATGATTTTCTGTACATTTTATCTTTCTTCCATTACAACTTATTTGTACTAATTTTTGCTTGCCTTTCTTAAAAATATTAGAAATTTCTTTATATTCAAATGTTTCTGATAACTCATTAAAACTTAATACTAATGGCATATCATGATTTTTACAAAAATCATGATATAGTCTGCCAATTGATTTAGGTCCATTGTTTGTTACAACTCTTTGTTGATATGGAAAGCACTCATCAAAAAAGATAACGTCAGCAGTATTATGTGTTGGAATACATTTTCTAGTTACCAAAAATAAATTACTTGGACTATCAACTGTAATACAGCGCATTGGAACTGGATCAATAGGCTTTACATCAACTATAAATCTATGTGAACTATTTGTTGTATTTTTATTCTTTATATTTATTAATTTTCTTTTTAATCTAAAAACTTGTAAATTAGTTGAGAATCTAATTCTATATTGGTCCTGATATCTTTTGTCATATCTGTAATTTTGCCCTTTATAAATATAAGCTTTAATTCCTAAACCTAATACAAGCTCATATACTTGATAAGCCAATCTCTTATTTATTTGTACGAATTCTATATTACCATTTTTATCACAATGACCGCTGCTATCTAAAAGCCCTTGCAATAAGGATAATCTCTGTACAAATGAACTTCTCATATAAATATCAGGTATATATTTGTCGTAAGTTACATTAAATTTCTTATAACTACTGACTAATAAACCTAATTTGCGTAATTTTGCAGTAAGCCCTAAAATACGATAAGAATTTGATTTTGAAATACCAAAACTTCTATAATTGTTTATTGAAGATGGAATAATTCTATGTTTATAATTACTTAATACTTCAGGATCGACGGTATCTATTCGCCCTGAACCATCACCACTTCCTAACCACAATCCTAGCAAATACGGATCTACAATTAATTCTTTTTCTGAAAATTGTAATGGTTTACAATTAGGTATAGAATGGTTTGTTTCACCAAAATAATTTAATGTTTGAAATATCTCTTTAGTATTTTTTATTTGAGGGTTAGGCGCATTTTGCCGTTTACCACATAAAAATTTATTAAGATTAATTCGATCTTTTTGGGTATATGTTTGCCATAAATGGTCTGCACAGGCATCTATTTCTGTTCCATCATCAAATATAATTCTATATGATTCTGGTTTCAAATCTATAGGATGTAATTTAATCACATGACATATATTACCACTTTCATCAAATAATTCATCTCCCTCTTTAAGATTAATTAATTTAACAAAACCATTTGGAGTTGGAATCTCAGTATCTAATGATAACATACGACCCATTAATCTATCAGCATCAATGCCTGTAGACTCAATCCAAATATGATTACCACCAACGAATTGTTTAAAATGCAAAGAATCATTAGTAGGACTAGTGGGATCTAGTAGCGCCTGCATATATGATTTTATTTTACCGCCATTTTTTTTATCTGTTTTTTCTTTGTCTTCAAAAACGATAGATGAAGCTATCATTTGATTAAGTTTTGTTTTTGAATATGCGGCGGCTAATTCTAATAAAGGAAAAGCATGAATTACACGAATCGGAGGTTTATTTCCAACACCAAATAAACCAGACCCCATAAAATACATTTCCAAGGCACCAGCCATGGTGGTACCACCAACCTGACGTCCTTTAACCATAATAACAGGCTTGGAGTTTGGCTCTAATGCCTTAATACCTATATACCTATATATATCTGCAAACGGTTTATACCCATTATTACTTAGTTTAAATGGCTTTCCATCCAAAGTAAGGTACTTCTCACAAAAATATACAGGGTCAATTATAGATAACTGATCTTTGAGTTTTTTAAATAATTCATTACCTTCTTTATTCATACCATGAATATATCACTAAAAATAATCACAAATTACTTTGTTACAACTGTAATTGTGTGAAAATATTTTTTGATATTGTCTATATCAAAAAAGATCCCTAATACTTCGCGGGCATCAATCCAATGAAAGCATCGTTATTATCAAGATCAATATCGTAAGAACTAAAAGCGTCCTCACGAGATCCTAAATTGGAAGATTCAACTACATCCGCATTTTTACTTTTTTCTTCTAGATTCTTTTTGCTTACATATTGAATTAAATCATCAGAATCCCAGTATTTAGCATCTGATACGTCATTTTGATGTATTGATCTTACTCTATCTATAATAGCAGGAATAGATAAATTGCCTCGTGTACTTCTAATGACATTGTCAAATGTTGATTCGGCTTGAGGGCACTTAATAAGAATCATTGGTAATCTCTTACCTAATGGTATCTTTTTGTTTATAACAGAATTATTATCAGAAGCTCTTTTTTCTCTCAGCATATATTCAAGTTGTTGCTTAGTTCTTCTAAAATCAGACTCTCTTTCCTCATCCGACAATTTTGCACCAACAGAATATCCAACAGAATAATTCAACCAATATTGCGGCGGAACAACAGCATTTGATATTATTGGATCATAAAAATACTTCAATGTTTTAATTGATTCAACACTGTCTGTTATGTTATTTATTTTATGATCTAGTTCTCCATTTAAACGACCAAGTTCATACCAATCTTTGTTCTGTATTGCTATTTTCATATCATTAATTAATTTCTCTTCTTTATCTAAATCGTCGCCTGGTTCTACTACAACTAGTTGATCAAACAATTCTTCTGTTTTATCTTCTGCAGTTTTAGTTTGTTGAGAGTCGTCAGCATCATTGGAAGTCTTATTAAGATTCTTCAAAAATGCAGACAGACCACTGCGTTCTTTCATGTCTTCAACTGCTGCTGCTACTGATGGATATTTAGATTTTCCATTCATTATAGAACTAATTTGGTCATATAATGAATGCTCAGTTCCGCGAGGTTGTACAGCACCCTTTTCAAGCAATTTATTTTGAAATTGCTTTAGCCAATGATCTTCATCTAATTGACTTTCTGAATTTCTAGATATTACAGTTTGGTGCCTGTTATATTTGTTTGACATTTTAACCTTTAAAATTAGCTGCCCAATCAAATTGATCATCAACGCTAATATCAAAATCTTCATCAGGCATATAGCCTCTATCTTGACGTAGTGGGTAACCCATATCTGCTAACAATTGCATTACTTCGGCTTGTTCTCTATCAGTCAATTTCCATTTCTTAACTTGTTTAGAAAACATTTCTTCGATATCATGCCCGCCAGAGACCATACCATTAATACAAATTCTTGCTATTCTTGAGGCAAAAAGTGGAGCCATAATATAGATACCCTTAACTCCAGTTATCTTTTGTGCTTCTTTTATAAAAGAAGATATTTCTACATCAGACCTCTTCCTCTTGGTTTTCTTTGATTGTTTGATTTTATCTAATCTTTCATAAAGTCTATCGATTCCTTCTTCAATCTTAGCACGTATTTCTTCTATTTTATTGGCATCCAATTCGCCATCCAGGTCTAGCCTCATAGCTTTGGAAATTTCAGAATCCAATTTTTCCAAATATGAAACAGCTCTCTCCAATCCTGCGGTATCATATCCTGAGTGTTTTGGAACAGTATCGAAACGTTCTTTAATCCAAGCTAAGAATCCCGTAGCCCCCTTAGATTCCCAATCCCATCTTTCACTTTTCTTAGATTTTTTGGTATCATCTGAATCTTTTTCTGCAACTTCTAAATTAGCCTCATCAGATTTATCATCTACTTCTATTACTGGTTCCGGGCTATTTGGTGCTCCAGGTAATCCTATAAATTCAATTACGAGTTCTTCTCCTTGTTCAGGCTCCATAACCTCTAACTCTCCACGATTAGAGCGCTCAAATGATTCAGGTTCATCAACAACTAATTCTGTGGAATCACCTTCCAAAAATTCTGCTATAGGGTCTGCATAATCGTTATGATTACCTTCTCCAGATTGTTCCAAAACAACTACTGGGGTGCCTGAAATTGATTGTGATGTAGATTTTAGTGACATCGAGTACCTCTAGACTTAACTCTATAATACGTTTATATGCATTTATATCCTAATATTCCACAAGAGTTATTGAAGGTTATTCTACAAAGCCACAACATTGTCTTATAGGTTTATCAGTACAGCCATTTCTACCGATACTTTTATTGATATAACATATCGATGCATTTGACTTTACAATATTAAAATTTGCATTGATATCGACATGATCAGTATGTCCACAATTGACACACTTAAATATTTTATCATTACGCTTTTCAATATCACCACATTTACTACAAATTTGGCATGTATTGATCGAATCAATATATTGTACTGAAATACCCTGCAAAAGCGCGTTATAGGCTATAATGTTGTCTAATTTGTAATATGACCAAGGGTTTAATGTATATCGAAATAACTTATTGTTTTTCTTATTATTGTGAATATCTTTTAGGCTTTCTAACTTAATACCGCAGTTATTTTGTTTAACAAAATCAACTACTTGTTTGCTAATCTTATGATTAATACCTTTAACTTTTCTTATTTCTTTTTCTTTAATTTCTTTTACTGATACTATGCTAATAGCATTTCCATCTATTTTAACAAATTGGCTTGGTTCGGACAATTTAATTTTGTCTTGATTAATACGTTTACATTTCTTATTTTTAACATACTTACGAAGAATTTGATTACTAATAGCAGGCGGCAATCCAATATCAGAAATATTAGCTGAAGATAATTTATCTTTATTCTTAATCGCATAATTAGCAACGAATATTGCTTCATTTAATTGGTAGATTAAGTCAGCATTATGTTTAATCTTAACTATAAGATTGCTCATTTGCCCCTTTGATTCTCAATATAGTGTTATCAATTCCATTCATTAAATCAACATCTTTTCATATAGAGTATTTCCAGAATCCGTGACACCATAATCCGGATCTTCATCATTTGGCGCATCTAGGTCTTCTTTTGGTGATATTCCATCAGGTAATCCATATAAATCTGATTCATGTGAATTAAGCGTTTCATTTAATTCATCCAACAATGATTGCATTAAACTAATATTATCAGTAATAGCAGCGTCGTCATTGGTATAGTCTCTTCCAAAATCTAATTGATCTGGGCTCTTTCCCTCAAAGTCAGGAATTGTTAAATATTCATCTAACTGTCCACCTATAGGTATAGAATCACCATATGATCCGGAATCTCCTAAAATCGGCGTAGAGTTAATTTGATCATCAGAACCAAAATCAATAGCATTTTTTACTATTGTTGAAAGTAGAATCATTCTTCTGGCAATTCTATTGCTTTTCTTATCACCTTTAGTAATAGAACCATTATCTTCTATATATGAATCATCAGCCTTATATTTGCCCTTCAGTTTTTTTATTTTATCGTTTAAGAAATCTTTCACATTTTTAAACTCATGCATTTTATGATATCCTGCGCCAGGACCATGTTTCGCAGGACCATCTACACCTTGCACTTCATACAAATCGTAGTTTATATAAAATGGTTCCTTGAATCGTGGTTGAATTACGATGGCTCTATCAGATTTATACTTCTTCTTCTTTGGTGTTGGTTCATTAACGCCGCCACCACCTTGAAAGTATGCATTTTTATTAATGTTAAACATTGGCGGCAGTTCCTTTGATATGTTTTTTATAATATGGATATACTTGTTCTGTTATCGGAATATAATTCCACAAGTTCATTTCTGTTAATAAATAGCTTGTTTTATCTGCATCCCACTTAAATGCATCATTTAATTTTTCTGACAAAGACTTAGTAGATGATATTTTTATAGAAGTAGGGTTTCTTTTGACATAATCTATAATTGATTTATCAACATCAAAATTTAGCTTAGAAGCTAGATATATCGCACGGATTACTCTGTTTCTATTTGAAGTTAGAGTGATTTCTGGAGATAAACACGTCTTGATCTTCTTCTCTTTGATATCATTAAATCCACGACGTGTAGGATCAATAACATCTTTTAGATCAAAAGATAGCAATAGGGCATTACAAGTAAAATCTCTACTGAACAATTCTCTCTGCATATTCGTTGGTTTAGTTATTCCCATCTTTTGAAGAAAACCATCTATTCCTTCAACAACAAAATTAGAAGAGAAATCAATTTTAATGTTTCCAATAAAAATAGAACTATGCCCATCAGACATGTTCTTTCGTATAATATTATAATCTTTCTTCAATTCTATGGCAAATTCTTGAGACAAATAATCGACTGTTTTATCCCCAGTAGTAACATCGATATCAGATATTCTGTCTAATTTATTTAAGTACTTATCTCTTGACGTACCACCGCAAATATAGGGTTTAGATGCCCCTATTTTTTGTTGTACTTCGGTCATTTTTTGAAGAAGTTCGCGTAATTTCATAAGTACTATTCATATTATACGGCTAATGGTTTTACGGGCATTGGAGTAGGTGGGACTGGTTTATTTGCCAAATCTTCTTCCACCTCTATTTCTGGAGACTCTTTATTTAATGATTCCATCTCCATGTCTTTTCTAATTTGTTTTCTGGCTTTTTCTTTCTTATCTTCTTCTATTAATTTCTTTTTGGCTTGTTCTATTTCTAAAGAAGATGTGCTAGGAACATCTTCAATATCAATATCTCTAGTCTTCATTGTTCCTCTAAGTTTAGAGATAATATCTTCCAAACGAGTTGAAATGTAGTTATTAGCTTCAAGTGCCTTATTGGTAGCTTCTGATAATGCTGGAAAGAATGGAGCTAATCCCAAACTATCTAGCATCATGTCTGCTAAAGCTAATTGTCTAGGCATTTCCCTTGTCTTATAGAACTTTGCAATATCTTCAAACTTTGCTACAACATCAGCTATAGTTAAATTAGAGAAAATTGATTCTATCATATGATCAAAATCTTTTGACGGGTCAGGCGGCGAAACTTTATCTTCTTTTATCTCTAGATTTTCATTTACTGATTTAACTGGTTTCTCATCGAAAAGTGGGGGTGTGTTTGTAATTTGATGTGCATTCGGAAGTGAAGTGGTGTTTGGAGGTTGCTGCGCGTATGGCAACGCCTGTGCTGACACAGTAATCTCATCATCTATCACTAAGTCGTCATCAGCATCAGATACTTCTAAAGTATCGCCTTTACCCCCAGATTCTAACTTATTTAAGAATTCATTTATTCCTTTAGATTCTGTATCATGTTCTTTTACATGCACTGGTGATGGTGCTGGAGTTGTGGTACCTGGAGTTGTTGCTGGCAATCCGCCAACATTACCGCTACCTTGCATTGGTGGTGCCGCTGAAGTTGGAGCAGGTATACTAGATGACGAGGGAGGTGGAAGGAAAGGTAGAGGGGAAGGGGAAGGGGAAGGCGAAGGGGAAGGGGATGGTAGAGGGGAAGGGGAAGGAGAAGGTGGAGTTGGAGGGGAAGGTGGAGTTGGAGGGGAAGGTGGAGTGGTAGGTGGAGAGATAGGGGATGGTATAGATGAATGTTGCGGTGGAGATGAAGGGGACTCAGCATCAGATGGTATAGTACCCGAATTATTTGGCGCATCTTGAGCTATAGAATGTAATATTTCAGCAGCTTTTGCAAATCCCCTGTAGCTAAGTCTATTAGCCTCTCTAACAATCATATCATTGTATAACTTATCAGATGAGCTTATCTTATTAACCATCTGAATTTTTTTCTTTAATTCATATATAGTATCTAATAATGATGCAAACTCTTTATCAGCAAATAACTGTCCTTCTTGGGATCTAAGAAGTTTTTCGGCTGAATCCAATCTCCCTATAATCTTATTACGTTGTTTTTCTATTATTTTTTTCTTTTCAGAAGTTGATAGTTCGTCAGTAACAGAATCTCTAGCAAAATCAATACTGTTACCATCAACATTTTGATTCGTTTTTTCTTTTATTGGATCAGGCTTAATCGGAAGCAAATATCCAACATCAGCATCACCATACCAATTATGTGCAACTTTGTATTTCAAGTGAGTACCCTCTTCATAAAATCGTAACCAGTTAAGAAAATCATATACTTCAGTTATAAACCAACCCTTAGTTGCAAAACGAACTGCGGCATTTCTACTAAGTTGATTTTTCTTCTCCTCATAATATATGGTTTTAACGGCTTGTAGCCATTTCTGCATATCATGAGCGCCAGGTATATTTTGCATTTGTTCGAAATTAGGATATGCTGTTTTTGTCTTTACTTTTTTAAATAATTCTGGGTTTACGTCTCTAAGATCTTCAATATCTACTCCTAATTTCTCAAGAATCCTCAATTGTCTCAATAATCTTTCCATTTCTGAGGGATCTGACGTATATAAATGACTATCTGGATATATAATAATTAGATCACTCCATCTTGGGCAATCTTTTATATTAATTTCCGTTGAAGATTTTGTCATGAAATTACTCGTTAATTTTCTTGTTAATTGTTTCACTTAAAAGTTTAGCTTCAGCCAATCTCACTTCTGTATTAGGTGCATCTTTCTCACTTGGAAGCTTTAACTTTGAAAATTCTTCATTAAACACTTCCATAAAATACAAAGATGTTTCTAAGTCCATTTGAGATAGAACTTTTCTTATTACATCATGAAATACAGAAATATGCTGATCTACAACCTGTAATGTGACTTTGTGTTCTACTGTTTGATTTACCGGGACTTCTGTAAACTTGTAATACTTCTCCAATATATTTCCAAGAACTTCGGCATAATCAATTAACAATCTATCTACTCTTGTATTGATGTTTCTAGGATCTTCTTGTATTTCATCGAAAACCTGAGCCAATCTGCTCTCGATAGCAACACATAAGTTAGTAACAATTTGCCTTATATCCAGTTCCTTGCCAGCCAACTCGAGCATTTTATTCTTGTAAGTTGGATTATTTTGAATAGATAAAGATAGTTGCTCCTCAGTATTTGTAGCTAACGCTGATTTAGATTTAGCCAAATCAGCATTAATCATATTATAAATGTCTAAATAATTAGATTGAAAAGACTTAATAGATTTTTCCGCAATTACAAACTTCATTTCGCTTACATTGGTATATTTAGCTTTCAACCAATCATGTATATCTTTAGCAGAGATACCAATAATTAGTTTAGAGATAATCTCGTCCTTATCTGGATGCTCCAAAATCTTCTTGAGTGCATTTTTGTTCATTACACGCTGCTCTTCCAATCATATTATTACCAAAATACCTTCTATATTGTGTTGAAATTATTGTCTTAATCTATCTTCTCTAGAATCAAAAATATTATAGAATGGGGCATCAAATGCTTTAGTTTGATTAGATACATCACCGCCAGGAACCTTTGTTCCATTATTTAGAGTGAACCCAGTTTCAAAATTATAAATCTTTTTATCTAACTCACACTGCCACATATGTTCACCTACACGAGCCATTTGCGCCCCGGGATGGTCTGGACAATATCTAGAACTTAATGGTGCCTCTAATATATCCATTTGTTTTGTCATATTACTATTTTCTATTAACTTTTCAGAATCAGCGATTTTGTTTACTTCAGATAAGTCCTTTCTTGGTTGCTCATATTTTTTTTTAACTTCTTCCAGCCTTTTGTCTAAAAGATCTTGCCTCTGAGCAACAGCATCAGGAGGAGATGCGATTGTTAATAGAAGTTCATCTATTACAGAGGCTTGTTTTTGTAAAGCTGGATCACCAGATTCATCAAGAGCCGTAGCAAGATTTGCTAATTCTTCTACTGATTCAGGAGTTATCTTAGATTCTTCAGGTGGTTCTATATCTTCAACCGCTTCCGCAGTTATTTTTAACAAAGCCGCTGCTTGAACACAAGAGTTTGCAACAATTTGCAAACATTCTTCGTCATATTCTGCAAGTAGTATTGCTTCATTATCTGGACTTTCAAGCCAAGATGCTATTGCTGTTAACATTTCTGATATTCTCATATTACTCCACCTTCATTGCATTCGCCTTCACCGCCTAAGAACCTCTCTCATTTTTATAGTCTTTATATTTTAAATTCTTTTACACCAGCATTACGTAATTCCTCTTTGAATTCGTAGACATCTTTGGCAAATCCGCTATCAAATTTGGGCTTAGTTCTGCTATTATTCCATGCCCTAATTATATCTACCAAACGATTTCTCAAATTTATTGCAGTTTCTTTCAATTCTTCATTAGGTAAGGTATTTGGAGCATTATAAATATAATACCACAATGGATCCTCAACAGAATCTATTCCATAATAATCACCCATTGCTAACAAAAATGCCTTTATAAGATGTCGATCAAGAATTTTCATATCAATATCACCGACCTCAGTAATTCCTGGTTCGTTATATTGCGCAACTAATTCTGAATCCACACCGCGAGCTTCCCAAATAGACTTTATCTTCTCAAGCCTAGGAGCAAAAGATTTTGCAAAATTATATACACCCTGTATTATTTTGTCTCTATATTCTTTACCTGGAACATTTATATTATGAGTATCTTTTATTTTCTCATATATAGCATAATCATTCGTAATGTTATTCAGATGTACCAATAGAGTACATATTCTATCATAAAACTCGTTTTTATCCATTGGATTATCTGGTGTTTCTTCCTCTAATTTAGTTCCGAATTCAGAGGCTGCGTTTAAAAAACTCATAGCAAGACCTTTGCGCTGTTTGCCTCCTGGTGTAACATTGCTCTGTTCAATTCTATATAATTCTCTTATAGCGTTGAATCTGGATAGAACGCCAGTTGTTTTTGAGGAATGACCTAAAATAGCTCTTAGAACGCCAAGCATTTCGCCTTTGTGTTCTTTCAACATTTCGTCATCTGATTTAGCAGCAAATGACAAAATCTTATACTTGTAATTATAGATATCTGCTAATCTAAACAATCGTTGAGTCATGATTTATCCAAAAATTTTAGCATTCATAAAGCTTGCACCCTCATATGTTTCATCCATTCCGCGTCTGTATAATGGTCGACAATTACCATCCTTATCCTGATAAACCTTATGTAATGGCAAACCAGTATGTCCACATATTGGGTACTTGCTAACCTTGCTATCACTAATAATCATGTTGCAATGATTAGCAGAAGATGCTTCTACCCTCTTAGTTCCTAATCCATGTACAAAAGCTTGGAATCCAGTTGCATAAGCTTTCGCATCTCCAGAATTAGCCAACACATTTAGAGCGTCTTCTGCTTTGGCAACATTACCTTCAGATACTGCAGATCTGATATTATCAATTAATTCACTTGGTTTAAGATCGAACAACGGAGAAGCAATTGCTGCTGCCTTATAATCTGATTCGTTGTTGACATATAGATTATCAATATTTTCTTTTTCAAAGACTGACACAGAGCCATTGCACAAAAAGACTGAAGGTTTATTCACTTTGCCATTAGTAATTTTGACCGGCACCACAAAAGCAACTTTGCCACCATCCAATGAAACACTATAAAATACTGTATTTTCGTTAACATCAGAAATCGCAAGTTGAGCATTAGAATAACCCATACTAACCAAGTCTCTCATTATATTGTTGCGAACAATATTAATTGTATCTTTACCAAACTTAAATGTTGCAAATCCAGTTGGTGTTGAAAATCGCTTCTCAAAAGACACAAATTCATCAGATTTTGGAAGGACAACATCTCCTTTTGCTGCTTCATCTACTTTTTGTCCAATAATTTGCCCCTGGAAGAATTCTGCCTTACCTTGACGAGTAGCATATAATCTTGTAAGAGCTAATTCAGCATCGCTGATTTCTCTGTTTTCGCTAGCAGCCTTTGTAAGAACACCTAATATATTGGCAGCACTAATCTTAAGCTTAGAACCTGCATTTGCAGTAATATAGTCTTTTACATTGTTGTGATTTAATTCTTGTGGTCCCAAATTACCCATAAATACAGATGCTTCGGAAATCTTATTATCAACTACTTCAATAGGAACATAAAAACTAGTAATTCCCTTTGGAGTCTCATAATCAGCCTTAAGAACAAGAAATTTATCATTACCATCACAAACAGCTAAGGATGTTGGCTTGAGCCCCCAAGAATCCAAATCAGTATTAACTGATACAACAGCTTTATTTGCAAGTGCCTGGGAATATAGTTTTAACGGAATATTTTTGTCGAATGCACTATTTAATGCATTTGATAGAATTGGGTCTGCTACTTCATAAAAATTCAAATTAGTTGAATCATCTCTTGAAGCTGTTTTAACTTTTTTTGGGGCTTCTACGATACCAAGTTCGTCCCTAAATAATTGGGCAAACTTTGTGTTTGTAGAATACAGCTTTTGATATAGACTTTTAAGATCTCCTCTGCTAATAAATAATGTATTATTAGCTGCCATTTGATCAATAACTCTCAACATAGTTCCAATTGTTTGGTCATGAGGATATAATTCGAGAGATTTTGCTAATTTAACAGCTAGCACAGGAGTAGCAATCTTATGATTATCCTCTATTGTATTTGTGATAGAACTAATTAACTGTTGTATTTTATCGAGGCTCATTTAAACACCTATTCCGTAATTTAACCCAATTCAGGGTATTTACTTAATACCTCTTTTTTAGCTGATTCACTAAGTTCATTTAACAATGAAGTGACTAATTTTTTATTATTGGCTAACTTTTGTGGTAAATATTGTTCTACCTTTGATAATTCAGAACGTGGAATACCCAATTTATTGTACGCTAGTCTAACTAATGGATCTCCCTTATACGATATTTGCATATCGCCACTAATTTTATTAATTGAAACAGACCATGAATTTACTATTTTTTCATTTGGATCTGGCTCATAAATAGATACAATATAGTCACCATCGTCAGCGCTCTGAATTTGCCATAGTTTGGCGCCATTGTCATCGTCATTAAAGCGAACCACATCAAATGCTACCCGTTCTATACGATCTTGTACATCTTGAAGACGATAAGCCTTCTTATAAATAGCTTTTTCTAAATCTGAGTAATTTATAGCAAATTTCGACATCACGTCTCCTATTATACAGAATATGCCATACTATACATAAAGAAATATTGATAATAAGTATACCTTATTCTCTATATTACTATCCAATAGAATTCAATTTTATTAGCAAAAAAAGAGATGTAGTTTTTAATCATAAAACTACATCTCCTATATACAATTATTGTGTCAATCACCACCAACATAATACTGGTGGCTTTCTTGACATAAGATTATAAATTAAGTTATCTTACCAAGTCTCGTCGCGCAACTCTCTCATTTGGCTTAGTATCTCTTTTATACGAACGTCATTCTCTATTATTTTTATAATCTTTTTTCTAGCCCCACCATATATCTTCTTGCCATTTTTGTAATCCACATTACCATTTAGTGATTTAGTAATAGAGCTTTGGTTCACATTAAGCATCTTAGCAATTTCCATCTGTGTGTAACCGTCAGCATATAGTCTAATGACTTCTCTCTGTCTTGGTGTAAGTAAAGTGTCTACAACCCTCCAAAATTCAACTTTCAGTTGTTCTTCAAGTTCCATTAAGTCCTCATTATAGCCAAATGGATTTAATCTATTGTAGATTCCCTCCTCATTACAAAAAGACTCCATCATATCATTACTACAAACTGTTTCGAGCAAAACCCACTGATAATGGTCGCTCCTGTTCTGTCTTTTATTCATGATGCTCCTCATTTATGGTCTTATGCCAAGAAGGCCACCAGCCTTGTGCTGGTGGTAATTGACGATATTTAAAGTTGTATTTTGAGCTTTAAGTTAATCAATATAACTATATCTACTATTTAATCTTTGACAAGAAAAGATAATGACTCATAATCATTATGTGATAGGAACTCGTCTATATCTTTGTATTCCTTGGGCAAATAAAAGTTTCGAATGTTAGCATATTTCCCGAAACGTTCTACAATACGTCTTCTTCCTCGCTCACCAGCCTCATCATTATCCAACAATAAGAATATATTATTGGTGTATCTGCTAATTATAGAAAATTGATAGTAAGTCATATTAGAATTCCCTAACGCAACAATATTTCTAAATCCAGACTCTACAGATTTAATAACATCAAATTGTCCTTCTACTATATAGACACTATCTTGTTGTATAATATTACGTTTATTTTCATATAAGCCAAATAAATAGTTTCTTTTCTGAAAAACAGTATTCTTATATTTTGCTATTCCTTCTTTAGATCTCTCTTCTTCTGACAATAACGTTCTTCCAACAAGAGCAACTATTTCTCCGTAAGCACTCTTATATGGCATAATAAGAGGATAATTATCAAAAAATGAAAATAAAAACGTTCTTGGATAAAAAGAGTCTTCAACATCCTTATTATATAGTAGTTTTGTTGAGTACAAATCTTCTTCTGATATTAAAGAGGTTAAAACCGATATATTACTTATATTCGGAAAATATCCAAATTGAAACATTTCTTGGCTAGTTTTATTAATACGTGAATCAAGATAATCCCTACATTCCTGTGCCTCTGGAAAGTTCTTTAATAAAAACTGACATGATTCTACGATTTTTTCTAACATAGCGTCTTCCTTATGCTATATCCTTATCTACTGTTTTCAATTTTTCCTTCAACATATTCTTGAATGGAATACTAAGATTATCTAAAGATTTGCGGCATGAAGAGCATACAATGTCATCATTAAGTAATAATGGTCTATCCTGTTTTCCACACTTATCGCATTTAACTGCAAAAGATATAGGAACTTTCTTTTTATATTGTTTTAAGTTCTTCATTTGTACTTTTGTAAAGTATGTGACATTTGTAATCTCTTTATTACAGATAGAGCAATATACTTTATCGTCTTTTGGATCAATATATGGCTCTTGAACCTTACCACAACCTTTGTTATTACATGGCATAGAAAACATATTGTACCTTATATTAAGCTAAAACATTAAGCAAAGCTTGTATATTGTCTGGATATTGAACGTTTAATATAACTCTTTGAGATCCAATACCTTCAACTCCAAGTTTAGGAATAATCACTTCATCTTTGTTTTTTGATTTTGGAGGTATAGATATATCTATTTCTCCATTTATTGTATTTACCTTTTTATTACAACCTGATAATGCTTCTAATAAAGAAATATCGATATGTGATACTACATCACGACCAATAATAGATAAGCCTGGTGCTGGCTCTACTTCAATATGAAGATGTACATCAGTATATTGAGCAAAACCCATAATACTTCCCATATAATTTCCCATTCCGTTTAGACGTAAAACATCGCCAGATTCAACACCACCCGGAATATTTACTTGAACAGACGATTCCACTTCAATATTTCCTGAAGCATTACACCTCTGACATGGTTGCATTTTACGAACCCCACCACATTTATCACATGTCTGAGAGAATATCATTCCTCCGCGCCGCTGCGTAATCATTCCTGATCCCTTACACTTATCACATCCATTATTAATATGTTGTTCTCCTTGGCCTCCACAATTATCGCATTGTGTATATCTCTTAAAAGAGATATCTTTCTTACAACCAAGAACTGATTCCTTAAACGTGATAGTTATATTAATATTAATTAGCGGAACATAATTTCTATATTGTTGTCTACCAAATGGATTTCTTATACCAAATTCATCAAATGGGTTTCTCATTATTGGTGGTTCTTTATCGGTTCCTTTTCCAGATTGAACACATCCATAAGCTTCATTGATCTTTTTGAACTTTTCTTCCGCGCCAGGCTCTTTATTTATATCTGGGTGATACTTTCTAGTAAGTTCCCTATAACGTTTTTTAGCCTCTTCCTGAGAGGCGCTCGTTGGTAATCCTAAAATTGAATATGCTTCTTGTAAATTCAATGAACTAAACCTTTCTTAACTATTTTAACTTTCTGAGCAACTTTCTTCTTGGTCTTTTTAACTGTTGCTCTTTTTTGCTTAATTTTCCCGGTTAAAACAAAGGCATAATATAGCGCAACTGCTATGCCGTCCGCTCTATCAAAACTTTCGTCAACAATTTTCGTGACTTTACTGCGCTTGCCAGTTTTATACTCATAAGGAAATGTAATCCCTAAATGTTTTGCGACAAGCTCTGGTATATCTTCTTTTTTGGGAGATATTTTCCCAATTTTCAATCCGTTTCTAATTGTCATTACATTAAACAGTTCTGGTCTAAATTTAAGATAATCAAAAGCCAACACACCAATCATTCTATTAAATGTTGTTAACATGATTATGGTATTTGCAGTACTTTTGCCTTTCATGAATTTAATAATGTCTTCTATTCCTATATAGTCTGGCTTGCATGCAATTATTATATCATTAACTTTATTTCTAGTATCAATTATTCTGTCTATTATTTGCCCATCTTTAATTGGCTTTAAATACCCGGAATCAATTAATATAATGTGTCCAGATGTATTATCTGTTGATACTAATCCCCAACCTATGGTTTCGCTTGAAACGTCAAACCCTAATATTCTACTCATATCATAGTATATATCTACAAAAATAAAGGGGTCTAGACTAAAAGTACTAGACCCCTTTCGCATTTTTTTAGCTTAACGATCAACTTGCGTTTACGCTGTCACCGTCATATGCTGGGAATAATTCATCATCGTCATCTGACATACTTACTGGTGAAGGGGGTACTTTAACGGATTTATTTGTCTTTTCAGTTTTTGAATATGGTGTTGTCCCCACTGCATCTACTGCTAATCCATTGATCTTATCAATTCTCTTTTGAACCATATCTGGTGTAGGTGGAGTAACTCTGCGCTTTAAATCTTCTAAATCAACTTGTGTATCTTTGATTTTTTGATCCGCTGCAGATAGTGGCTCTTTAGGGATGGGTTGAACTGCATAATATCCAGTTGCACCACCGTTCTTATCGACAACGATATCGATATCATACTTGGTAGGATCGCCCCAACGAGCAGTATTACGGGCATATTTTCTTATTTGAGAAAATACTGCATATGAAATATCAAGAATTTGATACTTGCCAGTTTTACGACTAATTACGCCAATTAGCCAGCGTGGTTTTGGTTTATCTCCTGTTGCGCATAATGGGCAGCTTCCATGAATCATGGAACAGTATACTTTTTGTCCAAATCCAGTATCACCTTCTTTGTTATACTTATGAACCAAGTATTGGAAAGGTTGTGTTACTAGCCTCATCTCATTAGAGCCTTCATCTAATCTCAAGAATAAATCCTTCGAATTCTTCTTTTCTGAACCCAAATATAAATCATCATTCCAAGAAACTTCACCAAATGTAGTTGTCATTTTGATCTCCTAATGTTATTTCATCTGTACTATAAGTACTATATCTACTTAACAAATCGAATGTTATATATCTATTTAACACATTAGATTAGCGTGTTACAAATCTAACATAACGAGTACGAGTATGATCTGTTGTTCTACCAAACTTTACACTAATTCCCCTGACGCGAATTCTATTAACCACACGATTTAATACAACTCTTAGTGCGCTAGGAGAACGAGGTAAATTGCTCTTATTTCCTATGTAAGTAACTAATTCTTTTCGCAAATCAGTCATTGTACCTGTCCACACATTTCTATTATCAAGCACCCTCAAAACACCGTCCAAAACCGTATTATTCACATCGAATTTAACAACTTGCCCGGTCTTCTTAGATATTTTTACATTATTATTTGATATCATTTTATCACCTATTGTTTGCAACTATTTTTGTTATTTTTAACCTTATTTTGCCCTGAAAACTAAACTTCTAATACTTACAATTTTGTGCCAGGGCAGCATCACTTCCAAGAATAATTCTTTTTCTGCACTTGTCAAGATTTCCGAAAAAGAAGTTATTATCTTGTCTTCCGTCATATTTTTATCAGCATATAGCCCCTTCGCCTGTACAAATCCGTTCAATAACTCAGGCTTATCTAGCGTAATAAAAAATCGAAAAATTTTCGATTTTCCAACGTTTTGTTCTACTGTAATTAAATACGATGGCTTATTCATAACAGGACTTCCAGCAGGAACTCTATTGGACATATTTATTGCAATATCAGTTGACATTATCATTCCTTTACTTTTTAGATCTTCCCTTCTTAGTAGACTCAAGAGATTCAGTTGAATCTAAAACCTTTTCAGAGGCATTTCCAAGCTTTCTAAGTGCTTGTTCTGCGCGCTTTTGTTCTAACTTCGCTTCACGGGCTTCACCGATCTTAACTATTAATTCTGACGCAAGTATAGGATCTTCTTTAATTGCTTCACAATACTTTGGAAAACCAACCCATTTTTTATCGCCATATTCATGCGTTAATGATGTTGTTTTTTGTACAACATCATAGTCCAAAGCTAATTGAGCAATTTCTTCATGTTGATCTATAATGCCAACTCCAAAATTAACCTTGAATTCACATTTTCTTGGCCAAGGTCCGAACTTAGATTTTTCAATAGTTGCCCTCATACAATGACCAACCTTATTCTCTTTTTCATCCAATACCATTGCGTCTTTTCTTTGAACTGCTTCAAAATATACGTTAGCACTTAGGAAGTGAGAATATGTATTACCTCCAGAATATGTATGGTCTCCACCATACATATCCATACTATCTTTCTTGTGATTAATAACAATGAAAGGAACTTTTGCCTTATGCAATTCCAAACTTAGCTTTCTGAATGTAGTCGTCAAGAATCTTGCAAGCAAGGACATATTCATCTTTCCAACAGCAGCCGTATCTTCACCAGGAGGAAGAATAGATCCAAGGGAATCTAGAACAATCAGATTTATGTTTAACTCTCCCTTAATAATAAGGTCAAGCAAACCTTCTTTAGATTTACCCTTTAGTATATGTGTCTTAGCATCTTCTTTTGGCACACCTAAAAGCATTTCGAAACATTTACGACCATTAGCAGCCATATCGCCTTCTACAAGAATAACTCTAGAGGTATCGACTCCTAATATTTCAGCCCAATTAGGATCAAAAGTTTGCTCAGCATCAATAAATACTTGTTGTGAATTAATATCTTGTTTTTGTGCTTCATAAATAGCAAGAATAGCCATCAATGTCTTACCTGAACCCGCCGGTCCATAGTATTGGATAATACGTCCTTTAGGCAGTCCACCAGCAGACAAAGCATCATCTAAAGACAACGAACCTGTCGGAATAACAGGAACTTTTTCTCCAATTGTTTCATGGGCAAACCTGTAATCTAATTGATCCTCTGATTCAGCATAACTTCTAAAGAATTCATCTAATTTATTTGACATATTATCTCCGTTTATTCATAGTCTCTTGGCACATTCTCAGTAATACCAGAACTATATCCGAGGATCGATTTTATCATATTTTTTCTAATATGAAAATTGCAAACGTTTATCTCTTGTGAATTTTTGTTATACTAAGTTTCCTTATGTTTATATTTTATTTATAAAATAAGACATATTCGAAAATAATTCAATACAAACTTTTTTAACATAACCATCAATCATTCATACCCTTCAGGGATTTTTTCACAAGATTGAGTAGTAATTCCCAAAATAGTCTTTCTAATTCCAGAGGCTATATCCTTATAGTGATGATGCGACTTAATTAACACATCATATTTCTTCTCTAAAACAACTTTACTAGCTTTAGCCTTTGCCAATCTAATTTGTAACTCTTCGACTTCTGGCGCAGATTCAGAATACCATTTTTTCATATCAGATGTTGTTCTACTTCCATCTGGCGCTGTATAATTTAAAGCTGCCCTATTTTTCGCACTATTTATTTTAGCTTCCAAATAAGAAACCGTCTTAACTATCTTACAAAGATACTCACTCAATATATCGGCTCCCCTTAATGCTTTTTGTTGAAGCATTTCGGCATGTGCCAAATCATGCGCAGTATTTTCGGCTAAAACATCTAACACATCTTGAATTTCTGTTAAATCGAAATCTAAAAAATTCTCTTCTAAATTATCGCCCAAAAAATCATTAAGCACAACCCTTGCAGTCATAATCAACTTCCTTCATAACATAGGATTTACGAAATTATCTCTCGACAAACTAAATTATTTGTCTTTTAACTTGTCGCGAACCTCTGCACACAAAGAATCTACTTTTTTGTGCATAATTCTTAAATGCTGGTGCTGCATAACGCTCATAAGAAACAAAAACACTTCGAAACTTGTTTGTCGTCTTGAAGGCGGTTTTAGAAAGATTATTATACCATTATCATCTGTCTCAAACAGATCTATAAACAGATCTTCTCCTTTGTTGGTTAGACTCGTATATGATGCAACAATCTTTTGATACATTTGATCTTCATCATACGTAAGATCAACTCGTTTATTATCAATTACTCTAAGTGGCATGCACAAATCCTACTTTCATCCGGACCTAGAAAACCCACCCTTCCCCCTACTTTCTCCCGACTCGAAGTTTCTACGAGAGTTATATATCCTATCTTGCATTTTCTTCAATTTCAATAAATCAGCCGCATTTGAGGAAGAATTGCTCTTGCTAATTCCACGGTTAGCCATGGCTAGAACAACAGGAGGTATTTCATCATCCTCAGACACCGGCAAAGACGAAGTTATATTTGCATCTTCCTCAGAAATAAGTGCTTGCATCTCAGCCACAGCTTCTGGATCAGCATTTTCAATCATTTCAGCAGAAATAAATCCATTGCTATCGGAAGTTATTGCCGTAACCCCAGCCCTCTTAATTTGGTCCGCCATTTTTTTAAGACGTTGAGTCTTTTCTGCTGCTGACTTAAATCCATCGATGTTTGGCTTGACTGCTTCTGCTCTCTGAAAAAATGAGGATGTTTTCTCATCCGTTTGAATCTTTTCAGCCACAATTTCCTCTTCCTCACCGCTTTCATTCTTAACCTTTACAGTGAATTTTGCATTATCAATAACTTCTTTTTGTTGATTATTTTTGCTAGTTTCTTTAGCAAACTTATCGATCAACCCACCCTGCAAATAAGTCGGTAAATCAGGTGAGTCAGTTTTAATATAATTATAATTTGATAATAGCCAATCATTTAGTTGTTCTGGATAACTCAATAAAGCATCTATAGTTTCTCGCAAATCAGATAACAAATCCCTTAATTTCTCTTCCATAATACTATTGCCACAGAAGGGGCAGACATTACTATCTATTGCATGCTTCCACTTTGGATTGATTTCTGATTCGCATGACATACATTTCATATTTACAACCTTTATTATAAACTATATCAAGATTATTTATATCAGCAGATAATTACAATTATGATACTTTGCAAAAAGAGCCCGACTTAGAAACTTTATTTAATGTTTATTACGGATTCGACATTATATCTAAATTTAAAACTTTAGATATGATAAACACTCTAATTTATAAATGAAACCATCGACCTCTATTAAACTATATTATTGCTAAATAACACAACCTTTTTCAAAATATGTTAAAACGCATCACTATTTGATGTGTCTGACATATTTTGTATAGTTTGCTACGATAATTCTTCATCTTCTATATCATCAATTCTCTGGATCTTCATCCAAATCTATAAGACCCTGATCATACAGGTGATCCTCAAGTATCTCCATTAAATTGTCAATCTTATCTGGGCTTCTATCTACATTTTCTGTTTTAACTTTAGATTCCTTTAGATTTACTTTCTTTGCTTTCAAGTCAGCAGGAAGAGATGGTATCATCGAAATATTAAACAAATTATCTAAAATCACGCCAACATTGTCATCATAATCGTTTGTACTGCCAGAAAAATGCAACGCCAACCCCACATCGAACACAGCTCTACTATGTATTTGTTTCAATCTTTCTTGTACCATTTGCCATCTGTCAGGGAATATAGTACAAGAACACTGATCTCCGTGCATATCTTCTATCACAGCCTTAATCATTGATTGACCATAGTATCTGCTTGTCTCTTTCTTTACTTTAAACTCGAAAAAATCTTTAACAATTGCAATCATTGATTGGATCGAGGTTTTATTCTTAGATTTTCTAATCTCTTTAATAGCTGTATGCTCTTTATCGAAGAATTTTCCATGTGCTTGATATGGCTTGCACACAAAAGATTCACCAAGATAGAACTGTTCTAAAGCATATAATTCAGATACTCCCCATTCAGCATCGTTTGGCCAAGGATATATAAATTCTTCTTTTGTCGGATCATGCTTCTTACACCATACTTGTAATTTCTTTCTATAATCAGAACAATACAGATAAATCAATTTTCTTGGAATTTTGAATTCATCTAAACAGCCACTTGCTGCCAAAGCTTGAATATTGTTGGCACGTACCTTCTTAGAATCTACTCTGACCATAAAATCAAAAAAATTCTTAAATGGTCTCTTTGCAATTATCTCTTTTATTGCATCTTCTCCAACAAATTTCAAAGCATCTAAACCAGTGATTAACTTATTATCATCGCCTATCGTATAAGTAAGTTGTGATGTATTAATATTTGGTGCTACTATTTTTACATTATGATCTCTGATTTCTTTCTTAATCTTTTCTATATTACTCTTGGCATCTTGGGCGTTTGAATTAACTTCAAACATTAGATTTGCCAATAAAAATTCTATCGGATAATGCGCTTTTAGATAAGCAGTCTGATACCCAACCATGGAATATAATGTGGCGTGAGAATTAGATGTTAATACTCCATTTGATAAATAAAATTGATGATCTAAATGATCCACTTCTAAATCATAAGTCTGAAGATCTCCAATATATTTAACAGATTTTATATTCCCCATATGCTTCTCCAATTTTATATTCCTGGTATTTTTTATCTAAAATATCTAACAACTTATTTAAATATTATTTCTAAATTATCAGTTTAATATGATCAATTATAATATCTAATTTTATCGATTTAAATGTTCCACAGCATCAACAATAATGGTTAATTTTTCATTTATTATCTTCCACAATGGAAGCATCTCCCCACTTTCCTCTACACGAAATTTATGGTTAATTGTACATTTAACTTTTTCTCCAGTTACTAACTCTATTTCAACTAACGGCAATATTCCATGATCATATTTATTTGTTACTTCAACAAAAATATCTTTTTTAGTCTTTTCATCTCTAGATCTAATATACTCTCCAGGGACAACATCACATATCATCTTTTGGTATAAAAATTTACCATCTGAAGTATATATGTCAATTTTTTCTAAAGCTGACAAACATAAATTGAAACCATATCCACCAAATTTTTCTATAGTTTCATCCCAAATTCTTTTGGCTATTTCTTCATTAATACCATTCTTAATAGCACCTTCAATAAATTCTATTCTCCACTTCTTCGCCTTTTCAGGATCCTTGCCCTTCGCTTTTGTAAGCTTTCTAAGACGATCAGCTTCATGCAATGACCATCCAGCAACATCTTGTGCCAAATACATTAAGCACTCTTCATATAAACCAAAACCATATGTATTACCGAATCCTCTCTTAAGGGCTGGATGTAATAATGTGATTGGTTTTTTACCATCTCTAGTTAGAATGAAATCGTCTCTCATATCTCGTGCCGATGGTCTAGCCAATGCGTTAATATTTGATATATCATTGATATTACATGGCTTAATTCTCCTACACAGATCTGTGGTGCCTCCACTAGTTCCTAGTTGGAATACGCGCAACGTATCTCCAGATGATATTAAATCATAGGTTTCTTTGTCATATTCATCATAATTTAACGGATCTGGCGGGGGTTGTTTTCCAGCCTGTATAATAAGTTCGGTTGTCTTGCTAATAATATCTAGAGTAGATAGACCTAACATATCCATCTTTACAAGACCATTATCCTCAGCCTTTTCTTTATCGTACTCAATGGCTAAGGCTCCATCTTTATCTTTTCTAAGAGGGACCAATCCAGTTAGGGGTCTTTGAGATATAATAATGCCACCAGCGTGAGTAGACCATGCACGATACTTACCACAAATATCCTTATACTTTAAGAATTCAGGATATTTCTTGCAATATTCTGCAAATAAAGGTACCTTTACTAGAGCATCATCAATACTGTGAATATCAGCAGGTATACAATCTGCAACATCATTTCCGATCTTTATGGCTGCCTCTCTTGACCCGCCAAGCTCGCATGCTCTGGCAATATCCCTAACAAATACTTTCGGAGTAATTGTATTAACATTAGATACATGCGCGACATGGTCTTCACCATATTTTAGCTTAAGGTATTCTTGTACCCTTGCCCTGCCAGACGGAGCGAAATCTGTGTCAATATCAGGAAAGCTAGACTTTTCCTTATTATGGAATCTTGCAAAAATCAAATTATATTTTATTGGATCTGCTTGGTGAATATTTAGCAAATAGGCGACCAATGAGCCACCCACAGATCCACGACCTGCTCCTACAGCAACCCCATTATTTCTTGACCAATTTATATAGTCTGCTACGATTAGCATATAGCTAGAAAACCCATGAAATTCTAATACATCGAGTTCTTCGGCTATACGGTCTTTATATTCTTGTATTTTATCTTCATCTATATCTTTAAGTCTTATGCTAAAATTCTTATCACACTTAAATCTCAAATACCTCTTATCTTCATCTAGACTTTGAACAATATCAGGCTGTGTTGCGCTCCAACTAATAAACTCAGAATAATCACCCTCATCCTTAACTGGAAATATTGGTAATTCCTTTCCAGACGGATTAGAAAACTTAGGATCTATCCAATTAGGATACTCACACATTTGAGAAAAATAAATGCTATTAGAACATAATTCCTCAGCAAGTGCATCTCCATAATTTCTGCTAAAGAAAGACTTTACTTCATCTCCAGATTTAAGATAAAAATCAGGAACAGTATATCTTAGTCTATAATTAGAATACACTGACTGATGAGATCCTATAGATAATAGCACATCGTGTGTCTCATGATCTTCTTTATTCACATAATGTGAATTACAAGCTGCCACAACGCGCACACCATGCTTTTTACCTAACTCTATCATCCTGTGATTTATGAATTTTTGATCAATCTCATCGTTGAATATATTTGAACCTCGCTTCATATTATTTGGTTGAACTTCTAACCCAAGGTTATCACCAAATAATTCTTTAAGCCTAATTATGGTATTTTCTGCCTCATCTATCTTACCATTCATTAAAAGCTGGCTTACAATACCATTACCACACGCAGTTAAGCAAATCAAACCATTAGCATATTCATTCAACATATTCCAATCAATTATGGAATATACCCTCTTTCCAATCAAAGAGTTTTGATCGAAACCTTTTTTATTTAGGGTTAAAAGATTTTTATACCCCTCAGCATTTTTCGCTAATAGAATAATGTGCCGTAATCGATCTGATGGTTTAGTAATATCGTCTTGAAAATATAATTCGCATCCTATTATAAGCTTAACTCCTGTTTCTTTTGATATCTTCAAAGCGTCCCAGGCGCCAGCTAAAGATCCGTGATCAGTAATAGCTATCGCTGTTTGACCTAACTCTTTTGCTTTTTTGAATAATCCCCTTACAGAGGACAGTGAATCTAATATAGAAAAATCTGTTTGATTGTGTAATGATACGAAATCAATCATATAGCTTCCATTACTTGATAAGTACTTTAACAAATACACATCTCACTTATTAGAAAGCAATTTTAACCTAATGTATAGGTTACGTGTGTTTTGTCAGGGAATACGGTACATTTATAGTTATATAGTTATAATAACTTACGTCTTATTAAGATAGATCGTAATTCTTTTTCGTCAAGAACTTTGTAATTTTCATAAATATTATCAATTATTTTAAATTGATCTTTCCAAAATTTCTTATCATCATTATTGATTAATAGTGATTTAATATCAGAATAATACAGCCGTTTCTTTTGAAATAAACCATGAGCAATAATACTTACTGAATTCCAATTATCTTGTAATTCTTTCAATGTATTACTTATAAGTTTCTTTTTTAATTTATATCTTTGCTTACCTGGAGTAGCAAGTTTATATTTTTTGATTAATTTAGCAGCATTTTTAGTATCATCAGACGATCCATCTTTTAGAAATATTGGTAACGTATCGGAACCAGATATTGTTTTGAAATGGAATTTTTCGGCTGTTAAACCAGCATATATTAAACAAATTTCTGATTTGACGATATAAGTTAGCAAATCATTAGATTGCACATCGCTTGCTGTCAAAAAATCGAAATGGGTGAACCCACTTACTTTATTTTTTCCAAAAGGCATAACTTGTACAGACTCTATCCTAGCCAAATGTAGCAAACCATATATTGTATGACCAGCTTCGTGATAAGACGTAGATATCAAATTATGAATAAATGCTACATTATTGTTAGCGACATTTTTGGAAATACTTATAGAGTCTATACAACATACCATATTCTACACAATTTGTTTAAGTTGCTCTTCTAACGTATTGAGTTTTTGGTCACAATCTGATCTCTTACATTTAATTTGCAACCTGTTGGAACCAAATGGTCCTGTCACTATAAAGTCCGAATTATCGACATATAGTATTCCGGCAGCAGTAAAATGCGCAAGTTCTGTGAAACCAACACTAACCAGAGCGGATAACAAACTGGTATCAATAGGTCTATCTATCTTATAGATAGTCGATTTCTTGCCACAACAAGCTTGAACAGTGAACTTCTCAATGTTCATATTAATCCTTGTTGTCTAGATTGATTCCCTTACCCTCAAGCAAAAACATAGCATATTTAACTTTTACAGTCTGCGCTTTAATTGCTTCACGATATGGCGCCGAATATTCTTTCACAAGTTCTTTGGCGCCATTTAGCTTTACATCTGCTTCTTTTTCCTTCTCGATAGTGTAAATGTTTCCTTCAGATTCTACAACTATCTTTTTGAGATCTTCTGCGCTGGCTGCATCAGCAATCTCTTTGAATTCAGGCATCTTTTCCAATAATTTTAACCACTTATCTGGAAATGTGGTTGGCATATCATCATCTTTTGTATTACTCATATTATCTTCCTTTATTCTACAAACTTAACGGTTTTTACTATGAAATCTAATGTATTTTCATCTCTGATTCTTGAGAATAAGATTTGTAAATATCCTGTTCTATTCATTTCTTGAATAATATCGTCTGGAGTAGACTTTGTCTGAGATTGCAAAATATTATGTTTGATTATATCAAACACTTCCTGATCTGATAATTGAGCCTCTGGTTCAACTTCACGAATCCTGTCCAATATAAGCGAGAGTTTTACATTATTCTCTGCCATCTCCATAAACTTCCTTCTATCTAAATCCGTTAAATTATCCCACTCCAATTTAGATTGATGCGCCAAGTATCTTGCTTCTGATAGAAGCAACCAATTTGGAACTTCAAATTTATGATTTGCTACTAGAAATTTAGATACAACTTCATTAAGTTGCGTTTTAATAGCAATAGCCATTTTGGCTGCGGCTGATTGCGAAACAAATTCTTTTAGTTCGGCAAAACTGCTTTTACCTACCTTCAATGCCAATTCATCATTTAATGGCATTGGATTATTTTTCGCCCCCATATTTAATGTTACTGAGAAATGAATTGTCTTTCCTACCAGAGATGGTAGCCCACCTTCTGGTACAACCAAGTTAAACTCTCTAGTTTCACCTATAGTCATGCCAAGCAAATTGTCATCAAACGCCGTCAATTGACTATGACCAACTGTAAGCATTTCTCCTTCCGCAGATAGACTATCAACCTTTTGCCCGTCTATGGAACCAATATAACTGATAATTACATTATCACCCTTCTGAACAAAATCAGTCTCTTCATATGGAAGAGAAGTACCGAATCTAACACGCAATTCTTGAAGCATCTTCTCGGCAAGTTCTGCAGAAGTTATTGCTTCATGAGGTTTTGGCAGTTCGAAATCTTTATACGTAGTTAATTCAAAATCTGGCTTTACAGCGAGATCAAAATCACACATAAACTTACCATCAGCCATTAACAATGAATTGAATCTTGGCGCTCCATGTGGGCGCAACTTCTTTTCGAATAGAGTATTGTGATAAGCATCTTCTGCTAAGCCGCGCTTTAAAGATTCTTCTATTTGGTTTCTATAATACATCTTTATTGCATCTATAGTTGCCCTTCCCTTTCTAAAACCTGGAACTGGAGCTTTCCTAAAAGCTTTCAAGACTTCTACCCTCTTATTGAGAATTTCTTCAGCATCAGCTATATAATGAACAGATAACTTACACGGCTCTATTTCTTTTATTTCAATATCCATAATTCCTCTTTATATTAATCAGTTAACCAATTAACTTCACCATAAATACTTGTAGGGTCTACCATTTTTCTCCCTTCAGGGCATATATTTACATGATCACAGAATCTGCACAAATTTGTTGGGTTTGGTTTAAATTCTTTCTCGGCAAGTATTTGATCTGCGTATTGCACATATTTGTCAGCTACATTTAATATCTCATTCTTCTGAAATTCAGTAGTAATATACTCAAAATTATGCCTCAATAGAATATATGATGCCCTGACCTTTTCTATATTAGGGTCTTCTGTAACTATAACATACGCATATGTTAATAATTGAAAGAAATCGTTCTTTAGATATTTTTTATTTTTTGACGTCTTGTAATCACAGACGTGTATAATATTATCATCATCAAGCTGTACTCTGTCAATCATGCCATTTAATAAAACTTTTCCTCCGATTAATAATTCGAAATTTTTCTCACACGCCAAAACATTTGCAGTTAAATTATTTTTCTTGTCATTAGTTACCAGTCGCAAATATTCATCAATAATATGCCAACATTCTTTTTTCATATCAGGCGTTAATTCAGATCTGTACAACTCTACAGCATCTTTAAATGCAGTAGACATAGTAATATTATATGGCGCTTGAGATCCATTGATATACACATTGTGGAAATTTTCCAATACTTTATGACAAAATTTACCAATCGTATGAAAGTCCCAGGTCTTACGAGGTAATTTATCGATGTATGTATACTTATATTTTGCTTTACAATCTAGATAAGTTTTAGTTTTCGAGACACTAAGTCTAAATTCATTCATGACGTACTCTGTTAATTCAATCTAAATCCATCTAAATAATTTTGTTTTTGAGTTTAATTTAGCACAGCTCCAATATCCATGTCAATTACCACCAGCACAAGTCTAGTGGCTTATCTCTGTATCTCATAAACATTTGTCTGATTTACCATAATCTTGGTGTTAAATCTAAAATAACCTCTCTTACTTAATTTACAATCCAATAACTTTAACTTGCAGAATTTCACGATTAAAACAAAACTCTTCTTGTGAACGGGAGCCACTCAAATACAAAACCGGCGCCAGCATTCTTAGATAGTGCAATATTGGAAAGATTTCCATCGAATACGCCGCCTGGTTGATATGGTGTCTTTGAAATAATCCATCTGTTAGCATGAGTATCCAAATAGTAATACGTCATAGTGTTGTCCCTGGGATTATAATGCGAACGTAAAAATGAGCCCATAACTGGAGGAGAATCTAAACCACTATTGTAATAGCTGTTCCCATCTCTAACAGTTTCCGTATTTTCCAGAGAAAAGAATTCACGATTAATATGAGCAGGGTCATCTGGATTTTCTTTAGAAAAATCCTGAAATATAACAAAAGCTCTAGGATCGAATAGATTACTAAATTGATAGCTCTCTTCTAGCGGTGCTTCTGGAATCACAATTTTTGCTGTAGCCGGAAGATTACCTACTGTTGGCTGCCCCTCAGCATCACGATTTGTATAGACAATATTGTAATTTTCTATATTGTACGGTTCATTAGTAAATCCCGTTTCATTACCCATTCCATCATAGCCGCTGGCGATTTCAATTTTTTCTTGATTATCTACTGTAATTCCAGCATCACCAGGATTCAAGAAATGTGTATTTGGCTGTATTGGATTAGTTCCGAATGGATATAAACCAGGAATGTTTTCTCCAGATTGAGCATCCGTTGCGGAACGTGGCAATCTGGCATTTACTAAAATATCTGTCTGATATACTTCTGTAATAATTGGAGAAAATATACTACCATTAGTGGCAAGAACTCTAAGTTCTATTCTTAGCGAATTATTTGAAAAAAATAGCGGTGCAGTATATATGTCAGATAATAATGTAGGATCAGTTCCATCCAACGTATAGAATATCGTTGCCGGAATATTTGTAGATATAGTGACAGATCTAGGTATCCCTGATACTACCTGCTCGGTCGATTCTATAATTGTCACACTTATAATTGCCATTTTAGTTTCATACGGATATTAGTATGTCAACATAACCATATATTGTGAGAAACCTATATACAAATTTAGGCTATTCATTTTTAGGCCCTGAGCATCTATCTTAAACATATACGGTATTATACTTATTGTTTCAACTTACTAAGCATATCATTTACCTGAATAAGAAGATCGTCTTTTGTTCCATTATTATCGATAACAAAATCGAATTCACTATCATTTATAGACTCCTGCTCAACTTCACTGGCATGATTCATTTGCAATTGCTCATTGCGATTGATACGAACCATAGTACATCCAGATTTCTTCATGCTATCGAACTCATTGCGAAATCTAACGTCCGTTACAATAAATAACAGATATCCTTTTTTCTCTGCTTTTTCCATCTTATAATTTAACGCATCTATCCAGATATCTTCTTTAAACCTTCTGCCAATCTCAGTTCCCAATTCTTGCAATAACATTCTATAAGTAAGCGGCACTCCATTTTTAAATACACCTGGAATTTCTGCCGACCTATATTTCGATGGTCCATACAATGTTTGTCTTGTTGTTCTTGGGAACATTAAACGAATCATCTCTTTAATTGGATCCGCAAGTGCTGCCTTCTGTACAGCTTCAGTTCTTTTCGATACATGAGTCTTATCATATGGGTACATAGTCTTCAAAACATCCCATATTATATCTGCAAGAGTATCTTTTCCAGAATTCGCTTTACCAGAAATAGCTATCTTGTACATTATCCTCTCACCATGTCGAAACTACTTGCGCCTTAGATACCATGTTTATATCCTGATTGACAAGTATAGCGTGAGAAAACTTATCCTTCAGCCTATCATTGTGTGTTATGATAAGTATAGTAAAATCCTTTTGAAAAAACTTAACAATATCAGCGAACGCATCGACACCTGCCTTATCTAAAGACTGATCAATTTCGTCCAACAATAAAAACTTAATATCTGTACCAATCATCTTTTGAAGTAAAAATGATAGTCCTAGCTTAAGACTAAAAATAACAGCTAATTTCATAGCGCCAGATAATTGTTCATACGATCGTTTTCTACCATTCATCATATAATTAATCTCTAATGTATCGTCTTGACTTCCATCGCCCTTAGTTTTCTCAATTACAAATGATAATTGAAGACCTGGTTTTAATTGAGTTAAAATAGCATTTGCTTCTATTTGCAAATCATCTAACACATTTTGTATGATAAGATTTGGTATTCCTACCGACGAAAAAGCCTGAACTACATTAGGATATATAGAGAATTTTGCTTCTAATTTTTCGAGATTATTTTTAAGGGACTTTAGTTTGTTAATATTATCTTCAGATTGGGACACATTATACACAAGAACTGCCTTAATTGAATTAAGGTGTGCGATTTCTTTGTTAATTGAAGCAAGTTCAACATTTATATTTGCAAGATTGTTTTTCGCGGCGTCTATTTTAGACTGAATATTTTTTGCCTCTTCCAAAGAAGAGTTATTTAATTCATCTTTTACTTCATTTATTTCTCTTATTTTCTCGGATAAATCAGCAGTAAACTTATTTAAAAGTTGATTGTATTCTTCATATATTACTTTTTTATCCTTGATTTCATTATTTTTGTTAGTTATCTGTATATTAATATCTTCCAATTTCTTCTTTGACAGATTTAAGCTATTAATTTCCTGTTGTAATTTTGAAATCTGTGCTGTCAAAGACACAACTGCTTCTTTAGAAGATTTTATGTTTAATTGGCAATCTGCGATTTCTTTTGATACCTGGGCTTTGCATGCCTTTTTGTGTTCTTCTGTGAGCGGTTGACGGCAGTGTTTGCAAATATTATCATCTGGAACAGGTATCTTAAGTTCCTCATATCTAGCAACATTTGACTGAATATTGAGATTATGTTTAGTAACCTCTTCTTTCAATAAATTTACATTATCGGACAAAATATCTATTTGCGCATAATCTAACGATGCTAATTTCACTTGTATGGCTTTAAGTTCTTCTATCTCTCTAACAATAATCTGTGCTGACTTGATAACATTTGATTTTTTTATTTGGTATTCTTTAATAGAATTCTCAAGTTTAGATTTATCCGATTGTAAATTCTTTTCTTTTAATAGTAGTTCTGAAAACTTACTTTCAAGTACAGAATGCGCACTAGTTAGATCACTAATTCTTAGAACCTCTTGATCTCTATTATACGAGATATCTCGAAGTAAAGATTGTTTATCACTAATCTTAGTATCGACCTCAGATAATTGTATCTTAAATGAAGATAAATCGGATTCTGGATCTTTCAGGCTATCTATTAATGTTTTGTGTTTTTCAATATCTTTTGATATTACTGCCGCTTTATCTTTGGCTATTTTTTCTAATTTCGAGTAAATTCCAAGCTCCAGAGCATCTTTTAAGATTCCTTTGCGCTTGGCGGGGGTAACAGTACTAAGACCAGTGAAATCATTTTGTATAAAGTGCAGTGTACTTCTAAACGCACTAAAATTAATCTTGACCAACTTACCTAATTCTTTCTCTGTATCAGACGCTCTACGCCCACCAATATCCTTCCAATACTTAGAAATTAGTTTGTCATCACTTATTGGGACATAAATATCATCAATCTTTAAAGTATGATATACCTCATCATCTGGTCCACCAATCGCGTTTCTCTGCCATAAAGAAATGTCTGTTGCCCCCTTTCTTGTTCTAGATCTTGACAAACGATACTCTTGACCGTCTATCTCAAAATCAAAAACTATCTTACATAATGAGGCGTCCTCTCGAATTATCATATCTAGGTTAACATCTGCTTGGTTAAACAATACATATTCTATTGATTTAAATATACTTGTCTTTCCAACTCCGTTTGAATATAGATCATTATTTTCGATTTTCCCAACTATTAAAGCCGAATTAAATTTAGTAAAATCTATAAAGCCATTCGAATAGCACATAAAGTCTTCGATATAAAGTCTAAGTGGCTTCAATCTTTTACCTCTATTTTGTAAGTGTTGTAAATGTCTATCGCCAACTCAATAAAATCGGACTGTAGTTTATCTTCAACATATGCTTTAGCATATGTTTTTATTGCAGAAGGAACATCCATTTTAGTATTCAGAATATTATTAGCATTCGTCTTAATAAGTGTGACCTTTTTAGATTCAAAAATACCAGCGACATTAAACACGCCTTTTGATACCAAAAACTTATCTATTGCAGATTTGTTTATTGACTCTATGTCAGAAGATTCTAATGATATCTCCACCTTAACTATAGATTTATCAAACACGTCTCCTAGCTTATTAATTTCTTCTACGACGTATTCCGTTGAGTTTTTAACTGTTTTTGGTACAGATATTGATATTTTCTTTAATGGTCTTGTAGGCAAGATAATCTCAGAATGCTGACCATATATACAATTAAATAAAACAATGCGTTTACTTTGGTCAGTCTCTGCAAAATTAGAAATGTCCATGCTACCGATATGACAAATCATAGGTTTGTTCTTGATTACCTGCGGTTTATGAACATGTCCCATCCAGACATAATCATATCCAGAAAACATATCTAATGGGCAAAACAACTCATTGTTTATATCATCCAGTTCATCTCCAATTGGTATTGATCCCTCAATTGCAATATGACCTATCATAACTTTATGATATGTCACCGGAATACTAGCTAATTCATAAATTATAGAGTCTTTAAGCATAGATAATGCGGTAGCATAATTATTACTTCCCAAAAACTTTCTATCCTTAAATGGAACCAACGTAAACGCAGTAGTATCTATAAATATCGTCGTTATATTCTTATAAACAAAAACATTATCAATTTCTGCCTCAGAAATAATATCCAGAGGAGAATAAATTATATTACCATTTCGAAGAATATCGTGGTTTCCAAGTATTATGTGCACTGACACATCATATACTCTACATTTATTTAACCAGGACATGAATAATGTGATAAGTGACGGATGTGGTTTAGGATCATCAAACACATCTCCAGTAATTATAATATTACTTGCATGGTGTTCTACCGCCTGATCCAACGTCCAATCAAGCAGATCTAGTTGATCAGATATTCTACTATTTAAACTACTACCTATACCAGCCTTACCTATATTCGTAGACTTACCTATATGCGGATCTCCTAATATTATTATATTACTCATGCATTTATATTTATAGATACGATGATATCCACAACTTTAACTCATCGACCATAGATCGTAGAGCTTTATTGTCCAACTCTCGCTTCAGATTTATAGCATCATATACCATGCATACGTGTTCGATAAACTTAAAAGGTTCTTCGCCAGGATGGTTCTCTCGAAATTCGCGAACCGCTCGCGAAAAATCCATCATTATGTCGAACCTCTCCGAAAAATCTGCTAATTGCTGACGGTCAGTACTTACAACATCCGAAGAATTAAATAACTCCAAAATCTTGTATGCAGCTATAACTTTCGTAGTATTTTCTATTAGAGACACAAAATCGCAACAAGTTGATCCTTTATTACAACCAAAACAATAAAATGTATTGGTTTCCTTATAATAGGAAAAAGACGGAGTCCTTTCTTTTCCACCTTTATGGAATGGGAATGGACATGTCGTTTTTCTATTAGCATCAATATGAATGCCGTAATGATTCAATACTTTAATAATTGGAACAGAATTAGCTTTATTTATTAGTCTTTGATAAAATAGTTTCCCTTCAGAATGAGGTGATATGTCTCCATCTTCCCAAGATGTCTCGCCGTTACTAATGGGTCCGGTTGTACTTGATACATCGCGCATAATTGACAATATTTGCTATACGTTTCTTTTTCCTCAGATATGAGAGATAATAACATATCCTTAGTTAACATAACTAATTTACCCACTATTTCTGCGCCTGTCAAGATCATTATTAATTTCTTTTTTTACTTCCACATTAGCAACAGATTCTAGTTTTTTCTCTAATTGAAAAATGGAGTATTCCAAAAAATTAATTTTGTCTCTTTGCATCAAACAAGTTTTTAACAAAAGAATTATCCACATTAATGAACCCATACCTTCTTGTTCATTAGGGTCATTATTAACTTCTACCGCCAATTTAATCATATTAGACAGAAGTTCAGATTCTAATTCTTTAGCGAAAACACTTTTGTTCTGCTGCAAAGTCTTATCAAGCATAGACTTCTTAAATTGCGCAGAATATTCTGCAGCCTTTTGTTTATATCCAGAAGCACGTTCCTGAAGATCTTTGACTTTGCGATCAAACTCTTGCTGAGTTTGTTTTTGTGTCGCTCCGTCAAAAATAGATTTTTGCGAACTTACTTGCCGCAATCCCCTTTTATTAGGAACCAGCTCAACATCATTATCTTCCTCATCGAATGGCATGGTGCCTCATTCTTTTACAATTGGTGTTACGCAAATATATTTATCAATCATCTCAACTTTATAATCATCTTTTAATGCAGTTTCAAGCGCAGGCAAAACAGCAGGTACTGTAAACTTAAGATACAACTTAGCATTTGGTTCTATAGCCACTGGCTCACAATACATTTCAACGAATTGTTTTGGTAATGCAAAAATATCTAACCGTTCATCTTTAATATCATCCCAGATTTTATCTGCTAGAGTGGAGACCTTAGCAGGTTTAGATGTATCAATCTTATCGGAAACTTGTGTATCAATATTTTTTTCCATATTCTATCTCCATACTTATTTAGTACTAACACTACATATATCAGCAAATACACTCCTAAAAACACTGGTAAGAACTAAGCCAGTAATTCGCTTAAGTTCTTTTTTATTAAAAATCAATACTGTTGGTACACTATTAATGGCGAATCTTTTTGTAACTTGCTTAAAATCATCAACATTAATAGCAAAAAATTTAATATGGTTATATTTCTGTTCCATTTTATCCAACATAATTAACATCTTCTTATTATATGGATACCATGATGCATAAAAATATAACACGCACATATCATCAAATGATAAATCAGATTCTTTATCGATAAATATCATGAAAACCTCGCAAGTAGACCCACGGCTTTAGCCGTGGGAGGAATTGCGGATTATAAAAGTTAATCAGCTTATTATTTTTATTTTCTAATAATGATATATATATCTGTGATGCGAAGAACTTATAGTTTTTATTTATCCGCTCCTGATGGGTTTTTAGATTTCCTAAAAACCTGCGCAGATATTTATTCGCATCATGTCGAGTGGGCTTTCGAAAATAAATCGACCAATAAAGTTAAAGCTCATCAAGATTTATATCAGAAATTACGATCTCTTTATCCTGATATTCCTTCTAATATCCTGCAAGCTACAAGAGATCAGGCATTAGAGGCAGTTAGAAAGTTAAAATTCAAAATTAAACCGAAAAAGAAACCATATTCTGCAGTTAGATATGATGTAAGAACTATTTCTCTTCGTGGTAATCTATTAACTTTCTCTTGGTCAGGTAAGAGAATCAGAACTCTAATTAACTTACCTAAATATTTTAAACAATATCAAAACTGGACGATGAAGTCTGGAACTATTGGATATGATCAACAAAAAAAGAAACTTAAAGTCAGCTTAATTTTCGAAGCTCCAGATACTCTTCCTATTAAAAACTCTAATCGAATAGTAGGAGTAGATAGAGGATTATATAATATCGTCTCGTTGTCGGATGGTCAATTATATAATGCGAAACAAGTAAGAAAACAAAAACGAAAGTTTCTATATGTTAAAAGACAACTTCAAGCAAAAGGCACTCATTCTGCCAAGAGAAAATTACAGAAAAGGTCAGGACGAGAAAAGCGGTTCAGCTTGAATATTAATCATATTATTTCGAAATGGTTAGTTAATCAACCTTATGATATTTTTGTTCTTGAAGACCTTAAAGGAATAAGGAAACAGAAAAAAGCAAGAAATTAAACGGTTGGTTATCTAATTGGACTTTCTATCAGTTAGAAAAATTTTTAGAATATAAAGCATTAGCATTAGGAAAACAAGTAGTTAAAGTTGATGCAAGATATACTTCTCAAAAATGTTCTAATTGTAGAATTATTGAAAAGTCTAATAGAAATAAGTCGAAATATATTTGTAGCAAATGTGGTTACATAGAACATGCAGATATTAATGCTGCTAAAAATATTAAGACAAATTATTTTATCTCGTTAGCTGAAAAGAATAACGAGCAGGCTGTTGTCAATCAGCCAAACGCAGCCAAAACTGATGTTTTGAGCAGCAAGCCCACGACTTTAGTCGTGGGTTATTGACCGAATACTCCCACAACATTTCTTAAATTTTTTACCTGACCCACATAAACATATATCATTTGGAGCTTGTTTATTCTTTGCAATAATAGGGGATAACTTGGGAGCCGCTCTGTCCATAAACAATGTTCCATATATATGATCTATTTCGTGTTGACAAACTATAGAGACAATACCGGTAGCAATAAAGCTATAAGGATATACTAGATTGTTTGTCACATATATTTCTTTATATCTGATCGTATCTTCACTTCTACCTGGAAAAGATAAACAACCTTCTTGTGTAAATATTATTGGATCAAAAGCTTTTTCTATCTTACAATTTACAAGGTTTATATTTACCCCATCCAACCTAACAATTGCAATCTTTTTTGATAAACCAATTTGTGGCGCAGCCAAACCAATACCGCTACGACCTATTTTATTAGCTTCCATTAATTCTTTATCAAGAAGCTCAATTAAAGATGCGACTTCTTCTTCCGTCACATCTTCACATGGCGCCCTTAATATATTTTCGTCGTTTATTATAATCATAATCAATCCGTTTATTTATGCCCACACCTACCACAACCTCTATAACTTTGCTTTCGTGGATCTGGATTTATTCTTTTAAGACAAACAGAACATATCTTTTGAGAATTAGAACATGACTCACATAATACTGAAATATTATTTAATACTAAAGCATTACATTTTATACATTTCTTTTGTGTGACTAATAAAGCTAATTTGGCGCAATTGCTGCAAAACATTAACATCTCCTTAATAATATTCCGTTATATTAATGGAGGCTTAAATGTATACTTTTGCCCAATTTATACAAGAGAAAAATAGTCACAAAGAAAAAGAGAAACAAATTCAACTATATGTGGAAGGGACTCTGTATTACGATAAAAAAGAACAGGACAAAGCAGACGACGAAGCTATACAGGTAATCATTATAGATATAATGTAACTATTTCTTCATTGATTCTAAAATCTCCTTAGCTTCTTTGAACCAGTGTTTAGCATTTACAAATTCAATGTAAGAACTTATTATTGTTCTTACTTGCTTATAGTCTTCTGCAGGATCAGATTTGTCAAAGCATTCTTGACAAATCTTAAAGCTGGTCATATTGATCTCTGATAATGTAACGCTATTAAGCTCATCAGGATTAAATTCTTTAGCACAAACTATACAATTGCAATTTTCCTGGTTCATAGCAAATCCTATATCAGCAGATACTATATAGTATTCAAAATTATTCAATTGTTACAATTTATTTCATGTGTAACCTAAAAAGTCATTCCAATCGTTATGCCAATATTCATTAGGATCTGCGTCGTTATAAGCTGCAAAAGACGGATGTGTTGGTTTCTTTAGCAAAACCATTCCAGCCTGTTCAGGTGTTCTATTTGCCTTCTTATTATTACATTGTTTACAACAAACTACACAATTCGTAAAAGACGTAATACCACCCTGTGCCTTAGGTAAAACGTGATCAATCGTGATCTGAGAGGCAGTTAACTTTTCATTACAATATTGACAACGTGATTTATCTCTTTTGATCAAAGCCTTTCTGCTAAAATTAGCATTAAAGTAATTTCTTTTGACATAGTTTTTTAATATAAGAATTGATGGGTGGTAAATCTTTTCCTGACCCCAATTGATAATATCATCCCAGTTAGAAATTACATCTACCTTTTTCTTCCACAAAAGATTAAAAGCCTTCCTTTCTGGAATAAAAGCTAATACTTCATAGCTAGCATTTAATAAAAGAGTTTTTTTCGACATATTCGCAAAACGTCATTATATTATAATTAGCTTTCGCTAATCTATCAATATCAGACATACATAGTGGATCAGAAAAATATAACAAAGGACCGCTAACTATTACATGAAATTTCATATAATTCATTATTTGAATATCAGAATTGGTAAATCTAACGGAGATGTCTTACCATCAACCACAATCTCCTGAGTCAACTCAACTTTTTCTTTTGTTAACGACTCTCTCTTACTTATAACTACTTTGTAGATATCCGGAGCTAGACTTGCCATCCATTTTCCGGTTCCATTAGTACGTCCTTTGAAAACTCTATCTCCTGAACTAGCCTTAAACACTTCTACATCAGCTAGAAATACAGATTTGCTATTTTTATCTACAACTCTTTGTTGTACAGGTATAGAGTTGTTCATAATGACATTTGTATGCGCTTGTTGAGTATGATCAGAAGATTGCTGCTGCATAGCAGCAGCCGGAACAATTACTTCCGACTTTGGGACTTGTATTGGAAACTTTGGCGAAACTGTTGTTTTAGATGGAAGATATGAATTATCTCCAGCATATGTCTCAGGTCTAGATGTTCTTCTAAAACCCTTTGGTCTATTCTCTAGTGGTAATTTATCTTCGGAAGAAATTGGAATTTGTACCGGTGTCTCTGGAACATTTCCAAAAATTGTCGCAGTATTAACCGCTTCAACTGTAACTGGAGCTGGAGCTGGAGCTACATTCTGCACTTGCTGTGTTTGTTTCGCAAGCAAAGAGTTAATCTTATTTGATAAAACCTTCATATTGAGGTCTTGGTTTCTAACAAGATTAAGCAAAATATCTACTTTTGTCTCTAACTCTAACAACACATCTGTTGCTTTTCTTGGTTCATTTGTCAAGGTATGTCCCCTTATTCTAAGAATAAACCTAGTTTAAGTTTTATCTTTTTAAGAACAACAATATCTTCTACTGGAATTTGTCTACCATCACATAAAGGATGGTCTCCAAATACCAACGAACCAGCTAACTCTTCTATATCTTTCATAGAACCAGTGCTTACTATTGTGCCTTTTAACAATAAGATATAATGATCGTCTGGCAATACAGACAGATCATTTTTTACTTCATGTAAAAGATCTTGTTTTGTCATGAATTGCTTTGGTTCAGTATCATTTGGCGCATCTAGTTGAACTTCTTCTAATAACCCAGGAATGTTAACTGTATAATTATTATCGATCATCTGATGATCCGGGTTCAAATTTTCTTGAACTACTTCTCCACTAATATCGTCAATCATTTGACTATCTACTCCTGCCCAAGTCTGTTCTATATTATTACCAACATTTGGTATAGGACTATTTCCTATAGTAGAAGACAACTCTTCTGGTTTAGCATATGGCTGTCTAATATTAAGTCTTCGAGTTCTCGGATTATCTTCCTGAGATGGAATCCTAGCGATTAGAACATTAACTGGCAGTGTTTTTATATCTTGTGTGATAGGCTCAATACCAAGAGTTTGGTATTGAGGTACATATGGCTGCCTGACGGCATCGATTTTTGTCCTTGCCGGATTTTTATATGTTTTTACGGTGTCGTCAGACATCCATATACTCCTTATTCTTTAAATTTTGAAGGGTGGTTTACCATATTTATACATCTTTAGACTTCTTCTCAGAAGAATGAGTGTTGACGCAACGTCCTTTCGTACACTCATCCATTGCCTTTCTGCGCGATTCATTGCGCTTCCTTCTGCGTTTATCAGAAGGCTTCTCATAAGTTCGTTTCTCCTTATAAGAAGATAATATTCGTTCCTTTTGAACAAGCGCCCTAAATGCTTTTAGAGCCTTTTCAAAGTTATTTCCATAAACTTTGACTTCAAGTGGAGTAGCCTGTACTGCATCACTTATTGAATGAGTAGACGAATCTCGGCTTTCTGTGTCACCTCCCTTCAACGCCTTTTCTGAATTGTCATTACCACGTTTATTATGTTTGTGTTCTTTCATATATACTAACTAACCTATATTTAACTTTCTTTATTTATTGAAATATTTTTCAGTTTTAATAACGTTACTACCATTTAAAATATTTTTATCCTTTATTAAGGACTTAAGCGCCGCATTTATATCAGAAGCTATAGGAGACTTGCGATTGTGTGATAATGCTTCGAACATAGCTGAAATATAAAGCTCTTTCAAATATGCATAAGAAAAATTGTTTTGAACAGCATATCTTGCAAGATCTTTAGCCTTCGCCATATTGATCATATTACCAAACCATCTCTTAATATATATATAAGCCATTTCTTGAGTTGGTAAAGGAATTTCGAATTTTCTATCAAATCTTGATGGTCTATCAGTAATATTCTTTTTTAATTTTGTAATATCATTGGCAGTAGCTATAACAAGCAAACCGTTTGTCGCAGATATACCATCCATTAGGTTTAAGAAAGATGATGTATCAATATTCTCTAAAAGAGAATCTAAATCCTCAAAATATAACAAAGATGGACTTTGTCTTTCGGCGTAATCAAATGCATCACGAACCATACTGGTTGTTGCATCAGAAACGATAGTTACAGGTTTAAAATTATAAACAGATATAATTGTCTTAATTATAGAAGTCTTGCCATTGCCTGGTTTACCATACAACAGAATTCCGCGCTTCCAAGGAATCTTGTTTTGTATATAAAATTCGCGTGATGACAAAAAACTTTCAACTAAGCCCCTTAAACTATTCTTAATAGAATCAGGTAAGAACAGATCATCCCAAGTAGAACTTCTATCATAAGGTATATCATCATCGCCAATAACCCTAATATGTAGATTAGATCTATCTCTGTCTTGCACCCAACTATCAAACCTATTTCTCATAGAGACATAAGCTTCATAGTTAGATTCAGAAACCAATACAAAAAAACTTATTTCATCTTCATTTTGATTTCCTTTATGGAAAAGAGCAGCATGAATAAACTCAAGACCTTTTCCTTTAATTAAGAATACCCCTTGAATAAAGAATTTTTCGAAATCGTGTTCTGTTTTCCATGAAATTATTGAATCCTTGTACACACACTCAACGGTCAAATTTTGCTCTTTACAAAACTGTAAAAATTGCCCATCAATAATTATTCTATTTTGAACAAACTTATTTATATTATTACGATCACTTAGTAATGATAATGAACCTTCCAGTACCCAATTCATCAGATCTATAAAGTTAGCTGTTGGTCTGGGCGCCCTAGAAGAAAAACGTCCAGTAGATGATAAATCTGCAAGATATTTCTCAGTTAAGTGTTCCTGGCGTTCTAACTCTTCTGAAGATACATAAACTAAATTATTATTATTTTTCATTTAACTCTTACTCAGACTTTGTTGTAACCTGTTCGTTTTGTGTTAATGATTTCGTATTATTACATTTTGGATATGCAGAACATGCTAGGAACTTACTTCCGTCTCTCTTTGCCGTTCTATTATACATTGGACTTCCACATTTGTCGCATAATACCCCACCATGTCTCAAATATGCTTTATCTAGCTCAGCTTTAAAAGCCGGGTAGAATTTTTTAAGCATATCTATATAGTCTACTTTTTTATGTTCTACATCATCCAATTGTTTTTCCATCTTAGCTGTATAATCATAATCCATAAAAGTAAAATATTCTTTTAAAATATCTGTAATCTTCTTTCCAAGATCAGTTGCATGAAATACGTTATTTTTATTTTCAACATAATTTCTAGCAGTAATCTTACTTAACAATTCGGCATAAGTAGCTGGACGACCTATATTTTTTGAATCAAGCTCTTTGATAAGTTTATCTATAGAGTATCTGGGGGGTGGCTGAGTTTGTTTCTTCTCCATCTTGACAGCTTTGGGTCCGGATAATTTAAGAATATCTCCTTTTTTCAAATTAGGTATATCTATTGAGCTGGTGTCGTTGACACCTAATATATCCAAGAATCCTTTAGACTTCAACGCTTTTCCTGACGCCTTAACTTCTGCTGACTTGTCACCTTTAACATGTGCAGTAACTTTTAACGTATTATATACGGCAGGAAGCATTTGGCTTGCTACAAAATATTTCCAAATTGTCTCATATACTAGTTTTTCATCTGGATCAATAATTGCCATATTATTGTGTGGAAGCAAAGTTATCTCTGTTGGCCTAATGCATTCGTGTGCATCTTGAGCGGCATCTTTGTTATTATACTTGTTAGGTGTTGCTGGTATCTTATAACCTTCATTAGTTAACCAATCTCTTACATCAACAATCGCCTCCTCACCGACTCTAACAGAGTCAGTTCTAATGTAAGAACAATATCCACTTTCATATAATGACTGCGCAGCTTTCATAGTTCTATCTGCTGCAAATCCATGATTCTTAGACATGATACGTTGTAGGGTGGAAGTAACTAATGGTGCAACAGGATATTTTAGCTCTTCATTGGCAATCACATTTGACACTATATATTCTGCATTTTTGTCACCCAACTTATCCTTCATGGCATTTGCCGATGCCAAATCTGTAAGCTTTCCAGAATATTTAGCGATAAAGCTATCGTTACCATTTGATAGATTTACTTGAATAGTCCAGAACTCTTCTGGAAGAAAAGCTTCAATTTCTCTTTCTCTATCAACAATCATTCTAGTTACAACAGATTGGACTCTGCCTGCTGATAACTTCGGACCAAAAAAGTTCATCAAAAATGGCGACGCCATAAATCCAACTATACGATCTAAAATTCTTCTTGCTTCCTGAGCATGGAAAAGATCCATGTCAATATCTCTTGGGTTCTTTAAAGACTTCATTACTACAGATTTCTTAATCTCATTAAAAACTACACGTTTTATTGGTTTTCCAATATCTTCAAGCCTAGTTTTCAGATGCCAAGCTATTGCTTCTCCCTCTCTATCAGGGTCAGATGCAATCAATATTTGATCACATTCTTTTGCAGCAGACATAAGATCATCTAATACCTTTACCTTATCATCACTTAATACATACCTTGGCTTAAAATTATTTTCAATATCAACTCCAATCCCTAATCTTCCACCCTTTGCTAACTCAGTAATATGACCAATACTAGCCATAACAACATAGTCTTTACCAAGAAAACCCTGTATAGTATTAGCCTTATGCGGTGACTCAACAATTATTAATGTTTTCATACCAAATCCTTATTAGACAACTTATGTTCAGTCGCATACGCCCAATGTAAATATTCAAAAAAACTGCACAAGTTCTACAAAATATTTAATATTAGAATAATTTATCAAATATTCTGTCGGATTTTCTGTTTACAATTTCTATAATATTCTGTATTGCTTTTTGTTTAAAACACCAATTTGTTCTTCCACAATCACATGTTAAATATTCATAATAATCATTTTTAATATCTAAACCGTGTTTATGATGAACGCTGGAATCATATGACTTATATGATGGATCAAATGATAATAATGATATGTTCTTAAAATCTCTTGGTGACTCAATATAATAAAAGTCGCTACACATTCTATCAGTATTTCTTACCACCCACCTAAATGCACTTAAGAAGTGTACTATATCTTTTTGATGTACATTTAATCTGGTTTTAAAATAATAAGTTGGTGGAGATGAGCAATATTTGCATCTTGCACGAGCCAAAAAAGTTGATGATAACTTAATATGTATTCCATCTTTATATTCGTTTCTTTTTGACATTATTCGTATCTTTTGCCTAAAAGATCAAGCGCACTATCTACAATCTTTTTCCTGATTCTGTTAATATATACCATGCCGCCCATTTGATAGTGTGGTGGTACACGAAGATGTGTTACTGTAACCTCTGTGCCAGGCAATATATCTTGCATTTTGATCTTAGAAAACCCATAGCTCTTTACATTGGCTAGCAGAGGTTCTTTCGTAGTTTTATCAATCACATTCAAAAGCTTTCCAATATAAAATGGCTGAGAATAGGAGGCTTTTCTTCCTCCAATATAAAATTCTTGCGTGTTGTTTTTTATATCAAGTTTATCATTTACTACAGCATCAAATACACTTATTCCGTCGAATATATGTAAATTAGGATCTAATAAAGAATCTACCCTATAGATCTTACCCCTTTTCTTAAAACAGAATGGGAATGAATCTTCCAACAACCTAATATACTCTTGAAAAATCTTGTTCTGAAAGCCACCAGTACGTCTTTTATGCAAAAGATACTCAACAATTTCTTCCGGATATATCTCCAGCATGTTCTTAAAAGCCTGATAAACTAGTACTTTATGAATTAAAGTAAAATCCGTTCCATTATATGGAACATTATTGCTTTGATTGTCAATAATATCTTTTAATAGTCTTACATTATTATCTAGTTCTTCATTACGCTTTAATTGTGTATGAGAATCTATACTTAATAAGCTATTATCTACTTTTATAACAAGATCTGTGTCTCCGAAAAATCTTTCCGGATTTGTTTGTGAACTTGGATGGTTCATCTTTTTTAGATCTGTTATGTTACCAACAAAATAACAATCCAAGTACGGACAAGAAATCGTATCAGAACCGCCATATATTGGCTTTGGAATAAATCTATTACAATTTGGGCATTTATAACCATTCTTGTTGTGATGCTTAAACGATTTAAAAAAGCTCTGTTTTTTATGGTCTGTTGTTGATAAGTATGCGCGTGAACACTCATCACATTTAAATATATTGCCTGTAGGTATAATAAGATTGGTCTTACACAAGAACAAACAACCGGGACATAGATATTCTATGGTTTTCTTATAAGATTGCGCCGCAAGTTGCTTTGCAAATGTATTAGATATATAGAATAAATATGAGTCTACGCCCTCAGTGGAATTATTATTATTGACAAATGTCACACAACCAGATCTTAATTTACCTATTAATTCTGATATAAAGGCATCAAAAGATAAATTAGTAGCGTATGGATTAGATACTCTATGCAGAGTAGATAACCCTCTATCATACCTTTCCAAAAAATCTTGAACTATAGCATCAATATCTGATAGATTTAACTGACTAGTTTCTTCCATTTAACCTACCAAAAAAATTGCAAACTTCAGCAGCATCTGTATATGCAATCTGGAATCTTTCCAAAAATCTTAAATGATCTTTTAGTAAAGCATCACCCATTCCATACAAATGTTCTGCACCAATAGTGTCTAATATAATCTTAGAATCGACATGACTAGCTACTTGACATGCGATACGAACTGGAAAATTAGATTTTATTGTTCCATCAATAATATTAGCTGATGGACGCTGAGTAGATAAAACTATAGAAATCTTAGCCGCTCTACACTTTTGCGCTAAACGACATAGTTTAGTGTAGAATTTATTATCGGCGTCTTGTAATATAATGTCAGCAAACTCATCAATCATCAATACGACATATGGAATATGTGAAGATGGTATTCCTTTTTTTAGTAGTTCGTATCTGAACTCCATCACCTTTAGCAATGTATCTAAAGTATTAATTGTATCTTTATATGTATAACCGACTTGTACATTCTTGAAATTATACTTTTCATATTCATAAAATTCAATGCCCTTTGGATCTATCAAAAATGTAAAAACATTGTTATAGTTCATAATATTAGCGATTAGGTTATGCATCAGTGTACTCTTGCCTGAGCCAGTGGTTCCAGCAATAATCATATGAGGATTCTTAGCTAAATCCATCCAAACACGCTTTCCAAAAATATCTTGCCCCAATAGGCAAATCACATCACCATCTGGAACTTCATCGTCAACAGCAAAGTACTCAAATAGATTTAATGTCGAAGTTCTACGTGTAACAAATTCCAATCTCACAATACCTTCGTCATAAAGTACTTTTATTGTAGGTCTTCCTGGCGCCTTAAGTGACATGGAAATTTCATCACAATATTTATGGACGTCTTTAACTTTGGCGCCCCGTTCTAAAACCAAATCATAGAATGCATAGTTATCAGTGTTTTTGTAATTTATACAATTAGCCCTAATATGAAGAGATTTTAGAATCTCATTCATTCTAGCAACATTATCCATCACTACACCTCTGAGATAGATACCCCTCTATTTCAGTAGAAATATAATCACGAATTTAGTACGTGCAAGGGCTCAGTATTTTACTAAATTGTTATATTTTCTAGCAATAATTTTTTTTAATTCAGATTCAGTGGGGGTAATAAAGCCAACTTTATCGCCCACCTTTATATTAGCACTATCTATTGTACCAAATGGAAATTCTACAACCAAATCACTAGGCTGATCTTCTCCGACAGTATGTGTAGTGAACGGTTCTCCAACACATATTTGCGTAATTTTTCCATTACAGCAGAACACAATGTCTAATGGGCTTGGCGTATTTTTCATCCAAAATTTATTAATCCTAGGCGAAGAATATACAAAAGACATGATTGGCGGTGGAAATGGCTCAAACATCAATCCCATAGATTGTTCATCTTCGGATATTGCCAATAATGTAGGAAATACATTATCATTGATATATATGTAACCATGTTCCATTACTTATTGCCTCATCTAGACGTATCCACTGGAAAAGTTATTCTTGGAACCAATCTTTCAGCCAATTGTCTATTCTTACGGCTCATGATCAATTTATCAAGTCTTGTCTTTTGATCTAAAGGTAGATTACTAGTATCTAGTTGCATTGTAGACAATATAGATTCCAAACTTTCTTTCATTACAAAATAAGGTTTTATGATGCGCTCACTCAGTAACTCTGTAAGCTTATCTGGAATAAAATCTTTTTCAAGTTCATTCATAAACTCATCTAAACCTTTTCTCATATCTTCAGCATAATTATACGCCAATAATCTGCTTGAATTCGTTTTTCTAGTAATAATAGATCTTAGCAATTTACCATGCATTTTGCTAAGCAAATAATCTGCTTGAACTTCTAAACCAGAACCAGAATAATCTTCGAATGCAATAGCAGATAGTTCAGCAATCTCAGATAATGATGTCGCATTTGTGTTTCGTACAGAATTTAAACCCATCAAAATCGCATTATATGTGGAAACTATTTGCTCTGCTAGAATGGTTTTCATTTTAGCATTATCTGTATTAAGATATTTATCTAATAACGAAATAATTTCAACTCTCATGGATTGATCCATATCCAAGAATAAAGTGGAAGCCTTTTGCCAATCTGGTATAATCTTGGTATCCACTTCTTGAATGATTCTATTCGCTATAGATTCAGTAGATTTACTAGGTGCTGCTAGCGGGATTTCTCTAGTACCAATTGGGGTTACTTCTGATGCACCTCCGGATGTTCTTTCTGGCGATTTTTCCACTACATTTGGTTTGGGTTCCATGTCTTCAAGTTTTTTTGCAGCTACTTGCAAAGATTGAAACATTTCATTCCATCTATTCTCAATTTCTATAAGAATAGAATTTGCTTCTTCAAGTCCCTCAAAATCATCACTAAAGGATTTAAACTTTACTATATTGGATTGAAATTTAGAACACAACTTATATATTTGATGTGCCGAAGTTAATAGACTAATTCTTGCTCTACGTTTGATAGCAGCAGCACTATTACCAAATCTCGGTCCCCTTAGCGTTGATAAGAATCTAGTTAAAGGATTTGATCCTACTGAAATTAATTCTGCCATTTCTACACTAGCTGACAATGGTAATGACAATTGTTTAGTTAAATCTGGTGACACTGGAGTTTCTGGCGAAGCAGCGGGTTGTTTAGGTCTCTTCTTCCTTCTAGTTTGAGAATATGCAATTTGTGCTGCAATTATATCATTTCCTTCGTTTACAATTTCTACAAAATCTTTACCTAACACACCAAGTATGGTTGCCGGATCTTTTGGAATAGGATCAGTTATCCTAGATCTTTCCATTAAAAACTTAGATGGCCAACCGTTCATCATCTTTTTCAGATGAATAAGATCATCAATGAATTCTGACACTTTCTTGTTCCATCTGGCTTTGCGCTCTCTAAGAGATTGCTGAACAGGATCAGATGATTTTTTTTGTGCTGTAACAATCATATATTAATGAACAAATATTACTATTTAATGGCTATACCCACACTATCTAAGTAGTACACCAGACAACACAAAATAACAAATCATATTACATGATCAATTATGCCATATTTCAAAGCTTCATTTGGTTCCAGAAATAAATCCCTTTTGCAATCTTCCTTTACTTTATTCAAATCATTTCCAGTACTATCTGCTAACATCTTCATAAGTTTATCATTATTCTTCTTAGCGAATTCAAAATAATTTTTCGAATTAACCTGGTCATCTCCAGGTATAGGAAATTCGAATTGAATACCATGGATCATGATTTTAGAATTTTTGTAAGCATATCTTTTGCCCTTAGTACCGGATGCCAATAATATCGCTGCGGCAGAAAACGCTTTACCTAAACATATTGTTTTTACAGGGGCTCTGATCATATTAATAACGTCATAAATTTGCACTAACGCATCTCCATCTCCACCATTTGAATGTATATAAATACTAATATCATCGGTTGGGCTCATATTATCATAATACAATAATAAAGCCGACAATTCTGATGCCACCTCTTTTGTAATACCTTCCTTAAGAAATATTATTCTGTCTTTTGACAAAAAAACATATGATGTGTCATATTTTGTGTTCTTTAATAGTAAAAGATTCTCTGCTTCATATAATTTCATAATACAAAAACCTTATTTCCTAAAAGGAACCACCTTATCTATAAACCCTCTTTTAAGTGCTTGACGACTATCCATAAAAACAAGTCTTTCATATTTAGACATTGCTTGTTTTAATGATATATTAGTTTTTCTTGCAATTATATCCATCATCTTTTTATTATCGCTTAAAGAATGGTTTAGCATGGTTTGAGCATCAGTTATATCAGAATGATGTACCCAGCTATTAACTAACTGCCCTGCGCAAATAATAGAATTCTTAGTTGCCAACCTCATACCAGGTGTTCCAGCAACCAATAAAATGACTGCCTCTTTCATAGCTGAGCCGATACATACAGTCTCTATTGGAGAATCGATCATAGTAATCATATCATAAATTGCCAAAGCACTTCTTATGTCTCCTCCTCTAGAATTAATAAATATGGTTATTTTATTATCAGAATCTTCACTATCTAGTAATAATAATGTGGCTGATATATCTGCAGCCATGTCATCATCAATATCTCCAGATACGAATAATATTCGATCATTAGATAACTTCTGAAACACATCAATAGATACTTCGCCTTCTTCAGTATTTTCAGTTACTATAGTATTCAACTTTGTTCCCTATTCCTCTGTTTTTCCTCTATCTCTCGATCTTCTGCACAATCAACACATATTTCGACGTAAGGATTGAATAACAATCTTTTCTCTGGAATATCTTCACCACAATCATCACAAATTCCATATGTGCTGTTTTTCAGTTTAGCTAATGCGGTCTCAATCTGAACAAGCTTTTGAGCATTTCGTGTACTTAGTTGGTTTTGCATTTCAATTAATAAATTACCCTGGATTTCGTCATATTCATCTCCGTCAGTGTCAATCTCTATATCCTGTTCCATATTAGCTGTAATTATAAGCTGACGTTTCTGCGCCAGCAATTCTTCTTCAATCTTCTTAAGAAAAGCTTTACTTAACATTACATAAACCTCAAGTCAGAAATGGGTACTGTAATAGTACCAGTTGGTGCAGATGCTTTCTTACCATCTACTCGTTTAATAAAAACGAGATATGCCTGATTTTCAGGCTCTTTTAACAAAAAGGCATTAACATACCAATCATTGAATATTGCTTTCTTGGTCTGATTAGAAAATTTTAACATTCTTGTAGTCTCCAGTACATGCGATTTTTTCTTATAAAAAGGACCAAGAATTTCTTTTGCTTTTAAAGATGTTTGCTCACTGAACAAATTTCCAGCTTCATCCTGAGATGAAGCGGCAATAATTCTATTAATTAGATCGCCATTTTCTCCAATAGAACTACATACATATACTACCTGTCTGGCACCCTTTCTACTCATTTAGCCATCCTTAAACGTCCTGTCAATATCTAAAAAATCACAGATTTTTTTTCTAATTTTTGTAACAAGTGAAAATCGCAATATTTTGTTACCATTAGATTGAAGAACCTTATTATACCTAACATCATGATATCGTCTTGGTTTCATCTGCTTTAATGAAATAGTTCCAAAATTAACTATCTTTATGTCTTTTCCATTATTCAAATCCTTAATCAACTCGTCAAATAATATTGATATAACACTATAAACATGTGCGTGATGAATAGCCCTATTAATTCTTAGATTAACATATTGCCATAGTATTTTTCTACTTATGCTTGTTGGTATATTCATTAATCAACTCTTCAACACAAATTTTACATATTCACCGAATAATTCTCCTCTTAACAAATAATTTCCGACTTTTGATACTACTTTGTGCTCCAACAATTGCTTCACACAAAATATAATGTCCTCAACAGAATATCCTTTGTTATAAAGAGAATCCATGCTTATTGCCGAATCTTTTATATTATCACATATCAATTTGCATATATGCTGATTTTGAATTTTAAAGAGAGATAATATTTTAGATTCGGCATTTTTTTTAGAATTATCTTGTTTTTCAAAAACAGAAACGACATCAATAAGATTACACCTAACTCTTTTGAGAGTTTCTGCTTCTCTAATTTTAGAATCAATCGTATCAATCTGAGATTTAGCACATCTAACAATATCTTCCGTTGAAGATATGTTTTTTGAAACACATTCACTTATAAATTGGCTCAAAAAGTCAGAATCGATCTTCCTTCCTCTCATAGTTACTCTGCCTCATAATGTGCATCATGAAATTCTATAAATGATTTCATCATTTCATATTGAGATTTATAGTCCGTACACTTTTTCCATGTAAAACCAAGTTCTTTAAGATTTTCCATTGCAGCTAAAAATGTTGCCTGTAAATATGTATTGCACTCTAACCAATCCTTCTCATTCATTGTGCACGCAATCATTGGCTCTGCAGAAATTTCAGAATCATCAGTATCTATTAAATACAATCCATAAGCGGGAGATCCTTTCAGTTGAATTAACAAACAATACTCTTTAGTTAAAGTATCCTGAGAACAATCTCCAAGTAATATTTTTACTTCATGATCTAATGCTGACAGTTGACACCCCCAAACTCTATTAAAAATCTTTCCATTATCTGTATCAAATGACAATTTCTCTTTTAACAAAAAATCAGTTGACATTAACGATTTAGATCTTTTTTCGTTAACAAATTCAGATGAAACTATCATAAAATTAGCAAATATGTGCCGCACAATTTGTTCAAGTAACTTTAAATTCATCGTTTAAATCCAGATATTATTTTAATTATAGAAGATTGTACATCAGCAATTGAAAAATCAAGTTTTGGCAATGCATTATATTCTCTCTCGATATATGCCTCGAAATCGAATGTGTCTCCATTTTCCCTCCTCATACCTAATTCCTCCATACATACTGTGGCTAGTTTATCACTAAATCCCAAATACCTATCACAAATAACAATATCACATAGTTGTATCATACTATAATTGTGCAGATTTTTTATAATCTCGTCTAAATTAAGTTCTTCAATTTGATAATCTTCAAGATTATTGTCGTCTTCGTCGATCATTTTTCCTCATTTTTGGTGGAGTAGACATTTGTACTTTCAAAGAAGGTATTATATGCCCTCTTCGATGTTTATCAAAAAATAACAATTTCGTGTCAAAAAATAAATTATTGAAATTCAAAACTTTTCCTAACAGCAATAGCTCCCTAAAACTACTAAACACAGCAGTTACAATTAAACTGATTTCATATTTAGATATTAGAGGATATCTTGAATGAATTCGATTCACTAAATCTTCATTATATCTAATACCAACTGGATAATGCGTATTCAATAGATCTATTATCTCATTGGTATCTGTATTAAAGAAGAAAGGTTTAACTATTTTTTGTTTCTTCATATATCCACACTTACTTTGGTAGCCACAAAATTTTCTCTATGATATGTATATACTAACTCCCCCTATTATATATCCCCATGCGTTTGTCGAGAGTCAGTTCAGGTAATTTCAAATAATAATAGCTATTTTTTATAAAAATGCCACTTGATATATAAAGTTGGCATGACAATGCGTATTATGTCAAATATTAATGAAGAAATCCTTGTTGTTGGATCCATATACGACAATTTTGAGAAAATAGAATCAATAGAAAAGTTAATACACAAATATGCTGCCGTTATTTTCAATGGCAATTTATTGTATCCATTTGATAATATTTCGTCTGTTTATACTAGAATATCTATAATGAAAGCACTTCTTCAAACTGGTAAAGTGATATACAATTTAGGAGCATATGATTTGAAATTATCTAATATATTATACCAAAATAATGACCATATAGATATTCAGCAATGGATTATATCTAATCCAAATGTAATTAACATAGATTTTGCTAACTCCTCATCTGTACTAATCATTAGCGGTGGATTAACGCCAAACATAAATAACAAAAAATTGTTAACTGATAATATTGAAGTTAGTTTTGTATCCAAAATAAATGGTAAACCATGGCAAGTATATTACAACGGTATGTTGGGATACGTTATATCTAATAATCCACTTGGAAATAAGCCTATGTTTTACTCTAATGCAGCGCAAATAGGAATACAATATAAACATAAGTGCGATGTCTATGCCCAAGAAATAAATAAGTTTGGTCTAAAAAACATAATTAAGCTGTGATATACTAATAAACACATATCTTTTACAAAATACGATCATAAGCAGGAATCATGGATAAATACCATAAAGTTACAGCACTATATTTAGCTGCTGAAAAATTAGTTGGTTATGATACTCCAGCCTATGATCTTCATACCGCATTATTAAACAAAGTATTGCTTAAGTATAAAAATTTAGAGGAGTCTACAATCAAGATGTCCTTAGCCATCGAAAAAGATTTTCTTAAATTCTCTAAGATGGTATACAATTGTTTTGAAGATGAAGGTAAGCTAACTTTAGGACTTGATGATATAATAATGTCAAGTGTGATGAAATAACAGCAATTATATAAGAGGATATACAATGAATACTGACAAAGAGGTTTTACAAAAACTATTTAAGATTGCCAAAAATCAACAGAAGATTATTAGAAAACTTGCTCAAACGTCTTCTCAAGTGCAAGATATTAGAGCAGAAGTTAACAACCTTATCGTATCACTTGGTTCTAAAGTTCCAAGAGGAACTGTATGTTTAAAGGCTTATTTTTATCCGATTGAGAATATAGTAGATTCAACAATTAAATTACAAAACGCCCAACCATTGGATGAGAATAATAAAAAAATAAGAGCTATATTAGCTTCAGCTATCGCTGATATGAAGAAAATACCTGTGGGTAATGTCAAGATTATTTTAGCATTAGGTTAATCAGAATACTTGTTTGAAAATATAGCAATATTTCGTTGCATTAATGCCGTATGTAATGCATCAAATACGTTTATATTGTCTTTCAATGAAATTGATGTAATTGACAATAAAATCTCGCCCATAATGCGAGATTTTGCTATATTTTTGTCTTCCGAAGAAATATCCGATTTTTTATCTATCATAGAATAAAGATTTAACTTCATCGTTAACTCGTCTATGATGTCCAATATGCTTTCATCATAGGAATTATTGGAGTTAAATTCTTCGCACTTTTCCCATAATTCTTCGAAATGTATCATTTTTAGTCGTCATCCTTTTTATCCATCGTGGCAATCTGTAGTTGTTCATCTCCTTTATCAGATACAAATACTAAAAATACTGCACCCTCAGAACAATCAATCATTACTGGGCACTTAAGCTTTCCAACATAAAATGTTTGCCCATCCACATCTTTTCTAGCTTTTAAATCAATAGTTAGATTATTATTAGACATATAACCTCCAATATCAAGTATTTTTTATGTATTCTTTCTCTTTCATTTTTTGTTCTAATGCTTCACTAGAATTTTTCATAATAAATCCGGCTTTGTTATTTTACGCATTTAATATATAAATTGGACTTTTGATAACAGTGATTTTACAATATCAGTCGCAGATAATGGTCCAGGATTTGTTGCGTGGAAAATACTAGGAACAAGCTCATGTACGTTTAGAATATAATTAATTTGTCGTGTGTTTAGTCCAACACGATCTGTGATTATCTGATAATTCATATGGTTGCTAATAAAACCACTACCACCACGTGTGAAAATTCTCATTAATATTTAGCCTTTAACGAAAGTGCAATCCAAATCTTCTTTATTGGTATACATTATTTATAATATCAGTGGTCTCATACTCACCAGGCGCTAGGCTTCAGCGAGCTAAAGAACTTAAAAAATGCCCGCCAAATAAAGAATTTAATGGAAGCAATCTACTGCCAGTCCCGCTTGTTAATATGATACCTGTACTTACTTGCATGATATACAATATAACATGTCTTTTGCATCCCTAGCAGGACTCGAACCTGCATATATCAGTTTAGGAAACTGACGCCTCTCCTTTAGGCTATAGGGACATTATAATTTATCTAATTAATTTACTAATGTCTAATTATTTGAATTTTCTATACAAATGTTCATACTGTCTTGCTAATTTATATAGGTCAACACCAATATCATATTCTGAAGAATCTGGTCCATTTTCAATCATAGTCTTAGCTATATTAATTAAAGCCGTCATTGGAACATTAATTTGTATAAGATTATCTCTAATGTTGTTTATTAGATCATCATTAATTGGACTCTTATACACTTTTTCTTCAAAAGATTCCGCGAGCGACCACAAACGTTTTAGATTATACATGTCAATTACTCTGATCACAAAGTTGATTGCTTGTTTCTGACTTTCCAAGACATTCGGTTAATTGGCACACAACCTGCTGTACCTTTTTAGCAGTATGATTAAATATCGCTGCAAAGCGTTAAGATAGGTTAAAACTGTTGCGGTGCCTCAATTTTTAGTGATATGGCTCTTTAAATATTCGTATCTATTTTGTTAGATACAAGTATAGTAGTAGATTTTTCACCACCAAATAGACCATTAATAGACAATTGTGAAAACAATATAATGATAACCACACGATATACGAATTAGAACAAATCACATGATCGTATTAATAGAGATAGCCAAAACACCAAAAACAATTAGTTCAGTATATCTTTTTACTATTTTTCTAAAACTAAAAGCTGAATAAGAAAAATATTAAATAGAATTTGTACACTTAGTTTTATGGACTACGACACAGCCACTATACCAATTAAGCTTTCAAAGCTAAATATATAATTAGAGTGTTGCATCCAGTTATTAACTATTTCTTTATGTTCATTTGCAAATAAATTAAACGTAAATTAAACGCATAGCTCTGTAAACTAAAAACATTGTGTTATTTAGAATGATCTCTATTATGAACTTATGAACACTTGATAGTCTTTCAATCTCCAACGACACTATATAGGCTTATTGTAAATAATTTTTAAAATCTTATATGAAAAGCAGCATCTATTCATCAACAAGGAAATCGTATTATCCTACCCACCAGTGACTAATGTTTTGTAACTCCTTGGGAATATCGATTTTTGAGATCACTACACTTTCATCAACGAAATCAGCCTTATACCACCATTGTTTAGGTACTGGAGTATAAACACTAGCACGATCATGAACTACAATTTCCTCTATCAATGCATAGTTGTAATAATGTTCGAAAAAATCGCCACAATTTGACATAATAGTAGCTTCAGCCGCCTCAAAATTATCAAACAATGACCATAATCTTGAACCTTTTGTAGTATATTGGGGCAGAACAATACATATAGCTCCCGCTGCATATAGCTCCCGCTGCATATATCTTGTTCATGTTAAACACCAATTATGTGAACTACTTCTGGCTAAAGCCAGAAGCTTCCACAATCGTTGCCGACTGTGTACATCGTTTAGAAACGATGGCTTGTCCCAAGCAAAGAATATTTTTAGCAGCATTTTCATCTCGGTCATAACTATTTCCACATGTACAACTTATTGTTCTATCTGATAATTTCAGATTATGAATTGCGCTAATTTGGCATTTCTTATTGCCTTATTCAATCTCGTATAATTTTCTTCTGACATATATTTTACTGACAAGTTTTCTGCAAAAATTGTATCATATTTACGAGATAGGTTTTTAGAAACCTTATGCTGAAAGTCATTGATTTTTCTAACTTTCGCATCATACAACCTTTGCTTCGCTCGTCTTAATCTACGGTACCTTCGTGATCCTTTCTTTTTATTATCTATGTTAGTTTTATCTGTTCTATACATTTCTTGCCTACTGTAATATATAACGAACTATTGATAAAGATTTTAAAATTTTTAGCAGCATTCATCCTCCACCTAAAGGTATAGGATTTCTGCTGATTTTAGGTTAAAACACCTTTTATTGTTGGCTCGTTCCATTCCAAGAACAGTCATTTGATCAATCATCAAATTAACCGTTTGCAAATTCTTTGCAGCTTGCAACGCAACATCTTTATCATCAGAATTCAAATAGAATAACATATCATGTCGATATTTGATTAACGTATAATATTTGCCACGCTGGCAATAATTCAGTGGTTGAGCAATTTTTTGTTCTATTAATGTTGGCTCAGTATTTGGTGGGTGCTGCAATCTTGTATGAGAACAACCTAACAGTGATAATAAAATTATGAGGGCATATCTCATATAATAATACCAAATTAGTAGTTGTTATGGTGGAGGATCGGGGGATCGAACCCCGGTCTTGAATACTTCGCGATTAAACTCATTCACAAACTTAGTTGATGTTTATCTGTCATCAGCACCAGTGAAAGAATTCGCTCTAACTGGCTAGTTACTGTTCATTTCGAATGTTAAATCCGTAACCGACAAAACATTCTATCCTTAGTGTGTTGAGCATTCATCAGATACCAAGAATATCTCTCCTAGAACACTCCAATTAAGCAGCTTGTGCCATTGGAACAAATGCATTGTCGTTTGCATTTATACGTTGATTGCTTTTTAACGAGTCCCTGCAATCATCCCCGGTTTGCATTTAAATCGCTATTTACCCAATCGAAACCAAATTATCCCCCATATCTATTATATCCAATATTTTACTATAATTTCTACGTATTTGTCCCTGTTATTTTTTTAAGCTTAATACAATAAGTAATTTAACTCAACATCACAGCCACCACGTATATAATATAACACAATATGCACCGCCGTCAAGTGTCTCATTATTTTTTTGAAAAAAACTGATCTATGAAGACCATTTTTAGATATAATTATTTCACTAGTTTGCCAATTGGAAACAATCATCTAATGCAGAACATCGTTTTATATGCTGTCACTTCTAAAGATGTCTGCTCCATTTTTGAATATATTAGAAAGAAATGACTGATCTTTTGTAAATATTGGAAGTTCTGTGTTAATAGCCCATTTATTTTTGACTACACCGTTAACAATTTTAGGAATCTTGTAGCAAGCAGCGCCGCGCCTAAATGATGTATGATATTCATTGAAATCTATGTCGCACTCTTGTTTCAATAAATCAATCTTTTCATCTATACTCAAATCGCTCAACATCTCTTTTATTGTTGTTTTGTCATATTTCTTTAATAACTCATAGAAACATGCAAACTGAATAGATAAATAAAAATTACTTTGTTGTTTGTAAATAATTGTATTAATGGCTTCTGCTATTGTTGGCACAACAAACACTTGTGACGTAAATAGGGCATCACCCATTAAATTCAACTTAGTATTTACAGCAAATAAATTGAAATGTTGTGTTGCTATTGATGAAGTTATAGAGCATATATTTTGTAACTTATTATCATACCATGGCAATGTTTCTTGTGTTTGGTCATTACGCACAACAATAGTTATTTCGTCATTATGTTGATAAGCGAACAAAGCGCCATCAATTTCCATACATAACTTTACTGTTGTTGATAACATACCCTCAGCAAATTCAGTACAATAAGGTTTGTCAAGCAGCGATGTAATCTTATGAAACGAGCGCCCATTAATATTTATTATTAATGGCACTTTGTTCAATAAACGATAATTAGACATATCGATATAGGAATCGATCCTGTCTTTAAGCTTAATAGTATACATATAGAATAATATAACCAAGCACACAAGTTCTGCAACACATTACGAAATTGATTTTTTTATGTATCGTAAATAGTTTAGTATGTTAGTTTTAAGTACGATCATATTCATTATGATCATTTCTATATATTGGGAAAATAGATCGTCATTAACTTTAATAGTTAATTGACCTAATGTATCGGTATTTGACAGTGAATTTAATTCATGACTTACACTAAGAAAATCAATTCTACTAGATATTTCTTTTGAAGTTAACTATTTTGTAAATGCAGTTTTGTTATTTAATAAATAGTGTGCTCATCTGATCAGCAATCGTTCGACCAAATCCAATATAAATAGATGGAAATAAAGACTGAAGTTGAAAAGACGGAAGTGTTTCAGTAGCAGATGGTATTGAAATAAACTCAGTATTTTTAACTGCTTCCTGTGCTATTTTCTTAATTTTTAATACCCTTTTATAATATTACCCGTTTACAACAATTAATATATCATCCCATCGATTGTTTATATGCCTGTTATCAACTACTATAGTTTTATTTTGCAAAGAATGAGGTAAAACGTTAATAATGTTTTTTGTCCAATTTATAGATGGAATGTCTTCAATAATCATTACCCCATCTGGATTTAGTTTTTGAGAATAATACCTAGCACAAAATATCATACTTTCATATGTATGAGGACCATCATCAATAATCATATCAAATTTTATATTTTTGAGTTTATCATCAATAAATGATGCATCATATGCATTAGCTGTAAAATGTATCATTCTGTCTTTAAGAATAAAATCAGGAGGAAGAGGGTTGATATCTACGCTATAAATGTTTGAATTAGGTAAAAAATCGTGCCATAATAATATCGAGCCTCCAAGCCAAACACCAATCTCAAATAAATTTTTAATACTATCTTTTCTTGGAGATAGTATTTTATCATAAGTATCAAGATAGGTATGAGACGTAAACTTATCTGTTTTATAATTGGTTGCTATTTCTCTAAACATTTATTGCCTATAAGATGATTGGGCGCCATGTCCAATTGTTGCGCACGCTGAATTTAAAAGATATGCGGCTCTATACCCATATTTCATAGCATGCTCATTACAACGAAACTCATCTATCCATCTAGCCTCGTCAGGTCTCTGAAATTCTGAATATCCATTTGGAAACATTTTATTGTAGTCTTCAGTTCGTCTTAGACCAGCATTGAAACTAAATCCACACCAATAGCTACAATGAGGTGAAATTATTTTCTTATAATAAACATTTGTTGATGTTTTTAGAGTTTCAGACTCTAAATAATTATTTATATCACCATGACTAACACGATAATTGTCCGCATGTCTAATCCATATTTGATGGACACTTTTATCTTCTTCTAAAATATCAATTGAATCTTGTATAAAATTAGCATTACCATAAAATAGATAATCATCCTCACTATGGAAAATATAATCGCTTGTTACTGTTTTATACATTTTATCTATTGATCTAACTTGACCGATATTTATTTCGTTGAAAATAAACTCTACTTTATTAGAATAATTAGTAGAAATCAAATTTTTTATCTCTGGATTTGTAGAATCATCAATAACAATAATTCTTTCTATAGGAAACTTATTAAGAGACAAAAAACTATCAATTGTTTTCTTTAATAGACTAAATCTATTATAAGATGTTATGCACACAGTAACTGTTTTCATTTTGAATCACAACTGAATAAACCAAGATGTTTCTATTATTTCAAATCTATATTCGACAACTTTATTTACTCCAAGCCAGACATTATAGCCATGTTCTGCAATAATTCCATTCAGTTTTCTACTATATGTAGAATTATCTTGCAATGAGTTAATAACATTTACTTTTCAAAAATCATAATAGTATTTTTAAACCACGGAGCAGAATTATCGATACAAGATCTTGCGCTTAAGCTGTCTTGTTCTAAATATTTAAAGCCTCTATCAGTCATCTTTTTTATAACTTCATGATTATCATAACAATTAACATGACCATATCCTGGTTGATTTCTTATTGCCCATGACATTATTAATTTACCATTACAACACGATGATACATTATTTAATAATGTATCTTCAAATTGTGCTGGAACATGTTCAGCAACTTCCAGAAAAATACAATTACCCTTATCAGTAACAGTAAAAGATTTCGTTAAATCTTGTTGTTTAATATTTTGAAATACTTTTTGTTTTGGAATATCACCCTCAAACCCAGTTAAATTCTTAAAGCCAGCTTTTTGTAAAGCTAATAAATAATTACCAAGTCCGCAACCCAAATCATATAATGGCTTTTCTTTGTCATCTTTTAGATATTCTATAATCCATTTTGCCAATACAGGGCAATGAACATGATGAATATGAGCAGAATCGCCAGACCAAAATCCAGTGTTTGATATTACTGACATTATTTTTCCTTAATCTTAGTTACATAACTTCTAGCCTGTATAAATGATTGTCTTATACTTTCCTCAGATTGAAGATAATGATTACCCCAACCATGTTGTTTATTTTCTGGGCTCAATCTAGAAGCAAATAATTTATATCTTTCAACCTTATAATCTGGATTTATACAATTATAGTGATATGTCTTGTAAACATTCGTATTGTACTTAACTGCTCCTATAGGATTACAATTATGACACCCATGTGTATATCTAATATCTGTAATAAATTTTTTGTTAAATAGATAAGATTTATCATATGGTGTACATCTAGAACCATAAACTATTTTTGGTAAATCAAAATTATCTTCCATATTTACCATATTATAACCTTCGCCTTTTATGATTGTTGTTCCAGATGATTCTTCCATAAGAAGTTGTTGCTGATTGATTTCTAACATCTCATCAACATCACAAACAAGTACCCAATCTGTTTTTGCGCCCTTCCAGCAATTATTCTTAATTTCGAGATATTTGTTATCATTAATCATGTTATTTGTATTGTAATATATTATTTCGCAATTATTATCCTTAGCAATTTTTACAGTGTTATCGGTGCTAAAATTGTCATATATTACAATATGACAATTTGGAAATCTTAATCTATAATGGTCAATCATAAATTGAATTAAAACTTCTTCATTAAAAGCAACTGTATATATAGTAATCATTATTCTCTAACCCTTATAGATTCTCTTCTTAATAAATCAAATTTGTCTTTAAGTTCTTGTTCACTAATAGTATAATGAATACCCCAACCGTGTTTGATATTTTCTTTACTAAGTCTAGTGATATTTCTTTTATATTTAGACATTACAAATTCAAAATTAATAAAATGATAGTGGTACAAATTATATGAACAACAACTATATTTAATAGTGCCTACTGGATTACAAATATGACATCCTGCCTCATAATTTATGCTATGTATAAATTCTTTATTGAACATAATATATTTGTCATATTGCGGCGCCCGTTTTCCATACTTAATTGATTTAATATCCAAATTATCATTAAAATTAACCATATTATATCCGCAAGATTTGATAATAGATACTCCGTTATTTGCCTCTTTTATAAGTTGTTCCTGATTTATGTCTAAAAGCTCATCAACATCACAAACTATAACCCAATTATTATCCGAATTTTTCCAACAATTATTCTTAATTTCCAAATATTTTAAATCATTTATTTGGTTATTTGTATCAAATTGTAAAACTTTGGCGCCATTTTTTATGGCGATTTCTGGTGTCTTATCAGTGCTCATGTTGTCGTAAACAATGATATTACAATTTGGGAATCTTTTTTTATAATGATCTATCGTAAATGGAAGAATTATTTCTTCATTATACGCCACTATATATATAGTTATCATTATACCTCAAACCAAACACCTATATATTTCTCTAGTTCCAGATTGTTTGGATGTACCCAACAACTCAACAGATGAGAAATTATTCTTAAGATACACAATAAAATTGTCTTTATTGAAATCTTGCACCGTTGCATCTTTATTGAAATCTAAATGATGAAGCATACATGATATACAATCATCAGAAGGGTCAATCCATTCAACATATAAAACATACTCAGTTAAATTTCTTAAATGTAAAACTACATTTTCTAGACTGCCAAGAAACCCTGAGCACGAGTATATCCAATGTATAATAGCAAAAGCAAATACTGTGTCCGCTGGGACATTATAATTGGCAGCGTTCATATCAATACACTCTATATCTCGTAAATGAAAATACTTGATAAGATTTTTATTTTGAACTAAATAGTCTGTATCTAAATCTACACCAGTAACTTTTGTAGCTCCATGCAGTTTAGACCAAAATCCAAAAAACATATTAGAACAGCCAAGATCTAACACTGTTTTACCACTAACATCATTAAATAGGTGTTGTTTTACCAAATCAAATTTCAATATCGTATTATCAGACATTGGAACAATTTCATAATTTGAAATAACATAAGATTCATACCCGCCAACGATAAAACCATTTTTATACGGCTTCATATGCGGTCTTACTTGTTTCCAATCTTTATTAAGATTCAGTAGTTTGATTTCGGTCACGTCTATTCCTGGGAGAAAATTTTCTTTTCAAAAATGTCCTTGAAATAATTGACGGCGGGCTTTTCTGTTAACTTAGAATCAACTTCATTGTCACACCCATAATCTTCCTTAATTTTTGGACACCAGCCAAAGTCTATTATTGTTATCTTTCCATCTTTGACAAGTAGGTTGCCACATTTCCAATCGTTGTAAAAACAACCATGCTTTAATAGCATAATATGAATATCAAATAACTGTTCATAAGCGTCTGCAGGTTTGTTTTCCTCACAGAGGATATCACCACACCATTCCATTACAATTGTGTGCGTTATAATGTTATATCCTAGTAATTTAGGAACACGACCAGTACGAGCTAGTTTCGTTAACCAATAAACCTCTCTTTGAAAAAGCTCATTAGTATATTCACCATAATCTATTGTTTTTTCCACAATATTATCTTCTTTGTTGATCCTTATTGTTGATGTATAATTATTTTGTGTAGCTTTTTCAATTTCTATGAGGCTCATGTTAAATATACTCGATTATGCGATTGGTGTATGCTTTTTCTTTATAACCACAATTTCAGGATCTTTGATAGTTTTAATAGGGATATTCGTGAATCCGCATTTTTTACATTTTATTTTGTTATTCGAGGAACTATCACTATTCACTATATCTACTTCGCCTTTGCACATAATACATTTTAATATTTTCATTCATTACCTACCGATATATTTATAAAATATCCATACCTACTTTTACATATATTTTAATACTAATTTTACCTGATTCTTTGTAGCAATTACTCAGTTACCACAATGTATAGAAAGAAGCCGCACAAGTCACTGCGCTTTCTCTAATCAATACATGTACATGTTTTAATGATTTGCGTATTAATGGAAGAACCAATGATTCATCCTTAACTTCCTCGCCAATGATATCCATAGCTATTGCTATAGTCTTTACGTCAGTTTTGTAACTGTTATTGATTAACTTGATCAGTTCTTGCGGGTTATTTTGTGCTAGATCTTTTAATTGTTTGCTAGAATAGCTCATAGTTTGTATTTCTATTTATAGTGCGTATTTTTAGCGCGTATATGATAAACTTTCTGCAATTCGATAACTAATGTAGTAAGATTACAGATAGAATAATTATACCCAAAATCTATCCTAAGCTTTTTAGGATAATTTATTAATATTACTAGAAGCTAACATTTTATCTTCTTTATTTATATATCTAATATATAATAGATCGTATGAGCACTGCAAAAATAACAAAATTACTACCATTTAGCTCTACATATAACACCCAAGAAATATGAAACCCTATCAACTAAATTACCTAATAAAACTATTTGACAATTTCTTATATTATAATCGGTAATCTTCAATAGCTCTGAGCGTGATTTGAATATCACTATTTTAGGACGAAATCATAGTCAATTGTAACCAGCACAACGCTAGCGGCTTGTCCATAGCTATCCGAGACATTTGTACGATTAACACATAACCTGCTATAACTTCTGCTTTTATAGAAATAAGATGCTTTTATAGAAATAAGATGAAGTTATTGCTGATACTCTTGACAGCATTCACATCTATCTGGCTATATTATCAGTACAATGGTATATTTTTCATATAATGAATGTTAATTATCGTCAAATACTATCCTAGTAGCCCCTTCGTGTCCATGAATAAACAGAACATCTTCAATTGATTTGTAGATATTAATACTGGAATGTTCTCCACGCCAATGAAGAACTGCCTCGCCTGTATCAACAAAATATACACCTTCGCAAACAATACCAGTACCACTTACTCCAGAAACATCATTATCTCTTTGAAGATGGAACCTGCGCATAGACATTTTTTTATTCCTTATTTACTCCCATTATATCTTACTCATGTTATCACTAATTATATATTACTATAATATGCTCATATTTGGCAACAATATATTTGGCGATTTATATATCGTGCCAATGATTTCCATGATTTAATACATTATTAGTGAAAGAATCTCTAACAAATAAATGCCTTCATCCATGTCAGACATACCCATCCGCATCTCTACCAAATTCATGTCTTGCAATGTGTTTTTGGCTTGTTTCTTAATGTTTTCTATACAATTACTTGTTTTGTACATGGACGGTCCGATGAATGATTTTAAATTGTCAATGGTTGTAGCCTCGCCAGAATATGCGATATATACGGTCTCATAGCTTAACCATCCAAATAATTTCTGTCTAACCTTAGTGGATAAGAAGGTCTTTCTTTCATTATCATATACATCAACTCTAATGTATAATATTGATCGGTTAACTCAAAGTCATCACAAGATTTACATGAACCTGCAATATTTGACATTGCAATACCTAAATCTAATATTCCACTATATAACCAATAAGAATCGTTTCATCTTTGACCTCTTAACGCTTTTTGCAAACTTTTTAATCTCTTCTATATTATTCGTGGTCAATAACGCCTGTTCTATCTTATCTATATTTGATCTTTTAATCTTATCTGCCAAAAGTCTCATATAAGTAAATGAGCCTGATGCTATAATCAGGTCCTCAATCTGTTCTAAATCTTTATAGCTTCTTATATGTTTGGCTAATTCAAACAAATATCTAGGTTTGCCAGATGATAATATGATATCTTTGAACTTCTTTATATTTGCAGTAGGAATATGCTTGATATACATATGAGCATATTTAGCATTTTTTGATTTGATTATTAATTCCTCTAATGGTTTTAATTCGGCACCTCGAACAAAACAAGCAAAATTACAAATATATTTTATATTATTAGAATCTACTACAATCTTTTGCAGCGCTTTAATGTCAGCATTTTTTATGTTTTGAGCAAAGAGATAAGAATATTTTGGATCTTTATTCCTGATAATTATTTGCTGCATACGATAAAGTTTATAAGAATATTCGCATGCAAAAAAGTAAGCCATTGCAGAATCATTTGTTGATATGATTTCTTCTTGTAACTTTTCTAACCATTCGTAATTATTATGATTAGCAATAAGATTACTTTCCTTAACTTTCTTTATCCATCTTAATGAATCTACGTTATAATCATTTTCAAACAGATATTTATTCATAATAATTTATGATCTTATGCCGAGAAAACCACCAGACTAGTGATGATGGATAAATTGACTATAGTTAAAAAATCTACTACCATACTGGTATATAACCAAACAGATATGATCGCTACCAATAACATACGCAATAACTTCATCTCTACTGCTGCTAAAAGTCAGAGGGTAGAGCAGGCTGTATGTCAATCAGTCAAATATCTCGTAGATCCATAGACGATATACCAGCCTTGTGTTGGTAGTAATTTATATATCAGAAAGTACAATAATATAAATAGAAAAACCCGGACCTACATTAGATCCGGGTTTACTATTTACTCATACATTATTTGGCGGATATTGGAATTTTCTTTGGCTCTTTTACTTTTGGTAACTGTTTTGGTGCCAAAGAAATTGATAATACTCCATTCTTTAACTCTGCTTTTAGAGTGTCAGGATCGCAACCATCTGGCAATGTAAAACTCTTATTCACAGAATAAGATGACGTTTTTGTTTTTCTATCGCCCTTGATTGTTAGTATATTATCTTCTGACAAATGAACGTTAATATCCGACTCTTGCATACCAGGTAAGTCAACATCTATATAAAATGATCCGTCATCACTCTTAGTTTGATTTATTCCCATTGGTTGGAATATATCATCAAATAACAAATCAAACATACTTCTGTACTCTGACTTTTTAACCGGCATAAATGGATTCCAAAGTGTTAGCATTGTTTTTCCTTTCTGTGTAGGTTAAAGCAGTTAATATGCTAACTGCGCACTAATATATATCAACCATTTTAGAGATTGATAATATTTTATCTAAAAAAGAATCTCCCCAAGTTCCGCCCTTCTTATTTTTTAAGATAAAGTCTTTCATGTCAGACGACTTTTGATCGAACATAGAGAACATAGGGGCTGGCCATATATCCTTATGATCTTTAACTAATAGAGCAAATGTCTTCTTGTCTCCAGGATTTATTTGATCTGCTGTAGACTTTAAGATTTTGTATGCGTGATCATAATTTTTAATTAAAAATTGAACGTTTCTCTTAATATTTACAATTCTATCGATAATTTCTGGAGGTAATGCCGTAATCACATCATCTTCCTTTTCTGCCAATATTAATTCTAAACAACTTCTTTCAGAGGTTCCAAGGATATTTCTTACCTTATTAAATGCCACATATGAGGCGTTTTTTACTTTAACCCTATTGAATTTAGAGTCACGAACCACAATACCTTCATGTTCCAAAGGATTCTGTCTTGAAACCCAATCCAATAGATTATTCAAACACGCAAACTTATATGCGTGTACGTGTGGAATTCCATACGTATTGATTTTATCAATATCAAGTTCATATAAAGAAGCACATTGTTTTCCGTCAACAACCGTTTCCATTCCATTTCCAACAAAACGAGCGGCTATCAAAGTTATCCTTGTTTCTTTATAATCAAGAACTATTCTATTATATGGAGATGTTAGTTCAAAACAGTAGGTAATTTCCTTATCTAGATTAGATGTAAAATCATCAAAAGACATCCCGATTGTATCTTTTATCGCTTTTTCGAATAAAGATCTGAATGTATAGAATCCACTGTCCAAAACAATATCTGCTTCTGGAACAGATCTCGTTGCCACACACCATTTTTTCGTAAAGCAATCAAAATACAATATAGTTAGCGTTCCATCTAATTTTTCCAAAAATGCTAGATTTGAATCAGACCAATTGATTTTTGCCGCAGCGTCTTGCCCGTGATTAAAGAATCTCATCATCGGGAATGCTAGAATTCTCGTTTCACCAGGAACGATTGCATCATAAATTCTACGGTTATCAACCTCAACAGATTGAGACAAGAAAGATCTTCCATCAACCGCTGCCAGGATAAGTCCACGACATTCTTGTGCTAAAGGGTTTGATTCTCTAGCCTCAAGTTGATCATAGTTCAGAGAAAACTTGTGCCCAGATTTTGAAAATGACGTATATACTCCATGTTCTCTTGCCAGATCTAAAAATGAATGCGTCCTAAGATATTCTTGTACTAATAACATTGTATGTTATACCTCTCTATTCAAGAGGGTTTTTATCTGTTCAATATAAGATGATAAGTTGTCTATTCCATATATGTCTTTAGCTATCTTGTCAAATGTATATATATCTGACTCGCGATAAATCACATCCATATCACCTTGTAAGATGTGGGCATCTGCATTGCCGTGTGTCTTCGTTTTGCTTACAATATATTGTGATTCGTCACGTTTCATTTTACACCATTAATGTAATTATATAAAAATAGGCGTCAAATTAATAAATGACGGTCGAAATTATTTTTTATTCTCAAATTTATTGGGTTGTTCTCTGAATTTTTTGACTTCTTATTCCTTGAGCCCAAAATCATAGTAAGCTTTTTATATTGTTCATATGATTCCATTGTTATCTTCTTTTACTCATAATTCGTAATTCGTTATCCAATCAAAAATTACCAGGAGCAACTTGCCAACATTTCAACCCTTTGGACCTCCAAAAATCAACAACTTGCTTTCTATCATCTAATACCATGAGAACGTTATATTTTCCAGCAATATATTCGTTATACAGTTCTTCCTTGATGATAGAATCCTTACGATTGTCACCAGTTTTCCGCATGATCAGGTCATACTTGAACGTTACGTTCTTATTTAAGAACGTTTCTGTCTGTGGTCTATACTTATCCTCACGACCAGAACAAAAGATCACATGATATCCAGCTCTTGCCAAAGCTTCAAGTGTAATTACAACGGCTTCATTTGGAGTATCATTATCAGCACTAGATGCATCGTAAGGATTCCTGATATGAGCACCAGGATAACGATTATCAAAAGAGCCGTTTTTTAACATTGGATTGAACAACGATATTGTTCCATCCAAATCACACACAACAGCCCAATTCAGTTCTGGATTGTTATTTGTAACATTTGAATCGTTCATAGTTTGATTATAGTCCCCAAAAACTTCGACTCTGCCGTTATAAAACTTATGTTTTTCTCCGCCAGTTTGTTCCCACATTTTATGAATTACTTCTTCAGGGATTAATGCATAACCTTCTCGCTTCGCGTTCCTAGCGATTGCTTCATCTAGATCTACATAGAATGGTTTTTCCATTACCATACAGGATATTCCTAAATTTTTTACTAATTTACAGACATCATCGAAGTTTCTACGATTAAGATTAGTATCATCTATAATAACATTTTTCCCACTTTTTAAAGCAGAAGTAATAATATGATTCCTAGTAGAAACAACTAGCCTCTCATTTTGTTGTGAGTAAACATAGTTTGACATCATAATACGAAGATCGTCCCTATTAACCCTTACAGTTCCAGTAGGATCCTTCTTTACTTCTTCTTTTGCCCAAGTAGATTTGCCAGAGGCGACGATACCTACAGTTAAGATAACCTTTAACATAACTTGGTCAGCTTTCGGTATAAAATTCATTTTTTAGAAAATTTCTTTGCTTCTACAGATTATGAATAGATAATAACTGATAACACTAAATCATACAATGTTTGGTGTATATCATAAGACTATCTAAGAAAACTTAGGATCATACGACTTTAGTCGTTGGAGTATATCAGTGACTGCAATAATGTTTCAAGCATTTCAATTGAATGCAAACCAACTTTAGTTTGCACAGCTTGCCCGTTATTAAATAAAATAATGGTTGGCACACCCCGAATATTATATTTGTAAGCAAGATCTGGAGAATCGTCGATATCTACCTTGACTACGTTAACTCGTCCAACATTATTTGCAAGAAACTTTTCTAATATTAAAGTTTGTCGCCTGCATGGTCCACACCACACTGCGCTGAAATCCACCAATACTGGCAACTCAGAATCTAACACATTTACATCAAAGTTTTCGCTGTTAACTTGTAAAATTTGGCTCATAATTTACCTACTCCACAGTATGTATTTTATAAAATTATAGTCAAGCGGTGCCTATTTTTTAATAATAATGTTCTCGTTTAATTTGGAAAACAAATCGAAAAATGGTTTGCATTCATACAATTTATGCTTAGCTATCATATCAAAATCAAAAGAATTATATAATCCCATGACTTGGACTTCATGTTCGACATTGTTTTGTATTAGGAAATCACATAAATTATCCAATGCATAGAATCTTTTCTTTGATTTTGTATCTGATAAAGTCTTTTGTTTTGCAAAGTAACAAGCCGTTACTACAAAGACGACTTTCTCTGTTGGAAGAAGGTCAGCATATTTAAGATTCATTTGTCCGGATTCAATCAGAGAATAAACAAATGGTTCAAATTTTCTGTAATGCTCATACCAAATCTTAAATCTTATTCCAGCTTCGCTTCCAACAAATCCGGAAATAATTTGCGTTACAGAATCAATATCTACAATTTTCAATTTTTTGGCTTGTAATAAAGCATCTGATGCCAACGTCCAACCACGTGGAGACGGATTGGCATATGTAGTATCATTTGTTTTACCACAGGCAAACTCAGGATTACTTCTAAGAAAACCTAGTATTAAATCGTGAACGTCGTGAGCTTTTGCCCAATCTATCCACTTATCAAAATTAAATGATAATATATATTTGGCTCCTCTATCTAGCAATGCTGAGCTAATCATATTTGAATTAGCTCCTTCATCAATTAGATTCCCAGTTAGTATAGATGATACTACATTAATTCTTTTCCCATTTATCTTCTTGAATTGTAAGATTTCAAGTAACGGCGCAATAACTTCAGGTGGTGCTTTATCAACCTCATCAAACAATATAATTGAATCTGGCTTTTCATTATCTGATAAAGTCGGCAAAAAGTATGGAGATTTAAATGTAACAATATCTCCCTGTGCGTTCATATCTGGATATCCAGCTAAATCAGGTCTTTCAATAACAGATAAATTTATGTAGTTAATTTTTAGATTGCAATCTTTAGCAGATTGAATAACAATTTCAGTATTATGAGTAGGTATGAATGATCGTGTTATTAAATATAAATGTGATAAACTATCTACAGTAATACATCTCATAGGAATCGGAATGATTCTTTCTATATTTGTAATGTATCTATGAGTATTTTTTATATGTTGTCTGGAAGATTTGTTAATATTTTGTAATTTTCTTTTAAGACGGAAAATTGGTAACTTAGTAACAAAATATATTCCATGTCTATCTTGACATCTTTTACCATACGAACGGCTTTTATTTTTATAAAAATGCGCCTTAATTCCAAGACTATTAACTAATAACAAAATTTGATTAGCCAATATCTCAATATTAGAGTAATATTCTATTTTGCCATTTTTTAGACAATAGCCGTCAGTATCTAATAATCCTTGCAATAAGGATAATCTTTGTTCATACGAAGAATTAAGATAATCCTCTGGAATATGTTTATTATTAATAAGACCTAATTGCTTTAATTGTTTTTCTAGTAAATCAATTTTTATATAATTAAATTCTTCACCACCAATTAAATTTTCTGTTTTATAATTATAAGATTTAGATAAATATCCTATATTTGGTGTTTTATTAACAGAATAACCAGAAAGATTAATTTCATTTAAGATTTCATTATCAGTACATTCGATATATCCTGAATCAGATCTTCCTTTGCCTAACCAGCACCCCAAAACATACGGATCTATAAGTAGATCTTTAGTAGGATAATTTACTGGTAAAGTTGTTGGAATAGAATGACTTTCTTTTAACGATAAGAAAATTTCCTTTGTTGATCTCACTTTTGGTTTAATATTTTTGTTTTTTCTGGCTTTTTTATTCCAAGTTAACCATAAATGATCTGCACAAGCATTAACTACACTACCATCATCAAATGTAATTTTATATGACTCTGGATAATTATTTATTGGATGAAGTTGAATTACATTACAAATATTACCACACTCATCAAAAAGCTGATCTCCAAGTTTAAGATCTTTTAATTTAATAAATCCTTTTGGGGTAGGTAATTCTGTTTCAAGGTCAAGCATTTTACCTACTCCACGTCGTCCAAATAGAAACAGATTCTTCTGAGCTTTAATAAAGAATTTGCTTATATTTAAAGCTTGCTCCTGATCAATTTCTGGCAAATTAAGTGCATTATTCATGTTTCCCTTTAAATATCACATATCTATATATCAGATAAAGGGAATTAAATTCTTAATTTCTTCACTATGTCTATACTTTATGATAAATGAGTCTAGATGATCTCGCTTACCAGTTTGCTCATATATTGAGCTTAATGCTCTCAGTATTTTCTTTTTACTATATACATCACCCATCTGTGATAGTAATAACGATTCAGATTGTTCAAAAGCTCTTTTAAAGATATGTTCTATTGTATTAGGAATTAGTTCGTATTTAGAAAACAAACATGATTGAAAAGGCAAATCGGTCATAAAAGAGATACATAACGGACTATTTCTAATAGCAAATGATAAATAGGAATTGTCGTCAACCCTATCATTTATATATTTGAAAAAATATTTATTACTTATTTGTTGCTTAAATCTTGAAAAAAGAAAATGACCTGATTCTATTGTTTTACATAACAAATTGTACTTAATTTCTGGGACTATACTATCTATTATCATATATTCCCGAACACCAAACTTATTTTTATCTATTTCAGATTCAATTGTATACAAATATAATGTACAAGCATCTACACCAGAATAATATGATATATCTGCAATTTTAAGATTTATTTCTTCAATTGTTAACTCTGAAAGATAATTGCCAACGCATTTTATTAATGGAGTTTTAACTCTTGGGTCCTTGCCTAAAAGATAAAACAAATGATTATCATTAATATGACGATCATAACACCAGATTATAACCTCATTCAGTTGACGATCTAATGTAAGAAGTCCGCCAACGTTGTGACTATGTGTCATAATATTTAATAATGCTTCTGAATATATGCCACTTCTTATTCTACTAACTAGGTATGACGATATGGTATTTTCATCATAATTTGTAAGATGAGATGAGAATATTGCATCATTAAGCTGATCCATTGCATCCTGCGTCAACGCCGGTTTTTCCATAATTTTCAGAAAATCAAGCGCAAGTGCCATTAAGATTTAATCCTTGCTCTTTCTTTACTACATTCAAAAGAGTTAAAGATCTTAATCATAAGATTAGTAAACAAATAGTTGATTTTTTCAAATCAGAATATCTGCAGCATTAAGTTATAAAACCACAACATGTATTCACAATATCTGCGGAACATATTACGATCATAATATATACAGCTTACTATATTTTTCTGTATAGAAATGCGGCTATAATTTATCAATCACTTTCTTCAGATATTTATTAACATTATACCACGAGTATTTAGATAATGATTTTTCAACTAAATCAATACATAAGTTATCTAACATTTGTTTATTTGGTTGTTTTGGAAGAACCGTAGATGTGGCATACAATTTATTGAGTGCTATGTCCTCTGACTCTGCAAACTCAATCAATTGTTCATAGGTCCAGGCTCCTTTTCGAATTGCCAGCAATTCTTCTTTATCCGGTCTCTTTACAATAACCTTGCCAGTAGTAAGGATCTCACGACACATACGAATTAATCTAACTAAATGATAGGCGTGTTTTGTGTTTCCCTGTATTGATACTCTGCCATTCCTTCTTGTGATAAGAATTTCATTAGGAACCGAAAAACAAACTATCTTTCTACCACGTACATTTTCTATTTTAATATGACTAGATGTAGAATTAAAGTTCGTAACAGAAACCGTTTTTTTATTACCAATATAAACATGATATATTGGAGAATTATCTCGATTTTTATATGGACCACAAACTTCTGAAACAATGCCATTTGATATACACATAGCTTGTATTTGTCCTGCTAATTGTTTAGATGCAGTATAATACACAACGCTTTCTTTTTTGTATATTCCATCTCCAAATAACAATGCATCTAATAAAATTAGAGCTTGTCTTTGTGATAAATTTATCCACCAATGTGGCAAATGTTTGTGTAAAGAACCATCCTTTGAAATATACGCGCCTAATAATTTTAAATAATTATCTGTAATATCGAAATCATTTGATTTTGGGCTTGCCGTTACTCTAACATAAAACCAACTATCGCGGTTATTTATTAAAGATTCAGCAGGCTTAATTTCCCAATTTGAATTATTTTCTTCATATTCGGCAGAAAAATTATTACTTTTCTGTATATCTATTTTAGATATCCACATTCTGTGATTAGGAGTGACCGCGCATTCTGTGTTCTCAGATCTTAAAAATACAATTGGTCCTGAATATTCTTTACAGACTCTTTCATATGGAAATTGATATTCGATTTCACCAGATTTTTGATTTAAAGTGGCTAATAACTCACAATCATTTATTTCACTATACAATTTCCAACCATTACTAGTCAAAAACTCTGTATCATCTAAATAACAATCATATCCGAATTTTTCTTCTAAAGAAGCGCGAGCTGGATTTCTGTTTTTCTTCCAATTTTGATATTGATCCCATTCTCTTTTCTTAGAAAGATATTCTCGCTCTTTTTGCATAACTTGAATAAAGTTATCATTTAGACCAACCTTGCGAGCAGCCGCCTCCCAATGTTGATCTGCGGTAATCTTTAACTCAGCAAGCATGCTAATCATGGTAGATTGAATAGCAATCTTAGTCGACTCTTCAAGATCTTCAAGGAAGGAAAATTGGAACCTATCTAATTCCTTTTGAACCTCAGCAGCAACCGCCATTAGTTGATCTTGTGGTATCATAGTTTGTTCGGGCAAGCCAAACTCAGCCCTTGTCGGAGGAGACTTAGGCGGAGTCATAATCCACTTCTTATGTGTCTTAATTCTTTTTAATTGAGAAATAGAATATCCCATGAATGTGTGCTTAATTTTTTTTGATAAAAAATCATTCTTATGCTCTAAGATGATTTCACCAATCGGATCTACGATACAATGATCAGATGCATCTGTATGAAGCACTTCAATAATATTAGGATTACAATCTGACGCCAATGTAAAAAATTTGCGAATATCATAGATAACAGCATCAGGCCCATGAAGTTCTGCTTGTTCAAACTTATTAATAGCACCAAAAAAATATTTTTTTGGAGGAATAGCAATTCCTTTAAAGTCTTCATCGCTCTCAGGCGTGTTAGTTCCATAAGCATGAGAACCGTGTCTTACTAAGAGAACGGTTCTTCCGTCAATCCATCCTAAGTGTGGAGAATTCTTTAATATCGTTTCTATTACAGTGTGTTTCATTCTAAATTAGAATCCTGAAGTTCAACACCAAACTCGTAAATATCCTATACCGTTTCAGAAATAGTATAGATAAACATATCTAAAAGTGTAACAAGAATAAACAGTATAATTCATATAGGATAAGTTAATATAGCAATTATTCGTTACTATATAACTTTAATCTTCATAACAATCTTGCGCCTGAACGATATCTGGATTATCTATAACTGGACATGGAAAGTTGCTCCACATCCTTAGTTCTAAGAAGGCAGCCATTAGAGCTTTTCGCTTCTTTTTATTAGGCTCTTCATCAATCAAATTTAGAATTGTAGTTAGTACATGACTCTGTAACTCAAATTCCAATTCGCTCCACAACATTAAAAATCCTTAAATAAATGCAGCTAATTTTTTCAAATTTGGAAATGAAGCAACCATATACTTAATGTCCGACATTTTATTATTAGCTGACAGATATGCTAATAATTTCTTTGAGGATATTTCCGGAAATGTATGCAATAATCTGACTAAACGATCCGCATTTGCTCGTTTGTGACCAGTTTTTCTTGCATACAATTTGTCTGCATAAATAACAGATATATCATCAGCAATTGTAGGATCCAACGAAATTAGGTTGCGAATATTTCTTAGATGATATTCTTCTAATATAGAATAATCACAATTAGCTATAAAGTCTAATAGTTTTGCCCTATGATCTAAAGTATATTCTTTCTTAAGTGCATCTAAGATAGTTTTGTCATTGATTATTGAAAAGAACGCTAATATATTTTTAGTTGTGCGAGCTCTGTCTGTTATTATTTCACTTGCTAGTTTTATTATCGGAGTTTTATCTAAGTTAACTTTTTGTTTCTCTAAAGCCTGCAATATCTCAAAGTTTCTTGCAGAATGCAAGATATTGTGGGAAATTGTTTCGGTGTATTCATCTAAGCTCCTAAAAACAACCGGAATAAATGATCTAACAATATTTATCAATTTATCTGCACATACATGAGATGGAAGTTCTGTTAAGTAGTTCTTAACTGAAAGTAAACTTTCTTTGCGATCATACTTAACATTGCAATAACAAATGAATTGTATGTATGCTAAATCATATTTTTTATTCAGTTCATGTTTTGTTCTTACAAGAGAGAACATTCTCCGTTCTAAATACCGTTCTATGTATCTTGATATTGATTTATTATTAATAGCAAACAAAAATGATAATCTACTAGTCCAGAATAACTCATTATCTTCCCAAAAGATGTCACATGCTTTTCTAAATCGATCTTGAAGATATGCTGAATGAGCTTCATAATTGGCATTCAATAGATCCGAAAACTCATACAAATCCAGATCCATTCTGTCAGAAAACATTAGTATATCAACTAAGTGTCTGAATTTAGGGTGTATTTTGTCTAACTGAATGGATGCCATAATAATATGTCAGTATATCACCACTCCAAAATATCCGAGTCATCAATACCAGTAGAGATATATTTAACAGCACACCCTGAAAAATTGCTAATATAGTCAATAAATGGGGCTACTTCATCTTTATTTTTAGAATTTTTCCAACCTGGAAGACTAATTAACTGCACATTTGTGCCAAAAAAGTCGGATGGACATACCGGGATTTTATCATATGCTGCGCATATTTTTACTCTTTCCATGCCATCTAATATGTCCAGCTTAGTAATTATTAAATTTTGAATGCCGCCTTTCTCACAAGCATATTTAGTGGCAGGTAAATCAAACCAACCAATTCTTCTTGGTCTACCTGTTGTCGCGCCATATTCATTACCAGCTTTTCTTAAAAACTCAGCCTCTTCACCGTGAATTTCGGTAGGAAATGGACCTTCTCCAACTTTGGTCAAATAAGCTTTGGCGACACCATAAACATTATCTAGTCTTATAAAATTAAATCCGCTAGTATATATGCCAGCAATCGTCGCATCACTGCAACTTACATAAGGATAAGTGCCGTGATTAATATCAATCATAACACCCTGAGACCCCTCAAATAATAAATCAGTTTTCATAAATTCGCGTTTCAATTCAAGAATATGTTTGAATTGAACACCAGCCTCTTGTAGAGAGGAAGTTATTTCGCTGTTTGCTTTCAGCAAGTCCTTAATTCTTGTGCCTTTACGAGCGATTTTGCTCTTATAGGCAGGACCAATGCCTTTATTAGTAGAACCGATGTATCCATTTGTCGCCGCATCTTCTTTTTTATGTTCTGGAAGAACAACGAATGCATCTGGGTCAACATAGATTCTTTTGGCAATATCTCCGAACTTATATTGACATGTAGACGCACTATCCTCTTCAACTTTCATGATTTCTGTATAAAGTTGATCCAAATCAATAACCATGCCTTGAGCGAGAAAGCATTTAGTATCTGGTAGTCTCCAGTCGAAAGATGGCAGAAGATTATGCACATACTTTAACTTTTGTCCATTGGAGAATGAACGGTAAATAGTGTGACCTGCGTTGGCTCCACCATTAAATCTAATTACCCATTCAAAATGTTTTGAAAAATAATGAGTAATACGCCCCTTGCCCTCATCTCCCCATGAGCTTCCGATAATTGCTATATTTGCCATTTCTTGCTAACTTTCTACTAAAGTCAATATATTTATTGCGTAGAGGATTAAAGAAAAGTCCTCGTCTATTATAGACGAGGAGTCTATGCCGTAAATTATATGTCAGTATAACTAAAAATATGAACAGGCATTGGTATAAACATACCCAAAATAGTCGTGTTCTTTATAAAAAGAATTTACGCTGTACATTTTGTCATGTATAAATCATAAATAGAGTATTCATAATTTGAAATTGTACTCAAAATGAAATTGCGTTGAGATATAATTGTGCTACATGGTTGCGGTTTTAGATAATAACTTCAATAACCTTAGAACCTACAATACTTTATATTGTGAAATAGTAAAAGATACAACTTACATATATCAGTGGATCGAATAACGAATATTATTCCAATTAGTCTTCACAATGATATTCGTCGTCATATTCTTCCAGATCATCATCGTAATCATCGCTACACCCACATTCTTCACAGAACTTATCCTTACAACAGCATTCCAGACACGAACAGCCACATGAATCACATTCATCATAATGATATTCTTCTTTGTCTTCACATGACTTATTCAATAAGCTACTAACACAAGACCTTGTATTTGTAATACGAAGCGCAGTAACTTTTGAGTTCTCTTGATCAACAACCCCTAAAACCACATACTTACAAACACGCATCTTTGCGTGATTGTAATCAATAGGAACAGCCACTACATCAGCAGGATTCACTTCAACTTCCAACATCTTAGAATCAATCCCAGACCAATAGAAGTTACTAGCGTAATCCCAATTAGCAACGTGCAAACCATGGCTGCATGTTTGTGTGGGATCTTCGTTGACCTGATTACGAGGCATCTCTACTGTATTACCAACAGAATTGTCTATAGTACCAGTATAGATATCCAAAAAGTCTGGACGTACCTTCTTATAGGCAATAAAGCATCCATTTTCTGTAATTGGATGGTCATTCTTCTCCAAGAATGAGAACAATTCATTAACTGCACGGAACGATGGGTTCTTTTGCAGATTTTCTGCAAACTTGACCAATGGTTCATATGGCAATCCTTCATTGGAAAACTTAATGATTTTATCACCAAGATGCTTAGTAGCCAATACTCCATTTACAAAAATCTGCCCATCTTTGACAACAAAGTTGCCATTACCAAAATCCTCTACTCTCTTTGCAGTAGATACAAGCAAAGGAATGGCGTCCAAGTCCTTTACCTTTAGAGCATCGATTAACTTATTTGCTAGCGCATCTGTTCTTGAAACGATATGTGTCTGACCATCGTAATTCACTGTGATATTTTGATCTGTAATCAACCAATTAACTTTTTTCATTATTTTCTCCAATTATTTTGTATCCATACAGTTAACATAATCTGCTATGTAATCAATTGCCTCTATGTACCTATACATGCTTAGATATCTAAGCAATGGATATTTATTATTATATTTTTCATTTATATCCTCTATGTCATATTCTGGGTGATCTTTCAAAAATAAATCCAGATCTGAATCATAAATAACACCATTCATAGCTTCATAAATCTCTATTAGTTCTGTTATCCCATAGTAGTCCTCACACAATTTTCTTATTTTATCATGTAGATTTAGTCTCTTCATAAATATACTATCGGTCTTTTTTACAAGAAGAGAAAAGTCATCAATATGCCCAAGCATCTTATCATCAATATCATATAAATGCTTTTTTGCTAATTTGATCTCAACAAAATTAATTGTTGAATTTGCCAAAACATAATCTTTAATAAAGTCATCAAAATGAATGAAATCAGAAAAATCTGATTCTACTCTCTCTTTGGGCGTTTCAGAATCAATTCCGTAAAATGAGAACTTTGGAAAACTCTTAATGATAGTCTGAAATGCGGTTTGACTAAGTGTTTTCCCAGTTTTGAGCGTAGCAAATCTGTTTCCAGTATAATTATCTTTATTTAATTTACATAAGACTTTTTCATTAGTATCATCATCAATAGATGAATAGCTTACATGTTTGAACGTTGTAGTATTAACATCCAGCTTGAATACAAGTAGTCTTGATGTTGCCGGAACATATGCTCTAGCAGAAGATTTCGTAATTTCGGATAGTCTATGCGGCTTCATTGAAGCAAGATTAAATTTTTCATTCAAAATATCTTCAGTAACTTTGTCATTTGGACAAATCACATGAATACTTTTTAGGTCATGGTTAACATCAAAAGCCCTCTTAATATGATGTACTGTTGGCTGTTTTAATGTAAGATCATTTATAAACAGCATAGAATTTTCATCAAAATGCAATGAATGACTGCGTTGGCGACTAATCTTATTTGGATCTGTTACATATCTCCTTGAATATTTGCCTTTTGTAAAGATAAATACATCACAATTCAGTTGTACCGCTGCAGAATCATACAATGGCAATCCGTGCCAATATAGCTTACCAAGAAACTGAATGCTGCCGAAAGCATTAGATAGTTCCTTCCTGAAATATACATTAGCTTCCCAGAAATTAGAAAAAGTTTCGATCTTGGCTGTAATTAGATCTTTTATTTCAATTTCCATGTCTTCAAGTCGATTACAGATTTTCTCTTGCGTCATCTTATCAAGATATACCTGCTCACGATTTGCAGATAAGCTTAACTCTCCAACTCCGAAATACAAATAGATGTTCCCTCGCGAATAATCAATCATCTTACTATTAAGATATGTCCGTAATACGGACAAGTCAACTGGGTATTCTATTCCGTCAATAATTAACTTTAATTCACGGTTCCAAGAATTTGGATACATGGCAACAGCCCACCCATTGCCCTCAATCAACTTTTTTAGTTCGATATAATCGATATTACCGCCTTTAATAATTGGCTTAACATCCCAATGCCTTGTTGCGACCTCTGTAAATTCTGCAAAGTGTCTGAAGTCAGGCATCTTAACCGGAATAATAATCTCAGTTCCATTTGATTCAGATGTCGGTGTAGATGAAAGCAAAATTAACTTACCGACCTTGGTTTCGTCAATGAAACAGGCATAATTATATTGTATACCATCGAAATTTGTAATGATTGTGAATGTATCAGAATATGAAAATGGGGTCTTTGCTCCAAGCCCGAATCCACCAGTCTGAATGTTGTCATCACGTTTTGTACTAGCAGTATACTTAATAAAAATGTTAGACATTCTGTCAGGGCTGATTCCGGGACCGAAATCTTTGATCTTATAAAAAGGTTCAAGAGTGTTCGGTAAATGAATTTCAATAGGACGTTCCGGAGTTCCAACTTCTCTATGAGCATCTCTTGCATTGCAAGAGATTTCTCTACAAATAGCAAGAATAGGGTTTGAATACATCTTGTTACGCAAGATTTCAAAAATCATACCCTGGTCTTGAATCGAAAAAAATTGTTCTTCTAATTCTCCAGAAGTCTCAATTGCCGGTCTTTCATCATTTAATCGCATGTCTATCTCCTAGACTGTGACTGTTAAGTTTTTTAATTCGAGCGGGTCTCCCTCCGCCTTTCATAGACAATTTGCATTAAAAAAAATTAGAGTCAAGTCCTCCCTATTTTTTTAGAATTGAATGCGCTTAATTTAGCGCCATCCACGCCAACGGAACTAAGAAAATTATATAAATGACTTGATCTACAGCAATGGCAAAAATAAGAAATATAAACGCATTAATCCAGATAGAATCAAATTAGTAGCACCAAAACAAAAAAATGCCACTGGCAGACGATAGCGTTTCAATACTCATTTTGATTCCTTAATTGAGTGGCTCATTTTAATCGCTACCTTCATCTTCAATATCAGCAGTACTCTCTGCATCTAGATAAGTTGCTTTGTACACTTCCGAGAAGAAAACTTTGCTCAGCAACTGTAATACTCAGCATGTTCATAATCATTCCCAACCCCGCCCCAATTACATTTATGTCGCTTTAAATAGTCAGTGCTCATATTAGCTTATTATTAGCTTCTTAAGTCAAACGCCCTACCAAATGGAGGATTAAATGTGCTTCCACTCGTAATTAGCCAGATAACATCTTTACCCGGATTTTTCATTTCTGCGAAATCAGAGTCAAGTAAGAATCCATCTGTAATTACAACTAGAAAATCACAATAACCCAAATTATCTTCATAATCATTAAAAAAGTCAGCGAATTTAGTGCCGCCTCGCCCATAGACTTTTACCTTAAGTATCTCTTCCGGATTGAACTTCTTGATCTTAACAGCTTTATTCCAATAAATTTGAGCATCAGCCGGAACGATAGTTCCTTCTGCCCTTTCATCTAAAGCACAAAGCTGCGACAATCCGAACGCCATATCATCTTTGCTCATAGATCCACTAGTGTCTAATAGACATCCAAAACTGGCGCAATAATTCTTCCTCTTAGGAACCAACAACCCAGCAAACATTGGACGTGTTCTGAATCTGGTCCAATCATTTTTTCCATTACCAGCCCTAGCTTTTAGCAACCGAGCTCTTATAATATCTTGCCAAGTAACCTTTGGAGCTGTTAGCTTTCCGAGCTCTCCTTCAAGAGCACCAGGGACATGACCAGCCATCTTTTTAGCTGCTTCCATAGCATCTGAAATTCTCTTGGCTAGCTTCTCTTCAGATTCTTCTGTATCCATATGATCATCTAATGTATCTCCAAATCCGAAAATATCGAATCCGTCGCCACATTCTGGACACTGTCCTTCTGGATATTTGCCAGAACAACCAGGATAAGGCGCGCCATCATCACCAGTACCTGAACATTGATCTCCAGATTTATCTTCTTTTTCACAATCAGAAGAATTGCCGTATCCTTTGCCATTTTGCGGTTGTGGCTTCTTATATATTCCAACTCTACCGCACTTAGGACATTTTGGAAGTAAACTATAAAAAAGATCATAAATTTTTTCCGGACTCCTCATATCTTCGTCAATATCTGGATCTGCATAATAAAACTTAACTGCTTTCTCTCTACGTTCTAGTTCTTTTTGTTCTTGAGGAGTCAGTTCTCTATCCTCATTTGCTTTTGGAAGACTAATATGAAGATCATTATCAAACTCAGGATGTAAATCTTCAAATCCTTTTGGAGGATGAAATGGATCTTTAAGGAGCTCTACGTAAGCCTTCAGTGGCATATACCTTCCGACTTCTTTAGTAAAAAAATCATGCGGATTTTGTTTTCTAGACTTTAAATCATCCATACACGTACCATTAACAATGTAGTCAACGGCAATGTTCCATAGTTTTGGAATACGAGAGCCTCTGCGTTGAGGATGCATATAGATTGCGTGCCATGCTTCATGGCTACATATAATGCGTAAACCCTTTCTACTTGTTTTAAGTACAAACTTTGGATTCCAGTAGTACCTCTTACCATCAGTGGCGGCAGTTGGAATATTTAAAGTACATATATGATCAATAGGATACATAAGACTGAATATTAAAGGATCTCCACCTAAACAAGTTCCCACATATTCATTATTATATCTTGTGCCCAGTTCCAAAAATACCTGAGATAATCTATCTTCAGCTTTTGCAACTAATTTATCATCAACCTTACCGATAATTCTAGAAAACTTCATGTAATCTCCAATTTATTATATATCTTCAGGTTGTTATCAATCGTCAACTTTTCTATTAATCTTATTTAAAACCTCTTCCCAGTCCGGGTGTTCATCAAGATTAAACTTCACCAATCTGTCAATCTGAATCTGGCTCCTTACAGAGACTAGAACGTTTTCGTATGTTACCTTTTGTAGGAATTTTCCAACGTAATTTACCGATGGTGGCATCTCATTTTCATTCGAATTGTCTAATTGGGTTGCTAATCTTGCGCAGGTAATCATGCATGCAACAAGCTTCTTTGTTGGTTCCAATTTGGCATACCTTTGTGATACATCTTTGCCATTGAAAATATCTTCAATCATTGGGAGTAGTTGCTGATAATGTTCGTAATAATTTGAGTATTTAATACCAGCATCTTTGCCAACACAACCAGATACTTTGTTATTCAAAAGTGTTGTGCTCCAACCATGTGCCTCTCCTTTATATAAAAGCTCAGACGCACGAGCCCAGCCTCTAGGAGAAGGGTCCGCATAACGATCATCTGGGTCAACATTACCAAATAAATCTTTAGGATGATCAGTAATATACGAGGTAATAGATGGATGAATATGCCCAATCTTACCAGCCCATTCTAACCAAGAAGAAGCATCGGCTTCAACCAAATACTTCTCAGCCCTATCTAATAGAGGTAAACTTGGTCTGGCTCCTCCCTCCGATATAAGGTTGCCAGTCATGATAATAGCTCTTAGATTAGGAAGAGACTTACCATTTATTGATCTAAATTGAGTGAACTCTAATAGTGGCGCCCACAGACTTGTATCAGCCTTATCAACTTCGTCAAGTAAAGCTACTACTCCTTCATTACCATCTATCATCTTCTGATAGAAAGCAGGAAGCAAAAACTCTACGAACCTACGTTTGGCAGAGGCGCCCATAATATCAGGATATCCACCCATATCTACACGCTCCAAAACAGAGAGATTTAGGTATACTTCCTGTAGCCCAGCCTTCTTAATTTGATATTTGGCAATTTCAGTTTTGCCAGTGCCTCTTCTACCAAAAACTGCAATATTGCTACCTACTTGAATTGCAGCAGCAATATGTTCAGACAGTTCTTTTGTGCTGAGTTTCTGAAGGTTGAAGTCAGATGTTGCCATTTGTTGTTGAGTTTGAGCCATTATCTTCTCCGTATAAATCTTTCTAATAAAGAAAATCACTGCAAATTACAGTACCAACGCCAAATAAAAACAAAATTAATTTATATATTCGTCTAGTCTAAAATCTAATTCATGAAAACCTCGCAAGGAGACCCACGGCTTTAGCCGTGGGAGGAATTGCGGATTATAAAAGTTAATCCGCTTATTATTTTTATTTTCTACTGCTAATGATATATCTGTAATGCGAAGAATTTATAGTTTTTATTTATCCGCTCCTGATGGGTTTTTAGACTTCCTAAAAACCTGCGCAGATATCTATTCGCATCATGTCGAGTGGGCTTTCGAAAATAAATCGACCAATAAAGTTAAAGCTCATCAAGATTTATATCAGAAATTACGATCTCTTTATCCTGATATTCCTGCTAGAGCATTAGGAAAACAAGTAGTTAAAGTTGATGCAAGATATACTTCTCAAAAATGTTCTAATTGTAGAATTATTGAAAAGTCTAATATAAATAAGTCGAGATATATTTGTAGCAAATGTAGTTACATAGAACATGCAGATATTAATGCTGCTAAAAATATTAAGACAAATTATTTTATCTCGTTAGCTGAAAAGAATAACGAGCAGGCTGTTGTCAATCAGCCAAACGCAGCCAAAACTGATGTTTTGAGCAGCAAGCCCACGACTTTAGTCGTGGGTTATTGACTATTTCGATAACCATCTAAGAATTGCTGATGAATTTCCCAAGCATCTTTGCCAAAAGACAGCTTTCCGGCACTATATTGAATACGAACAATAAGTGATTCGGGGCAAGATAACTTCTCTAATTCTTCACAAAGCCATAATCCAGCTAAACAAACCTCTCTAACAATTGGGGATTTCGCCCATTCTGCCGGCATATTGGTGTCATTATCAATTACGTTTGACCAACGACTTATGTCGTCGTCACTAATAAATTTTGGTCTTGCCATATTAACCCTCATAATATATAATTCAAATAATAAAAATACCTAACATAATAACTTTTCTCAAACTAAATTTGAGACCAAGGCTCGGGCTCGAACATGAATGAAAAGCTTCGTAGACTCTTACGCAGATCCACTGCAAAAGTAAAGCTGGCATCCCCAGAAGGATTCGAACCCTCAACCTAGCGGGTAGAAGCCGCTTGCTCTATCCAATTGAGCTATAGGGACATATATATTTATGTCATAAATATATGACATAAATATCAGAATATTACATTTTTATTTAATTGAATACGAAAATCACATATGTTGTAGGTTACGGCTCTATTAAGAATAGAAATAAGTTATCTTAAGCTAATGTTTCTGATATTTGATTGCCGTCTGATATTAGTAATCAAATTATTGGTAAGTATAGTAAAAAATAAGAAATGTAAATGAATTAACACAAACAAAATTAATAAAACCAACAATGCTTTATCTTGTGGAGTAATCAAATCACTTAAGCTTATAATCTATATTAAGTTGTCAACAGCATGAATATGAACCGAACCAATACAGAATAAATACTAATGATTTTTGATAATATCACGCCTTCCGGTTCAACCATACCCAGTATTAGTATATCTTAATATTTTACTAATAGTAAGAGAAGAGTGCGAACTTTATCTTCTCGCCTATAACTATAATATAAATCGTGATTTTTGCTTGTCAACACCCATCTATTTTATTTATTTGGTTTTTTAATACACTTTCAACTAATAATTAGATTATTTCATTTTTAATATCAAGCGAACTTGGTTTGCGTCGAAAAAGTTGTCATAATGTATTTTTATCTAAAGTGAACCTGGGTAATATTCAATATTCTGATATTAATATGTACAACATAATACAACATAACGAGTTTAAAATGACCTATAATACCATAATGGATTTAGCAGATATATTTATTATTAAACTAGCTAATTTTAATAATGAAACTAATCCTGGTGGCAAACCTTTTACTAAAGTTACGGAGCAGCCAAAACACGACGAAATAGTAGAATTATCTCCAGAATTAGAAGAAATAGCCCGAAGGTTTCGTGAACGGCGAAATCCAATAAATTATAATCCAGCAATGACCGGGGCTGGTCCACAAATAACTACACAAGAATCAGAAATAACAAAACCTGATGCGCAACAGACTACACAAGAATCAGAAATAACAAAACCTGATGCGCAACAGACTACACAAGAATCAGAAATAACAAAACCCGATGCGCAACAGACTACACAAGAATCAGAACAAGAATCAGAATTAGCTTTTAAAGTTGATCGGTATGCGTCCAGTATTGAACGCCTACTAGAATCTGATTATGCAATACTAAAAACAGTAAATTTTTTAAGAAAAAAACCAAAAGAGCTAATGTTTATGCGATATATAGATATGAAATTTCATGAATTAAGAATGAAATATGCACATATAGCCCCATACACTTTTTATGGTAAACTAATGCAATTATTAGAAGAAGCTCCTCCACAAAACTTAGCTCTTTTTAATCCTATAAAAAATATAATGTGCTCTACAAACAGAGAAAATATCGAAAGGATTTATTATGGATCTTATGCAGATCTACTCGAATACTACCGCGAAATTGGAGTTAGTACTGACCCCAGGCGAGTACTGCATGGAGCAATGATTACTGGACTACCAAAGATATTAAATTTCGAAATTTGGTTCGAAGAAGCTAGCCGTTAATATATGTTTTAATTCGCACATAAATAAAGACCACACAATTAATTGATTTCTGTATCAATAATTAGGTCATCAACTACATCATGATTATTAAAATCTGTAAATATCACATAGATAATACAAATATTTCTTGAGATGTATTATTATTCTCTGCAACAGATCGTCTAATATATTCGTTGTTGTCTTTAGCTAATAAAGCCAATGTTTCCGTTGATGTATTATTGTTCTCTGCGACAATTTGTCTAATATATTCACTTTTATCTTTAGCTTTAGCTAATAAAGCTAATATTTCTATAGGTGTATTCTTGTTTTCTGCAATACTTTTCCTAACAGACGACTACTTATCTTTAGCCAATAAAGCTAATGTTTCTGGAGATGTATTATTGTTTGCTGCAACATTTTGTCTAACAACTACATCATCATCTTTAGCTAATAAAGCCAACGTTACTGGAGATGTATTATTGTTTGCCGCGACATTTTGTCTAACACGTGCATCATTATCTTTAGCTAATAAAGCTAATGTAGCTGGAGACGTATTGTTATTTTCTGCAACGTAATACTTCGAATCAAGATTCCAATAGTCCGATAGAGGATGATACAGAAGCGCTTTAGCAGTAGAGCCATCAGCAAGATTAACAGTTATAGTAGAACGACTATAACCAGCAGGTTCAATTGTATTTCCCCATGCATTTCTGACAATGTTGCGAATCTCACGATGTCTTGCAAACGGCATTGTTTCTTTTACCTTATTGCTAACGTCCAGCGCGGTAAACGCAAAATTATTGCGAATAAAATCACTAATAACAGTATCAACCATACTAATCAAATTAGAATCATTCATTTTTAGTTCCTTACTGCAAAAAACCTTCTAAATCTATTAACTTAAATTTACCATCACAATCTAACATTACATTTCGTGAATGCAGATCATGATATTTAAATTTTAACTTCTTAATCCAGTACAAAAAATCTCGTATGTTTTGTGAACAAAAACTCGGTATATTTTTTCTAGAATTATAGAATTCCGATAATATACTTTCAATCCACTGTTCTTCTGTATTTCTTGGTATTGGATTAAGCTTCTCCATAATATGGAAATAATACGGAGATTCCCCTTTAATATTTATTGACCCGAAATCGTATATTTTTACTACTGCTGGAGAATCAACTTCTTGCAAATATGATAATAATCTTTGGAATTTATTACCAAGATTCTTGTCATACTCATCTTGAGTAACTTTTATTATTCGGGCTGGTTTACCAGCCAGATTCCACATCCATCCGCTGCGGCATTTAATAGATTTACTCAATTCGAATCTTTTCTGTAACTCCGATTTCAACGCCCTCATACTACCAATGTATACTTACAAAACACTAGCGCAAGGGCTCGTTAATTTAAAAAACAGATGGTTTATTTATTAATTTTTTAGTAGTGAAATATGTCCATAATGTACATACAAATGTATTTTGTTTCATGATATTGTGCCAAGAAAACTACCAGCATTATGCTGGCGGTAATTGACAGAACTTGATAATCATATTATGATTTTTTTCTTGATTGTCTCAAGACTTCAATTGGATTTGGTTCTTCAACCTTTAGTTGCTCCAAGAAACTGTCAGATAGTCCAGCAATTGCCCTCTCAATATCGGAAGAAACGCACTTGCATACAACTAACTTGCCATTCTTGAATCCATCACCATTTCCATACCTTACGACAGAACTATATATACTTCCATCTTTCAATGTAGAAATCAATACACCTGGACAAGTTGCGTCTTTACTATATGCATACGAAACAGCTCTGCTTAGATTTTTTAGTAATTCATTTAACATTATTCTTCTCCTTTAACATTGCAACACAACATTATATCAATAATTTAAATAAGATAAAATAATTATATAATGTAAGCTAAGACAAAATATTCACATTAATAATAAAAATAACCTAAAAACATATTTAAGGTTTATAATCATAAAGAGTTGTTCTGGCTCCCTGTGTATCATAAATATATTTGGAGAAATTAATTATTGTGCCCATATAATAATCCCAATTTCCTCCAACAGCGCCACAACCAATGCCTACAGGCATAGCTACACTTTCTAAATCTGGGATACGTGCAACAGCAATTAAAGCTTTATGAAAATACTTTTGTCGTGCTTTTTCTCCATCTAATTGAGACGTAGGATACTTTGGTATGCCTGGATAATATTGCCCAAATATTGCAATAATATATCTTTGATCTTTTCCATTACCTCTAACAATTATAGTTCCAGGAACATCTGGCTTTGTTCTAGTACTATATATATCCGCGTAAGGGTAACGTTCGAAAATTGCCTTTGCCAAACCAGCCGATTTTTTTGTAACACAATTGGTCTGATGTATAATATATTTTTCAGAACTAATAAGTAAATCACCTTTAACAATATTTAACATTAACTTCCGCCCATTTATCATATTTTCTTTTCAAGAAATAAAACAAAGTAAGTTATCAATCTAAAACAAGATATATAGTTCAATTAAATCACTGATTTTTTTACACATATATGTTTTCTCACAACAAATGGCTTAGTTTCGCCAAAGAGATCATATTATTTTCTTTCCTATAAAATAGGCTTGGGGTCACTATTTTAAGCATATTTCCACCAATATGGAATTGTTCTATTAGTCCACTTAGCCAAAGATTGTTTGGCGCCGATATAATATCTTCGATATGCATCCACGGCATTTTCTGCCTTGTACTCATTAGGCATACACTGAACGAAATCTGTCAAATCACCATCAGGTAAATTAAAGTCTCTTTTTGAAAAGAGCTCAAGGTATTCTTGGCATTTATGTATCTTTCCATATCTATAAGTATATTCCTTGCACAATGACAAACCAAGATTATTTAACCAAATAAAATTAGATTTTGTTTTAGATGCCCAAATACTTGCCGGATGATTGTTGTGAGTAATTTTATATATTGGAATAACATTATTATGTCTATACACTGCGTTGTTCAGCAACTGCGTCGTTTCCAAAATCATTTTTACTACATGACGATCTACATGATACATAGCACATTGTTCAGGGTCTAAATCTAGCACAAATATATTCATATTTATTAAAACTCCCACTATTAAACGTGATGATTAAAACAATAAAATTAGATAAAACTTTCCAATAGCTTACAGATTATCAATAGCGTATATAAATTTATATTATGGACTATAAAAACATGATAGCACATCTAGCGCCAACTTACTTAACTTGAGTCTCGAATTCAATGATGTATCGCAAACAGTGTTGTTGACCAGCTCCAGAAGGCGTATAAGTAATGATCTCATCATTGAGAACACTAGACTTACCACCAACAGCGAATACACTATGATATGGATAAATCGAATTCTTAGAATAAAAGTAGGAGCCATTTGCATACTTATAATTACCGAAAGCCACATCCGCCAAAAACAAATATGCAGTCTTGTTGCTACCTTGTGCCCAATAAGACCCCCTTACGTCACAATAATTCATGAAAACCTCGCAAGGAGACCCACGGCTTTAGCCGTGGGAGGAATTGCGGATTATAAAAGCTAATCAGCTTATTATTTTTATTTGATTTTCTACTGCTAATGATATACATATCTGTGATGCGAAGAACTTATAATTTTTATTTATCCGCTCCTGATGGGTTTTTAGACTTCCTAAAAACCTGCGCAGATATTTATTCGCATCATGTCGAGTGGGCTTTCGAAAATAAATCGACCAATAAAGTTAATAGAAATAAGTCGAGATATATTTGTAACAAATGTGGTTACATAGGACATGCAGATATTAATGCTGCTAAAAATATTAAGATAAATTACTTTCTCTCGTTAGCTGAAAAGAATAACGAGCAGGCTGTTGTCAATCAGCCAAACGCAGCCAAAACTAATGTTTTGAGCAGCAAGCCCACGACTTTAGTCGTGGGTTATTGACTTACACACAGTTTTATTGGTTTTGCAGAATTAAGTAATATATAAAAAGCAGAATACAGAGAAAACTGTGTGTCAATCAGCACACTGTCTATGAAATCAAAAGTCAAACCACCAGACTTATGCTGGTTGTAATTTACAAGCTAATTAATTTACATCTATTATAAGGTGGATATGAAAAACATTGTAAAATTACTGAAAGATAACAACGGATCTAACCTAGTAGAATATATAATTTTAGTTGGAGTAATTGCTCTTATAGATATTGCTGGTTTCAAGATCTTTGGTGAAAAAGTTAATAGTAAAATTCAAGAGCAATCTAATAAAGTTGAACAGATTGGAAATTAACAAACTTTAGTCATCGTGCCGATAATACAATCGTGTCAGCGCTGCGTACAATATAAGCATGAAAACTCTTCAGGCAAGCCGCCACAAAATTAAAAAATCCATTGCAACTTTCCCACCCGTAGCAGATACACAATATACCCGCAATAGAATCTAGCAATAATAATAATAATAATAATAATAATAATAATAATAATAATAATAATAATAATAATAATAATAATAATAACTATAGATTTTTCTATCAATTATATTACATAATTATCAATTTTCTGAATCGTATTAATCATTCCCACTACCCTATATGTCATTTTGTAGTTCAACAGATTTGTTTTGAAATTTTTATCAGCAAATAAAATAATATATGCCATCAACATTATAATCAAATAAAATTACAATGCAAGAACACTGGTATTTAAAAGATACGATGTGATTATCTATAATATTACATACAATTAATCATACGAATTATGTATTATCATCTCTTCCACTTAAAATTATCTTTTTAATTTCTGGATCTACAGAATAATTATTCAATAAAATTTTATCAATTTCATCATTATTTAGGTCAAGTAATCTAAGTTGAACTTTATAAGAAATATTAAAGTGTTTAGCTAATAATTTAAGATCATCAATCGGTGGATTACTATCAATAAACTCTAATCGTTGTTCTTCTGTGCCAAAATCGACCACGTAATATTTGTCATATTCTATTTCCTTTTTAGGAAATTCTCTAGGCGGTAATATTGGCTTACGTCTATCCGCCTCATATTCATCAATCAAAGCTAATATTTCTGGAGTAACATTATTGTTTTTTTTGACATTTTGCCTAACATCTTTATCACTATCTTTAGCTAATAAAGCTAATATTTCAGTAGATGTATTATTGTTTGCCGCAACATTTTGTCTAACATATACATTATTATCTTTAGCCAATAAGGCTAATGTTCCTGAATATGTATTATTATTTGCTGCAACATTTTGTCTAACACCATGATAATTATCTTTAGCTAAGAAAGCTAATATTTCTGTAGGTGTATTATTGTTCTCTGCAACATTTTGTCTAACAAATACATCATTATCTTTAGCTAAGAACGCTAATATTTCTGTAGGTGTATTATTGTTTACTGCAACAGCCTGTCTAACATATTCATTGTTGTCTTTAGCTAATAAAGCTAATATTTCTGGTGATGTATGCTTGTTTGATGCAACATATTGTCTAAGATATTTATCATTATCTTTAGTAGCCAATAAAGCTAGTATTTCTTGAGGTGTATTATTGTTTTTTGCAACGCTTCTTCTAACATCGAAATCATCATCTTTAGCTAATAAAGATAATGTTTCTGGAGACGTATTATTATTTCTTGCAACATTTATCCTAACAAATTTATAATAATCTTTAGCTAATAAAGCTAATATTTCTGTTGATGTATGCTTGTTTGATGCAACAAATTCTCTAACATTTGTGTTATTATCTTTAGATAATAAAGTCAAAGTTTCTGGAGATGTATTATTGTTTTCTGCAACATTTCTCCTAACATATTCATCATTATCTTTAGCTAAGAAAGCCAATGTTTCTGTAGGTGTATTCTTGTTGTCTGCGACACTCATTCTAACAAATGCATGGTAATCTTTAGCTAATAAAACTAGTGTTTCTGGGAGTGTATTGCTGTTTTTTGCAACTAGTTGTCTAACATCTCCGTCATTATCTTTAGCTAATAAAGCTAATGCTTCTGGAGGTGTATTATTATTTGCTGCAACATATTGTCTAATATATACATCATTATCTTTAGATAATCTAGCTAATATCCTAGGATCAGTTTCTTCTTCTATTAATACACGCCTAAATTCATCATTCAAATATTTATAAGCTTGAATCTTTTGGTTATACTGTATATCATGTTCCATCATATATGAAACAATATCAACCTGGTTTTTAATCTTTTGATATTTTTCAGGAAAATGATATATATTAAAATTAGGATTAACAGAAATAGCAACAGCCATAAAATGATTAAATTCTTCTAAAGATAATAATCCTTCCATGGCGTAAACAATAGCACCGGCAGGAAAAGCTTCAGCATCTTTAATAATTATCTCCTTTACTAAATTATAACCAGGGATATTTTCTGGGTCATAAATTTTATCAATAGCATCAAACGCTTCTATTTTTAATACATTATTGTCTACATCTCTTTGAGCTGCAAAAGCCACTTTATACAACGTATTGTGTGAAGGTAATGTCTTATCTATAAAATAATATATTACAACATTATGATTTATATAGTTTTCATAATGAGGAACTTCTTGAGATGTTACACACCATCTTGTACCAGATCCGAAAGAACATGCTGCTAAATGAGTGTCAGGTCTAATTAACACATATCTTTCATTCTCAAATAATTTTTTGGCTGATTCATCCTTTACTTCAACAGTTCTTCTAACTTTATTCTCTAGGTCTTTAAGAACTTTATTTAACTCTTCTAACGAGTTAAACTTTGAAATATCTCTATATTCTTCAGCAAGAGCTGGTAATTTTCTATCAAATAAATTAATAGAGTTTACTAATTCTTCTTGTGATTCTCCTTTGACTAGTTGACTAACTATCCAATCAAGATATTTCTGTTTAACTTTTTTGTTATTGGTTAAATCATCTATCTGAGAAGACAAATGAGGATATCTATTTTTTAGATCCTTTACTGCTGCGGTCAGTATTATACTGTATAATCCCATCCTTGAGATCTTATAAAAATTATCGATTGATGATATTAATTGACTATACTTGTACATCACAAATATACTTACATATTAATATGTAAAAATTAAAAAAAATTTTTATAAATATGTTATCACAAACTATACCTAATAGTCTTTTCCACCCAGAATTATCTTTTTAATTTCCGGATCTACCGTATAGTTATTCAACAATATCTCATCAATTTCATCATTATTTAAATAAAGCAATCTGAGTTGAACTTTATAAGAGATATTAAAGTGTTTAGCCAATAATTTAAGATCATTAATTGGAGGATTACTATCAATAAATTTTAATCGTTGTTCTTCTGTACCAAAATTGATTATATAGTTGTTGTCATATTCTATTTCTTTTTTAGGAAACTCTCTAGGATGTAATATTCGCTTGGGTTTAGCGGATTCATATTCATCTATTAAAGCTAATATTTCTGGAGTAACATTATTGTTTTTTGCAACGAGTTGTCTAACATCTTTATCACTATCTTTAGCTAATAAAGCTAACGTTGCTGTAGATGTATTATTATTTGCTGCGACTAGTCTTCTGACTGACACCTCATTATCTTTGGCTAATAAATCCAATGTTTCTGGAGATGTATTATTATTTCTTGCAACATTTTGTCTAACATGTACATCATTATCTTTAGCTAATAAAGCTAATGTGGCTGGAGATGTATTATTATGTTCTGCAACATGTTGTCTAATAGATGTATATTTATCTTTAGCTAATAAAGCTAATATTTCTGGAGACATATTACTGTTTAATGCAAGATGTGTTTTAACATATATACTGTTACTTTTAGCCAATAAAAATAATATTTTTGTAGGTGTATTATTATTTGCTGCAACATATATTCTAACATCCTCATCATAATCTTTATATAATAAAGATAATGTTTCTTTAGATGTATTATTATTTTTTGCAACATGTTGCCTAACAGACACATCTCTATCTTTAGCTAGCAAAGCTAATGTTTCTGGAGATGTATTATTATTTCCTGCAACATTTGTCCTAACAATCGCATCATTATCTTTGGCTAATAAAACTAACGTTTCTTGAGATGTATTATTATTTTTTGCAACATTTCTCTTAACAAAGACACCATTGTTTTTAGCTAATAAATCCAATGTTTCTTTGGATGTATTATTGTTTGCTGCAACAGATTGTCTAACATATGTATTATTATCTTTAGCTAATAGATCTAATATTTCTGGAGATGTATTATTATGTTCTGCAACAGATTGCCTAATAATCTCATAATTATCTTTAGCTAATAAAGCAAATATCTCTGAATGAGTGTTATGGTTTTTTGCAACATATTCTCTAACAGATACATCATTATCTCTAGCTAACAAAGCTAATGTTTCTGCAGAAGTATTATTATTTGCCGCAACATTTTGTCTAACATTTAAATCATTATCTTTAGCTAATAAAGCTAATGTAGCTGGAGACGTATTGTTATTTTCTGCAACGTATTCTCTAACAGATACATCATTATCTCTAGCTAACAAAGCTAATGTTTCTGCAGAAGTATTATTATTTGCCGCAACAGATTGTCTAATATATTTACCATTATCTCTAGCTAACAAAGCTAATGTTTCTGCAGATGTATTCTTGTTTTCTGCAACAGCTTGTCTAACATATTTATCATTGTCTTTAGCTAATTTAGCTAATACCCTTGGATCAGTTTCCTTTTCTGTTAGTACTAGTTTAAATTCATCATTTAAATATTTATAAACTTGAAGTTTTTGATTATATTGTATGTTATGTTTCATAACATATGAAAAAATATCCGTCTGTTTTTTAATCTGTTGATATTTTTCAGGGAAAGAAGACAAATCAAAATAAGCGCCAACATCAATAGCAACAGACATAAAATGATTAAATTCTTCTAAAGATAATAATCCTTCCATGGCGTAAACAATAGCACCAGCGGGAAAAGCTTCAGCATCTTTAATAATTATCTGCTTTACCAAATTATAACCAGCAATATCTTCTGGTTCATAAATTTTATCAGTCGCATCAAATGCTTCTATTTTTAATACGTTATTGTCTAGATCTCTTTGAACAGCAAAAGCTACTTTATACAATATATTTTGTGAAGGCAAGGTCTTATCTATAAGATAATATATTACAACATTATGATTTATATAGTTTTCATAGTGAGGAACTTCTTGAGATGTTACACACCATTTTGTACCAGATCCAAAAGAACATGCTGCTAACTTAGTATCTGGTCTAATTAACACATATCTTCCATTTTCAAATAATTTCTTGGCTGATTCATCTTTTACTTCAACAGTTCTTCTAACCTTATTTTCTAGGTCATTAAGAACTTTCTTTAAATCTGCTAACGAATTAACCCTTGAAATATCTCTATTTTCTACAGAAAGAGCTGGTAATTTTCTATCAAACAACTCAATATAACGTAATAATTCTTCTTGAGATTCTCCTTTGTCTAATTGATAAACTATCCAATCAAGATATTTCGATTTAACTTTACCATTTAAATAATCTATTTTAGAAGACAGATGAGGATATCTATCTTTTAAATGCTTTACTGATGCGGTCAGTATTATACTGTATAACCCCATCCTTGAGATCTTATAAAAATTATCAATTGATGATATTAGTTGACTATACTTGTACATTACAAATATATTTACATATTAATACACAAAAATAAAAAAATTATAGGTATGTTATTACGGATTAGGTCTTGTAATCTCTTCCACTTAAAATTATTTTTTTAATTTCCGGATCTACCGTATAGTTATTCAACAATATCTCATTAATTTCATCATTATTTAAATCAAGCAATCTGAGTTGAACCTTATAAGAGATATTAAAGTGTTTAGCTAATAATTTAAGATCATTAATCGGTGGATTACTATCAATAAATTTCAGTCGTTGTTCTTCTGTACCGACGTTGATTATATAGTTGTTGTCAAATTCTATTTCTTTTTTAGGAAACTCTCTAGTAGGTAATATTCTCTTACGTCTATCTGCTTCATATTCATCTATTAAAGATAATATTTCTGGAGTAACGTTTTTGTTTTTTGTAACAGCTTGTCTAACGCCTTTATCGCTATCTTTAGCTAATAAAGCTAATGTTTCTTGTGGTGTATTATTGTTTTTTGCAACATTTTTTCTAACATATTTATCACTATCTTTAGCTAATAAAGCTAATATTTCTGTAGATGTATTATTATTCGATGCAACATTTTCTCTAACAAACACATCATTATCTTTATACAATAAAGATAATGTTTCTGGAGATGTATTATTATTTTTTGCAACTAGTCTTCTAACAACTACGTCACTACCTTTAGTTAATAAAGACAATGTTTCTGGATGTGTATTATTGTTTTTTGCAACATTTTGTCTAACAACTTTATCATCGTCTTTAGCTAATAAAAACAATGTTTCTGCTGAAGTATTATTGTTTTTTGCAACATGTTGTCTAACACCGTCATCATAATCTTTAGCTAATAAAGCTAATGTTTCTGGAGATGTATTATTGTTTGATGCAACATTTTCTCTAACAAGAACATCATTATCTATAGCCAATAAAGCTAATATTTTCTGAGATGTATTATTATTTTCTGCAACACCTTGCCTAATATATCTACTATTATCTTTAGCTAATAACCCTAATATTTCTTGAGGTGTATTATTATTTAGTGCAACATGTTCTCTAACATATTCATTATCTTTAACTAATAAATATAATATTTCTTTAGGTGTATTATTATTTCCTGCAACACGTTGTCTAACACGTTCATTGTGATCTTTGCTCAATAAAGCAAATATTTCTTTAGGTGTATTATTGTTTTTTGCAACATTTTCCCTAACAGTTATATCATTATCTTTAGCTAATAAAGCTAATACTTCTGGAGGTGTATTATTGTTTTTTGCAACATTTTCCCTAACAGTTATATCATTATCTTTAGCTAATAAAGCTAATACTTCTGGAGGTGTATTATTATTTCCTGCAACATTCTCTCTTACAAGTGCATAATTATCTTTAGCTAATAAAGCTAATACTTCTGGAGGTGTATTATTATTTCCTGCAACATATTGTTTAATATATGCATCATTAGCCAATATACTCAATATCCTTGGATTAGTTTCTTCTTTTACTAATGCGCGCATAAATTCATAATCTAAATATTTATAAGCCTGAAGTTTTTGATTATATTGTATATCATGTTCCATGATATAAGAAACAATATCAACCTGTTTTTTAACCTGTTGATATTTTTCTGGGAACTCATCCAAATTAAAAGGATGGCCAACAGAAATAGCAACAGACATAAAATGATTAAATTCTTCTATAGACAATAATCCCTCTTTTGCGTATACAACGGCACCAGTAGGAAAAGCTTCAGCATCTTTGATAATTATTTCTTTTACTAAATTATAACCAGGCATATCTTCTGGTTTATAAATTTTATCAGCCGCGTCAAACGCCTCTATTTTTAATACCTTATTATCTAGATCTCTTTTAGCCGCAAAAGCCACTTTATACAATATATTTTGTGAAGGTAAGGTCTTATCTATAAGATAATAAATTACAGTGTTGTGATTTATATAGTTTTCATAATGAGGAACTTCTTGAGAAGTTATGCACCATCTTGTACCAGATCCAAAAGAACATGCTGCCAAATGAGTATCTGGTCTAATTAATACATATCTTTCATTTTCAAATAATTTCTTGGCTGATTCATCTTTTACTTCAACAGTTCTTCTAACTTTATTCTCTAGGTCTTTAAGAACTTTATTTAACTCTTCTAATGACTTAAACTTCGAAATATCCCTATATTCTGCAGCAAGAGCTTGTGATTTTCTATCAAATAAATTAATAGAGTTTACTAATTCTTCTTGTGATTCTCCTTTGAGAAGTTGACTAACTATCCAATCAAGATATTTCGGTTTAACTCCTTTGTTGATTAAATAATCTATCTGAGAAGATAGCTCAGGATATTTTTCTTTTAGAGCCTTTACTGATACGGTTGATGCGGTCAGTATTATACTGTATAATCTCATACTTGAGATTTTATAAAAATTATCAATTGATGATATTAATTGACTATACTTGTACATTACAAATATACTTACATATTAATATGTAAAAATTAAAAAATTTTATAAATATGTTATCACAAACTATACCTCATAGTCTTTTCCACCCATAATTATCTTTTTAATTTCTGGATCTACAGAATAATTATTCAACAATATCTTATCAATTTCATCATTATTTAAATCAAGCAATCTGAGTTGAACTTTATAAGAAATATTGAAGTGTTTAGCTAATGATTTAAGATCATTAATCGGTGGATTACTATCAATAAATTTTAAGCGTTGTTCTTCTGTACCGACATTGATTATATAGTTGTTGTCAAATTCTTTTTTAGGAAACTCTCTAGTAGGTAATATCCGCTTAGGTTTAGCTTCTTCATATTTATCTTCATCTTCATATTCATCTTTAATAGACACATCATTATCTCTATCTAATAAATCTAATATTTCTGGTGGTGTATTTTTGTTATCTTTAACAATTTTTCTAACAATAGCATCATTGTCTTTAGCTAATAAAGCTAATGTCTCTGGAAATGTATTATTATTTGCTGCAACATATCGTCTAACATATACATCATTATCTTTAGCTAATAAAGCTAGTGCTTCTGGAGGTGTATTGTTGTTTTTTGCAATATTCTGCCTAACAACTTCATAATTATCTTTAGATAATAAAGCTAATATTTCTGGTGATGTATTCTTGTGTGATGCAACGCTTGCTCTAATATAGACATCATTGTCTTTAGCTAATAAAGCTAGTATTTCTGAAGATGTATTTTTGTTTGATGCAACATTATGTCTAACATAATAATCCTTATCTTTAGACAATAAAGCTAGTGCTTCTGGAGGTGTATTGTTGTTTTTTGAAACATTTTTCCTAACATAATAATCATTATCTCTAGCTAACAAAGCTAATATTTCTTGCGGTGTATTATTGTTTTCTGCAACAGTTTGTCTAATATAGGCACTATCACCTTTAGCTAATCTAGCCAATATTTCTGGAGGTGCCTTATTATTTTTTGCAACACTTTGTATGACACCTCCATAACTATCTTTAGCCAATAAAGCTAATATTTCGGGAGATGTATTATTATTTTCTGCAACATATTGTCTAACAAACATGCTATTATCTTTAGCTAATAAAGCCAATGTCTCTGTGGATGTATTATTGTTTGATGCAACACGTTGTCTAACAACAACATCATTATCTTTAGCTAATGAAGCTAATATTTCTGGCGGTGTATTTTTGTTTTCTACAACATTTAGTCTGATATCCCTATCATAATCTTTAGATAATAAAACTAATATTTCTGAAGGTGTTCTAACGTTTATTGCAACAGCCATTCTAATATTGTAATTATCATCTTTAGATAATAATGCTAATGTCTCCTGAGACGTATTATTATTTTTTGCAACACATTCTCTAACATATACACTATTATCTTTAGCTAATAAAGCTAATGTTGCTGGAGATGTATTCTTGTGTAATGCAACAAGTTGTCTAACATGTTCATCATCGTCTTTAGCTAGTAAACCCAATGTTTCTGGAGATGTGTTCTTGTTTGATGCAACATGTTCTCTAACAGATACATCATTATCTTTGCCCAATAAATCTAATATTTCTGGTGGTGTATTGTTGTTTCCCGCAACATGTTTTCTTACATACACGTTATTATCTTTAGCTAATAAAACTAATGCTTCTGGAGGTGTATTATTATTATCTGCAACAGCTTGTCTAATATATTCATTATCACCTTTAGCTAATTTAGCTAATATCCTTGGATCAGTTTCCTTTTCTGTTAGTACTAGCTTAAATTCATCATTTAAATATTTATAAGCCTGAATTTTTTGATTATACTGTATATCATGTTCCATTATATAAGAAACAATATCAACCTGTTTTTTAATATTGTGATATTTTTTAGGAAAATAAGACAAGTCAAAATGAGGGTTAACAGAAATAGCAACAGCCATAAAATGATTAAATTCTTCTGGAGACAATAATCCCTCCATTGCGTAAACAACAGCTCCTGCAGGAAAAGCTTCAGCGTCTTTAATAATTATTTCTTTTACTAAATTATAACCAGATATATCTTCTGGCTTATAAATTTTGTCAGTAGCATCAAACGCCTGTATTTTTAATACTTTATTGTCTAAATCTCTTTGAACTGCAAAAGCCACTTTATACAAGGTGTTGTGTGAAGGTAAAGTCTTATCTATAAGATAATAAATTACAGTGTTGTGATTTATATAGTTTTCATAATAAGGAACATCTTGAGATGTTACACACCATTTTGTGCCAGATCCAAAAGAACATGCCGCTAAATGAGTATCTGGTCTAATTAATACATATCTTTCATTCTCAAATAATTTTTTAGCTGATTCATCTTTTACTTCAACAGTTCTTCTAACCTTATTCTCTAGGTCTTTAAGAACTTTATTTAACTCTTCTAACGAGTTAAACTTCGAAATATCTCTATGTTCTTCAGCAAGAGCTGGTAATTTTCTATCAAACAACTCAATAGAACGTAATAATTCCTCTTGTGATTCTCCTTTGTCTAATTGATAAACTATCCAATCAAGATATTTCGATTTAACTTTATTTTTTAATTCATCTATTTTAGAAGACAAACGAGGATATCTGATTTTTAGATCCTTTACTGACGCGGTCAGTATTATGCTGTATAACCCCATCCTCGAGATCTTATAAAAATTATCAATTGATGATATTAATTGACTATACTTGTACATTACAATTATACTTACATATTAATATGTAAAAATTAAAAAAATTTATAAGTATATCATTACGAATTATATCTCACCATCTCTTCCGCCTAAAATTATCTTTTTAATTTCTGGATCTACTGCATAATTTTCCAACAATATTTCATTAATTTCATCATTATTTAAATCAAGCAATCTGAGTTGAACTTTATAGGAGATATTAAAGTGTTTAGCTAATAATTTAAGATCATTGATCGGCGGATTACTATCAATAAACTTTAGTCGTTCTTCTTCTGTACCAAAATTTATTATATATTTGTTTTTATTTTCTATTTCTTTTTTAGGAAATTCTCTAGGAGGTAATATTCGCTTAGGTTTAGCTACTTCATATTCATCTATTAAAGCTAGTATTTCTGGAGTAACATTTTTGTTTTTGGCAACGAATTGTCTAACATCTTTATCACTATCTTTAGCCAATAAAGCTAATGTTTCTTGTGATGTATTATTGTTTTTTGCAACATTTTTTCTAACATCTTTATCACTATCTTTAGCTAATAAAACTAATGTTTCTGTAGATGTATTATTATTCGATGCAACATTTTCTCTAACACCCAAATCATTATCTTTAGATAATAAAGCTAATATTTGATGAGTTGTCTTATTATTTAATGCAACATTTCGTCTAACAATTACATAATTATCTTTAGCTAATAAAGACAATGTTTCTTGTGGTGTATTATTGTTTTTAGCAACATTTTCTCTGACATATTCACTACTATCATTAGATAATAAAACCAATATTTCTTCAGATGTATTATTGTTTCTAGCAACAAATTGCCTAACATTATCATAATCGTCTTTAGCTAATAAAGATAATGTTTGTGTAGATATATTCTTGTTTAATGCAACTAATTGTCTAACATATGAATCACGATCTTTAGCTAATAAAGCTAACGTTACTGGAGATGTATTATTGTTTAGTGCAACATGTTGTCTAACATATGAATCACTATCTTTATCTAATAAAGCTAACGTTACTGAAGATGTATTATTGTTTCCTGCAACATTTTGTCTAACATATACATTATTATCTTTAGCTAATAAAGCTAATGTTTCTGAAGATGTATTATTGTTTCCTGCAATAGTTTTTCTAATATGTAAATCATTATCTTTAGCTAATAAAGCTAATATTTCTTGAGATGTATTATTGTTTCCTGCAATAGCTCGTCTAATATATAAATCATTATCTTTAGCTAATAAAGCTAATATTTCTTGAGGTGTATTATTGTTTCCTGCAATAGCTCGTCTAATATAGTTATCATTATCTTTAGCTAATAAAGCTAATATTTCTTGAGGTGTATTATTGTTTCCTGCAATAGCTCGTCTAATATAGTTATCATTATCTTTAGCTAATATATCCAATATCCTAGGATCAGTTTCTTTTTCTATTAATGCGCGCCTAAATTCATTATTTAAATATTTATAAGCTTGAAGTTTTTGATCATATTGTATATTATGCTTCATAATATATGAAACAATGCTAGCATGTCTTTTAATATAATGATATTTTTCAGGAAAACGATATATATTAAAATTAGGATCAATAGAAATAGCAACAGCCATAAAATGATTAAATTCTTCTGTAGACAATAATCCTTCCATGGCGTAAACAATAGCACCTGCAGGAAAAGCTTCGGCATCCTTAATAATTATTTCTTTCACTAAATTATAACCAGGTATATCCTCTGGTTTATAAATTTTATCAGTCGCATCAAACGCCTCTATTTCTAATACCTTATTGTCTAGATCTCTTTGAGCCGCAAAAGCCACTTTATATAATATATTGTGTGAAGGTAAAGTCTTATCTATAAAATAATAGATTACAACATTGTGATTTATATAGTTTTCATAGTGAGGAAATTCTTGAGATGTTATACACCATCTTGTACCAGATCCAAAAGAACATGCCGCTAAATGAGTATCTGGTCTAATTAATACATATCTTTCATTCTCAAATAATTTTTTAGCTGATTCATCTTTTACTTCAACAGTTCTTCTAACCTTATTCTCTAGGTCTTTAAGAACTTTATTTAACTCTTCTAACGAGTTAA